TTCTTTCATTTATATAATCAAACCTTATCAATTACATTCCAGTTCCTTATCATTTATATAATAAGGTTCTTTCATTTATATAATCAAACCTTATCAATTACATTCCAGTTCCTTATCAAACCCTATCATTTATATAATAAGGTTCTTCCAATCACATTACCAGTTCCTTATCAATTCCACCACAAGCCATCTCCCATAATCACTCACACTTTATCTATGACCGGGAATATCATCTATATCATAATCCATTGCAATTTCATCACCTAAATGATACAATGGATTATCTTCATATATAACTGTTCCTTTACCAGCATTTCTTATTCGTTTAAGTTGTTTTTTATTATCATGTAAAGCAGTTTTAATATCTTCAATGATAGTATGCGCTTTATTAATAATGTCTGATGGGATGGTAGAAACATTATCAGTAGAATTGTAATATTTATCCAATTCCATAATTATTTGGAACATCTGAGGCGTTTTTACTACAACCTCTATATAATCATCCGATGGAAAATCTGATCCTATTAAAATAACATTACCACCAACCCGATCCATTATTTCATTTCTATTTGAATGGGGATAAATGTGCCATTGTTCTTTTTCATTAAATTTTATTACTTTTTTCATTTTATATAATCCTCTTGTTAGTACTTAATCATATACATAAAGTTAGTATCGTCAACCCTAGTTACATTATTAAATATACTGTTATAATATTTAATAAGTTTTTCTGTTTGTTTTTGTTGATATTCCGGTTTTCTTCTCCTTTCACTTAATGATATGGCTTCTAATATAACCAAACTCTTATTTGTTATGAAGTTATCGAAGACAGTATTCATTATATATGGTAGTAGTTTTTTATTTCTATATTCCTCATGCAATTCAACTTTATATAATAGGATAATATTTTCAATATTAATGTCAGCATCTATTATAGATTCAACAATACCTGAAATTGGCGCGAATGATGCTACTGCGTGATTATTACCATTTAATATATCGCTACAACGATAATTATGTCCATAAAATGACGGTCGTATAATGTTATAATCACTTAATTTAATTGATTTATAAAATGTTAGCTCCCCTATCTTTTCTTCTCTCTTATTCTTTATTATAATAGTATATGGGTTGAATACTTGCTCACACTTTTTATAAATATCGTCATTTATTCTAACATTCAAATCAGGATGTTTTATTTCTAATGTTAAATGCCCACCATCATCAATAATATTAAATTCTTCAATAAGTTGTCCCATTGTTTTATATGTAATTTCCATTAGTATCTCAATAGTTGACGCTCTTCAAAACATTGACACTGAGAGTGCTTTATTCCTTTTTTACAACCACATAACCAAAAGTCATAATTATCACAGTCAATACACTTTCCTTTGCGTCCTACATATTTTATATCATCATATGAGGGGCCACATGGACCCCTGCTACATTCTTCACAACTCTTACCATTACCGCACATCTGTTAAACAAATTTACGTTGGAGGATACCTTCTTTATCAATATACAATTCTATTGACGAGTTGGGTACAGTAATTAAAGGGACCGCATGTTCAATATTTTTACTACTTAATTGTTTAGGGGTTTCTCCTGAAATAAACTGATTCCATGCTCTGATAAGATACCGAAATTCCTTCCCATGCATAGTTGTTTCTTGACCTTTTGTTTTAAGGTTGATAATTGTATTTCTATACATTGAAAGAGGATCATTATTAACAAAATTATACATTGTATACACTTTCTTAATAAAAGCCGTTGATATATCTTTACCTAGTGCTTCCTCAATAAGATATGATAGAACAGCAATTTTAGATGGTGTAATAATATCAGTATTATCGAGGTTTGCTTTACGAATATCCAGAGCTTTTGTTAAATTATTATATAATGTATTATCATATTTATCACCGAATCCAATTCTTTCTAGGAATTGAGGAACTTCTTCGTTTTCCAACAGTGATGTTCTAATTTTCATTTTTTGTGAGTAGGCGGAAGGAACTCTATTTAATGATTTATTATACATCATAGCAAATTTAATACTTGCTGTAAATTTGGTATGATTTTGATACCCTTTCATTTTAAGCAAATCATTATCGTCCCTACTTTTTCCAATATCAATTGCTTCCATTGTATCAGTAGGAAGATTAAAAATAACAAGTGTATTAAATGTGATATTACCTTTAATACACGCCTCAAGACGATGTTGCCCATCAATAAGTGTTCCATCTATAGAAAATCTTACAGAGTCGCCTGTTACTTTCCACTTACTCAATTTCATTTGAGTAGAATATTCTTTTGCTCTTGTTGCACCCAATGCTCGATTAGGCGTTTCCGCAGTTTTTTTATCATTTTTAATATGAACAGGATTAGCTGCAATTAATAATCTTGCTATTTCGGGAGTTATTTTCATTTCAACTACAAATCCCCCATTGCTCAATTTTAATGCTTTTGCTTTAAATAGTTGAAATAAATTCAATACACCAGTTTTAGCTGTTTTATATAATTTCATTTTATCATCTACTGATAATTTACTTTTTTTAACGACTGGTAAATATTTAGATGTAAATGATGAAATTGTGGCGGTGGGTACTATTACCATTTTTATTCCTCTGTTTAATTAGGGTAAGGGTAAATATTTTATTTTAATATAAATATCATATATTAAAATTTTATACAATCATTTTTTATGAATTTATATATGCTACAATCCGTTTGATTTCCTAGCAATTATTCCTCGATCATGCTAAACCAACCATCTCGATAAGCATCGCATTGATCGAAATTTTTATATGGTGGGTCACATGCTAAATCATCAATTGCATCATTCGCGCCCATTTCAAAGCAACAATCAAGGCAATCGTAATCATCATCGTTATGTTTACACATTATGCCATACTAACAAATACATAGTTGCCATTCACACATTTACAAATCACATTCCAATCATATCGACAACAGGTAGCAGAGAAGACAACCGCTTCACCTTCGACACGCTTCAGATAGTCTGATGATTGCATATCCAATTCTTCACCACATATAGGACAGGTATCAACGCCAGTTTTTTCACATTTTTTAAAATGTTTTACATAATCCATGATATAATCCTTTATTTTTAACTTATAACAACTGTCGTTACATCGCAGGTTATTACACCATTCATGGTAATGACAACACAATCGGTACTAACCGTATGCCAATATAAATATTCATCAATCACTTGACCCGCTTTGGTAAACAACTCGGATGGTCTAGTGCCTTCAATTTCTTGATGTAGCTCACCATTGATTATGATTGACCATTTGTTAGGTAATGTTATTATATTTATATTCATCCCATTATATACCTTTATTGTTTACACATAATCACTCATTGTTTCGGGGGGCCATTCGGTTATATCACTAAAATCATCTGGTAATCCCATTTTTTTACGTTCGGCTCTCCACATATCAACCAGTGCAAACTTCTGTTTTACAAGCCTATCAGAGTAATCATGTTGATTGTCGAGTTGTTTTTTTAATTTGTCTACTTCTTCGAGGAGTTTCTGGTAGTTGGTGGCCCGGTGGACAATTTCATAGGCGATTCTGGCTCTTTCATCTGCCATTTTAGAGGGTTCAAATTGCATCCATGGAGAAATGAAGATTGGTTGAGGATTACTATTTAATGTAAATTCTACACAATTATAATTTTCTTCGAGTTTTGCTCGTATTTCAATTCCATTAGATGAATTTAAAACTACGGTCAGTTCGGGTAAATTATTCATTTAGTTCTCCTTGGGGATAAAAGTTATATACTTAATATATCCCCAAGGAGAACTTATGTCAATCATTATTTATAGGATGACCCGAAGTACTTTCTCCGATATTGGCATTGTCAGCGCGGGTGCTGGACGGCTGTCCGCGTCGGAAAGGTTACTGCTTCATTATCCTTTAGTTTTGGGGTCAATCTTCTTTATAAATAGTAATCTCAGTATGAGCATAATCTATAGCATGTTGAACACTGTCATAATCTTGTTCAATGAGAAACGCATGTGACCGGTTACTGATATATAGTTCAGTTGTATTAATCCTATTACCACGTTTAATGTAATCAATTCTATCTACATTGACTGTCATTTCATCCAACATATTACGGCCCGACCAATCAATTTTTAATACAATAAATTTTGCTGCTCTAGCTGGTGGCATTGTTAGTAACTCCTTATAATTTTTTTATTTTTTACTTCGTTTGTATTACCAGTATTTATATATTCATAAACGTTGGAGTTTTAGTATCGAGTTTAAATTTAAGATTATGTTTTTTACATATTGCTTCACGCACTTTTGTTCCGGCTGTATAGTATACATACCATGTAGTAGTTCTTGTTTTAGCTTTAAACATCGTATACTGTAAACCATCAAACGCTTTCCAAAATCCGTTTAGAGATAGACTACCAGCCTCTGTCATTCGTTCTTTTGTATTTGGATCATATAATGGTTCCGTCTTGTTAATATAACTATGAATAAGAGTTTCCATCTCAGTTTTTCTAAATTCATTAGTGAATTTAATTTCTATATCATTAAATTCCACGTCATAAATTTCTAAATCTGGATTACCTTTTATTTTAGTATTTATAACTTTTTTCTTCTTAGCTTTTTTTATTCCACTACTTATTAACATTTTTTCCAATATGTTTTCACATTTTATACATGTAAACTTGTTTGGATTTGGACCGCCACGTGATTTAGAATATCCTAAAAACGTTTTACCCATTTCTTTAATATCAAATTCTGTGACATTTATTTTAAATGGGGGATGTTGAAATCGATTAACACCACATAACACTTTATTATTAAAATGATCAAATATATGCGCTCTATGTTGCTGACCAATTCTAATAGTGCTATATGTTTCAAACTCTAACCATTCATCCATCCATAATGTATTGTCTGATGGGGTTTTACCACACCGTTTAAACATGACTTTATGGAAGGATAGATCGTCTGGTTCTCTAAACCAATTACCGTTATTATCTTCGTGATAACCGTTAGCCTTGAGCCATTTAATAATAATATCTGCTTGTTTTACTATCATATCAATTTATATTAAGTTAATCTTTTTTGATGTATTCTACTCCGTCAATAGTAACCACAGATTGGGTAGTTTTACCTACTTGATATGTTGTGGTTGTGGTGCTATTAGGACAACGTGCGACTCGGATGGTATAACCATCACTATTCTCCAATCTAAAAAATGAACAATCTTTAAGTTCAAGCGGGGCCGCTGGAAAATTTAATATTTCGGACGAATCCTTACATGCTGTTAAACCAATTAGGATAAATAATGCTACTATAATTTTCATTAACATAAATCTCTATATTATTTTATGATAAATATTTAGCAATAATAATGGTAATAACTAATATACCAAATACTATACAAATATCAAGTATAGTGGGGCTGTAATTTGGGCCTTGTAATGCTTGTAAAATAAGAACCACTTAATCGTCATCCTCCTCAAACCAATGGGGATGTAACTCTTTCATTATTTCTTGTACTAATGGATGCTCATAATAAACGCTATCTTGTTGACAGTCCCAATCACCATCTTCTAATATATTTGCTATAAGAAGTAATATTGCTTTTTTATCAATTGGAGCATCTGATAATATATGCTCTGCCACTACATCAAATATAACCGTTGCACTACACCAACCCATAATATTCTCCTAGTTAATTAACTTTTTATACGTCACCAAATTTTTTCTTGAGCACTTCGTATAATTCACGTTCGCTCTGTTCAGTTTGTTGAGATTTGGCCATAGCTTTTCGATTATTTGCCAATATTTCATTTTCTCTTTTGATCCGAATTACTTCATGGCGTTCATCAAATGCTTTTTGGGTATCGATAAAGAATTGCATAGGAATATCCAATGACATCGAGTCATAACACCCACAACACCCATCTTCACCTTCAAAATGAATATCTGGGCCATCTACTCGCCACCAATCGGGCCGATTGAAATTTATTTCAAATTCATTAACATATCGACTAAATATTCTCCATACATAAGTATCTAATTTAAGATATATTTCATTATATAACTTAATATTATGTTCGAATGTATCTGAAATAATACAAATCGGGCAATGTTCAAATTTACAAATAGTGGACCCTAATACTCCACTTTTTACATGATGACAAAAATATTCATCGCCAAATTTTTTTTGATCGGAACAGTTGGTTCCAAATTGTATAGTCATTATATAATCACCTTATTAAATTACATTAACTCTTATATGATTTAAAATATAATGTAAACCCTCGATTGCTAATATAATAATACAACTTATTATTATATTTAACATCCATTTTAATAATAAAGTAAATGGATTATCTGTACATACCCCCTCTAATACGATTGATGTTATTGGGGCCACGCATAAAACAATGATAATGAACATCGAAAATTGATAAGATATCATTTTTACACATTGGGAAATTTATGAATATGTTCTTCTATGATTTCAATAGAAATGGGGATACTTAATTTATATAATTTGTCAATCTGTTTGTTTATTTTTCTAAGGCCATTATCATTTTCACTAAGTTCAATGGCCTGACTAGTTGATGTATAAGGCCGGTCTTTTATAAATTGATTTAATTTTTTTATATATTGGTTTCGTATATTCTCCCACTTTTCCATTAACTCAGTGGTTTCTTTATCATATGTTACTTTGATATTCATAATAATTCCTTATATTATTAAATAAATCGGTAAATGATACCCATTTTATTATTATATCGATAATCATGGGATAGTAAACATTTAAGGTGTGTCGGTCTGGCTTCAATAACATCACCATTTTGTGTACCATCCATTCCCATTAAAAACATTTCAGTATTTTCATTTGTACCACATATGACACAGGTGGTATCTTTGGGAAAATTTTCAAACGTATAATGTTCTTTATGCTCTGCTTTCTTTTTTAATACTTCCAAATAATGAAAACAATTGCTACTCATTCCTTCTTTATTCATATGCCATGCTAAATATTTATAAATTCCATCAATATCATCATCATTAACTGGGACATCACAATAATGGTTTTCATCATAAGGCTTTTTCATTTATTTTCCTTTACATAATTATAGATTGTTAAACCATCTTCATATAATTGGGAGCAGAATATACCATTTATACGTAACTCCCAACTATAACCGAATAACATTTTACCAGTTTCTTGTAAAGTATATGTTAAATACTGTAATCTTTTTCTGGTTTCATAATTATTAAAATCTGTCCAATCAAATGTAGGATCAAGTAATTCAATTGCAGACTTTAATTTTAATAAATGTTTATTCATTTTTTTTTCTTTAAACAATGTTCACAGGTAACATATTTCCAAAGTCGATGGGTATGATATGATTTACCATTATATACTGCTTTGGCACCAACACATAGGGGCGCTTTCATTGTAGAATATTGCCCCAGACCAATATAGGCTGTGACAGTTTGCGGCCCCGATTTATGAATTTTCATAAGGGAGATGAAATTACAACTTTTACAGTTTCTGTGATAGGTGTGATTTTACATTCAGTGTCAGTAAAATTTATTTTAACATGACTGAATTCGTTTGAGTCGATTATACGTTTCATTTCACTTACTATACAACTCAACCTATCAATATTCAACACAATATCCCGTTCCATACAATCCCTCACTTTTCAACACAATATCCTGCAAAATTTTTAACAATTGTATCGGATGACGGCCACGGTGCATTGCGGTCAGTTTTATCATTGATTGATTTAATGGCTGCTTCACATGTTGCTTTAGTATTAAATTCTTGAAAATTAACAGCCATACCATGCTGATAACCACCGGTTCCAACAGCGAAAAATACAATTAAAATCCACATTATATCACCAAATGTTAATTATTATTAAAAGATGCGATTGTAATATAATCACCACGCTGTTCAGCTTCGATCATATTTAAAATAGATTGAGCAGCGTCTTCATTGGTTGTATTTAAATCACCAATGGTAATTTTAACATCAATCAACCCATTATCACGTTCTTTCGTTTCCCATTCCTTTAAACGTTGAATGGCGGTTTTTCCATTAATTATCATAGCCTAATTATTACGTAAAAGGGGTTAATATTAATAAAACGTTTGGTTAGTACTAAACATATTATTAAGTCTTTCAATTAGTACTTCTGGTGTGGTGCCAATTAAAATAAAAGGCATCTCTTGTCCTATTACATATAGTAAAGTTACTCCCGGTTGGGTAGGATCTCCACAAATACCAACAATATGGTGTACGTTAATATGCATTGTACAATTTACATCATTAATAAAACAATTAACAGGTAAAAGAAGGGGGCTAGTGCATTTCATGTGAATGTTCCTATTATAATTCAATGTTTATAGATTGGTATGGACAAAGTGCAGTATGACCCGCTGCAACCCACTCAATGTCCGCTTCTGGTTTTGGAGTAACTTGCCGAACATCAACGGGACCACTATTAATTTTTTTATTGATCCGCATAACGATATCCATTATTTTTATAATAGTATTCATCATACGATGATCTTCATAAATATGTGTTGCTACATCATCAGGATCTTGAGTAAGATCAATTACTTGATATATATATAAATTATCATCATCAGGATCTGGAGCTACCATTATATAACAAGATAGTGTAAAAAATGAATCGTTGTCATGATTTGGTAGAATCATATTAATGATTGTTATGTCATCTTCTGGTTGATACAACAATGTATAAATTGGATCGACCGCTGGATTTTTATCTAAATAAATTTCATAATAACATATACTGCTAATTAACGGACTGTATCCACATTCTGATAATACAACTTCATTGGTTATATGAAATTCTAATTTATCGGCATCAACTATAGCTTCAGCCATCGATTTAACATGTTCATCTAAACGAGGAAATTCATTATTAAATACGACATTTTTTAAACCATCAATAATATAATTTACTTTCATTGTATATTTCCTTATTTATTTATAATAATATTTACTGCAATTCCATGATAATCAATACTATAGTCACCATCACCTGATGTGATTTCAGTAGTTGAATACTCATTAAAATTTAATGTGATTTTAAATTTATTTTCTAATAAATCTTTCCATTGATTGAATTTATCACTGGTATAAATAGATGTCTTTCCGGGTGCAAATATTACTGCATCTTTAACATCTCTAAATGATATCTGTAAGAAATACTTATGAGTTACAATAAATTTATCAGAAATTATATAATTGGCTACATCTTCATTAGTAGATTTAAGTGAAAATACATTCTTTTCAAATTCTGTTATGAAAATATTTAATTCATTGTCAAAATCTTGACACATTCTTTGCATTAGAGCCTCTTCTTTACTCAATCGCCGTTGCTCTAAAACGGTCTTCATATGGTCCATTTTTTCAGAATATAACTCTGCAACACTTTTCATTTAATCCGAGTCCTTATTAGCTGTTACTTTAGTATTCTTTTTTATTCTTAGGAAAAATCCATTGATATTGAACATGTTAACTATATTTTACTCTATTATCACCCTTCTTTAGCTTTTTAATAGCGTTCTCAAAGGTGTTAATAAGTTTATCTCTAATGATATCAGATTTTTTTACTTTTAATCTAGTTACGTATAGATTATTATTTATTCTTGCTGCTCTTTGGACGATATATTTTGTTCCTTTTATTTTAACTATATCACCCCGTTCAAGAATTCTATTTATTTCAATGAAATCATTATCAATACATTCATCTTGATGAATTACATTATAATCATATTTCATTTAATCCCTTCCTACATTTGGGACAATATGTTTTACCAGTATTACTATTCTTGAACCAACCGGCCTTATAAGCAGCTTCTCTAGCTTCAATTTGATCATAATAAGGAACGCTGGTTTCTTTACAAGTATCACATTGAAAATATGTTTTAGAACCGACCATAGTACCCATTAATGTCCCCGTTGTATAATAAAATTTATTGATAATTACACCCATAACTGCTACAATAAATATAAGGATAGGATAAATGATATCATCATTGGGAACTTTTCCTTCTAGTCGTAAAATGACCGAACATAAAGTATATCCCATTATAAATAAATAAATTTCAGACATCATTTATTATCAAGTGCTTCGATTATAGCTTCAGCCCAGCCTTGTACATCATTCCAATAAAACATATTCCATTCAGTAATTACATATTTCCAAATATTATCCAATTTAAATTCATCAACCGCCTGTACAGATGCTTCCTGTTCATTTAGTTTATAATTAGTTTCAGTAGGTATCCAAGATTCTTCACGAATATCTTGGGATCTTAAAATTGCTTTAGCTACACGAACCAATTCTTCTTTTTTAAGATATTGTTCAGTAATCATAAATGCAGCGGTTGACATATTAACTCACCTTTATATCAAAAGTTGTTTTAATAGTTACACCACTCACTTTTAGTGGTATAAATTTTTCAGGACTGCTATATCCCTGTTGCATTCTTCGTTTAATATCATTCTCCCATTCAAGTTGATCAGTAAATGCAATATAACGCACTGCTCGTTCTATACTTTCGGGGTATCCATGACCGGGGCATGTTCTACTACGTTCATCACCGGGGATATGAATTGAATAGAATTCAAGAATAACAAAATGATCTTCTACGGGGATATCTTTTTTAGTTGTACAAGTTTTACCAGTTAACATATCGCCTCATTAAATAATGGGTTGATTAATTATATAATCCATAACCAAATTGACAATTGAGTGAGTTATTCCAAAATCCATTAATAACAGGGACATCACCCTCAACTTTTTCATATATCAAGCCGGGTAATGATACTCCCACAAACCACCACCACAAATCTGTAAACAATTCCACGTCGAGATATCGGTGAGCTTCTTTAATTTGATCAACGAGCGGACACTCGAATTGAATTAAAAGATTAACTACCTTAGTTGATATTGTATTATTTTCATATTCAGTACATACTTGATATTTACTAGCAATTGTATAGGATCTTTTTACTTCAGTGTAATCATTATTATGATTAAAAGAAAATCCCATTAATTTACAAGACGCTTTATAAGCATCGCGCACTTCATCAATTGTTTTATTAGCGCGACATATTACTTTTTCATATTTACCATGTCCATCATTAGACCAATCTCCTAATACCAAATGCATCGTATTCATTAATGGAGTAGATTTATTGACTTCAGATTTCATGATTGTTAAAATCCGTTCAAGTTCAATTATATCCATCGTTCTACATGATGAAATTGTAGTAGGATGAAATAAATTTCCATTAGAATTTTCTTCCTGTTTTTCTAATAGAGCTAATAAATCACTCACCGCAGATATAAGCATAATATTATTTATTTATAGTTAGGATTACAGGTATTTATGGAGCCATCGGGTTTAAACGCAACCGCTAAATGTCTATGGCTCCGATGATACACCACCCCCTTAATACACGTTTCAGACGCATCACGGGGGGTACAACTCATTAAATATGGTAGTATCATGAATAATATAAAAAGGCTTTTATAGTAACGTATCATCATCAATTATAATATTGTTCAGCATTTTCTTTAGGGATATATTGATCATTAATCGAATCAATATAATCCATATCCGATGAATAGTAAAGGTCAATTGATAATATATTTTCCATTAACCGGACATCATTTTGAATAGGCTCATAAAATGTTATAATATGAGTGTCTTCGATGTATACCGCATCACATTCACGATTATAAATTACTTTATTATCATTGAGTAAATTTTTAAAACCAGAGATGACAACATTATTCAAATCATCATCTGAAATTTCAAGATCCAACACATATGATAAGGCCGATTTGAGCATATGGCGACGATACACCATTACCATTTCCAAGCAACGATCAAACACCTGCATTTTATCGGCCCCAACAAAATGTTCATGCGGTATAATGATATTACAGACAAATTTTTTACGATCCATGATAATATCCTCCAATGGGTTGATATTTCATACTATACAATAGATATAATAAATGTCAATGGATAATAATATCATCGAACCATAAATACAAAAGATAGGCGCAAGCGGCGGTTTTATGTTCATGTTTCGGTTCAAATGATTGTAAAATATGAGATACATGAACCAATGCCTGTTTTGCATCGATATCGTGTTTAGGAATAAATTTGGTATCTCTTGGTAATCCTTGGAAAAACCATTTTGATACAATATCCGTCCATTTGTTAGTATTATTCATATTCTTAAATTCTTCCGGGATATTGTTCCATTTGGGAATAATTTTATTAATATCAGAATTCCAACTAACATTTTGTGGTTTTAACATATATGAACCCCTTTTTAGTTTTAAAAAAAATTAATCCCCACAACTTCCACCGTCACATCCACCACCACTGTCACCGCCACCACTATAGTCACTATCACTACTAAAAAATATAACATCAGAATCATTGTTATATCGATTAGATGATTTACTATATGATCTTGTATTGGGTCTTGATGTACAATCGTTTTGTATTTTATTACGTCTACGATTTTCAAAACCCGACACCCAACATACCCCCATAATAATAACAATACCAATTGCAATCAAAATACCAATAGTTACTGGTTCCATAATATTTCCTTATACTCTTTTAAATTTTCATTTTAATGTGGCAGCATTCCAAACATCTAACAACATCATCATACTCGGAACGCCGGGTATACCTTCAATTTCAACTTTAAAAAAACAATTATTACAAATACCACCACCTTTGGTAGTCTTTTTACCTCCATTTTCAAAAAGTGTAATATTAGTTGAAAAACATTGGGGACATGGATTCATGAACAAATCAAATTCATAACTCAAAGTACCATCTTCTTTAGTTCTGATTGGCATCAAATAATTTCCTAGAATATATTATTTCAATCTTCATTGTTTTTGTTAACCAATTTATTTAATTCTATAAGTAATTTATTTTGATATACAATAGAACTTTCAATTGAGTTAATTTTTTCAATTAACCATGTTTTTGGTGGGTTGTCAATGACTTCATAATTTAACCCTCGATATTTATCACTCCATGCATTTTCATCATTTAATTCATGTACCATTTCTTCAACCATTAAAGGATCAGAATCATGAATTATTTTATATCCCGGTTTATCGTAACCACTGGCCCATTTGTGATAATATTTTAGAAATTTCATTTTTTTTTATCCCGTTTATATTGAATCAAGCTCATTGGTTTGCCGCCATTACAAACTTCACAAACCCAATCATCCCAAAAGTCTTTATCTTCTTCATATTCAACAATTGATAGATCCCAACATAACGCGATACCACATTCATTACAGGTTGGAGTTGCAGCCCAACCATTATCTATAATACGTACACCCATAATTAAGTTAATTCAGATGCATCTACATATTCACCACAATGGGGACATCTACTTTTCAATTTACCATTAAATATACCAATAATATCCCACCCACTATCATATTCATAATGGTTGCCGGGCCGATGGAAAAGTTGAGAGTCGTAATATATTCTATTTCCTATATTATCACTGGTAATATCATTACCAACCTGTATAATATAAAACTGGGAGATTTTAGGGCCTTTATAGGTATAAGGATAATTATCAACAGCAACTTGAACAACCGATCCGTTGCGGGTTTTAAGTAAATCTCCCACATTAAATGTTATATATGCGAGTTGTCCCCATTTAATACAGGTATCATCCCTAACAAACCAATTGTCTCCCCTAAAACCACCAGATCTAACATTACCTGCTGCATCACAATATGAATAATTTAAAACCTGTCCGTCAACGTATACACATGCTTCCATTTTTTTAATTTCCTATATAATATATTATTACCAACTATAATGAATATGAATATACTCTTTATTTCCGGTAGCCTTTTGTAATTCTTGTAATATAGAAAATATAGGTAAAACCCAATCCCCATACTCGTTTACTAAATTTGTAATAAAACTATCGCCTACATCAAACCATAAACGATCATATACCCCATTACCAATACCATCGTTCATAGAAACCCATACATGCCACCAATCTTTATAATCTCCACCCACAATTGTATGATAATCTCTAAATTTATCAACTGGGATATTTAATTGTTGACATATAAACATTTCAATATCATCCCAATCATAATATTCTAATTGGTTTGGTGTCAATTCTATCATATTACTAACGCTCCGGTGTATATAATATTATATTATATTTTGCTTTAATAATTTCTGCGTTCCTATACATTATCCAATTGAATGATAATGGCCACGAACCTGTCCACATACATTTTTTTCGGGCATATAATAAACGCTGTGAAGGATATATTATATACATTATATCAATGTACCAAAATAACAATTAGAATCACATTCAATCAACCCCGATTTTTTATATCGATATAACAACAATTTACTAGATTCATAATCATATCCAGTAAGTTCTGACACAATACAGTATAAATAACGAGAAGCATTTTCGATACCCCGTTCATTCTGCATTTCGATTGCCCGTGTTATATACAACTCATAATCCATGTGTTCTAAATAATATTGCTTTACAATATTATATAAATAATTCTGGAAATCTGTAGGTAGAGGTGGTTTCGGTTCCAATTGAAGATTAGCAACTCTCCCAGTTCCCCCACAAGGTTGACATGGTATATCTTTATATGTTGGACCATATCCCATACTTGAGCGGTTTCCTGTTCCTCGGCATTTTAAACATTGGAGATCGGGGGCGATGTAAGGTTTCAATCGCCAATCCATTATAACCAATAATTCCCAATCTTTATAATGAGGTATCATATCAATCTTCAATTAGATTTTTTTTAAATTGCTGCCATTCATCAATAGTCCCAACAAAAGGGAACCAATTACTAGAAGTGTAATCAATAATTTCATCAGAACAATCGAATATTTCCCACCCACGACTATGAATCAATTCTAATGCAGCTTGAGATTTTTTAGCATATACAAGTTGTCGAGTTAATTTATCAATTTGATTTTGTAAATATTCAATATTACCAATTTGATCACAGTTTTTATAATTTGATTCATATTCTTGTGATAGAAAATCACGAATAATTTTATCATCATAATCATTGTGTATATCATTATTTTTCATATAAATCACCAATTAGTTAATTGAAATTTGATAAAATGGGATATATTGGGTCATCCGTCTAGCGGCGGTAACGATATCCCATTTCCCATTCCAATAGGGGTTCCATGCAACATGATCAAAAATTTCTTTAATGGTATTATATCCACTTGATTGATCATTATAGTTAATAATTACATTAGTTGCAGTATATACCCCATTTGATTTAATATTTTTAATCAATTCAATTGATTCAAACGTATCATTAATACTTCGGTTCATTTGGCGTAATGAATCCTTATTTGTTGATTGAATTGGTATATGAATTGTATCAAGTAGTCCACTTTCTGAAAATTTTAATAAGGTATCACTAGTAGCAACTGCATTACTAGGTTCTATATTCCTTAATGCAAATTTTATTTTATATTGAATAGCAATTCCATATAGGTGTTCAATTTGAGGAATTGTAAGCGTGTCAGCAACCGGTATGATTATTTTATTAGACCCTGCACACTCTTCGAACTGAGGAAGTAATTTATTTAAATCTAATGTAACCGGATCTTTACGAGTAATACGAATGGTACAATATTGACATCTACCATGACAACCTTTTCCAACTCTAATATATTTGAAATCTTTTTTATCAGTTCGTAAAAATGAATTAGTTTCTGATTGTTTTATCCAGAATGGATGTTGCCACGTTATTAATGAATCATCAGTAACTGGTTGATAATTTGAATATAATAAATCGATGCGATTAAAAACAGTTGGAAAAATATCAAATCGTTGGCCGATACAACCACCAAACAATATAAGTTTATCTTCACAACCATATTTAAATTGAAAAGCGAGGAGGGTTTGAATATCATTATGAATGGCTAAGTCCGTTACTTGACATCCCAATACAATGATAACATCAGCGTCAACCGGATTATTAACAATGCAATTCTTATGTTTATTAGCCCATCCCAAAGTTTCGGTATGAATTGTTAAACAAGCACAGTTATAAATATATATTTTTTTATTTAATATATCAGACTCTTCATAAATATTAGCAGTACCAAACTTATTAGTAGAAATAAACATTATAATATCTCCTTAATTTAATGTTCGTTCTATGAATATACTAAATACTACTAAATATGTCAATATTAAAATCGAGCCTCCAGAACGAGTCGAACGTTCCATGAATGATTCGTAGTCACTGAGCCGGTTCCCCCGGTGAAGGCATTTTTTATTCAATGGCGATGGGTACTAGATTCGAACTAGTGGAACTTGCGTTCACTTGTTTAGCAAACAAGCGCGATAGACCAGACTCCGCCAACCCACCTAATTATTTTAAATTAATATGATTGTATTTTTTGAGCAATTTTATGTGATTTTGTAACTAATTCAAATAAAATTGCTCTACTATCATCTGAATTAAGTAAATAATAATCTTTCAATTTTTGTACTATTTTTACCATATCAGGAACAAGCGAAATTGCCATTGCGTCGGCGGTATCTAATGCGGTCCTAACATCAGCAATTACTAAATCATTATCATCAACAACTAACCGTTTATCGAGTTTATATACGGACCATTTTCCCGGTGTAATATTATTTTCCATAAATCAATTAACCTCATTAAATATACAATGTGTTTTTAATCCAATTCCGCACAAAATTTTTAAATGGTTTGTTAAATAAATATGTTCTTTTTGATGAAAAACAATTCTACCATCTTTAATAATTGTTACAGGATAAATTTCATATAATTGAACATCAAAAATAACTTCTGGTTTTATGGAGATTGTAATATTATCAGATTTTTTCCGTGTAATAAGTATAAATTCATCTTCGTAATAATTTTTACCATTAAGCGCGGTTATGGCCAGTCCAACAAAATTGGTAGCATCCATCAATTCTTGCATAGTTAAACCAACCTCATTTTAATTTTTAATAAAATCAATAACTTACATTATCGTAACCATATCCATTATATTAAAAAAATTATAGCGTATTAGATGAAAAATGACAACTATTATTTTTATTTTTTTAATTTTAATGTAAACCAGAGAGTCTTGTTGTCAAATTTAAAATACTCAACATCATCATCATCGACCATTTTTAATACATCTTTAATATTATCATTGCTAATGATTTGATTAATAAATGCAGTTGATATAGATGATAAATGAAATCGATAAATATCCTGTTCATTTATATAATGTACATAGTGTACATAACCAGCATAACCAAGTATTTTTTTATTGGTTATAACAAATTCAATAATAATATTAAATAACGCATATAAATATTGTTTAATAACACTATCCATTATATTAACTCCATGAAAATAACCATTACTTGAAAGAACTACATATCCAAGTCGTTTTGCACTATTTACTAAGGCCCGTGCGGTAGTCGTATATACCCATTTCCATTACTTAGTGGTTGCCATTTTACGTACTCGAAACGTCACTTTTCTAATCATGTGCCCATGATTGATTTGTTGGGGGTATTTAATGGTTAATCTTTTTTAAACGGGATAGACATTGTATCCACATTAAAAATTTTTTTATTATATTTTATACGCGAATCATATTCATCATCTGGTTTAATGTTAAGAAGTTTAAAAAAATCTTTACTTAACAACTCTCCTATCATCTGTTCATATGCTTCACGATTTGTCATTAGCAGCAACTTCACCATAATCTATACGTTTATGGTCTTCAAATTTACTATACAATTCATTTTTTAGTATTCTTTTAATTTGCCGAAGAATTTTCAACCGGGGTAATGATACTTCATCCAATTGATCATCATTCATTAAACTATCAAGTACGGTTTCAACTAGTTGTTCAACTTGATCCTTAGTTGTGATTTTACGGCTCTTTCGTTCTGACCGCAACCTAGCTTCAAGGTGATCACAAATCATTAACAGGGCGGCTTCTAGTGACTGTGGTGTACGTGTTTTATAACGGTATTCATCTTCATTATCACTTCCACTTTTTTGAAAGAAATAACCGGCCAATGAACTACCATGATGCTGTGAACACCACTGTACTACTTTATCATCAATATTAGGATCATCATACAACATCTGCGTCGTATTTGCAACATGTCCTGTAATTAATAAATATGATATATGAGGATCAAGATTATCATGAATATTTTCTGTTTCTGGTTGGTTTTCTGAAAACATTTCTGGACAACGAGTTTTCCCGATATCATGATAAAATCCAGCAATTTTTAAATTTTTACTATCCAGTTGAAGTTCCATTGATAGAGCTTCTAGTATATCTGCCACATTTTTAGAATGTGAATATGTACCCGGACACCGCTCTTTTAATTTAATCATAAGAGGATAGCTTGGATCAAGTACATCTTTGTCAGTCGCTTCGTTATTAGTTTTCATGGATTGTATTAACAACCTTCAGTAGAACGTTTCTCAACATATGTTTATCATTTTCATCAATTATAACTTTAGTAACATCTACTGTTGTTAACTTATAAACCAAATCAACAACTAAATGTTTCTCTTCTATAGTTAAATTAATTGATTCTTTCATTAGTTAACATTCCTTGAGTTTATTTTTAATAACTGGACGATTCATCCAATGTTCATCAGTTGTAACATGGTCCTTTCGAACCCATTTGGCGAAGTTCATAGAAAATTCATTTAAATGAATTTCATCAATTGTTCTAACTACCAAACCTTCCATTAAACCCTTTTCTGTGTTTTTCTTAATTAAATTTTTACATATAGATTCATCCCATATACCCACATAAAGAATAGGAACAGAAATAATATTATATTGATTAAAAAATGCTAATGTATCATCCCATGATAAACATTTAAATTTATTCCATACCGAAAATCCATAAAAATAACTTTCTAAATTAACATATGGAATGGAATGTTCTGCAAATACATTTTCGCCACAAATTTTATAATCAGATGGGATACATTTAGATACCCAACCAAATGCCGCTTTTACCCAATGACGAGATACATGATCACTTGAATCCAGTGACCTAGCGTGTATTTTATTATACGCTATTGTTGTATTTTCACCATCTAGTTTTTCAGTAATTACAACTGTTTTCCCCTCAAAATGAGCAACTGATGACAACATTTTATCATCATCAGTTGCTCCTAATGAAAACGGTAGATGTGGCGTTCTTGGATATTTAAAGTACTTCATTTTAAATTAGGTTTTCATTCACCAGTACCTGTTCAATATCAACTGGTATGGTAATAAATGTAGTTAAATTTGCACCATCAACTTCATCTTTGATGATGGATTTTTCACGTTTCAATTTAATTAACAAATCTTTAAAACGACCAACGTTCAATTCATCAACAATATGTACACGAAATGAATCGAATGCATAATGTTCTGATTTAGACATACCACTTAGTTTATTTCTAAGTGCATTGACATCGGTTATATCACGTAATGAATTTTTAATAATATCTTCATATACGCTAATACGTTTCTGTAAAGATGATAATATTGTTAATTTACTAGAAATTCCACATTTGTGATTAGCAATATCAATCAAATCACGTAATTTAAATCTGGTTGTAATAAGTAAATTCCGATGTTCAATTTTATTAAATAGCGATTCAAACGACGTTGTTAAAAGATTTTCAACATCATCAATTTGAAATGGCGCAATCTCAACATTAACAGGGACATTGATTGAGGCTGCGATTGTATCCAATTCCAATTGTAATGCATGTGCCTTTTTAAGTGTAATTTTAAAATCTGACATAATAAAAACTCCATATAGTAAATGATAAAAAAGAAGATGAATAAATCACCCAAAGATAAAAAACAAAACTCAAAAGTCAATATACAATAAACAATAAACAAGCGCCCTATTTATTATCAGTAACAAGTGAACAATTTTTCATAAGTTTTACTGATAGCACCTAAGTTAGTTTCCAGTATAATTTTCCTTTAGAGGGAAATTTATATCAATGGTATTTTTCTATTCATCTTCTCCAAAGGCTCACCGTATGGTTGCCTTTTAAAATTGTAAATTTATTTTTTCTTTAATTTTCTTGGCTTCGCACATGTTTGTCTAAAGCTGAATTTGTCCATCCCCTTAGAATCTCGTATCAGTTCATCTGATCTCTTTATATCAGGATTTTCTCGAACTGTCAACACATTATTTAAATACATATCAATTTCTTGATGGGCTTGATAGGGATGAATAATTGATTGTATTTTGTATTCTTGTAAATTAGGATTGACAATCAAATGATTATCATATCCTTTAGAAGTATAATATCCTAATCGTTTATCGCGTAATAAAAATATAGGAGTATTTAATTCAACAAAAACCTGTTCAAATTGACCTTTATTACAAAATTGATTTCTTAAATCATTTAGGTATTTTTTATTAAAAGGTTTACCCCAAAAATAATTATCTTTGTCAATAATCAATTTTTCATTAGGTCTTTTAGTTGTAAAATATTCAACATATTCATTAAAATCAGTGAATGCTATAAAAGCAGGGCCAGAATCATGAATAATAAATATTTGTAAGGTTCCACAAAATCCAAAAAATGTCACAAAATCAGAATGTCTATTACTATATTTATAAACTTTATGAGCAGTTGAAATTGTTGGAAGCGTTTTTAATAATTTAACAAGCGTTTCTTCAGTATCAATTGTTAGACCAGTATGAATTCTATCTTTATATAATTCAGTATTTAAATCGAACGTTTTTGTATGACGTTCCCATACCCGGTCTTCTTTTGCGTAAAACCCAATATGATCGTAATAATCATTAAATTCACTAAAAATTCTCATAATATAATCCTATAAATTGGTATGGGGGTGTGGGATTTTCACCCATTGGGTCATCCGTCTGAACGTACAGAGTTACCTTTACTATGATTGCTTTTCGTTTCAGTTATCCACAATCAGTGCCTTCCTAGCGCAAGCGCCCCCATTATAAACAGGTGTTTTGTCTCACTTTTTCGTTTTTTATAAGTGTTTGTTTAACTTGTTGCATTGCCCAATCTAACTTATCACTAGGCATGTTGTCAACTACTTTATGTATACACCATTCAATATTTTTAAATGCATACATCCGTTTAAAAATCATTTGTTGTTCAGGAGTACACCAAAATAGATCACGTTTAAGCGTATCTCTCACAAATTTTTGAATATATTTATTCATTTTTTAATTACATGCATCTGTTCTAAAAAAACTTTAGCAGATTCAATATCTTTAAAATAGTGCCAATGTACGAGGGCATCCGCCGCCACTAATATATCATACAACCCAATTATATAACATCTAATTACATCCTCTAAGGTGGGTTTTTTATTCATATTTTTTTAATGGGCCGATCTGTTTTAGGATCATAAATTCCTTTACATTTATCACAATAACGTTCCCAATCACCATCAGCACCGCAGCTATAATGAGCGGGTGGATTTATTTTATTTATGAAATAACAACCAATTATAGCAGTTACAATAATAAATCCAACTGTTGCAAATATCCATAAAATTATTGTCATATTATGTCTCCGATTTATAAGTGTTCCATATCATCAAATCGAATGCAGCAGGTGTCATATTGAATTCATTTGCTAACCGTAATACAATTTGCTCCAATTGTAAATATATTTTTCTGGGCGGCGTTGATTTTGGAATAGGGATATTCAAATCTAATCGAGACAAAAATTTTAATATATGAACATCCAACCCTGCGTATGCCGCATTTTCACGTGAATGAATAATAAAACACCTAGATGTTTTCATACCTATTCCATAAATTTTTTCTAAATCATCAGGTGTACATGTTGTTAAATCTAAATTAGAATGGATAATTGAATGAATTGATCTACCTTTAATTGATTGGCAACCAGTGCCGGATTGTCTACACAATTCAATCAACTCCGTTAATGTATATTTTTTAAATGTATCAAATATATGTTCAGTTTTTTTAATATTTAAAATCCAATCATTGACAATTTTTGCGGCTCTATCACCTCGTTTTCCCGCCGCTAATATCCAAAATATAATATATTCTTGTAATTCATCATATGTTAAATGATAATTTGTTATATTAGTTTCATCAATCATTAGTTTTCCTTATCCAATGTTTATTACGTTCACGACCTCTCATAACTTTACCAGTAAACTCAATATCAGGATATTTTCGAGTTACTTTTATGATAAAATGACCTTCAGCCGGATCGAAATAGTGAAGGGGCGGACTGTCCCATAAATTTGCCATGTTACTTGACCAGCCCATTGAACATGTACTTTGATCATACATTGCCCAAAGTTTACCATCATTATCCCGTTTAAATAAAGCGTATTGTTTAGTTGATGATTTCATTAATAGTCATCCATTGAAAAAAATAAAAAAGGAATCAGCATCATGTATTTATAATGTTATACTTTCTCTATCCCATAACTTATTTCGAGATCGATCATGGGCCTCGATATCCTACACATTATCTATAAATCGTTTTATACATCATTTTCTCGAAATCAAATTTTGCTTAAACGATTTACAAAAACATACAACAACTCTTCAACGATCAATTGCGTTATTGTTGATACTGTTTATTCAGTTACTACCTCCATCCCTAGATGTAAGCGAATACTGACCCCTTATAACTCATTTAAAATTTTTTCCATGTGAGCGTTGACACGTATATTGAATGCCCGTTGATCTTCTTCCACGCACACATCGGTTGCGATAACTTTTATATAATCAACAATTAATAATTTTAAATTAGTAAAGACTGATTTAATTGGGACTTCAAATATACAACGCTTATCTGTCCTTCTTCCATTATATGAATCACCATTATAAATAATAATTTTCATAATAACATCATTATTATTAATAACAAAAGTTGCCCTGACACATCTATCGAACGTTGTTTCTGTTTGGATATCAGGTGGGGGATAATATTTCTGTTTATAATCATCACACCAAATACCAACATACTCTTTCTTTTCACAAATAATACGTGCTATTGACAACCAATGGTAGCCCTCAACATCAAGCTGGCCATATTTATTAATGTAATTATAAACTTGTGATATTTTCATAATAAAAAATCGTAATTGATGTTTTTTATAAAAGGGTATTAACCTTTTTCCTTTGATTGGAAAACTCGTATGTAATCAATTACTGCTAGTTGTTATGTTACAACATCATTTGTAACTTGTCAACAAGAAATTGTATTTTAGTTTCATATTGTATCGATAACGCTGCCAATTCTTCTAACCAGCATACATATGATAAATCAGATTTACTATTTTTCCATTTATTAAATAAAGTACAGTCTGTTATTACATTAAAATAACCACCACCGTCTGATGCATCAACTTTATCAATATAAATAATTTCTTTTTTATTAACTGGATAATAACCGGCTTCAATTGCATTAAGTATTGGATTTCCTTCTTTATCAAAATAATCATTAGACATTAAAGGAATATTGTAATCTTCAAATTCACTTACGTCAATTGTTAATTTATAGATATCATCATGTTGAAGCTGATATGAAACGATGCGGCCCCTCATATTAACTTCCAGAAAACTTTCACAATTGCTAATTCTTTTAGTACACTCAATAACAATTGATTTACCACTATCTATATAATCAATAATTTGTTGGATCATGAATAGCTCCTGTTAAGTATTTCGTTTACTATACACAAATTATAGGGGCCTGTCAATGATAAAACTTGATATATTTATTTTTTCCCGATATATCCCATGTGATGCAATTGTTTATATGCATTTATTAAAATTTGAATATCGTTATCCTCTCGATTTATATTATATAAAAAACATTTAATGAAGATGTATTCAATTAAACGCGGTAAATTACCATCATAAATATCATCAATTGCATTGCTCATATTACTATGACCTATCAATTGATATAAGCGATTGGCCGCTAAACTAACATCTTCCCATGAATATATAATATATTCTTTTAATTTTGATTTATTATATAGTAAATTATCCATTAGTTAACTTTATGAAATCTATTATGTAAATGATTAAAAGTTTTAACAATATCGTAAAGACTTAAACTCAACGCCAGCATATCATCAATGGTGTCAACTAAATATACACCACTGTTATCTAGTTGAAATTGTTTAACTTTTGATTTTACTAATGCCCGTGTTCGTATAGATTCTTTTATTTGATTTTCAGTGGCTGATGAATCAATACAATTATCATCAATTAAAATAATAAAATATCTATCTGGATTACGTTTGATTGAGGCTAAAATAGAAAACCCAATTTCGGCCAAACTTCCTATTCCTGTCGTTTCATTTGTTACTGGAAATAATATAATAGCATCATTTACCAGATGTTTATTTTCATCCTCAACCATACTTGGATACCACATACCATCAGGTACTTGGGGATTGAAAAATGGTATATTGAGGTTATTATAATATTTAATAAATTCATCACGCCAAATAGATTTTCCACATGTTCCAAACAAACCAATTGTATTATTCATAGTATCTCATTATTTAAATAAATGTTGTATATAGTCAACTTGACCTGATATTTCAGCATGTATAAACTTATCTTTTCGTATAATAGCCGCATATATTCGATGCCACCCATCCATTATGATATTATCTGGATAGTATCCTACACATGGAACTCCCACATCAATTTGAATAGGATCTATTGGCATCCGTTTAATAAAATATGCAATTCGTTTGATATTAAATTGTGTATCACGTAACTGTACACCTAAATAACTATCAGCAAATTCTTTATTTTTATAAGCAAGTATTACATCTTCCTTCGTAAAATCACTATATTCCCACGGTGGGCATTCAACTGGGCTTACAATTTGAGTAAGTAATTTTTTAACGGAAATTAACATAATATGGAACCATTTGTTTTGGTTGATATTGCTTTAGTTGCTAATGAATCTGCTATATTATTATATTTATTATCTTTATGACCATAACAATGCTCAAATGTTATATTTTGAAATTTTTCCTTTTCATTGTATAATATTTGCCATAGCTCGCAATTTTTTACAGGTTTTTTTTTCGCGGTTCTCCAATCATTGAGATACCACTTATCAACCCATGAGTTAATACCTTCAACTACATATTTTGAATCGGTTGTTACAAGTGTTTCAATATCTTTTTTAATAACAGCCTGTAGTCCGGTTATTGCACCCATTAATTCCATTTGATTATTGGTTGTATTTTCAGCAAACCCCCATATATGCTTTTCCCTAGCACCGCATCTTAATACAATACCATATCCACCAATTTTGGTTGTATGAACACTACATCCACCATCACAATGAATATGAATTATATCTACAATATCAGATAATATCATATATAATGTTATCGTTTAAATAAGTTATCGAAGAGATCACTAAAAATTTTATCACTTTTAGGGCCTTCCAAATCATCTTTATCATATGATTTATTATATTTCAAATGATTACAATCGGAACATATCATAATTGTATTTTTCTTCATTGTACTCCCAGCAACCACTTTAGCCACTAACGTTCCACATATATGACAATATTTATTTACCATGATTTCTTTTATCCTTTAATGCATTGAAAACACAAGTTGGTATATAATCTTTTACAACCAGTTCCCATTCATGTAAACTTAAATTGCTTTTAATCATAGAACTACTGATTTCAATTTTATCTCTAGGGGTAAAAAGATAAACCGTTTCAATCGTCGGTGCAATCTTTTTTTGAACCAAATTTAATTTAGTTTCATAACCCAAATCGATAAAATCACGTAGTCCTCTAAAAATAAAACCTATGTCATTGGTTTTAGCAAATGTAACAAGTAATTCATTTTCTTCGAGAATATCAAATACAATTTTCTCCTTTTCAATTGCTGTAAAGTGTTCGTCAATTGATTGTCGTACTAGATTGATCCGTTCCCATATATCAAAGTAATGTTTTTTTTCGTAATTTCGTCCGACCACTACATAAACTTGATCAACAATAGTAATCGCAGTTTTAATAATATGAAGATGTCCATGTGTAATAGGATCGAATGATCCTGATACTATACCTTTTTTATTATATTTTATTTTTTTCTTGATAGCATTGATAGCTAATATTACATGATTATAAGCGGTATTAATATCATCGTTATAAATTGGTATGATATTATCAGTTGTTTCGGTTTTATACCATTGACATGCATCAATTTTATTGAACATATCTTCTGTTATATTATCACGTGATATAACTCTCTGTTTACGAGCAGTATTATTACATTTGACATGTAATACATAATCAATGTCATCTTTAAAAGAATCACCAAATTGAAAATATAAAGGAAATTCAATAATAATGTTATTGGATAGTGAAATAAAACTTTGAAGTTGATGAAATATAGTAGGATTCAAAATATTATAGAGTTTATTTAATAATATAGAATCATTAAATACCAATTTACTGATAGTTTTTTTATCACATGTGTTAAAAGTTGATATCAATTTATCACGAATGTCTTCCAATGAATAAATATTTGCAACAATGTCATCAACACTAATAAAATCAAATGATGGTAATAGATTATCTCTAACAAATTTAGCAATTGTAGATTTACCCGATCCAATACCACCAGTTATAACTATTTTCATAAAAAATCCTTAATATTGAGTTAATTGAATAAGTATATATACCCCATAATTAACTCAATATCAAGTAATTTATTACCTTTTCATTTTACAATTTGCTAATAATCATCCGATAAATTATTATTTGTGACATAATCAAATGGCATATAGAAATAGCCACAGTCGCCCCAGTTTTTACCCTATGAATTTCTTATAATAAATAATTTTTTTAATTTATCATATCCAACCGCGCAAACCGCATGGCCCCCCAATGCTTTATCGGTAATATTAGGCATACTCATATAACCGGTCGATGTAACTTCTTCAGTTTCAAACGAATCATACACCATAAACCCAAATACAAATGGGTATCCAGATGCTAAACAATTTAATTTATCATTTAAAGTATTTAAACGATAATATGATGTAATTTTTCTTTGTGTAGCGTCTTTATAACATTTGGTGGTAGGTTTGCGCTTAAATTTTAAAATATCATACGGCTATAGCGTTTCATTACAAACACCATAAATTGCCATGGTTTTAATACCACTTCGAAGTGTTGCACCAGCGTCTATCAAAATGGTCCGTTCCAACATTCGTTCGTTGTAATATACAAACAATCTTGATAAATCAACAAAATTAGATTTATTTTTATTTTCTAAAATTTCTAATGCGCCGACGATAGCTTGGCCCGTACAACTACCCAATGATGATTGATCTTCAATGGGAGAACATAATGATCGTAAATCTACTCTATCGGGAATTGTTACTGATTTAATTGAATATGAATAATCTCTAAAATCGGGTGTATCGGGGGTCTATCGGTATTTAATGGTTTGCATAAATTATTACCTATTTTAATTTTAATTAACTCCGTATATACGTTGTTATATGATATTAATTATATCAGCGGTTATTTTTTAGTTAAATCAGATGTGTAAAGTGCATAATCGATACAATTTTTCACACCGATATAATTAATAAAATCCACCAAAACTGCGTCAATTACATCAGTATGAACTGGGACACCTTTTAAATTATTCATATGATCATTACGGGCAATTGTTTCTGCCGCGTTAATATGATAATCTTTTGCATATACGGTTAATAAATCAAGTAATTCTCCCCTTGTCATTTATCAATCTCCTTAGTTTCATTATATTCAGTAACTGCATATTCGATAGCTTCACTAAAACCACATCCACCATTATAATACATTACCAAATAATTGAATGTACCATCTTCATTTGAAGTCAACTCAAATATATCATCATCAATTTCATTATCTGACTTAGATAATACTTTATATATAGTATTATCTTTTAAAATTATAAATTCATCATACAAATCTTCACGTAATTGTTCATATGCAGTATCCCAAAATGTATTCCTTGGAATGTTATATGTACTTAACATATCCAATGAAAATTGTTCTTTATCAGTTACATCCAATTTTTGTAACTTGCCTCTATAAATTACTGTTTCGCTCATAATTTCCTCACATGTTATAAATACAATCACAATTCATATAAAGATATTTTATTCTCAAGTTAGGATCGTCCGGTTTTTTGGTATATTGTCGTTCTTTATAAGTTTCATTTTTACCGCAAACGGGACATTCTTCAAATGTAGTTAAATACCAATATTTTTTATCCAACGACTCGTCCAATTTTAATTTCCTCATGTATAATAGGGATTACAGCTTTTTCTACTTTTTTTACAACGTCTGGTATATTTGAAAATGACGTATTTTGTTTAGTTTCTCTTTTTTTTCGTTGTTTTTTTAATGTAGGTATTTCGATTTGTTTAAATTCTTCTTCGGGGATGGGACACCATTCTAATGGCAACGCTTCCTTAATATTGTCAGGACTACATGCAACTGTAACGGCTCTATATTCCGATCTTTCTGATGGAAATCGGGAGTTTGGTAAAATATAATCATTTTCTACTAATTTACATAAAACTGCTACATCATTAACAGTTTCAATGTCTTTTGGATCAGCATCATTTATAATAATATGATTTTCACATTGGCAACAAAATCTTTTCAATTATACACCCCGTTATATAATAATTATTTTAAACTAATGTGACAACATCCATAGTATGTTCGTTTTTTATTCAAATATTTAATTTTATTTTTAAAATTAAAATGAGGACTCCATGGATTGATTGGTTGTGCAATTTTGGGCCGTTTCATTTTACAAGGCTTAATATCGGCAATAGTGCGTCTGTGTTGTTTATGATATTCACTAACATCTGTTGGATATACCAATGTACCACCCGATGTAGTACATTGATTATATACAATAATAGCACCAGATGTACCCGATGCATATCTATACCAACCAACCATCAATATTTCCTTTTAGAGGGGTTTTTATAATAATTTTGCCACGGATGTACTGGTTGCCCTATTTTTGGGATATCATTTAAAATAGTAGGAGGTATCGATTGGTCAAGTATATCCATTATAAGAAAGGTATTATCTTGATTTGCAATTTGTTGTAATTGTTGAATGGTTGATTGCATAGCACCCCTACCAATCACCAATACTATATTATAATGTTGGTGATTGGTAGTATCATTAATGTCGTTCAGTTCGTTTTCGTTTTCCATTCTTATTTTCCAAATAGACAAAACTGATACATTTTGCCATCCGTTCGGGGTATTTATCAGAAACCATAACAATACCTTCTTTGATATGGTCTGCATATTCAGATTGGCCCTCTGATAATTGACGAATTGGTTCAATGTCACCTGTGAATATAATTTTACTCAACTCTACATATGGTAAATTATGTAATTTACAAATTTGAGTAAATTCATCAATTGGTAAATATTCACCTCTTCTGGTAGCTGCAAAAAATCTATACCCAAATACAGTGCCATAATTTAAATGTTGAATACCCCTGCCAAAAATTTCACCAAAAAATAATATTCCTTCTGGTAAATTTTCTTGTACAGCAGTAGCGGCTCTGACATATACATTCTCACCGGTTAATTGCAATACCACATCATGACTACCCGTATATAACATTAACTCTTCTGTAACAGGATGTGGTAAAATACCAACTCTCCAATTAGTTCCATGAATTTTCTCACTATAATGTATAGTTTCTCCCACATCAAATGTCTTTGGTTCATTTAAAATGTTGGGCATTTTATAAAATCTATGTATATATGGGCTTATTTCAGCCGCTGCTAGTTGCTGACCACACATTGAAATAGATGGTAAATCTTCCCATTTCATAATATATGGAATATAAGGACCAATAACATCCTCTTCAACAATAATACCCTCTGAACGGTTGCCACGTAACGATGTGACTCGAACTCTTCCCTTAGAAAGATATTTTGTCACATCAAGTAACTCACCCAACTCGAATGGTAATACTGACTCGGCTGGGATAAATAATACACGATCACCAACCTTTCGTGTACCCCTAGCTGACACAGCTTGCCACCCTATTTCATCAAATTTTACACAATCTAACATATCAGAATTGATTGCATTATATACATCTGATATAGTCACAAATTTAATATAAGGTGAGACAGTACAATGTTCAATGTCTCGCTCGTAAGTTATTTTAAAATCAGTCATTAATATTATCCTTAATTAACAATGGGCACCAATCTGGAACGGGGTTTACATCTCTATCCCATTCAACATAACCCGATACAATTTTATTATCATTTAATCTACACATATAATCAACTGCATAACCATAACCTTTTGTCAATTTTTCAGTGACATACGGGCATTTAATATTTCTAGTAATATCAACACATCGATCCAATTCAATTTTTATAAATGCCATGATACCACCCATTTAAGTTATAGGTTATTGATTATCATACTAATCCGATTAACTTCTTTTGTCAAGTTTTCTCTGGCTTTGCTTTCATATTTTTTTCTAAATTGTTTAGTTCTATATATATTATCTTTATTTAAAAATAATAATAATATTTTTAAACGCTCTGGATAATATATATCATCGGGTATAGTACTATATTCTTTACGAATTTTACGACAATAATTATCAAAAGTAAAATCATCTGCGCCCAGTGTCACTAAATCAATATCACATATAAGATTTTGGTCCGGTGAACTTTCTGTGATAGATAAGTTATGCTTTGTGCTCAATACCAATTTTCTAAGCGGAATTTTACTCAATCCAAATTGCTCAACTTCGGTTGATCCTATATGATCCATAAAAAACATAAAACTATCAAATTCATTGGTTTTTGAATTGATATCATTTTCAATATCATGAATCCATATTGCCAACTCAACTAAAAAGGGATCAATTGCTAATTCATAATTAGCCTTAAACTCTTGAACGCACCCAATTAAATGACTAATATTATGATAATGCCTACGTGGATCAGAGTACTTCCAAATAATCATATCTCGTAACATATCATTTTTATTTAATGCGATATATCCCCAACATCGTTCCCATGAATTCGTTAATAATTCATCTTGAAAAGCTGTCGATATAATCATTTAAAATTCCTTTATATCTGAAATATAAATAATTTCATTATTTTTATATAATGTAGCAACTGGTCGAGTGTGATAATGATTTTGTTCGTTTAGTAATTCCCCACCTGAATATGAATCATCATATGCAATATTTATATCAAAATTACATAAACTAATCGCCTTTACTTCATGTTGTAATTGATTATTAAATATATTTTCAACTCTTATACATTCGCTACCTTTTGCATCGAGAGACATAGCGCATATTGTAGATTCGTTATTATTGCTATACCAATTTAATAATGCAAAAAAACGCTCCAATCTCCTCATTATTTTTGAGGGGGCCATTATTGTAAATATTTTTGTTTCCATATCAAGATTAATGAATTATATATTCTGGTCCTGTTTTAGATGCCCGTATATCTACTTCAACTGGTATTTTATGAAAAAATACCAAATCATCGTAATGATATACGTTGTATATTCCAATAAATATAATTAACATCAAATTGATAATAGAATATATTGATAGTGGTTGACATTGATATACATTTCTAATGATATCTAAACTCAGTGCCAAATACATATATATTCCATGTTTATATATTGGCAAAACTGAAATTGCAATATCAAGCCATGTATCAAAAATGTTAATACGTTTATTACAGTGATCGATTTGGACTAGGGTCCATATATTCTTTTTAATAGTAATCATTTTAATTCTCACATATTAATAAATGCTAGGATAATAACAATTACACAAATTATTGAACCTACTACTGAATATGCAGTATATTCATCATTAATATTACCTGATATAGCAGTAAGTTTAGGAATTAAAACTTCATTAATCTCAAAAACTTCACCTTGGCCGTCATATTTCTTAATTAGTTTTATAGTTTTTGTATTAAGATTAAATAATACTACACTAAAAAAAATAATACATAAACTACCTTTAATAAATGACCAAACACTCCCAAATACACCCAGTTTATAAATGATACCAAACGTTGCCATAAAACCAACTGGAGTAGTTACAAATTCATTAACTTTCATCCCCAATTTATCACAAAATAACACCATCGTATCGGCAATGGCTTCCGCTTTACCTTTAAATCCAGCTACATCCATATCACCAATTAGTTTCAATGCATCTTTTCTAAGGGCCGGATCTACTTTTTTCATTTCTTCCAACAACTTATTACGGGCATCAGGGGACATATTAATGAGATCATTAGTAGTTATAATAATATCATTAGAATCATTTCTAGCAAATACATCATCAATGCTAAAAATAAATGTAAACAGACAAATGACCACAAATGTAATGATCGTTTTATTCATTAGATATCTCCAATTAAAATAATACTGTTAATATTGGTAAAAATTCAATAATATTACTAATCCAATTAATAATTTTGTCTAGTAATATTAATATAAACTCAAACATAACGTGGTTATTCACCAATAATGGCTAGTTGTCCACATGCTGCCCCTGCTGCAATTTCAGCATTGGTAGCAATTGCAATTGCATAGTCATAGCCAGCTTCTTCAAGTTCAGCTTTGATCAAATCTTCAACAACGTCATTTACATATTCTTGTTTAGTCTGTGTCATTGTTATCACCTTCTGTTGGAATTATTAAATCGTCGGGAATAGTGATCATATCTGATTCACTATCAAGAAAATTTGCAACTATACTACCTTTACAAATTTTACATTGTTTACGTAAAATACCGGGTAAATATGCAATACCCTGCATTGGTGTTATCTTTCCACAACGCGGACACCAATTCTGTTCAAATAGATCATTTAATTTTTTTCGTATTACTTTCATATTAAAACGTCTGAAGAAAAATTTGTTCTTAGTGAAGTTCCATCATATACCAATGTGCTACCCATGTCAACATTATCCTTACATCGATATCGTGAATAGAACTTCACTAATCTGGTGCCTTTGGTGGGTAAATATAAATAATTTTTACATTTGCATATATCGGTGCAATTCCATTCTCTGTTACATGCTACCCTCCCGGATGTTTCAATTTTAATATCATCAAAATCCAAGTGATGTTGTTCGCAATAGTGATTTACTTTCATCAAACTAACGAACCCGACATCATAAATACCAATAGATTGACAGAATTCCAAATATTCCTCAACCTTATATACACTATCAATATAACCATTAATAAGGTTACATGTCAAGTGAATTTTATCACTTGCATGAAATTGTATATTACTCGCAGTTGGGCACGTTTTGGTGTTCATTATTTGATATTGATCATTATCAGAAACTGCATGACGTGATAATGCTATACTATCAATACCATCTAAAGTAGTTAACCAATCCAAACGGAACCCATTGGTATTGACCACTATAAATGGTTTAATAGGAAGATGTCCTAAAAATTTTATTACATCATGTAAACCGCTTCTATTAGTTGTCGGTTCTCCACCTGTAAACGAAATTTTATGAATTTCAATATCATTTCGTAGTAAAGTGTTAATTATATATTTAAATTTTTTAAAATCAAAGATAAAATTGGGGAATTTATTATGATAAACGCAAAATGGACAGTTAGCATTACAAGTGTCTGCAATTTTAACATACAAATTAACATACCGTTCATTAATAATTTGGGGTGGTTGTTGATTTAAACTACAATCACTATTTTTAAATTTTATTTTATCAATAAAATCACTCATGATATAATTATACAACCCCCATTATTATATGTTTTTTTGATATATATTACAATTATAATTAAATATACGGTTCAATATCCAAGATATTAAATTGATGGGCCAGTACCATCTACAATATTGAATCCTATTAAAAACTTTTATATTACCGTATAGATTATATGAATGTAATATATATCGTTCACGAAATGATATAACATTTTTCAATATTTTCACTATGAACATGAACTCCTAGAACTACTACCTCTACATGGGTCGCTAGTTATTGTGGGTTTAGTTGTTACAGCCGGGGTTTCTGATTTAATTACTTTACTAATTGACGGAGCATCTGTTAAATTTGAACAGATGACATCAATTAAAGATTCTCTTGAAATCATACCCCCATCATACATATCAAAAATAGCTTCTACAAATTCTTTACTACTTGCAAAACGTAATCGTAATTTAGAAATAATTTCAACTTCTTTATTTTTTTTAGTAGGTGCCATTGTATATCTCCAATTTAAAAATATTTAATTTCCCATTCATTGGTAGTTTTGTTTATGCCTAATATATAATGGTTTTTTTGTTTTTTGACAATACAACAACTTAAACTATTAAATAAGCACGACGATATATATAACATAAAGTCAAGTAAACTAACCAAAAAAATTCCAGCTATAACTGCTATGCAAACCAATAATACAACTTGTATCATTTAATATTCTCCGTATGAATAACACCATCTACAATATTATTTTTTTCTGAGATGGTATTTGTATTAATTGGACTCAATTTAATAAAAAAATGCTCTTTATTAAAATAGTTTTTTAATGCAACGATATCAAAATCTTCAGGTCTAGTTAAAGTTAAATTAATAGTTGTTTTAAGATTACTACTAGTTCGAACTTTTCCCATTTCTTCCAGTGAAATTTTATTTTTATATGGGATTAACCAGTTACGATATGATTCAGTAAATGAATGCACTGAAAATTGTAATGTTACATTATCTTTAATCCATGAATAATCAGCGCCCGTAATACCAATTGTTGAAACATAATGATGAATTCTTATAGCGGGAAACCTATCATCCAACCACTCAATGGCTTTGCGAACATTTTCAATGTTCAAAAAGGGTTCGCCCATTCGAGTATAGTTAATCTTAAATTCTTTCGCTTCAACGGGATTGAAAATTACATTTCCTTCACTGTCCCGATTCTTATAAATAACAAAAAGGACTTGATCACAAATCTCCTGCCAAGTAAGATTGCGAACCTTATTTAATTTACCAGTTGCACAAAATTTACATCTTACGGGACAACCGGACATTGTGGAAACACCCACCATCCACCGCTCATTCCTGCTTCCTAAATCCGTGGATGAAAGTTTATTTTGGTGGGGACCAACTGCATCTTTGGTATAATATGGTAAAAATGTATCGGTCACTTCAATGGGATAACCATCCTCGGTTTCCATTAAGTATACGATACCGTTAGCAAAAGTACGATTACATTTTTCATTTAACATAAAAGCCACCATTAGTTAAGTTTATATATACTTAATACTAAATGGTGGCTTTGTTGTCAATAATTATATTACGTTAATAACGTTTTATTTTTGTTCAAAAAGGCTTTGGCCCAGTACGCCCCCGCCATTATCATTTGGCGGTCATCGTAATGTCCACAATGGAACCTTCTCTGCGTTTCTTCACTATTATACCAATCATTAAAGGCTACATCGAATGGATCTAATATATCATCATCATCAATTAAATCAGACATTTAACGTTCCTTGATAATTATAAGATTCTTTCATTAGAAACATACCACACGCCGCCGATATTTCGCTACCCGGTGATAATTGAATTTTAACTTTATCTTTAAGATTATAATTTAAAATATCAATTACATTGTTAAAATTATCAGATTCAGTAAATATTGAATTTGGGCATGTATTATAACGTAAAATTCGTAATTGGGAATCTCTCTTATGAAAATAACTAACAAGCTCAGTAATATAATCCCCAAAATCATTAAAATTATTTAATAATAAATAATGATATATTACATTATAATGTTTAGAAATTTCTTCTAAATAAGGTAACGCGCAATTAACATTAATTGTATGTGGAATAAGTTTGGTTCTCATATTATTAAACATACTATGTAAACTATAAAAAATTCTAACATTTGTTCTGGTATCTGGTTTGGGTGTTAATTTACCAGTTTTACGCAATGTACTATCAATTGCATCCAAAAAATTTATATCATTATATCTAATGCTTGGTAATGTCGTTGCAATATCAACTCCTTCAATAGATGATACAAGTGGCGCAATTTCTTTCATAATAAAATACGTTGCTTTAGTAATATGATCTAAAATTGGCCAACCGTCGCCCATTCCCATCCAGCTTAAATTAAATGGAATATCTTTTAATTCTGGTCGTCTAATCAATTCACTTTTAATTGCAGTTACAACGTTTTGAGCAATTTCAATGCAATCGAGAAATTTATAAGGAAACTTTTTACTTGTTAAGAAGCAAAATTCACAATTGATTGCACATCCAACACTACATGACGCAAATACATTAAACTTATTTCTACCAGAGCCACCGCATGTTTCTACTCCTTCGGGCCATGTTTTAATAGATGTTTCAGATCCATCATTATGTACATATTTAGATATAGACCCATCTTTATTAGTATACATTTCATATTTCATATACATCATCCTACTAATTGGGAAAGTTTATTTTTAATAAAATTATTAGTTTTTGTATAAATTAAATCAACTTCCTGTTGTGTTAATTGATTAAGTTCTTCTTCAAAATTTTCAAAAGAGTTCACATTTAGAACCGTATCTGGTCCATGTATATAACTATGAATAATATCATATGCATTTGCCGCCATTATTTTTTTAGGAAATGTGCCAATACTAAATTTTTTACCTAAGAATCCAATATAAGCCTTATATGTACCAGCTTTAGTTAAGGATGCACCTCTATATGTGCCAACAATTTGATGGTTTATATTATTTAATATAGCATTAGCTGGACGTAAATTAGATTTACAATTATTCAATTTATTAAAATCTCGGTGATCAATTCCCCTTGTTAACAAAACCATTTGATGCATCTTGATATTAATACAATTACCAGTTGGACTAATACTGGAGGTTTGTGCATACCCATGGGCAGTTATATGCCATGAATAATATTGTAACAGTCCATAATAATCATCTTTATCTACTTTAATTAAATGAGGATTTTTTGATTTACTTTTAGCGATTATAATAATATAATTTTTAAATTCTATAATTTTGTTAGGTTTTTTTGTTTTTTTTAGTTGTGATATTCGATCTAATATAATATGTTTTGTATCTACTATAGGTTTGTATTGTGTTAGGACGGGATTATTAGAATCACATTTTACACATCTACGATTTGAAGTATATCGACACGTAATATGACCCTGTTTGCACAATTTTCCCGTGTAATATTTTACCATACCATTATTTTTTGCAATCGTCATATTAATCAAAATAGGATTATCCGTTACAAATGAATCATAAATTTTTTTAATTTGAGCAGGTGATAATTTTATATTATTATTTTTTTTATCCAATAAATCAATTTTATTTAAATCTACCATTTACATGACTCCTATTATTATTTTTGTTTATTTATAGTATATTTATTAGCGAGGCGTAAACCAATGTTAGCATCTATAAGTCGTGCGTTTAATATTTTAACATACCGTTCAGTTCGTTTAATGTAATTTTCTAATGCTTCTTCTCTAGTAGGATATGCAAACCTCTTCCTAGATGATTTTAAAATGAATTTTTTAAATAAACTAGCATCATCTTCATACCGAAAAGAATATTTATCTAACCAAAAAGGAATGATCCAATATCCTTTAGGGGTTTCTTTATATAAACGATATTCTTTTAACTCTATATCATTTATAGAGTTATTATACTGAAACCTATAAAACTTCATATAGAACATTATCCTAATTTAAACTCATGAATAATCGTACATTTTATTTTATTATGATTATTTATATCATAATTTATGGATAAAATTGTTTCGATTTTTAATATTTTTATTTTATTTATTAACTCTTCGATGGTCGATGCATATATTATTATTTCTTCACATGTAGTTTGATCAAAATCTGGAAATTTTCTCCGATTCCATGCATCTACTGCCAAATCCTTCCCAGATTTATTTGGTTGATTGTGATTATCTATGGAATACCAACCGGTCGCAGCATCACAAGGTAGACACTCAACAAACCAAATATATTCATTATTTTGTAATACTGGTTGTCCATTTTCTTTAACAATCTTTAATGATATATCATACACTTCTCCACAAAAAGGACATGGTTTTAGGTATATATATGGTTGTATAAAATTACTGTTCATTTGATATGATTTCTTAGATAATGAATAAATAGATGGGCACATGCAAGTGCATCTGATGTTGCATCATGATGATTAAGAGAGATTCCATACTTATCACATAAATTATTTAATTTCAATCCTTCAGATTTATCTTCTCGGATTGATTTATATAATTTATATGTACAATACCACTTTTCGGTCATATTTAATGTATCAGACGCAAACATAGCACTTCTACATGCATCAAATACACTTTTGTCATATCGAGCGTTATGGGCCACAATAGGCATTCCATCAATACGTTTGATAATTTCTGGATAAATTTTATGAAAAGGCTGTGCATTGATAGTACATTGAGGTGTCAACCCATGCACATCAATGCACATTTGTGAATAGTAATTATTAGGTGGTTTAATTAAAGTACTCCATACTTCTTTTATTTCAGCCTGTTCAACTCGAACTATAGCAACCGCACATGCTGATGTTCGAAGACCCGTACTTGCTTCAAAATCAATTGCATTGAATGTAATTTTTTTATCATTCATGATTATTTTTTAAAATGTACAATAGTATAATTATTATTTACCAACTCTTCTTCTATAATACCCTTAATTAGGCTCCAATCGCCCCCAGCGAGGCCAGCACCAATCAATGGGATACCTAGTACACATTCTTTAAAATCTTCAGCCACGGCCCTCATAACCTTACGGATGGCCCTATAGTCTGCATTGATAGTTCTACCACCATATCTGAATTGGGTATATGCATTAATTATATAAAATTTATAATCGGGGTTGACATTAGACGTTGTTAAAACTGAAGAATATGTACCCAACTTAGATTTGTCGCCCTTAATTGTTCTATAATCCACTTTATATGCACAGTGGTATCGTTGTTTTATTTCTTTAGCGAGGCCAGCGCCCATATTTCCAAAACAATTACAACCATGAATTATAGCATTAAAATGCCCTTGTTCGGCCAAATCTATAATATTACCAGTTATTTCATTCATTTTATACTCTATTATTTTTTAGATTTATATATACCAAGCAAACCCAATATACCGATTCCAAAAAGTATCATAGTAGATCCCTCTGGTACAGGTTGGGTTGGAGGAGGAACACAATGGGAAGGATGATCGCGTGGTGTACATATATAATAACATACCTACTTTTCAATAGCAACCCAACTTATTTGTAATATTGGTATAAACTCTTCCTACTTTTCTGGTCGTTTATCGACTAGATCGGGATATTTTTGAATATATTTTGAAAATACATTATCAGGATCATTACACCTTAAATATCTTTTCCCAGAATTAGTGAATAGTTTATTATTAATCATTTTATAACCGTTGTCAACACCACTAGCTATTTCTTGTGATAATTTATCCCAATCTTGATAATTTTTACAATCATGTAATTCATTATGTTTGGGTATGTTATTTTGAAGAAATTTACTTCCCGGCCCCGCTGATGGGGGTGGTAGAGAGTTAATCATATCCTCAAATGATTTATCATCATTATGTATAACTTTTTTATAAACAAGTGTTCTGATTTCTTGATAGGTTGTTTCGACATTACATACATAACCACATTGAGTATTAGTTGATATTGTGGCGTTTGCATTAACACATAATCCCAACAAACCCAATGTCTAAATTATAATTTTTTTCAATTGTTTTACCTTTATTTTTTTGTTGATATTTAACAACTACCATCACTAAATATTGATAACTCACCGCAAATAGGACATTTCATTGTAACTTCCCACTCCGTTGCATTCATGCAATCCATCGAATAAACTGACCATGACCGATATGCAACTCTGTGATTATTATGAAAGATTACAACCGATTTACAACCACATTCAATGGATTCTTCATATCTAATTTTATTAGATAATTTAAACCGATCTTCATATGATAAACTATCAACAAAACTACGCAATGTATAATCAAAAAGATTAGTATTAAGATGGCACCCTTCCCCATGAATAATTTCTTCGTGATAATCGGGTTCATATATTTCTTCAGTTCCAAAAATATATCCACATAAATCACATGGATTATTGTACCAAACAATTTCATTAGTACAAACATCACATATAAAAACATCGTTACCATTTTGATTTATTTTAGTATGGGGTGTAAATCCAAAACAATCCATACAATATTTATAACCTATAGGTAATCGTTGAAAATCAGCTTTATTCATTTATTGGTTTCTCCGGTCGATTGATACAAAATTCACAGGTCGGATCAATACAAGTTGACTCTACCCATTCATTACATTCAGTACAATAATATGCGTCGTATTCTTTTGAATATTTTAATGTATTATTACATATTTTACAAACCATCTACATTTACACCCATTAACCAGAATCCTTTTTCTTTTATATTATGTGAATAATCAACTGGATTGGTTACAACTGATCCATAATAATGTGTATCGGTATCTTGATGCACAATTTTTATCTCTTCTGTAATAATAACGTCTTTTTTTTCGTTGGGTAATTGATAATTAATCATAACTACGTCATCTATAGTTATTCTATTATTATTAAAAAATTTAAACTTATAACCATGCAATGATATATTTTCAATATTGATTATATATTTCACAGGAGATTGATTGATTGTAATATAACCATCTATACTACATTCTTTTCGTGCATATTTACGGAAACATAGTTGAATATCATGACGGGTCAAACAATTTCTACAAACAAGCTGAGTATTAATAATTTTTTTATTAACATTAAACCGAGCGATATACCCACAATGATCACATGAAAATGTAAAAATATTATTAATAACAAAAACCATTTTACTCATTTTTTCTTCCCTTTCACTGGCTAAACTATTTCTGGTACTTCAATGCCGATAGATTTTTCGATCCAATCAGCAACCAACCTCCTATGACAAAAATCTCCGGGTTTCTCATAGCATAATAATACATATCCCTTCAACTCATTATAAACTTGTTTAGGGTCAAGTCTATCCAATACCATTCTATAATATTCTTTAGTATATGCTTCTTGTGCTTGAAGAAAATTTTCTGGTGTTTGACTCATGGTGTCTTTATATGCACTAAAAAAACTCCAATATGGATAGAGTTTAGGATATAGCATACCAGTAAATCCTTTTATGGGCCATGCTGCAATATTACAACCTTTATCACCACGATATTTTGCAAAATATGATGTTTGCATTAAATTATTACCTTTCGTTATCGTTATTACTAATTAATCGTAAATCCATATCTTGAGTTAGTTCATTTAATACATCAGTATTATTTTGAATGGCATCCATACCCAACTTTGTAATTGCATGTAAAAAGAAAGCCTCTACATCAGCTTTAGCAGCAGCAGTATTTTTATCAAGTGCTTCCTGCATACATTCATTGAGAAAAGGGATATTACTAGATATCTCTGTAAACAATTGAGAATATACACCTTTAATATTTGTTTTTTCGGTTTGTGTTAGGGGGCCTTTTTTATCCAAAATACTATTAATAGTTTGTTTATATGACACTAAACTATTAGCAAATGTTTTTAAAACATTAGTTAAATCACGTTGGGTTTTTTCTTGAATAGTAAGTTCTGTACAATGAGGAATAACTTCTCCCCGGATAGAACGCAGTGTTACAGGGACACCCGATCCAATATTCATAGAAGTAATGGCTTCAGAAAACTGAGCTTGTGACATTTCCACTTCAATATATGGTACACCATATCCAAAATAATTTTCAGTATAATTTGAATAATATTTTTCAGATTTATAAACTTTCATACTGATAATAGTTTGATGGCGAATTGCAGATCCATATAATGTATTATTATCATTTTTCGAAGAGTTAATACGAGAAAATGATAACTGTGCATAGGCAGGGTGAGTTTCTTTTTGTTTATTATCACCACCCCCCTCATTTGTAATAATGGGTTCCTGTGTTTTATGATAATCATTTTCACCAATATATAAACCACACATTGGACAATATTTATATGTCCCAATAAAATCTATACATTGATTACATTTTTTTGTATTCATAATAGAGCCTCCAAATTAGTTATTTATACTTATACTACATAACTATAAATAAATCAACAAAAAAAAGGCCCCCATTATGGGGGCCTTTTATATACAAGCAGGTGGAACCAATTACATGGGCTTCAATCCACCCAAAAGGTCATCGATGTTTTCAGTAGCGACTGACCCTTTACCAGTGGCCCGAGCCATTGCATCTTTCATACGATCACTTTTCTTTTCTTTATCACCACCAAGAAGATCCGCTTTCATCCGAAGGGCATCGGCCTGAATCTGATTTTCCTTGGCCTGTTTATTCATTGATTCAAGAGCGACTGATACATTACTCACCCGGTCAGTCAGACCCTTCAGGGCGGCGGCACGATCAACACGGATTTTTTCCCGTTCGATTGCCCGTTCACTCCGTTCAACACTTTTACGGGAATTTTCAATAGCCTTACGCGCCCCAATCAATGCATCACGGGAAGCGGTGGCCAATTCCTTCAATTCATTATAATCAACTTCCGCATCGAGGGCTTCCTGTTTTTCCCGAGCAACTTCGGGTTCAAGGGCACGAAGGGCAGTAACTTCATCCCGAATGGTCTGCTCAATGTCTGCTTTTTCAGTTTCATTGGTTTCGGTTGCATAATCCTCTTTCAGAATATTGATACCGGCCAACTTGGTATTATATTCTTCAACAATGGCGGTCGCTTCGTCCCGTTGGACTTTCAAATTATCCTTTGCTTCAGCGGCCATCACCGTCAACTTATCCAAATTCTGTTCATATGACATCAAATCAGCTTCTGACGCACCATCAAGATCGAAATTAACGATTGATGAAATGATACCGGTGAATGCCTGATTTTTCTTTACAACTGCATAATTACCAAAAAACTGTGCCAACTTACCCATGATGTATCTCCTTTAAGATTAGTTTGGGTTTAGAACTTTACAACGATATCGTTTTCAGTTACATCAATTCCAACATATGTTCCAACTGCTTCAATCACATCAAATGATGCAGTAAGATATACATTAGATTTTGTATTTATTTTAACCGAATCGCTTGTATATAATATATACTCAGCAACTTGGTTTTGCTCATTGAGCCATCTACCATACAACATTGCATCGTGTGTGACAACTGTAATAACCGATGCGTCTACTTTTTCTACAACCTGTTCAACATAATGTTTGGCAGGGGACCATTCACCATCAGTACTTGACCAACCTTCTAATCTTTCGAAGGCCCGGTCTTCAAATGATGCGTCAAATTTACCGATGATACTTCCTTCCATGCCCACCCAATTATTCCAAGCAAGGGTGCTTTTAGGAAAATCTTCGGCTTTCAACTGAAACATCCGGCGCTCCAATACGGTCTGTTCATTACCTCTTGAACTAACCAATATTTGAAGAAAACTATCAGCAACACCCGCTATTGCTGAATTTTTAACCGAATCATAAAATCTATATGCCGTTACAAATTCGGTCAATTTAGCTACACCAATCGCAACAACATTATATTCCGATTGTTTTTTAAATAATGATTTATAAATCCTATCATTATTTGTTTTAATTTCAAAAACACTACCAACTTTCATTTCGAGTGGGTTCATTATTAGCTGCTGTCCATGAGTTTTTTCAACTTGTTCAGTTTTAAAAAACGCTTGAGCAACCTTCTTTTTAAAAGTATCTAACATCACATCTCCTGTTGTTAAAGTTCATATCCATTAACATAGGACTCAACTTTATCCTGAATGATAATAGAATTGGCTACCAATTCATCTACCACATCTTCACCATTGGCATCTTTCCATTTATTGCTAATCACCAATACTGAATCAATTACATATGCATCAATTGAATGATTAAATAAAAAGCCATGTTGAAGATTCTTAAATTTATCAGAAGGGATCGTCACTTCACTATACAACGGTTCTTTTGTTGCAGTATTTTGAATATCCCCAATAAAATCAGCGTCCATATTAATCAGCCGCAGATTATATTTAGCAGCTTGTGCATCAGCAGCTTTTAGGAAATCAGAATTCAAACCTCCCTGAAATACAATAACCGTGTTTGGATGTTTTTCCAAGTAACCAAACACGCCATTTTCGTTATCAGGATTTTCGAATGACATATTGACTACATTCACTTTATTATACTTGTTTTTCTTATCACTGTCAACAAAATTTTTCCACATAATATCAGTACCACTATTCTTAATACTGGTAATAATATTATTTGTTTCATTTAAATCTGACATTTCATCAACCGGTCCTTTTTTACTAGAAATCATAACAATGACTTCTTTATACATTGGGATCGTGGTGAATGTCATTTTTTTAAATTCATCAGTATTATATTTTGTTAATAAACTGATTCCATCAACCGGCCCAGAAAACATATCACTTTCGCCTCTCATATAACGCTGAACTTTGTTATACAAATCGGGCTCCATGTTTTCTTTAATATCAAGTACATCTTTACTTGCGTTTGTAATAAACTGACAGTATCGATGATATACACCACCCTTACTACCAGAATCATAAACCGTTGGAATTGCATCCTTCGGCATCTGTTCCAATGCTTCATCTGAATACATTACCACTGCTGGTATTTTAGTAGATACATAATCCGGGTTTTTAGGTTCTGTAATAGCCGATAATTTCGCATCCATCGCATTCAATTTAGCTAAAACTTCAGGGTTTTCAACTCCTGCCTTTTTAACATCTTCCCGCCATTTTTGAAATTCTTCGGTTTGCATATGGTGGTATGCCAGACGCATTTGTTCTTCATCATTTATATTATCCAAATTTGACCACATATATTGACTGTGATAATGTCCATAATATGGTTGTCCAATATAAATAAAAGTAGGCGGTGTCCAATTCCGTTGTTGATAATAATGTTCCCTATGAGTTTTCCAAACACGATAACCACCTGCTGGGGGCGGGGTATTAGATCTGGTTGTAAAAACAGGACTTGATTTATTAAATGTATACGGTGTTGAAACCTGTTGTTTATATTTAGTTGTTTCGGCAGTTAACGCTTTTTTAGATTCGTTTGCTCTTGATATTTTCATATCAACTGCCGACTTTTTATCGAACATAGATGTTCCCATAAATCCCTGTTTTACAGGTGTATTTGGGGAAACCTTTTGAGCATAAGCGTTTTTTGTACCAATTGATGTGGTTGGTTTAGGGGCACTTTCTGAAAATGCGAATGTATTATTTTTAGGCCCCGCAAATCCAACTTTAGCAACTGATGCACCTGAACTGGTAACTACCGTAGATGGTGTAAATGATTTTGTTGCTGATGTTGATGTTGGCTTTGATACACTGGAACTGGATACTCTTGGCGCGGATGATGGGGCCGATACCCTTACACTTGGTACAGATGACACTCGTACCGAAACAGCAGCAAATACATTGGTTCCAAATGTAATAAAATAAACAGCTAACAAAAAAGTAGCAAGCCATCGTTTATACATATTTTCCTCTCTTTGGTTATTATTTTAAAAAAAAAGGGAGTGGTTATCACTCCCCCCTCGTTAATAATATATTTTATTTTTTTGAACCAGAATGGGTTCCCACTCCCATATCAACCCCTATATCTCTGGCAGTTTTAGCCGTTAAGATACTCATAAAATCAGAAGCCGCTGACTGTTGACCTGTTGCGCCAGTACCATTGAATTGGATTTCTGGAACCCATTTTTGTTTTCCAAATTCATGGGCATATGCGGTATTGATTTTAACAATTGCATCAAGTTTTTGTGCCAATGCGCCATCGGCTTCCATTACCAGCCGCTTATATGCACCATCACCTTCACCTTTTAATACCTGCTCTTGTTTATATTCAACCGCCCCCAACTTCCGTTCAGTTGCTTCCAGCTTTGACTGTCTAGCAACTTCGACCGCCTGTTGAGCTTTGATGGTAGCAACCTCTTTCTCTTTTTCAGCGTCAACAGTTGCCTGTCGTTTTAATACTTCTTTTTCATATTGAGCTTTTTTTACATTAGCTAGGCCCTGTTCCTCTGCGGTAATAGCGTCTTGTTTTGCGCGTTCTGCATTGGCTTTGGCGGTAATAATAGCATTGGTCGCTTCCCGTTTGGCGGCGATCTGTTCCAGTGTTTTACCCTCAAAATCAGGATCACCCAACTGAATGCTAGTAAGCGTGATATTATATTTTTTCAAATCCGAATTTGAATGCATTGGAAGATTGGTTGACGGGTCATTTTTAATTACTGAAATAACACCTGTCGTCGTTTTTCCTGTAATTTCATCTTTATGTTCAACTGATTTTTGATCAGTAATAAATGGTCCATTGGCAATCTGGCGGCGAGTCATATCAGTGAACGTTGCTCGTTTCGTTGCATATGCATCCTCCGATGACATCAAACTAGCAGTTAGGTTCATTGATTCTTCCGTAACAGATTTCACCAGTTTATAGGCAATACCTTCAAACGACATAAATTCTCGATGAATCAAAATCATCGATGGTTCATCAGCAGGAAGAATAAACCGAGCAATACCATATACATGACCAGTACCGCCATCTTGACCATATCGAACACTGATACCTTTCTGGTCAATCGTTGCTTGTGATGAATTTTGATCACGGTCAAAATCAAACGTCAATACATCTTTATAGACTGTCGTTTTACCGAACCACTTCATATACCAACCCGGATCAAATTTTACAAACATTGACCCGTTTACATATTGTACAACAGTACGTGTCCCTGCTGCATTATTACCAATGCAATGACTGATAATATTGATAAAAATCAGGAAACAAATCATTGGCAACACTACCAATTTCAACAATTTCCATGCCAATTGTGTTCGCTGTTGCTTCATTTTTTCATGCCGTTCTTCCCATGTACCATCCATACAATTAGTTCTCCTGTTTAAATTTTTTTAATTCATCTTCCAGTTTTTTATTATCTTTGTTTACAACAGTCACATCGATATCTTTATCTAATACCGATGATTGTAGTTGTTCATCAAATAATTGTGAGTTTTTGTCAATTACTGGTTTAAAACATTTATACACGTTCCTTGCAATAATAGCAATGAATAAAAATATACATATGGTGTAAATTGCTGACATATTATGTTCCCTCCATCTTTATTTTATTTTATTAAACTGTATACCAGTATCAGTTTTAATGACATTATAAATAATATTATTTTCTAAACTATTTAGCATCGTTTCGTCATGATCAAGATTCTGCCGTAAATAATCCCAAATAACTTGACAATCGCTACATCCTGAACAAGATTTACGTTTAATAAGTTTCAGAACTTTATTTTGATGAATCGTCCCGTCATTCTTTTCATTACCAAATATATACGAATTTACCTTAACTTTCAAGTAAATTCCTTTACATTGAGTTGTTTTTTTCATTCTTTATCCCGTAAAATAGTATCAAAACACATATCACATACACCACTTATAATCATCTCACGATCCGCTGGTGTTAAATATGGAAATGCATGTTGAACCAGCGTTCCACTTTTGTATGCATCTATACTACTTTGTAGTACTAAGATTGTTTGATTAGTATTACATATAATACATTTACACTTTAAATTAACAATTGCCATATTTACTCCTAATTATAATATATATTATTTAATATGTCAAGATTTGTCCCATGTTTTACTTCTTTTTTTCAAGAAATATCCAAATTTGTTCACAATTTCCCGTAAAATCAATATTTTAGATTCAGGTGTGTGATGTTCAATACTAACTTTTGTATCACAAAACACACTCCCATAATTATAACCAACCGCAACCAATCGAACTTCAGTATGGGGGTGTTGTTCAACTACAGTAGCTGCGTTTATATGACCGGATGCCTGAATATCAACCTGTTTATTAGTTAAATTATTTGATTTAATAGCGTTAACGAGATTCTTACCAAAATCTTTATCCCGGTCGATAGATTCCAGTGCATCGTTTCGAATAATAATGGTTGTTATATTATTGATCATATATTATCCTCTGGAGGTCTTTTTCCAAATTTCTTTAAACTTTGTTGTGAATGGGGTGGTATCCCAATATTCATCATTCATACGTTCAAGAGTTTTAACAAATTCTTCATCGTGACGAATATTTGAATTTGCTTCATAATTATATGCATGAGACATTTCATGTTTAATAACATTAAGTAAAATGATTGACATCTTACGATAATTTGGAGAATGTGCAGTTATTTCTTTCAAATTTATATAGATTTCATGTTCTGATGAATCCGAATTATATTTCCACAAGCCCCTAAGATTATTATCATTGGTGAATCCAAAAATAATATTACGACCAAAAGTGTAATCATTTTGAATCAGTTGTGAGTAAGCATATGCAATATGAAGCAACCGTTTTGATCTATGACGATTTATTTCTTTAATACCATCGTCGGTATCCATTTGATGGGTAACAATTTTATTAGTTGTTACAAGTTGATTACTGGTTTCATCCACTGATTGTATTTCATACTGTTTAAATGTGGTTTCAGTTGTATCGTGATTAACAGTAAACGATTCAATAGAATCACTAACAAATTCCTGTTTAATTTTATTAAATTTATCACTAATAGCACTATTGAAATAATCTCGATTTTGAAGAAAAAGTAGCTCTGGTTTTTGATTAATTTCAACAATGGCTTGTTTTTTCATTGTTCCACTAATAAATTCTTGGAACATGAACACTCCATTTTGGCGGATGATTACATAATAACCAGTATGCTCCGATTTATAGATATCAAAACTATCATCGGAATAAATTTTATCACCAATTTGATATGATTGAAGAACCTCAACCATATCATCGGTTCCATATTTCAAAAACACTTTACATTTAGTATCACATTTTGTAAAAAATTGACGAAAATGATAGCTAAATTGTTGCAGTGTATTATTAACTTTAATTGTTGAAATTGTACCGTCTACAAAATCATCAGTTTCAGTAATGGTATAATAATGTGAACAACCACTGACTATATAATTATGAGTTCTGATTTCCCATTGTTCCCATGAAAAATATAATAATATTTTAGCATGACCGAAGGCCCCTACTGCGGTTGGGGAATCCTTCTGGGACATACCCATTACTAACAACTTAGTTGTGATGGTATCATAATCCATACCAATACCATCATCAAACACGATTAATTCACCTGAATCGGTATCATAATCAAACACCACTTGTGTTGCATGGGCATCATAGCTATTTTGAAAGAATTCCCTAATGAGGGCAGTTTCAAACTGACCGTAATCTTTCTGGGACATTTTCAAAAAATAATCATTAGGAATTTCTACTTGTTTCATCGTTTATTCTCCAGTTGAAGTTATATAAACAATGTACATGAAATTTCGTATTATGTCAACTTTTTTTAATGAAACTTTCGATCTTTGACTTAGCTTTTCTGAACGTATCTTCGGTGCCCTAAATGGTTGTTGGTACGTCCTATTCTTCGGGACATGTGACACATGGATTAACATACCAATCATAATTATAAGTATCAGAAAAGACAATTTTACCAAGTTCTTCTTTGGTTGTTGAGTAAGGATATATTTGAACTTGAAAACTTGTGGAATTCTATCGAGCAAACTTTTTCATATATGACATAAAAAATCCCCAAAATTAGTTTTATAAATAATTAATAATTATTTATTTAAAATGAATTAATTATATAAACTAACAATTATAAGGAGTTAAAATGACAAAAGATGAATTAGAAGAGTCATTAAAAGTTCTCAAGCAATAGATTAATAATCCAGAAAATGCTAAAAAACATACAGAACGTAAAGACATCTTAAATAAAATAAATTTAATTAAACATGAAATCAGAGCAATGGTACGAATTGATAATAAAGAAGCATATCAATTACGTAATAAACATGATCCTAATTTAATAGTAGAAACTGTTATTGTTGAAGAAGATTTCACTAATAAAAATATTGATACATATAGATATCATAGTTTACTTAAAAGATTAAATGATAAATATATTAAAGATAACTGTACTTTTAAAGTTGGTGATCTAGTTAAATCTGGGGATAAAGAAGGGTATATTTCTGGATTTGAAGTTTATCCTAAAAAAGTTAAAAGGAAAGTAACTGGTATATATGCTCAATTACTTCAACGTAGAGCCGATGGTAGTAAATCACAAAAAACACTTAGACGCTCTCGTTTAGACGATCAAGGATTTCCGGTCGAAGAAATTGAAATTATTAAATAAAAATGGGGGGCCAATTGGCCCCCATTTATTTTAAATTAATAATTTACCAATCACATTTATTGTAGCTAAATATTGCTGATAAATTGGTTGGGCTAAATAACTTGCAACCGATACTGTATAATATGTTCGTAAAACTTTATTTACATATCGACTGCTGCCGCCGCTATAACAATATAGAGCTTTTTTTAAACTACCAGTTTGTTCTATATATTTTGCTAGAATATATTCTCCCGCATCGATATTATTATTAATATTTAAAAGATCATTATAATTTCTAATATGAGGGAATTCCTTTCGGAGTTCTGACAACCACACACTTGGTCTAACTTGCATCAACCCAATTGCATGTTTTTTTGAGATTGCGTTTTTTCTAAACTCACTTTCGGTATCAATCATACTGATTAATAAAAGTGGGTCTTTTTTGACTAATACATGATCAACAATTCGTTGAAGATCGGTATCATTTACTTTGGGGTGCGCTTGATCTTTACACCAACTATACAACCGTCCATAATTCAATTCGTTTACTGCTTTTGGTTTTACTACTGGTTTGTGAAACTTTTCTACTTTGTGCGAATGCTTATGCACATGTTTTTTATTTTTATGTGCATAAGCATTCGGGGTCATAACCAAAAGCGTTATCATTACAACTAAACACTTTTTTATCATAATCGTATTATTCATCCTTAATGTAATTATTAAGAAGATTTAGCTTACCTTCAGATGTAACCTTTTTCAAGACTTCCCCGAAAGAAAAACCCTTTCGCATCTGAAACAAAATACTTTTTGCGGGGATGTCAGCAATTGACAGCGCAAATTCTTTTTGATTTTCAATTCCCATGTACTTTTCAACACAATCATTAATATCCGCTCTCATTACTTCATAGGCATCAATAAATGGTTGGAAAAATTGTGCATCTTCACTGAAATGTGCTAAATATTCTTCATGATCCTGTTCAAGAACTAACAACGCGATTCGTTTTGGAGAAATCACACCGTTGTCCCTCAAGTGAGCAATTGCTACATATGATGGATTTTTAATTTTGATGCGGTGCATATTATCATAATTGACACATACAAACCCTTCATCAAAAGGATCAAAATCTTTCAAACTTGCCAATGCATCATCGAGAGTTTTGAACTTGTACGATTTAGGGATTTTAAATCCATATTTCGCAGCGAAGTCAATAAGTTCACGATCATTAAGTTCCTCACCGGTTCTTTTATTCCGAACACCGGTAAGATATGCCTCATCCTCTAGGTATCGTTTTACTATACGATTTTTAGGAGATACAAATTCAAAAATTACAGTATAATCAGAGTCAATGGCATCAAACACATTGAAATCAATGGTATTTCTAACCATATCGTTGAAACAAAAACCCTGTGAATTTTCTCCTTCGGCAAAAGCCAATTTACGTGTTGCGGCGTACCATGCGCCTGAATGATTATATACCGGAATAATACTTCCGTCAAGTTTTTCCCAGAATACATAATCTGTTACATTGAACTGATCTGATAGGGGACATTCCCCGTAATTAAAAAACCGATCATAAGTTCTCGAAACGACAGTATAAGGTGCATCCAATTCTAAAATTAATGCACGGCACTCTTTTACAATATCGTCATGTTTAGGTGAATCAATTTGGGAATAATTAAGTGTCATAATTCCAAATTCTTCGTACTTTCTGACACTGATTCCAAACTCAGTGGTCAAAGACTCGATACCTTTTTCTAAAATATAGCTTTGTACTTTCAGCATCTCAATTCTCCTTTGTTTGAGTTAATTAGAGATACTTTAAACTATATATATCATATTGTCAATATTTTTATGTTTTAGTTAACCTTTTTAAATTATTATATATTTACTAAATTGATTACATTCCTCGTAAAAAACAATTTTTATTTATGAACGTTCCTCTACATCCCCCTGTCGAACTATGATCAAATAGTTTGGCCTCGGTCCCATAATCGACGTTGGCCGGAACGATTGTATCAGTCGCATTATTTCCATGAAATCTCACAGTTACTATATTTCCAGTGGGTGCAACGTTTTCTGCTATTCCTAATATAGTTATAGTATAAGTTGCATGTTTGTATATATATAATGCAGCCGACCCAGATAATCCGAAAGTATATATATAATTACCATTTGTTAGGCCACATATATTTGCATACGACCCAACATTTTGTACTTTATAAATGGTTTTTATTAAAATACATGTAGTTGGCTCTAATCTACTTATATAAGCCCCTGCTGATGTTTCTGCTCTACATATTATCAATATTTCATTTGTACCATATGCTTCTTCTATATCTAATACTCTGGTAGCAGATGATTCTCCTTTACAAACCCATGATGAAGTAACTATTTTTGTAAATGATGAATTATATTTATCTACATATAAATTATAAGTAGCAGTGGCTTTCTAAACAAACACGAAGCCCCCATCTTTTTGTGCGGTAACATCAAACACACTAGTAGCAATTGCATTTAATGATGTCAATGATCCCTGTGCTACATCTGAACTATTATACCGTTGCTATTTAACAAAAGTAGCGGTTGTATCAAGAAATGATAATATATAATCACCACTTGATAAAACTGTTATATGTGCAAAAGTACAAGCTGCCGTTCCTACTGTTCTTGGTGCAAGCTGTTGAGTTCCTGCATTATTATATCTAGTATAAGTTGGATAATATGGGGTGGCTGGTCGATAACAAACTAAAAATCCACCATTATAAACAGCAGCATCTATATAAGTTGGAGAACCAGAAGCTAATATAGTTTTAACGGAAACAACAACCGACCCTGATGTATTATAAATTATAAATTTAAGCGCACCATTAGCTGACTACGCTGCTAATATATTACCATCACTTAATTGTTTAACCACAGAATACTCTGCCGCATAAATATCTAATGCTACTTGTGATATTAATCTATCATTATAATCGAAAATACAAAAACTCATATTAACAATTGTTGCATAGTTACCATTATTTAAACTACATATAGAAGTACCTGCGCCCAGTCCCACTTGACCAGCATGTGTAATTTTAGATAATTCAGTATCTGTTACAGTTGATAATTCTGGTAAAGGCTAAAACGGTTTTTTTATTAATCCTTTGGTCATTGTAACAACATCACCGGGAATAAAATTATCATCTGATACCCAATCATATGTAACAGTAGCCTATGATGAATCAGCTAATGATGTCGATGTAGTTTGTTTTAGTGGAAACCCAAATGTACCATAGTTCATTAAAAATCACCGCCAAATGAAAGAATATTATAACTCTGTCCAACATGAGTTGATGCATATAAACTATAACCAGATGGAATAACAATACCCAATGTAATGGTAGTTTCAAATGATTTTATAGTTGAACTTATTGTTATTGCCGACACTAATATTTCTGTTAATAGTGAATATATAGATCCATCATATAAAAATAATCGTACTATATCATTTGTGGTAGTTGTAGTTGCCTTAACTGTTACACTATCAACTCTTGACCCATTTGTACCAGCACTAACAACATTAACAAGTGTTCCTGTACCAGTTAAACTAGTATTTGCTACTGAAATTTTTCCTATTCCTACTTTAGGAATCGCTGTATATTGTGGACTGCTTGCCATTTAATTAACCTATTAAATTATTCCTAGTGCCATTCGTAATAAATCTACTTCTGGAAATGTACCAGAAGTTCCACCGGAACCACCTCCAATCTCTATAATATTATTATCAGTATGTTTAGTGAATAATTTTTTATCGTTCGTATTTACTGCCAATTCACCAACAACTAAATCTGTACTTGTTGGAACTTTTCCGGGGGTTGGTGTATGTTTTGTAATTATAATCATTAAAATGTACCTCCATCTAAAATACCAGTGCCTCCACCATCACCGGCTTTCTATGTGTTTGATGTTGAATCATACATCAATATTTGTCCATCTGTCGGAGCAACGCTTAAATCAACATTTAAAATATCATCTAATTCAATTTCAATTATATTATCAGCAGCTTTCTAATTATCACTTGTTGAATCAAATTTTAATATTTGACCTTCAGTTGGCGGGACACTTAAATCAATGTCAGAAATATCATCTAATGATAATATAAATGTATTTTCACCGGGTTTCTAACTATCACTAGTAGCATCATAAATTAACGTTTGGCCATCTATGGGCGGTACACTTAGGTCAATATTTGATATATCTTCAAATGATATATCAATTAAATTTTCTCCTGCTTTCTAAGTGTTTGAAGTTGAATCATAAATTAAAATTTGGCCACTTAATACACCACTTGAATCCACATCAATTAAATTATCAAGTAATATATCGGGTAAGTTTTTAAGTACATTTTTATCAATTTGTTGTTCAGCCATACTACCATCCTAATTAAAATTATATATAATTAATTGTATTGTTTTTCTATATGAATAAATCTATTATATAAATGATCACCTAATAACATTCGTGGATCATTTGATTGTTTTTGTAAAATTGGCCGTATTGTGTGCATACCATCTAAACCCCACGCAGTAAGATCATCATCATGAGTATCATTTATAATATTATTAATGTCATAATTATAAATAGGTAATTCTAAAAATGTAGTTATATTATTTAATATATCATATGGATTATTTACAAAATTATCATAATCAATTAAGAGTATCCTATCAGATGCAATTAATTTAACATTTTTTAAACCTTCCATACAATCTTTTACCATATTAAACCACATTTCTGATAATATACTATCATCTGTAATTTTAAGATGTTTACCTTTTAGCATTCTTATAAAATAACAGTCAGTGTTATCTTTTATCAATCGTAACCACGATGCCATTATACTAGGTAAATCTCTGGTAGTGACAACCATCTTAACTTTTTTATTAAATAATATTTCAGACGCTTCAATATTTTTCATCCATCCTCTATTTTTATCAATTATAATATTTTCGGGTCGGTGTTGCCATGATGCAGCAATCATTGCCCTTGTAATATTTGTCAATTGTTCTGGAAAAGGATTTGCTTTTACCGATGGGGCATCATACCAAGCATTTTGATTAGCTATCAATAAATCTAACATTGGGCTTGTGGGTGTCACATATATACCCGGATTTTGATTTAAAATTGAGGCCAATACAGTTGACCCAGATCGAGGCAACCCCGCTAAAAAATAAAAAGTTTTCATTTATATAATCTCCGTTTTATTTAATAATAATAATTCTTGTGCAATATATTCAAGTGGATCTGACCAATCTTTCCATTTGGTTTGTGGATATATTCTTGTGGTTTTTCCATACCATTTACTAGTATGATTTTCATTTAAATTTAACCATGGAAAGTATGTACATATTGGTGGAATAACTACACAATCAACTCCCATTGCAGATGCTGTATGAGCGGTACTTGTACAAGATGTAATATTTAATTTAGCTAATGATTGAATAGCTAATGTATCTTCCCATGATTGTATATCATATAATATATAATCATTATGAATACCAGCGGTATCATCTAGTTGTAATGAAATAATGGGTATATCAGTTTTTTCTCTAATTGTATTTATTAATCTATCAATTGGGACGGTCCTATGTAAATCATGATCATAAAATGGATTGCCTGACCATTTAATAGTAATAAATTTATCAGGTAATAGTAACTTCCACTTATCAATATATTGTTGAGATGGTTTAAAATATGACCCGTTATATAATTCAAATTCTTCTATATTTAATAACACTGATAACATCATTGATTCACAATATACATAATCTTGTAGTGGATCAATATTAGATTCTAAACATGCATTAAATCCATTTCTTTGAAATAAATTAATCAATTCAATATTATGACCAATCCAAATGGCATCTATACCTTTATTTTTTAAAACACTCATAAATCTAACATTAATAATTTCATCACCGATTCCACCTTCTGCAAATATTAACAATGTTTTATCGGTTACACCTCCATCCCATTTATCATAAAATCTATTTATAGATTTCCAAATTCCTATATCTTTACCACCGACTACAATATTCCTCATCCCACTTTTAAAATCACCATTTGCAATTTCAAATGTTCCCATGTTAAAACGGATTTTTTTATGAATTTCATCTGATATATTATTAATATTCAAAAGGTCTAATTGTATTTGATATGATTTATTAAAATCACCTATTAAATAGTATGAAAAACTCTGTTCCATTTGAGTATCATAATCCGTCTTTACTAATTCATAATTTAAGTTAGAATAGAATAATGATTTATAAGGTTCGTTGAGATGATTATACACTTTTGCTAAATTTGCACGAATTGAATATAACTGTTCTGTTGATGTTGCTATATTTAAACAGTTTTCTAGCATAGCTATTGAATCATTATAGTCTTTAATCTTTTCAAATAACATACCCAACTCATCATACTGTTGTAAATTTTTTGCATATTTAGAAAATGTTGTTAATATTATTTTAGCAGTTTCTAATTCATCGACCTTACTTAAAAAATCTATAATAGTTTGTAAATGCATTATATAACGTCCTTAATTGGTGTAATAATAATATGGGTTTCTAATGTAGTGTTTATAAACTCTCTACATAACCTAATATTTTGAGTTTGGGTGTTTGTTTTAAATATTTCATTATAAAACGAATCATATACATAATCAAATGCAACAATTTCAAAATCTATATTATAAATAATACCGAGTGTAGAAGAAGATCCCCCTCTATCAATTTCATATTTATTATATTTTTTTGAAAAAAGACGCATACCTTCAACTGTGATGGGTCTTTTATGGGTTGGATCATTATGGAATACTTCATGATTATGATGTGGGGCGCGGATATCGATAATTGCTCCATGTTTACATATTCTATACAATTCTTTTAAAACATGAAAATATCCATCTCCAATATGTTCTAAAATATGATGTGCTATTACTTTATCAATAGAACTGTCTTCAAATGGGAAGATGTCATTTTCTAAATCAAATAAAATATCAGGATTACAATTGAAATCAGCATCTAAGTTTATGTAATCTTTATATTTTTTATAACCAGATCCGATGTTTATGTTCATTAATTATCTCCATATGGTATAGTATAAAAACTATATATATCAAGAAATATATTTAATCATTTAATAATAACACAGTCTGTCCCCAATCAGCGGAGACATCTTTCTAAGTTGTTAAACTACCAACTTGAGTAGGTGAAGAGCGACTTATTATATCATTTAATCCTAATTCACCATTACCATGATAACCAAACGCCTACAGCGTTCCGTTGGTTTTAATTGCCATGGTATGATATAATCCACATGAAACCAACTTCCAATCAGTTAAACTTCCAACTTGTACAGGTGAAGAATAAGGGGTAGTATCATTTAATCCCAATTGACCTTCATTATTATTTCCCTAAGACTATAAAGTACCATCATTTTTAATTGCTAATGTAAATGTTGAATAGCTTCCGCATGAAACCAACTTCCAATTAGTTAAACTACCCACTTGTACTGGGGAAGACCGATTTACTATATTTTCTGAGCCTAGTTGGCCACCGTTGTTCCATCCCTAACTCATCAAATTAAAACCACCAAATCTATCAATGATATATTGTTCAGTTACATAAATTGAATCTAAGTCAGAGTTACAATAATAAGTATTATTGTAACCAATAAAATTACTATTTTCCATCTTTATTTATCTTCTAGTTTTTGTTTTAATATATTAACTTCTTGATGTAACTCATTGATAGCATTTACTAAATATCCTATAATACCATTATAATTTATAGATTTATTTTCTGTTTCAACAACTAAAAATGGTAGTATATTTTCTACATCCTGTGCTATTAAACCAGAACTATGATTTTTAGAATCTTTCCAATCAAATTCTACACCTTCTAACTGATTTATTATATAAAGCGCATCTTCTATTGGTTGTATATTTTCTTTTAATTTTTTATCTGATAATGACGTAAATTGAGTTGCACTAAAATTTCCAGTTGCGGGATTAAATGTTAATTTAGTAGAACTTGTATATATATTAGATACAGTACCAGATGATATTGATGCTACTATAGGATACCAAGCAGCATCGGTTGTACTATCATTTATAAGTACAACCGATGCTGCTTCAGATAAGTCTCTAATTATAGATTTACTTATTTTTTGTTTCATATATCAATATACCACAATATTATTCACAATACAAATTTGGTGATATAATCCATTGAAATACTTCAGTTGATGTCGCTGTTCCAATTAGTGGTTTTGCTATTATTTGAACATACTCACCCGGACTTATAAGAAGTGGTGCTTCAAAATCGAACTGAATTGGCGATGCTGCATATCCTACCGGTGATGCAATCGGGAATGTTATTACACCAATTGGTTGTATTCTACGAGCTTTGACAGTTGCAGTTGCGAAACTTGCAGATTCAGTGGCTGCTAATGTTAAAGTTGTTCCACCCTATGCTACAGCTACTGCAAATGTAGTAGCTGTTGTGGCAACAGCAACAACTGCATTAACACAATCTACTTTAATTCCTCTTAATTTAATTGTTCGTGGAGTCTGTGCAACGCCACCGACTGGATTTAAATAACTAGCTATAATAATATCAGTTGCGGATGTTGCAGGAGCGTTCATTTGGAAAATACCTCCTAAAAATGCCCCCAATGCCGCTGTAGTATTTGTTGCTGCTGCTGCTGTAGGTAATGCAGTATTAGCCCATTGGACTTGTGGGGAACCAGCAGTACCACCATTCATCTGCTGCATAACAAGACCAGCACTGGCCATCTGGCCACTCTATGTCATATTAGAGGAAATATCCATTAAAGTAATATTTACATTAGCAATCATTACTTTCATATTTGGAGATGTTCCAATTACAGCATTATTATATTTAGTACAAAACCATGGTAATGCCCCAGTAATAAACGGTATACCAGTTGCAGCATCTCTATTTAATGTACCATATAAAATATCATTGATCTAAAATTCTATTTTATCATAACTAACAACTAATACAAATTTTTTAGTAGTATTAAAAGTTAATTCATTAGCATTCATTAATAGTACTTTATCAGTAACGCCACTATTATATTTTTGACAACCCTTCAATCCAGCATCAGTATATTCAAACTACACACCATCAATTGGTTCATTTGCAGCATTCGCTACGCCCAAACCACATAAAAATGTTTCATTTGCAACTGGATATCTATCAACCATTATTACAAATTCTACAGCGAGTGGCGATGTTCCAATCAAAGGAAAATATCTCTATGTTTGTAATTGTGCATAGTTACCAGATACTGTAGATGTTCCCGCTGCATTTATATTCAAAAATCCAGCAGATTGAGTTAATGTCATTGTGGTGAATGCACATTTATATAAACTAATATTTTGGGCACCAGCATTAAAGATATCACTAAATAGAACAGTATCAGTTCCAACTCTAGCTCGATAATCCATACTAACTTCATTTGATCGTAATAAAGGAGAGCCTGTTCGTGTACCGGGATCTACTTCGGAAAAATTGCGTACCCCGCCCACTTCCGCTGGTACATCACCGGTTGCTAAGTTTACTTTTAATCTATGAACAGAATCAACTTCTGCACCATTTCCAGTTGTCGATCCTTTAATTGTTGTATCTAATGACATGTTTGATCTCCTATTTATTTCTTATTTTATTATATTATCCAACAAGTGATGCTTGAATTGGATCTAATATAGAATTAATTGCGTCTTTAAAGTCTATTGACGTTGGAAATATCTGTTTTCTTAAATTATCAATATAAACTAATTTTGACATATAATCCATTACTTGTGATGATAATTGTTCGGTTGCAAACGCAACAACATTATCTACATCAGATATATCAAAATTTGCTTGTAACTTTACACTATCTACGATAGTTGTGTTGTCATCAGCATATATATTTAAAGTAGCAAAAATACTACAAATATTGTTACCTTGATATTTATAATCTCTATCTTCTATTTTTGGAATCATTTTTCAAAACCTTATATTTAATAATTAATTTATTTTATTAACATTACTAACCAATTAACATCGAATTTTGTGATCTATTAGTTTCAGTTATATTATACATTTTTGGTTTTTCTTGATCAATATATAATACTTCTGATTCAAACATCTGGTATGGATTTTTCTATAAAGAATCTAGTTCCTATGTCGGGGTATGATAATTAACAAAATCAGTGTTATAAATATAAAAATACCCGATTGTTCCTTTAAATACCCCTGTATCTGTGCTATTATTACCAAAAATCTATGGATTTGTAGTTATTATATCACCATACTCCGGTTCGTCTGATGCTTCTATCATAACACCATTTAAAAATGATATTGTTCCCTGTAATGTACGTATTAATTGCCAGTGTTGCTATTGGTCGTAATGTAGAGCCGTATTTAATTGATTTAATGATGATAGTCCCATTGTAAAATCCATATTAAATGTAGATGGGCCTACCTAAAATAAAGCTATTTCTTGTGATCCGTTGCCAATAATATATGAATTTGCTTCTGTTTGATATATATCTGGTGGTCTAAACGAAAATAAAATTGTATAGGGGCCAATTAGTGAACCTAACATTTTAAATGTATTAGCTGGATATACTAATTTATCAGTATCATTTGTAAAACAAACACCATCTGGTGTTAATATATTACCATAAGGTGTACCAATTATTCCGTTGACACTTTCTGTAAATGAATCATTAAATGTATTACAATATACTAGATTTTTAACAGACTAATGGCCATCGGTTCTTAATTTTGTACCAGATGGAGGTTTAGTATCCTATTCTTTAATATATTGTTTATATGCCGCCATTACACAGACACACCATTCTTTCTCATATATACATAAGGTGTATATGTACCAGCAGTGGTTCCACCTTTTCTAAATTCGATTCTAAATTTATAACAATTAGATATTACTACTGATTTTTTATAATTGCCACTAGATGAATATGCAAATACTCCTGCTATATATGGTATATTTTGTGGAGCTTCAGAAGTTTCATCTAATGTTTTCACAACTCTGTACCAAACATCGGTTCCACCTGCACCAAAAACCACATTAATTTCTAAATCTGCAATTTCACCGGGGTTTAATGTTACCCACTCAGTATAATGATTAACATCTACATAATTAGCATCAATATTTGTGATCTCACTTAATTCGGCCCCAACTCCAGTGAGGGTCGTTTTATTAGACTATGCCATTTTTATTCCCTTTAACTTAAATTAAATATTTTACTTCGGTTTGTTTTAGTGATTTGATAATTATATGGTCTTTCTTGGTCAATATACAATACTTCGGGTTCGTACATTTGATATGGATTTTGCTATAATAGTGTCATTTCTCTTTCAGTAAGAGTTCTATTATAAACTAACATATATCCAATAGTACCTTTAAATGGATTACTATCATCTATAACACTATTACCAAATGTCATACTAGATGTTGAATTAATATACCCACCATTCATATCCATTACTTGCGTTGCCATTTCACAATTTATATATATACTTTTATAAGTAGCGGCCCGTATAGAAATCCATTGCGTCTACTTATTATAACTATCATTATAAGCAATAACAGAAGCGTTGCCAGCATAATAAAAATCCAAATAAATATATTTTCCTAAATTATAAAATGTAATGTCATTACCATCAACAGCTAATAACTTCATATTTGGTGTCTATTTTTTAACATCAAATTTAGTAGTTACAATAACAGTGCTAGTTTGATTTAGTTGCATAGGTTTTATATGTGGTGGATATACCAATCTATCAGTATCTTCAGTAAATCTTACACCATCTGGTGTTATTATATTACCAGTTGGATCACCAACAACCCCAGAAATACTTTCCATTAACGATTCATTAAACATATTACAATAAACTAATCCTTGTGTAGACTAATGATTATCTGTTCTAATTGGTATATGTGATGGTGGCTTACAATCCTACTCTCTAATATATGTTTTATATGGTGGCAAGTTTCATCTCCTCTTAATCAGTCTATGCCTAATTGATAGTAAAATGTCCTTCTAATTTATGTTCTGATATACAATATATAGTAAATCCAACACCAGCAATCGGAGATGTACAAACTAATTTTGTAAATAATGCTAAATATCGGTGGTCACTCTCTGAATGATCTTCCGATGTAGAATCAGCGGTTATCTATGCTGTAATTTTAGCAGTAGATGTTATATTAGTTAATGTATCTAATATAATTGTGGCTTCATTTTGACCGGGCTAATCACCGAAATTTATAGTAGCAGTTCCAATTTCTGATAAAACTATACCAGATGTGTCATCACCAATAACTAATGTTTTTGCAATCTACTGGCCGCTCGTAGAATCCTATGATAATATTTGGTCTTCAGTTGGAGATGGAGCATTAACATTAGTTAGTTCATCTAATGTACTAGCTCCTCCACCACCGCCTACTGATATATTATTAAAACTATATGCTGTAACATTTTCTGTTGTATCTGGTATAAAACCAAAAACTAACTGATTTGTACCATTTGGTTGTGTAAAATCTCTTTGAACTATACCATCTATTGTAGTTAATACTTTACCAACCGCTTTAGATAAAGTAAATGTAGTAGTTCCATTTCCTGTAGTATCTAAAACAGTTTCGATACTTTCTATATTTGATACCACATTAACCTAATTGGTAGTATCTGAATCATATAATAATACATTTCCATCTGCAACAGAACTAATGTTGACATCAAGTAAATCATTTAAATAAGACGCACCGCCACCGATACCACCAACATGAACATGATCTGCCCTTGCTGCATAATTAGATATACCAGCGTCTGCTACACTACCATTTGGTTGAATTGTACCATCGTTGGAATTTAAACCAGTAATACCATTGACGGAAGTAGCCGTTAAACTACCAACTACTTCCGTCTGTCCCAATATTTTAGGCATTAGTCAATCTCCTTTAATTATCCTATTACAACTACTCTATATTGATTTACAGTTGGAGCTACTGAGAATACAATTGAAGCAGTATTAGCATCAGTTAACATAATATCAGGATACACTACAGAATTTCCAGCTTTTTCATATACCGTAATTTGAACATCTAATGTACTCAAACCATGTACAACTGGAATAGTAGTCAATGAACCATTACCAATGTCAGCAGAATAACGAGTCATAAAACCTAAATTAGTTTTAGCTCCAGCCGCTGTAGTTGAACCTGTACCACCCTGTGCAACTGTTACTGCTGCTGCTGTGCTTAACAATGTACCAGATGTCGGAAAAGTTACATTTGTTGCTCCAGTAGCAGTTAACATTAAAGTATATGATCCAGCAGTAGATAATGTTGCACCGTCTGCAATAGTTAATGTAGCTCCTGATGTTGGAGCAGTAATAGTTACCTTATTTATAGATGTAGCAGTTGCTACTCCTAAAGTTGGCGTAACTAATGCAGGTGAATTTGATAATACAACAGAACCAGTACCAGTTGAAGTAGTAGTTCCAGTACCACCTTTTGCAACAGCTAATGTTCCAGAAGATGTCATATTAGCAAATACTAAGTTTGCTTCATTAACATCCAATGTAATATTATCTGCATTATTAGTAATACTTAATTTAGTAGAACCAGCGGCAATAGATTTTAAATTGATTACATTTCCTGTTTTATCTCTAAAGATAGTACCAGTTCCTGCCCCTACATTGGCAGCAGTTACAGTACCGGCGGCAGAAAACTGAGCAAATGTTACATCAGTTGTTCCAAGTGTACCACCAGCATCAACGGTACAAACCTAACCAGTGTCTGCATAAGTTGTACCTTCTTCAATAAACACATATGCTGCAACTAATTCATTCCACGAATCAGCATCAGTAGCTCTTGTCTATGCTGTAGCAGATACTATATAAATACCATTAGCAGAAGCTGTTCCTTGATCTTTTACTAATACTCTATCACCTACAATTAATGAAACACCATCAACTGTTTGAGTATTTGTTAAAGTAATAGCACCCGTAGTTGCAACACGAACAGATGCTTTAGTATCAAGTCCCTGTACAGCAGAATCTACATAATTTTTAGTAGCAGCGTCTTGAGGATTGGTAGGATTAGCTAAATTAGTAATAGCTTGTGAATTTAACGATACCGCCCCAGTTGGTGCTGGTATATTATTTAATAGCGGAATAAATGAACCGTCTAATCTACCACCAGCGGGGGTAATTGGGATAACTCCAGCGGCTCCGCCTGATGTAGAAGCAGCACTTGCTGGATTTTGAACCACTAATGAACTTGCATTCAGGGTTGCAACACCAGAAGCAGCACCTAGTAAATCATATGTTACAAAATACTTCTAGGTGCTATTCATATAAACGCCGGTACGTTTTAATGCGGTATCGTAGTAAATTAAACCTTCATAACCAGTAGGTGCCGATCCTAGATTATGTAATTTTACATTTTGGATTTCATTTAATGTTAGATTAATATTATTTAAAAATTTCATGATAAGTATGCCTCTCCAGTAAAGTTTGATGAGAAATAGACATTAAGTCTATTTAAGTCTATATGTTTTATTGTTCCATATACTTCTTCCTTATCCATAGATGAATCAATTATAACTACGGAAGGATATTTATTTAAATTATGTTCAATATACTACGTATCCAATGATATTGATTGAATATGATGATAACTAGTGTCTACTCCAATATCAGTATTATCTAATCTGATATAAATTTCATCAGCACGGCTTTCATTTAAATATTGGGGATGATCATCATCACCAAGTCCTGTTAATAAGCCGTGATCCGCCGCTTCACCGGGTTCACCTTTATCACCCTTTGGTCCTTTTATACCACCAACTACAGAATATACTTGTAATTTTTTATCAGCTATTGGCACAAATCCTAAATATAAATAATCAGAATCGTTTCCATGAACAAAATCATATTGTAATATACCATCTAAAAAAACCATCACATTATATGCAGTGGTATCTAATGTATAATTACTAGTAGTTCCATCAGTAGTTGTATCCAAAACGCGATTAAGTGTTGCTATTCCTGTTGTGGTAGTTTCGCCAAAACAATATGCAATAATTAAATCATCGGATGCAGGTGTAAATCCTAATACTAATTGATCTGTTCCATTTGGTTGAATATAATTTGTTTGTAATAAACCATTAACAGCAACTAATACTTTCTCAACAGGACGAGATAGAGTGAAGGTGGTTGAAGTACTATCACCGTGTTGTGATAGTACTATTTCAACCCCATTACCAAAAGAGATAGTATCCGTTAAAACATCAGGCGGTAGTGTATCTCCTTTGTTAATTTCTCTAAGTATACCATTGTATATTGCTAGTGGTCGTTTACGTGCCATTATTTTTTAAACCAAAAAAACAAAGATTATGCTAATACAGTAGGCATTCCGCGTTCAAAATTAACTTCAGTTGGACTAATTGCAACACCTACTCGCTGAACAACATTTCCAGATGCGCTAGGTGGTGTAGATGTACCAGCACCTGCGGTTGTTGCTAAAAATACATCCCCTGCAACTTGTCCGGTTAATTGATTATTAGTTCCTTCAAAGTATACAGTTGCTAAATCATCGGCTGCAAATGCTGCCAATACAAAGCCATCGACAAATTTTCCTTCAATAGTTCCATCCGCTTTACGGACTTTAAAAACTGTTGAGTCACTATAAACATTAACGTAATTACCAGCACCCAGAGCCTCGCCAGCCACGATTTGTTTAGTATCCGCACCAAGACCCACGGGCATCAAAGATTCGTCCAGACGGCCCTGTGCATTCAACCCAACACCTTTACCAGCATCACTTGCACCAGTACTTGTTACTAAAAATCCTACTTCTTTATAAGAAGCGCCATTGTTCTTTAAATATTTATCAGCCATATAATTTACCTTTCTATAATTGTCTGAGGATCAAATAAAAATGATTTGTTATCTTTTGGATAACCTAATACTACACTAGCATTGGTTATCGGTTCTACTTGTGTAATTAATCCATTATTACTTAAATATAACGGACCATTTATAAAATTAAAACTTACATCATCAATAATACCAGCTAATCTAACTTTTAAACTTGCACCAATTGATGCTGCATTTAATGTAATTCCCATTTGGCCAAAATAATTAGTTGTGTTATCCGCATATGTTGCACTATTATTAAAAACTATTACAACTCTACCTCCTCCGATATCAGTAGATGCTAATACTGTTGTATCAGTAAATTCAATTGTCCCGGTTGTAGTAGTTGAACTATTATGTTTAATCTATAATCCACCGGCTCCATCTTGTACTTTTTGATAAATATCATGTGGATTTTGTGATTTATCTAAAAAAAATGTTCCAGATGGACAATTATATAATAAAGTTTGACCAGCAGTTGCACCATTAACAACATTATTAGGATCACCTATATAACCTAATTGAGTATCATCTGGTAAAGATGTTGCGTTATGGAAAACAATGATCCGGCGTTCTAGTTCGAATGCTAATTCGGCGGTAGTTGGCATTTATTACAAACCCATTAAATATATTATTAAATTAATTATATTTACTATTTATATTAATCATGTTTCCTCTATAGTTATTGTGCTGGCCGCTGATGAAGCAGCCGCCGCCTGAGAATCTAAAATATAAATAGTTGTTGGATTATTATTTAATGCACTAATAGTCTATCCACCTACAATTGGTGCAACTGATCCAATTGGGGAATATGCCATAGCTGTTTTAAAACTCTATGAAAATACTAAATTTGCAATACTTGTTACAGCGGTCCCTAACGTACAACTGGTTCCAAAAGCAGGTAATGGTAAAATTCTCGATCTAAATCCCCTAACAATTTGGTTTCCAGTAATTATTGCATCAATTTTAGCTTTATTAGTTGGTAATATAGTAGCACTCTATGGAGCCGTTCCTTTTATATCACTATCCCTAATAGATATTGTTCGCTGCTAATTTTTATTAGAACCAGTAAATGCACCAGCAACCTATATACCAGAAACTGGTATATTAAAAGATGGGGCTGATAATAGATTTTGATTACTAGTAGCATATATAGTATAAGTGTAACCGGCTTCAGTAGATCTTAAATATGATTCAGAATGATATACATTCACAGTAGGCGCAATATCTGCAACTTCTACTATGAAATTTGCTGTTGTAGAAGTTGCATTTGCAGAACGAGTAGCTACAACTCTAATATTATTTACAGAATCATTATATGTTCCGGGATGAGTACAAGTTATAGTTTTTGACGCAGCATATATAGTTGGAGATGTAATTGTAAAATTTCCATTTGGAGAAGAATATGTAACACCTGTATAATTAGAAATAGTAACATTTATGTTACCAGATTCTGTATTTTTAAAAGCTCCCTGCCCCGATGGGTATGTAGTGGCATTAACAGTAATAGTAGGAACTAAATCACATCCTTTCATTACCTGTATAGTTTCCGTAGTACCATATACATTGGAAATTATATAATTACTAGCAGTACCAAATAAATTTCTTGCTCGTAATTGTATAGGTAATAATTGGGCAGTGTTGCCTACATATTTTGTGGATATTGTAAATGTGGCGGTGTGAACTGTTCCCTATGATAATTCAGTTGAAGATGTTAAAACTGTCTTAGATTGTGATATACCATAATCCATAACATCTATTTGGGTGGGGGCAGTTCCTGCTGGATCAAATGTTACACGAACTGTCAATGTATCATTTTGTTTAACTTCGGTTTGAGTACCCGGATATCCATTAATAAATCTGATATCGGTTATAGTTGGGGCCATTGCGGCTCGATTGACTTGAACAGTTGTACTTTTCCCTGTATTCGAAGTTAGTGTAACCGTTTTTGATGATGCGACTGTTATTGTAACAGACCCTGAAAATAATCGTCTATCATCTGCATATTGTGTTAAATTAGTACACGTTATTCCATCTACTGTAATAGTTGGAGACTATAATGTTGTAGGTTCTGCAATAAAAAATATTGTTACAGTTTGATGATCTGTTGTAGCAGCAGTTAAAATATAATTAGCAGGGACAGTATTGGGAATATATGTTTTAGAAGAAACAATACCCCCAGATGTAATATTTGTTACCTAAACATTACCCGCGTTTATTAAATTTATTGTTGTAGAATCCCCAGATCCAGTTGAATCTACATTAACATTATATTTAGGCTGATATCTTAACATTAAATGTCCCTATACTATTGACTTTTATTAATTAATTACAAAAAAAATAGCCAGCACTATTAAGTGCTGGCTATATATTTGAAATATTATTATTTTTTATTTAACCATAATTATTACTTTTAGAAATTGTTATATATTGAGTATTTTCATCTTTGGATGAATGTAAATCAAATATATTATATTGATCATTAATTACTTCTATGGCACGTTGCTGAGATTCATGTAGCAACTCTCTTTCGTTATATTCTATCCATGCAAAAGAATCTACTTCTGGAAATGGAATGGGTACACTCGTAACCATACTTGTACATTTCAAGGTAGTTACATCTATTGTGTCATTTAGTTGTAACATAAATGTATATAATTGTTTTTTCTTATGCTTATATATAAATGTCCCATGTATCGCACTAATATCTATTAATGGCCGCTGTAATGTATAATAATCAATCCCAGTTTCTTCTAACAGTTCTCTAACAACACATTGAGACACAGTTTCTCCTCGATCTAAACATCCTTTTGGTATATCCAATTGCAATGGATGATGACCCGTTGGATGACATGTAAGTATTTGTTTGAATTTATTTATAATAAAGATACCACATGTTGTTGCTAATGTAATCATTTTTCACACTTTCATTATTATTTCATTAAAATGATGTAATCGAACCATCTTGTATACATAAAATCCATGCTCCGCCATCATGATCCCCGTTTTCAAACTCTCGCTCGGCATCATCATTAAAATAAATGCGAATTGATGATAAATAATTTTCAATATGATCAAAATGTTTTTTAAATGAATCCACTCCATTCCCATAATATGGATCATATTTATTTTGAAAAGCAATGTAGTGAAAGCGTAGGCCCTCTTTAATAATTTTTTCTATACTATATTCACTAATAATAGGATCATTCACGATAACACGTAAAATAGTTTCTAATAAATTATGAAATGTCTGGCCAAAATCATTATCGCCTAAAACAATAGCAACTGATCTAATTAACATTTATTTATCTCCTTTAAAATAGGTATAGTCTGAGCTAATTTAATAACCCAGACTATACCTAATAATTAACAATATGTCAACAATTATAATGCAGCGTTTGCTCTCATTTCATTAAGGGTATATGTTTTCAACATCTCACCATTACGGAATACTGGGATTAGAAGATCACCCTCAACTGGACCGGTCACACCCTGAAGGGTTTGGAAATTACCCGCCGCATCTTTAATCAAAGCAAGCCTACCCTTTTTAGATTTTTTACTACCATCAATGGGGTCTTTAAAGATATCATAACCAACACCATTACGTTGAACAAACGAACCTTTAAAGGCGTTCCTTTGTGTATCACGATTGATTTTCTGATGTAGATTGCCACCCATACCAAGTGGACAGTTTTCAATCGAGATTTTATTATCAATAAAGTTTTGGTAGATGGATTCACCTTCGACTTCATCAATACCATCGCCCCAAATTGTACTAACCTTTGGATTCAATACATCATATCGTTTATTATTTGTATCATACCCAAAAATATTAGCAAGCCCTTTCCATACACCAAATGATGTGGGAACTGGCTTTCCTGAATCTGGCCGAAAAATAATCTTACCATCCCGGTTCAATATACGGTCTTTGAAACGAGGTGTTCCCATGGTTTCAATAAAACGTTTCCAGTTATAACTATCAATTACCATCGCAAGGTTGCCAGTGGGATATTTATTCAACAATTCTTCAACTACATCAAATTCACCAGCTTCACCTTTTTGAGTCATGATAAGATGTTCTGTTGCAAAAATAGAAAACCCTGCATTGAAAGTCGCTCTATCAATAGACGCTCCATAATATTGAATGAGCAATTCCATCGCTGGTACTGTATCAGTTCCTAAAAAATTGAGCAAGTGACCAGCGCCTACTTGTCTGGCAGATTCATGGCTTGACGACCCTCGATAACCAAAATCATGCAGCATAAAAGGAAGAACTTCATCGGGGGTATCGCAACAAATATCAAGAAATCGTTTTTGCATCTGTTTGATATACCTTGATAAACTTGCTCCGGTAGTTCCTGCCCAAACATGGGTAATCATCGACTCAATCGCATTTGATAACACTGGTACTTTGGGATCGGTATTTCTGATCTGCATCATAACATTACCAGTTGGAACAGGGGTTCCTTCGGCAACTGCACAGATTTCAATAGGCAACCGGCCATCGTATTTTTGAAGGATGTAATCCCAACCGGATCGATCAAATGCGCCCTTCTGACCGAGGTGAAGTTCAGAAAGATATTCAGCCCAATCGATTTTAGCTTTCGTGACTTGCTTACCACAGAGATATTTCATACACAAATATTGGAGTGTACAAAATACATTATATTGAAATTTTGCACCATCTCTAGCTTCAAAATAAGAGGATACACTTTCGGTCCCTTCAGAGAACATGCGGTCGCGTCCGAGTTTATAGCTATCGGTTGCAGTCATAACATTAAATTCTTCTACCAAACTTCTCATATCTTGTTCCATTGTATTCACCTTGTTTAATTTTTTTATCTAAGGTTTATTTTACTTCATGTACCATCATATTAATCTTTTCTGAAAACAAATGCAACCTATTATTAAACCATCTTCTGATTATATAATTTCGAATTAAACTAACTGTTGTAAATAAAAAACACAACAACATGTTTTGGCCAATTGTTACATGTAATCCGAAATATGGAAATAATAACATTTGTGTTAATACACCAATAAAATATCCTATGATTACGTTAGTGGATGACTCTATTAATGATCCTAATTTAGTTTGATGCATTATGTAACTCGTAAATAGATTTTGCCAATTCCAAATGTTCTGAATCGACCACATTCAGTATATCAACAATCGAAACCCATCGTAGATATTTAAGATTTCCCAGTGGTTCAGGTGTACCTTCTGTTATATATGCAGTATATAACATGGTTGTCAAATCATCTCGTTCACCTTTAAATTTCCAATCAAAATTACAAAAACTACGTATTGGTTGTAAATTATCAATAGCGATTCCACATTTGGTTTTTACAATTCGATTACACGCCATTTCAAACGTTTCTCTCGGTTGAACCCATCCCCCAATAAAACGATATGATAATTCATCGACCCGTTGCCCCATTAATATATTACCATAATGATCATATATTGCTACATCAATTGAAGGCACACATTGTCCCGGTAAATTTAATGCGGAATAAATAACACCCCGCCTAAATGAAGAATCAAATATTGTAGTTTTAGCAATCTCATTCCGTTTAGCAGTTGCAGAAATGAATTCTGACTGAGTAAAATCAGTAATGACCCATTTTTCATAAATATTATTATGATAATAATTTAAAAATGAATCCCTCCCTCCGCAACATCTAACAGTTTCGTTTTCCTTAATATTGTTTTTGATAAGATTATCAAAATTATTTGACCATATGTGATCATCTCTTACATCGTTTATATATAATAAAGTAATACGATGTTTATAATTTCCAAACACTTCAAAAAATGCCTGTTTTCTCATTTGAAATGTTAATGCATTTTTTGCAGTAAATATAATAGGCCGCACCCCTAGTACAATAATAAGCCGTTTATGAGTTTCCAACATTATGTTAATTAGTTCAATATGAGCATCGTGAAGATCATCGATCTGAATCCTCATTCCACATACACCAACATCCCTAATTATAACATTATATTTATTATTCATAATAGTTTGTCCTCTATATAAAAAAATATCCACCGATATACTAACTTAATAGCACATCAGTGGATATTTTACAAGTTAAAAAAATATTATCAGCGCGGTTTAATAATATTTTTGGCCCAGCTTGGAACACGAATCTTACAAAAGAAATACGCCTTTTCCATCACAAAGTCACCGTTTGGTTTTCTGAGATATTTACGGGTTTTCTTATCCTTCACTTTAACCATGATGGGCCGGGTCAAGCAATCCTGAAACTGGTCAATGATGTCCTTAATAGTATCTTCATACTTTGGGGCAACATCATCAATAATATCAAACCCCGCAACAAACACTGCACCACCTTCCATCCGAGCAATGATGCGTTTATGTGCTTCGGATTTCAAAAACCGATCCTTCTGATTACAGAAGGCAACTGAATATTTCATTTTTTTATCAACCGGATCATATGCATATCCGATTGTAGCTACGCCCTTATGATCAGGCTTTCCAATTACATCACCAAAATAAACGTATCGCAATCCTTCCATTGTTTAGTCTCCATCAATTAGTTATTGATTATCGTTGACTTTTTATTTTGTATAACACTAAATTGTGTTAATTACAATTTTATTTTTTTTTTAAATTATTTATGTTAATATAAGCTGATCCACCCCGTGAGCCGTAACAATAAACGAATGGTAAATCACTTTCTCTGATTTCCATAACAGTAACAACTGTATCGTTCATAAAACGTTCATCAAACCCACAGACTACTCTATAACTGTTATTTATTTTAATATCTGCTATTTCCATGTCACCTCGTTATGTAAACTTTACCATCCTTTCGCAATTCAAGCATTGCGGCATGATATCGTTTCATTTGTTTAAGATGCTTTTCCTCAACCGAATGTAATCTGAATATATCAGAATTATCACGTAAGTCAAGTATTTTCACCTTTCTACCGATTATATTTTTCTTTGCACGTTGTATATAATCTGCATAAGGTTCACCTTTACGATGGGTAACGGAATCAAGCGCCTCAATGATATCATCAGGAAACCCTTCTTCCCTAAGATATTCAAATGTTACATTTAATAAACTGTTTTCATCAGTATCTTCGATGGTATCATGAAGAACACCAACTATTTTCTCTTTAAGTGCCTTGGCTCCACCCATGATACGGAGAGGGTGTAATATATACGGTACACCCGCTTTATCCATTACCCCAGCATGAGCAGTTACAGCAATGCGTATAGCGGTTTCAAGTAAATGTAATAAAAATTTATCTTCGGTTTTCATGATTATATGCTCCGGTTTTTAAAATAATACTTTTCTATACTAAAGAGTCATTATATACTATCGAGTAATTTAATGCAAGTAAATATGATAAAATATAAAAAGTGTTATACTGTTAATATAACACTTTTTAAGTATATGTCAATATATTTTTATTATGCCTAATATTGATTCGATGATTTTGTTATCGTTTGTGTTTGGTTGGTAGTTGACATTTGTTTCTAAACTCTCTAGTCGGTTGCTAAACATTTAGAATAATTATCATTTGGGGGAGTTATTTCCTACGTATATGAATTTATAGCTAATCCATATTTAATTATATTCAACTATGTAAATGACCGATTTACATTGAATATCAACGTTGTATATAATCCTTTTAAATTTGGATACTTATAAGCATTTGTTGGTATAAATTTTGTATTGTTCCACATACCAATCACGTTAGGATATTTATACACATCTTGTTTAAATATAATCTGGGATTGTATAAAAAAACGCATAATAGTAAAATTCAATTGTCTTTGAAACTCGCAACTTGCCTATGTACCCAACATAATTGGATATTCATAGGCATAGTTGTGATTAAAAAACGTTTCCGGTGTAAAATCGGGGGTCTATTCTGCCATTAGTTTATGCGGGTATTAATATATTTGATGTAGGCTGTCCTGCATTATTATAAATATTATGGGTGTTGCTTATTTTATAAAATGAATTACATGCCCCTCCCACTATCATAGAACAACAATCAGTAGCTCCTGCCGTAGGTATCCCAATAGTTGAAATTGTCATATAATTATTCGTTGCCCCAAATGTAGCAAATGCAGTTGTGTTGAGCTGATTTAATCTATTATAAAAAGATGCAACCTTTGTTGCAGTTGGTATTGGTATAATATAATAACCTTTAAATGGATATACACAATTTAAATAACCGGTTCTAGTATAAGGTGATGTAGCTGCAAAATTGACAGGAACTATACCATCGGCTAGTGTAGTCGGTAATATTCCATTAATTGATACTGCTGCCGCTGAATAACATAAAATTATTAATGACCCATCCTAAAACATAAAACCGCCAGTACTTGACACTGTTCGTTGTGTAGGTAATGTATTGGTTGATGATCCATCTGATCCTAATATTTTAAACAATCGTAAATCATTGATATTTGAACTAGCTGATATTGGCATAGCCGCATATACATATCCATCATAATCAGCAGTACATAATGCATTCTATGACTGTGCAATAGCCATTGTATATGTAGATGTATAGGTTCTAGCTACTGTAAACGTCGTATTATTAATAATATCCAACTTAGGTGTTGTGCTAGTAGTTCTATGTGATGCATAAACAAAATCATCATCTACTTCTAATGCGGAGGTTCCACCAGTCCCACATGCTAACGTAGTTAAAGTATCATCAGCAACTGTCAGTCTTGTTACACCAGATGCTGTAGAGAAATATAAATACAATCCTCCATCATATTTAACATCTTGAATAGGAAGTGATGCGGTACTTAATGTAGTATATACACCAGTACCAAGATCAAGTTTTACAATACCACCAGATGTTGCCATGTATGCAACTCTACCTTTAATCAATTCTACTTTATTAACCGTATAAGCTGGACCGCCAATAAATGCGGTTGAAATTAATCCATTTGCAACAACTGAGGGAGTGTCTGAATAACCACCAGAGATTGGTAAAATGAATGTGTTGACATTTGTTCCATCTGTACTAAAAAAGTTTTTATCAACATCATAAGGAATAACAACTGTATCTAATACAGCCCCAGTTGGTGGAATTACAGTCAATCCATATATTCTACCGGTTGGATATGCTATAGAAAATCCTCCCAATTTTAATGAACTTGCTATTTTTTTACCACCATCCTAACGATATCCATGATTAAATGCGCCTAAATGCCCATTATGACTATTATCAACAGCAGTTAATCCACCTGTTACACCATATAATGTAAATATACTATTATTAGGTGGATACATTCCAAATGCAGTATGTATTGTAAATTCGGTTATAGCGGCAAATCCAGTATTCCCTGTCCGTGTTCTTGGAACAGAAAAAACATATGGAAGAGGACCATATGTAGAAGTTGCGGCTGCTAATGATCCTGCCTATGGTTCGCCTATATTTAAAGAGGTTGTCCATCCAAAACACGGATATCCTAGTGTTGCGGTATCTTCAGGGGCTTCCCGTTCAAATTCAAATACACCTTGCTATGCACTCTATTCAGAATTAACATTACCTAAAAATGCAGCATATCTATTAGATGCAAAAATATATAATGTACAATTATCATACTGTAATGGTAATGGGATTGATCTACCATTGGTAAAACATTCATTAGTTGCTACGTGGGTTGTATTATTCTAATTTTCAGAACAACTAGTATACTACTGTTGTTTAGGTGCATCAAATCTTAATATTAAATATTTATAAGTTGGTCCACCTGTTGCTGTATCATTATTTGGAGCAACATATACTTTACAAGTATAACAATTCTTTGAACCTGATACTATAGTGTCATGCAGCGTCTATCCCAGATCAGTTAATGATGTATTTATTGCGGTAATTATATTTGTAGGGCCAACTTCCTCTGTAATTACTAATTGTCTTGAGTTGGCTCCTATTGTATTAAGTGTTACTGACATTTATTTTCCCTTTAATATAAATTATATTTTAATCTAACCGATAAGTCACTTCCCGGCATTGATGATCCTATTTGTTTAATTTCGACCGTAATATAATCAGTTGATAATACATTAATATTATCGAATAATAATATATTACCAATATTATTTGATTGTGTAATTGTTAATATCCTTCCCTCTAATATAGAAACGTTATTCCTTTTTATATCTAAAATTATATTATTTCCTAATGGAGGAGAACTGACCAAACATTGAACAGATGTTAACTAAATTTCTTCCAATGGATACTATCTAACACTATTCATTAATATAGTAATATCATTTGTAATATTAAATGTTATAGATCCACTCTTCATGACATTTTGTGGTGACTATTTATCGCTAATAGAATTATATTTTAGTACTTGATCATTTAAAGCAGGTATAGATAAATCTACATCAACCAGCCCAGCTACTGCATTAACAGCTTCACCAGCTTTCTATATATTATTAGTCGAATCATATTTCAATACTTGACTATCAATAGGGACAGTTGATAAATCTACATCCAATAAATTAACTAATTTTAAATTAGTTTCGTCTGTTAATAACCGATCCTGTAAATCCGTTATATTTTGTGTTAATATATTTAAATGTGAAGTATTAGTGGTATCATAATTTTCTATACTAATAATACGCACATCGTGATTGGAAATTATACTTTCATCTAATTCAATCACATTAAATAAACTCGTAATATCATTTTCAGTTGTAGTATAATCATCTTCTAAAATAGTTATCCTATTTTCATAACTTTCTACAATATTTAATCTATTATCATATTCAGTTGAATCATTTTCTAAAATATCAAGTCTATAATCGAAATTAGTAGAATCTATTGATAAATTATCTAAACGTTGTAGTAACGCTGAAATATCAGCAGTGCTTAGTGGATTCTAAATAGCTCCATTTAAAATATCATTAACACATAAATAACATACCCCTGTTAATATATTTATCCACATGCTCCCACGCGAATAACCATTATAACTACCATCTTTATTTGTAGGTGGTATGATTGCACTAAAGTTATTTTTAGGATTATTAATGATTAATTTACTCATAAAAAAAGACCAGTCTATAATATAATATATTAATTTAAAAAAACTAACATATTGTATTATAAAATGGTCTTATATATGGTGCCGCTGACTAGAATCGAACTAGCATCCATTTAAGGATTGGGGTCTAAACCCAACGTGTATTTCCTGTTCCACCACAACGGCATATATTTTATTTATTATTACAATATACGGCTACCGTATTATGTAATAAAGTTTTATCCAATTTACAATTATTAAAAAACGAATCTACTTGATTAATAATTTGTTTAACATTAGAGGCTGGCTCTCTCATATCCAAATACAAAATAATATCATCTTTAGTAATATAATTTTGTAAATATTTATTATAAAGAGTTTTGATTAAATTTAAATTATTAACCTTTTTATCATTTTTCAGGTTAACAATAATTTTTTTCAATTCAATAACTACAACTTCATCGGGGATATCATTTGACTGTGGCTGAGTATTTTTCAAATTCACAATCAAAAAATTTAAAACCGATTTGATGCGATTATCATCGGGTGTAAACGATGCAATTACATCTGTATAAATTTTATTAAATAATGCCATTTAAGAATACCTTTATTTATAATGCATCATTATTAAATTCTTAACAGCCGATCCATCAACCGTACCTTTCGGAAAATGACTCGTAACCATCCCTACCGCCATCAATCTATTTTTCAAAGTTGAAAAATCAATTGTTTGTAAAAATGCTAAAATTTCATCAGTAGTAGCTTTTTTTGGTAGAAAATTATCTTCGATATACTTCACTTCATCAGAATAATTGACATATTTATTATCACCAAAATCTTTCACTACTTTAGACATAACACCTATAACGGTTTCATCTGAGTAATCTTTATTTGGATTGCGTTGAATTTCAGCCAACATATACTTCAACATTGATGACATTTTCTGATTGCCACCTTTATAATTGTTCAGCATATGCTCATGAATTCTTTCATATATACTCATGATTATTAATTCTCCTTAATAATATATTATTAATTCAGTTAACTTTAAAATACGCCCGTTTTTAATGGGGTCAAATTGAAAGAACTTGAATAAACTGAACCAGTTCCTTCTAGTGATAAAAATTTAGACATTGATTCTGGTTCATATAAACTTACTTTAATATTTTTACCAGCATCTTCGACCAAATTTGAATAAAAATTCGCACCGAACGCCAATTTGGAAATATCATTGGGTAACATTTTAATAAAATATTCCCAATCAATTTCCTTATTATCGGCCCGTCCTTGGACACCATAAGGAAGAAGAACAAAATAATCAACCTTATCATACCAATTTCTGAAAATTTCCATAAAATCATCAATTGATTTTCTATCAGAAATAATAATATGAAAATTCAATTTAATCCGGTTGATATATAATAGGTCTGCTGCCTTTCCCCAGTAATATTTTAAATGATCATGACAGCTTACAGCCACTCCCCCAGAATATAATTGAGTAGCATGAATGATTTCCATTTTACGGGGATCATCGATAAACATACCATTTGTGGTATAATTTGGAGTGATACCCATTTTATGGAACGTTTTTAATAGTTCACAAAAATCAGGATGTTGGGTTGGCTCGCCACCGCCGATAGCGACTTGAAAACAACGCTCATTCAATGTCATTCTACCGAAAAACGAGATAACCTTATCGATAATATTTTCATAATGATAATCCGTTTCTTTACTATCCATGTAACAATATGGACACTTACCAGAACATTTCCCTGTAATTTTTACATCATAAAATTCTGGGTAATCAAGTTCCAGAATTGGCTTGGTTTCATCCAATGCAATACGAATCGTTTTTCCATTAAAATAAATACCTTTGTAATTTTTATCAGGGAAACATCTTGTTTTCAACATTTTTAGTTAATCTCCTTTAACCGTTATAATAAGCGTCACATGACGTTGAATATAAAACTTTATGAATCAATTTTGCAATATTTTCATATTTAACATCTTTGGCAACAATTGAAACACGTGAACTACACTGCATCTCATTTTCCATCGACTCCATCCATCTGGGCTTTGGTAATTTATCATTATATACCGCTTGAACGATATTGTCAATAAATTTTCCCTTAGCGGACCAATCATCTTCTGGTAATGAAAAGTATTCTACATATCGTTCAGGATCATTTTCATCATAATCCTCAACTTCATCTTCATACCGATCCATATATTGATCAGCATCAACATTTAATTTAATATCAAAAATGTCGTCAATATTATCAGTAATATTATTAAATTTAAAAATTTCGGCAATCAACTCACGAACCGGTCCAATACAATTTGCACTACTTGTATAAATTACAGTAGACGAATTTGTAATAACATCAACAAAACTATGTACTTTAATTTTCATATTTAATCACCCATCATATTCCGCATCATGATCAGTTGAATACACTACATCATGTATCAATTCACATAATTTTTTATATTTTTGATCTTTTGCAAAAACCACAACATATGTTTCATCTTCATCTCCAACCTTAATGTTTTTTGCCCATTCTGGCATCGGTTGTAGTCCATTAAACGCATTATTCATTAAGCTCGTAATATAAGACCATCTTTCACTATGATCTAATAAAATACCATATTCTGGATATTTTTCAGGCGAATCGTCTTCCATTTGATCATAAATAGTCTCATATATATCTGCATATCGATTATTATCAACAACAATATAAACATCAAAAATATCATCAACATTTTCATCTACATTAAAAACACGCAACATTTCTGCGAGCATTTCTTTAATAGGTTCTACACACCCATTACTATTCGTATAAATTACAGTAGATGAATTGGTAATAACATCAACAAAACTATGCATTTTAATAAAAAACATTGATTTTAACTCCATATATTATAAGTGGAGCCACTATAGAGAATCAAACTCTAATTACAGGGTTTGCAATCCTGTCACCTAATCATAGAATAGTGGCTTATTTATTTCTTAGACGAGATATCAAACCATTACCATTTACAGTAGTATGTACTTTTTGCTTAGTGCTACGGTAAATGGTAAAAAGTTCTTTCTCTTTTTTTGACTTAATATCTTCAACGACTATAAAATCAATGTACATAACTATTCCATCCGTGGAATCATTAAAATACATTGATTTTATGTCGTTAATCACTGATCAATACCTAAATCTGATTGGTCTGCATAGTCTTTTAAAGTATATGACATATCCAGTTTTGAACCACAGCGAACATCGCGTAAGTTACTCGATACCGAACAAAAAACATTGGTAGTTCCTGCACTTGATGCCGCATATGTCATTGCATTAGCACTTTTTACACCAATATCAACTGCTGTCTGTTTTGCATTAATATTAGCACCCATAAATACAAAATCCCATGAATATACATCCGTCTGATGAACAATCATATCATGTATAGTGTTATGTTTATATTCTTTTGATGCATTTTCAAAACCATCGGTTTGAATCAAAAAAATAATTTTTTCAGGCCGTTCATCTTCCTGCATTTGACTAAATCGTTGGCCCATTGCAGTGATAGTTTTACCAATTGCATCATACATCGCTGTCATTCCACGTGGTTGATACGACAAATGACAAAGTGGATCAACTTCATTGATATTTTTGGCAATATAATTTACTTCATACTGATCATCAAACTGAATCAATGAAAATGTAGCTACACCGGGTGAATTTTTTTGATCTTCAATAAAAGTATTAACTCCACCAATAACATCTTCTCGTACACTACACATTGAACCCGATCTGTCAATAAGTAACGTAATATCACAATAACCTTTTTTCATACCCACATCCTTTTTTTATTTTTTTAGATAATATTATATTATATCAACATTTTTTTAAAATAATCATTAAATCATCACTATATGTATTTTTATACATAACTTTCATATTTGGATGATTGTCTTCAATTAGTTTAATAAATGTACTCAGTGTTAAAAATGTAACATGTTGATTAATATAATGACACCAACTACTATTTCTCGCCATATCTGCATTAGGTTGATATATAATTATATAACTACCATCATCAATTACGTCAACTGCATCTTTTAAAATATCTTTAATATCTTTAACTGGAAAATGTTCCAATATATGAATGAATGTAGTGATTGTTTTTCCTGCAACTTTTTCAATACCTTTTTTGATATCATAAGGTATATACATTATATTTTTTTTATCATATACACTAAAATATAAATCTATCTTCTCTTCATATTTATCTGCAATAAAGTCATATATATGAACATTGTCAATAGGTAAGAAATTTTCAAAATGGGGGAACCCGCCCCCATAACAATAACAATCAGTTACTTTATTCTCAATAATTTCCTTTAAAAATGCATTAAATTCAGTATTTCTTGATAGTTGATTATTAATCATACCAGTATAATGATTTTTATTATTTTTTAAAAACGTCAACACGCCTTGATCATCATCTTTTAAATAAAATCCTTCATAAAACTCACTTTCGAATGACTCCCTATTAATGAGCACCTGTGTTTTACAATTTTCACATTTATGATAATCATTATTTGTAGGACATATTACCAATTGTCCACCACATATTTCACAAACCATAGTTATTACCTTTTTTATTTGTTAATTATATATTATTTATAATAAATGTGCTAATAAAAATCCGGCCCCAAAAGCCACTGCAATCAAGATAATACTGAGCCCTATTAAGGGAGAAACACAATCATATTGTCCACGGGGAGTACCATATTTATTAGCCAAATATAATACAATAATAACAAATAAAAGCCATAATAACCACTGTGGTAAAAACATAATCAATTAAATCTCATTTATTATTATCAATGCCAGTTTGTCTATAAATTATTTCATTTTTCAAACGAGTACATTCATCTGATAATTTATTATTTTTAAAATGCGACTGGTTCATATTATTCCAGTCAAATTCACCGGCAATCGCATCATCTAATACATTCTGTAAAACATATTTTGATAAGTGACCGCAATCCGTCACACCATATGTTACATCACCCGCTCGATATTGTAAAACTCCAGTTGAATAATCATCTTCAACTGATCGGGTCATATTTTTATTATCATTGGCAATTGCAATTGACGAAATAAACAATACAACTATTATAGACTTAATGACGGATACCATATATAATCTCCATTGTAAGGTTTAAAAAATAATATTCGTATTTCAAGATCGGTCGCTTGTTTAATTTCATTTTGGATACCAACCGATATATCCCATCCATCCAACATCAAAACAAAAACTTCCGATGCTTTAGGAATAATATTCTTATAATAATTCTCCCAATACAAATTGTCAATAGGTAATCGCTTTTCTTTTACCAATTTATGAAATTGAATTGGGATCGAAATAGGATAATATCCCTTTTCCATCACCCATATAATAAAATTTTCAGTTTGATGAATTCTTAGATCGATTACATGTTGATCTTTGTGAGTATATGGTGATGAAATATAAATCATGGTTTTGAATCTCGATTTAATTTAAGATAATTTATAAATTGTTCTATATTTTCCTGTAATAATTCAATTTTTTGAATGAAATCATCAACAGTATCATAATTTGTTTTATGAAGTTTGGTCTTACAATGGCAATCGGCTATCTCCAAAAACATTGTGCGTTCCAACCCATTACCATCACCATAATCAACATATCCATCAAATGCAACAACAGAACCAGTTGAACGTGACTCTGGTTTATTTAACCACTCTCGTTTTGAATAACTCATATGATTTTATTTTAAATAAATTAATGAAAATAGCAGCGATATGATTTACATATTATATGAGGTCACGGACACCATGCATGTGCGCCGTGACTCCTATTTAAAGGGCATCTATATTATCTCATATTTTTTAGCTTCTACTAACTTACTCATATAGGGTATCCGTTCCCCAACGGTATATAAGGTCAGTTCCCTCACTATCTAGCGAACACTACTATTTTCATTATTATATATGGTGAGTAATCACCACCATAACCAGTTTATATCCGAACGTCGAGGATTAAAATTGTAATTATCATAATCACCCTGTTTATTGATGCGATTAATTTCATGTTTATCTTTCGCTCGTTTTACTGCTTCTATAGCTTGTCTAAAATGTTTCGGGGCATTTGATAACCATCTACCCCCTTTATCTGAATGAAATTTAGCTAATTGTACTTTGAGTTCTTGGCCTGTTAATGGGGTTTTTTTATAAATCAATGCTTCCCCGTACCAAACATAATCATACTCGTAAAATAACCACGATCTCACTTTACCACGTTTTCTTCTTTTTGTTCTACTCATTTGTATCACCCATTGTTAATTGTTAATAATTTACAAAAAAGTGACACCGCCATTATTTAATATAATCTTGATCATAAAGCTACCCATTTCCTTCATATTCTTCAACTTGATCATTTAATTGATCGATAATTTCTTTTCTACTTTTACGTTTATCTTCAGTTCGTGTTATTGCAACAGATTGAATTTCATGTGTTACTTCACATTCACCATGACCTTCATGGTTCCCTTGACACAATCCACATCGTCCAAAACGTTTTGTACTTCGTAACATTTTACCATTATTCAATGTAATATAACCCATGGTGTATACTTATCAACGTCAATTTTTAGCCGGTTATTTAATAACCGTTACCAGTTTACACTACGTGGAAGTAATTGACATGTAAACCGTAGCGGGAGGCCGGATCGAACGGCCAAGATTCCACCTTATGAGAGTGGTGAGATACCATTTTCTCTATCCCGCAATATATTAATTTATTTATTTAATCGTGGTCTTTTTTTTTAATCTGATTATATTCATCTTCAGTAATTCCAAAATATAAAGGATATCCAGCATTTTTCCAATCATTAATAAATGCTACAAAATCTGTATCATAATAAACCGTTACAGACTCGATTTGTTTATTTGACAATGATTTTGAATTGTTATTTCGTTTCCATATATAATTAAATATACTGAATCTATCAACTTTACGAATAACCACAAACGGTCTAATATATTTAGATAATAAACCGGGGCGGAGCATTACTTGAGTTGTATTACTTAATTTAAAATAATCTTTAGTATTTAATTTATCATCCGATAATATATGTGTCATATCATGATGGACAATTTGATTATCAATAATTGTTCTAACTTGACATAAATTAATATCCACCCGTTTTTCATATCTACAACTAGTTTCAATCCCAATCTTTTGAAGATTTATATCTTTCGGTAAATTAAAATCTTCAATAATCTGCCTTATATATTCCAACCCATTAGAGACTGTTTGATTATCATATAATTCAATATCACCTCTTCCAAGCCCGACGAAAAAAATCATTATCAACCTCTTACTAATTAAAAGTGGTGCCTAATAGTAGATTCGAACTACTGACTAACCGGATATGAGCCGGTCCTTCTACCGCTGAAGTAATTAGGCAGTTGTATTATATATATCATATTTATTATACAATACTTTCATTATGCTTGTCAACATTTTTCTTCATAATAGTTTCACAATTATATGCGACATACCGAATCATAAACTGGCAATTTACGGTGATCGAACTAGCTAAAATAATATTAAATAATCGGCTTTTCCTGAATCCCAGATAACCATAAACTGAGTTGGCGATAATTTTTAATACTGTTTGTGTAATATCTAAATTCTTTATATCAGGGTGATCTTTCGTTAATCCTCTTGTTTCCGCTAATACCTTCATCTGCTTTTTAACTTTCTTTCGTTCTGAAATTGGATATTTAATTAGCTTTCTGAAAAACCCTTCCTTAATGTGAGCAGGGATAAAAACAGCACCCGTTTCAACCAAAACCAAGTCCTTTTTATATATTGTTTCTAATAATGTGATAGCATCTGTATGTATAAATTTTTTAAACACATCATTAACTACATCATATACTTCCATATAAAAATTTTCATTGGAACTAATATATTGTATTAAATCATCACGTTCATAAATATATTTAAGAGCAATATTTTCTGGAATTAGATATATCCATGTATCAGCACTATTATTTGTTGTGTATATGGATGTGGGATACATCCCAGTCGCGTCCAAGTCTACTACATTTAAATATATACCTTTACGAGGTATCTTTACATATGCCCCCGGATATTTTGCAGCGTCCCATATAAAAGGAATTTGGGCCTTTGTTAATTTTACATGTTGTTTATCTTCTAAATCCTCTTCAGTAAATTCTGAAATTATATCATATCTATGATTATCTAAATCTTCAACATTACTAAATAATGTAAATGTTTTATTATTTTCCCGTAATGCAGTAATTAAATCCAGCCGTTCTTGATGTAATAAATTTATTCTTCGATAAATTGCCCATACTTTTTTAGTATAATATGTGGTCACTTTAGCCGCAGAAATACACATTAAATTTTCTTCTTTACACTTTAATGCAATATAACTATCAAGAATATTATTAACTGATAAGGTTGATGCACCGAATCCACGTGTCATCATTTTTTGTTTAAATAATAATTTAATAAATAGTAATTTATCATCAATAAATTTATTTAATAAAATATCACCTACATTATAATTTATAAAATTTGCTGGATCTTGAAGGTATTCAAAATTTAAGTTTGGAATCTCAACTTTAGCGGAAATAACATCATCAGATGATAATAATTTAGCCGCCATCCGATTTAAAGCATATGATGGATAATTAGTTAAACTATAAAATTTAATTAAATGTACATAGTCTAATGATAAGATTTTAGTAGTATAATGTGTGAATGATTCAACGCCCTGTTTACTATCAACAATATTCATAGTTTCATACATTTCACCAAATGATTCTTCAAATGCAGTTGATATGTTTAGCTTTTTACATCTATTACACACATATAATGTATCGAAATCAATACTATTCCAACCTACCAATACATCTACATTAGATATAAATTTTAAATAGTCTGATAATAATGATACCTCGGTTTCAAATATAAAAATTTCGAATTGATATAGTGTGCCATATTCTTTATGAAGTTTTGTTAAAATATCTTGTCTAAGTGCATCTGGTTCTTTATGATTACTATTATTTCGTAAAACAAAAATACTAATTTTATCATCACTTAAATTATAATATGATATTGCATTAACTGGATATTTAGCATATTCGGGGGATGGGAATTCTTTATCATCGTGATAAACCTCAATATCCCAAATGCCTATCACAATATTATTTATATAGTCATCATCATATAAAAAAATATCCTGTTGTAAAAACTGAGTTTCCATTTTATAATCATCATAAATATCCTCTTTAAGAGTCATGATAGTAGGATATTTATTCATAAAATTCTTAGCGGCATCGTTTTTACCTTCAAAAACCCCCATCAATGCCTTTTTCATTTTAGAATATTGACTATACTTAACTTTCAGTTTTTTAACATCCGGTGGTATATGCTCCAAATACTTGATTTTTTTAGTAAAAGGTGCAAGTTTAATCTCAATTTCTGGGTCCAATTTAAAATTGGCCATCTTAGTAACTTTACCAGCTTCGTCCACTTGCTTAACTATATAAAATAACTTCTTATCTTTATACGAATAAAATGCATCTACTGGATAATACTTATAATTTTTCATATTTTCATCTCTATTTAAACTATTTATAGGGTCGATTATACAAAATATAATACATATCATTACATATCACAAGGTTTTTTATTAATATATATAAAAGGGTAATTTTATATGAAAAAGTCTTTACTTGTATAGTTGGATATGGTATTATGTTTTCATAAATAGATGGAATATGATCTTAACACTGAAAGATATCGTATTTGTGAACGATGTCTAAAACGTGAAATATTAAATAAAAATAAATAGAAAGACGCTACAATTGCTGGTTAAAATCATAGATGGAGAGATACAATGGGTTCTACGTTCGATAAACTATTAAGTGAAAATTTACTTAATACACCGCCATATTTTTTAAAAAATAACATTCATTATGAGGTTATTACTGGATCGAAAGCATATGGGTGCGAAAATCCGGGGAAATCTGATATCGATGTATATGGGTTCGCTATTCCTCCCAAGGACGTAATCTTTCCCCATTTAAAGGGACTAGTTCATGGATTTGATGTGATTCCTGTGTTTAATCAATTTCAACAACATCATATCAATCATAGTTCTGGTATTGAGTATGATATTACAATATATAATATTGTACAGTTTTTTCATCTATGTATGGAAAATAACCCGAATATGATCGATGCATTATTTCCTTCAAGAGAGTGTGTATTATTTACTACTCGGGTAGGAGAGCATGTACGAGAAAACGCAGAAATGTTTCTTACACGTCACGCTTTTCATAAATTCAATGGATATGCTCATTCTCAATTAGGGAAGATGCAGTCTAAAAAAATAAATGAATTTATTGCAATGTGTAAAAAATATGAATTGTCATATGATACTAAAGTGTGCGACCTCCCGATTGGGGGTCATATCCCTTTGTTTGAGATTGATAAACTCAGAAAATTGATTTTAGAAATTGATAAAGATGGTGAACGTACAAAACGTGTTCATTCAATCGCTAAATATGGATATGATCTAAAATTTGCGTACCACCTAGTTAGATTACAAGCCGAGTGCGCTCAAATTTTAACTGATCATACATTGGTCCTAAACCGTGACCGTGAAATTTATAAAGCTATTCGGCGCGGTGAATGGACAAAGGAACAGGTTGTCGATCATTTCAATGTTAATGAAAAACGCCTTAAAAAGATGTATGATGAAAGTACTCTTCGTGATAAGCCAGATGTTGAGGGTGTACGAAACTTGCTTCTAAATTGTTTAGAAATGCACTATGGGTCACTCGAAGAATGTGTTGCTACCCTGAATAAACATGAAATTGTTTTACGGGAAATCAAGCAATTAATAATTAACAACAAAATATAAGGTTATTATATGGATAATTTAGAAAAGTGCCCTGTGTGTGGTGAAAAACTCAAGGCTGTCACCTGTTGCAGCAAAACACCGAAGTGGTTATATTGTATGAAATGTAAAAAGAAATTTCTCATCGAAGATTTAAAAAAGGAATAATATATGATCCAAAAATTTTTATGTCCGACGTGTAATGAAACGATTGAAATGAAAAAAATTGGGTGAAGTAAATCTAATCAGTATTTCTGTAAGAAATGCAAAAAAGTATATCCAGTTCATAGATTGAAAAAAATAAAATAAAAAATAGCCTAGTAATGATTTTTCAATTACTAGGCTATTTTTTATTTAAACAGAAAACATATTTAAAAAATCATCAGGGACATCGGGAACGACCGCTTTTTTAAAATAACCAACGACTCCCTGTTTTTCTTGTTCTTGATTATATATATTAGCAGTTATGGTTTTACCATCAACTATAATCAATAAATTATATTTATTTTTTATAACATCAACCATATACAACTTATTTTGAGACTGATGTTGATTTCTAACCATAAATCCATTGATCCCCTTAAATGGATCTCCATAAAACCAAAATTTACCGCTTTCATTTGGTATTTCAGCGGACCAACCTTTATTTTTCATGTCTGCACATCCTATATAATGTTTGATAAATATTTTTCATAAATATGATAATTTTTTTCAAACGTGTTAATTTTATTTCTACTGGTATAGAAATTGGTTTTAATCTATAATAATATGGGGCTAATTTTGAATAATGTCCAATTGTATATCCCGTTTCCATATTAACAAATTCAATACAATCACCATCATTATCATGACCCCCAATTTTAAGATAGTATATATTATCGATTTCGATTGTATCTAATATAGCTAAATCTTCTAAGTATTGAAGATTTTCATTGTAAATAGTTAAATCTCTAATGAAAACATTTTGTTTAATTGTATATAAATCAATTGTTAATTTATTTATTATATTAGATAACTCATCATTTAAATCATCTAAATTATCTCGTATATCCCAATCCAACCAATAACAACACGTTGGTTGATATATAGGTTCTACTCCCGTACTCTCCGTTGTAGCACCTGTTATAAATTGAGGGGATTGTGTAATAGATATAAACGATTTATTCGTTAATTTTTTAGGTTTCTTCTTTTTGAAGATAAATGTATTAGAAACGAGAGTTCTCATAAATTTTATTTATTAAAAATTCTAGTACTTTTGCCATTATTTAGACTCCCAAAATTAGGAGTAATACTATGGCAACATGGACATAATAATTCTAAATTAGTAATATCATTATTTTTAAAATCTCCGTCCATGTGGTGTAAATGAATTGGTGTCGTTAATGTAACCGGATTACTTTTTGACTAACCACATTTGATGCACTTATTACCATGTAACTATATTAAATACTTTTTAATGTAATTAGATGTTCCGAGATTTCCTCGATATCCTGTTTCTAATTTTAATAACTATTTGTTAATATACAATAAATATTTATATTCATGCTAACAATTATGGTCACAAAATGATTTTTTTTGTGATGACGGTGATATTTCTTTTCCACAAAAATCACACTTATTTTCAAATATATTTTTATGAATTGTTGACCTATTTGTTTTTTTACAATCAACACATTTATGATTACTTGATCGTTTTTTTACAACAATATCTTTTTCACATATAACACACTTAGATTCTTTTAAAACATTATTATTATCCTTGCTGGTAGAATATGATCGTGAACACTTTTGTGTACAGAACACACCCGACCCATATGAACCATCGTGATCTTTATTACATTTTTTACATTTCATATTTATTCGAACCCAATTTAATACTTATATACATATTAATTGGGTTCGAATAAATAATTGGCAGCGGTTGATTTAATCGAAAAATCGTGCCACGATTCAAAGTCGTGTGCTTTACCACTAAGCTAAACCGCTATATTTACTCAACTCTTAACTGCTTGTAATTAAATCAAATTATACTATATTTATTTATAATTGTAAACAAATTTTATTAATAAACATGTAAATGTTCATAATGTACAGATTCTAAATAATTGAAATATCCTTTACATTCACCGATATATAATATTTCAATTGATCCCGATGGTAGTCGTGTATCAATATTAGTTTGATCTTCCTCGCTATCTCTAATAACATTCACAACATGAAGAGCGTCAGCAATATGATTATAAACACCAATATAATCAACTAAACCAGTTGCTCGACCAAATGAATCACCCTGTGAATAAACTATCCAAACTAAATAAAGATCATCACCCGGCTCGACTTCAAAATCAGTTACGATGTCCCAATATTTATCATTTAATGTAACTAATTCTAATTTTGTCGGTTTGATATCACTAACAGAAGACCAACTTTCATCACCACCAGTCCCTCTTGTTTCATGATATGTCTTATCAGAAATTACACGTAAATAATTAGCGTGATTTATTTTTTTATTACTTTTCATAATATTCAATATATAATATTTTATTGGTAGGCCATGAAGGAGTTGAACCTTTGCCTCCGCTACACCATTAATGGCAAGACTTTAGAAGAGTCTTGTGTAGAGCATGGCCCATATAATTTATAATAAGGGTAAATCCCCAGTGAACATATTAATGATATCAGATGGCCCCGGTCCTATTGCCAAACATGTCATAGTTTTTTTACCATTAAATTCAGTTAAACCAGAATCAATTATAATTTCACATGCCAAATAATCAGGATCACCTTTTTTTTGGTTTTGTAATGCGTTATAATTTTCAACTGCTGTATATATATCATATAATTCTTTTTCTGAATTAACGCTGACACATATTTTAGTAAAAATACCAGATAACCATTGTCCTATATTCGAATCAGAATTGAATAAATAATACCACGTTGTCAAATTTACATCCAGTTTACATCCTATTATTTTGAATGCCAATTTGGTTAATCCATTAAAAATACCAACTCGTAATTTATTAATAATTGAAGATGATCCATTGATATTATCATTAAAATCAAAATGTACATGATTCATTGCAGAAAAAGCTGTCTTCATGACAGCGTGACCTGATTGCGCTGCAATTTTTCCTTTTCGCATATTCAGATCTTTCCGCATCACGATAACTTGTTTTAAATTATTCATGTCACCTCAATATAGTTGTTTTCGCTGTTTTAAGAACATTACTAAATAATGTAATATTTTTATTATTATGAACAAAACTAAAAAACTTTAGAGTGTTAATTCGTTTAAGAATTTTTGCGTCAAGTAAATTAAATTTAAATTTACCAATAGTTGTATCTAATTCAATTGTTGTCATATTTCAAGTATCTGATTTATATTAAATTGGGTTTCTGTGCATTCACGGGGATATCCTACTGGATTTCGTATGTATCTGATTCCAGATTTTAAATAATTAATTGCATCATGTGAATGACCATGAATCCAATATGGTATCTTTTTATTTTTTTTATTACGTCTACCATTAATAGCAGCTAACCAATCATTGGCGAAACAAACATTCCCAGTATCTCCATAGTATCTAGGGGAGATGCATTCAGGATTGGGTAGCCAATGTGTAATAATTACATTTTTATAAGATGTTGATAAATTATCTATTATAAAACGGATACCTTCATCTTTTTTTTGTTCATTAATTAACTCATTAAAATCATAAATATAACGGGGGTCCGCATAATAACTTTTTACTACATATGGGTCAATCTTCCGATAACTACCATCTACCCAACCAGTGGTGCCAATGAATTTTACATCATCTTGAATAAAATAGTTATTATTTAAATAATAAATATCATTTTTACATAATAGATCTATATTTTCCTGAAAAATCTTTTCTTCTAATTTAAACATACTGTCATAATATTCATGATTACCCGGTACATATAAAATTACTTTTTGGGTAATATTATGGATTTCTAATAAATCTTTAATAACACTACGTGCCCCAACATTCAAATCACCTGCAATAACAATGATATCACATGATGGAATATCATTGAATAAACTATTAGCATTTCTAAATTCGTTATGAATATCAGATATAGGGAAAATTTTCATAAGTATAACACCTTTAAAATAAATTAATATATAAAACTATCAATTAAGAGGATATTTTTATATGCCATTATATACCAACAAAACAAACATACATGCTGGTAATGAATTTTTAAAATTACAACCCCGAGCAAAAAATGTTCCTAGCATCTTTTTTTATTACGAAGATTCATTTGATACAACAGATACTGAGCCTTATTATAATCCCGTATTATATAAAGATATCTTTTATTTTACAGGTGGTGAAACACATGAAATAACTTTACCGAATTCCGCCATTGGGCAAAATTGCTTTTTATACATACAAACAATATCAAGTAATCCATCGATGGCATCAATTGAAGTTGCATTCAATAGTTTGACAAATTTACCATCTCTACCAATTGGTAATTCAAATTTTAATATTAATAATAACAATCGAATAAAACGTATATATTTTACAATGGCAGCAGATTGCCAAGGTGAAATTATTGTGATAGTGACCGATAAATTTATTATATCAGAAGCTACTATGCATTACGACTATAAACCATAATAACCAACGTGTCAAGGAATAAACACTATGAAAAGTAATAAAACTAATTCAAAACATAAAAAACTAGTTGATGTGAAGGGCACAGTTGTGAACGACCAAGATGGTGCATATTTCCGTAAGCAACATCAGAGAAATCAAATGGTAAATCAACAACCTACGAAACATCCATGGATAACCTCCAAGTTGAATAATACCATGCGGGCCGGGGAAGTTCAATCTATAAGTGATTTAAAAATTGGTGAGGGTGGTATCACTCCCGGTGTTAAGGTTATCGAAATTAAAACCCCCGAAGGGCAGACCACTACCGGATTCTTTAAAGATATCGATAGTGAACCGTTCACACTGGGCGGGTTCATTCGAGATACTATCCGTTTAAATGACAAAAAGACCGGCGACACCATCAACGACAGGGATGCATATCGTGATTTAAAACAAGAAAAGGATCACGGTAGGGCTAAAGTTAAAGGCCACATGCTAGACCGTGAAGTTGCCACGTTCACACTGGGGCAAGCTCTTGGTATGGACCATTTACCAGAAGCATCGGTACGGCGGTTAGAAATCGATGGTGAAAAAAAATTGGGTATTATGATCAGAAATATACATGATCAGTTTAAAGAACCGGGATATACCATCACTAAAGCTAAACATGCTGATTATAAATATAATGACTTTGATTCTATAGCTGATTATGATCCTAAAATTGGAGATAAATTAGCTTTCGATTTATTAATCGGTAATACTGATAGACACCGTGGTAATTAGATGGTGAAAACCGATGGTAAAAATAAAGCTGAAATGTTAGCATTTGATCAAGGATTATCATTTCCAAACAGTAATAGAAATTACGCAAGTTATGATTTTGGTAATCAATATGATTTTCTAATGGGTGCTGGTAAAAAAGAATTTACTCCAGATTTTATTGAAAATTTTGGTAAATTTCTTACAAGTGGTGACTTTGAACAATTCCATAGATATGTAAACGAAAATATTGGAACAAAAGAAGCAGAATCATTTAAAGAACGAGTTGGTTATTTTGCAGAACAAATATTTAAAAATAAAAAAACAAGTTTAAGTGATATGAACTTTAGAAAACATGGTTGGACGTTATAATGAAACCTGTTCAAGAAAAACATAAACAACTCAAAAATATTAATGTAAAAGGAACTGTTGTACAAAGTAAAGATGGTACACATTTTCGTAAATCATATGATAAGCAAATGAGAGTTAATGTTGATAATAAAAACATAAAACATACAAAAAAATCTATAAATGATAAAGATATTGAATCATCTAAACCACTTGATGCTAATGAAGGTGGAATTTCAAATGGGGTTCAATTTATTAAATTCAAAGATGGTAGTACTGGTTATTTTAAACCTGTCACCGGAGAGCCATTTGTTAGAAAAATATCATCACCATAGGACCAACCTAATTTAAATTTTAATAGCTATCATTTAAATAATAAAAATAATGAAAAACTATCATTAGAAGATCATATCATATACCAGAATAAAACTAACTCAGGTAGAGGTGAAGTTAAGGGTCACATGATAGATAGAGAAGTAGCAACTTATGCAATTGCAAAAGAATTAGGAATGAATCATTTACCAGAGACAAATATAAAAGATATAAATGGTACATTTGGATCTATTTCAGAAAATTTAATAGAAAAACATAAAGGCGATGATATTAATCAAATTAGTAAATATGAATTAACTACAGGCGATGCCGCGTTTGAAGCTATTGCCAAAACCGATAAAGAAGCAGGTGACAAAGCTCTATTTGATTTTATAATTGGGAACGCAGACCGACATGGTGGTAATTTTTTACATAAAATAAAAAAAGATGGTAATTCCGAAATGTTAGCGTTTGATCACGGGTTTACTTTCCCATCATCGAACTCAATATATCAATTTATGGATTATCATAACCAAGAAAAATTTGACAATGCTATGAAAAATGTCAAATTTACGGACCAAATGGTTGATAATATTAAAAAATTTATTAACGGAGATTCGTTTAATAATATAGTTTCTTTAATAGAAACAAATATCGGAAAAAAAGAATCTGATGCATTTAAAGAACGAATATTATTAATAAAAAATAAAATAATTAGTGGTACGGCACGTACCACTAAAGATGTTGGTTATAGAAAAGAAAAATTTATGACATAATATCATAAAAATAAATTTTTATGATATTATATAAAATAGTATCGTTTCACGATACTATTTATTTTTTATTTTACAAAAAATAAAAAATATGATATTATATAAAATAGTATCGTGAAACGATACTATTTATATTATATAAAATAAAAAATTTATTTTTTATTTTATATAATATATTTAAATTATAATAAAAAGGATTACCCTTATGGCAATACGTATTTCTCAAGATTATTCCCAAGAAAACAAAATTAATAATGAAAGCGAAGACATAAATAAAAAGTTTTTAGGTTCCGTTGACAGGGAAGACGCTAATACCACAACACGAACTAATATTCAAAATGATATACATAATGCATATTTAAATTGTGTCAAGACCAATCGAACCATGGCGGCTGCATATTTTAAGGCCGCACTGGGAGCGGTATATTCTGAAATTTATAAAAAAAGTATGTCATGGAAAAATTTACAAGATGATATTGATTTACAAATCAATCTTAAAAAAATATTAAATAATTGTTCATACGTCAAAGTACATGATATTCTTAAATATTATAGCGACGAAGCCGAGAAGGATATGATTAAAGATGATGATTTGATTAATCTTACCGCCATGTTTTTTGCAACGTTACATAATTTAATCAAAGACGAAATTGGATCTGAGTAAAAATTTATTATTGACAATCCCACCCCATCGACTATATAGTTTACACCAATTGACTATATTGTATAAGTTTTATACCCAACATCTTAATTTTATTCGGAGATTTTCATACACATGAAAGATACTGAGCAGCAATCCAATATTATTGATATCGCTAAAAATAAAAAAAGTTCATATTTACGGGTAAATGCGTTTGCAGGTACTGGTAAAGATCAACCTTATAGCGAGCCGGTGCTTACCCCTACTGGATGGGTAACTATGGGAGATTTAACCATTGATTCATTAGTTATGACACAAACTGGAAAACCGGCTACTTTATCTGGTATTTTCGAACAAGGAATTAAACCCATTTACAAAATTGAATTTGCCGATGGTACATATACAAGATGTGGAATTGATCATCTTTGGAAAGTTTTTAATGAACATTCTAATAAATTGGAAGTTTTATCACTACATGATATTATTACCAAGGGTATCAGTCGTAAAATTTTAGACAAACGGACCAATAAACAATATACTCGCTATAATTTCGCAATCCCGCTAACGGATGGAGTTGAATTTAATGGATCAGAAGTTAAAATTCATCCATATCTATTGGGTGTGTTGTTAGGTGATGGTGGATTTACAAATGGCAATATTCGATTAACTAATAGCAATGCTACCGTAATTGAAAAAATCAACCAATTATTGTCATACACTGGTGATTATTTAAATCCTATCGCAAATACAACTAATGAGTATTATATTCAAAATAAAATAAAGTATAAAACATCAAATTTAAAAAAAGCACTGATTGACTATAATCTATACGGTGAGTTATCAATCAATAAACATATACCACGAGAATATCTTTACAATTCATTAGATATTAGAAATGAGTTATATCAAGGATTGGTTGATACTGATGGTCATAAATCAAGTTCATCTCATATTGAATATTCTACAAGTTCATCAAAGCTGGCTTTTGATTTCATTGAATTATCCCGGAGTTTAGGATATTATGTTACATATAAAACCAGACGACCAATATATAAATATAAAGATAAATCATTAACAGGTGAATTATCATATAGAATTTATATAAATTCTAAAAAATATAAAAGAATAGTTAATGTAAGTAATATTGGTGAGGAAAATAGTAGATGTATATCAGTTAATAATGCTGATGGATTATATATAACTAAAGACTATATAGTCACTCATAACACTACTACATTAGAAAAATTAACCAAAACTTGTCCCGATAAAACATTTTTATATTTAGTTTTTAATAAAGCAATGGCCGAGGAAGCTAAAAAACGGTTTGGGGATAATACTAAAGTTAGCACTATTAATGGGTTGGCATATGCATATACCAGAGATGAATTAAATATTTATAATGTCAGACAAAACTATAAAGTTGTCGAGATCAAACAACATTTTAATATTTCAGATTATAATGTAGCATTGATGATAATTAGATTATTTGATGCGTTTTGTAATTCCGCATATAAAGATATCAATGAAAAAGTTATTAATGATTTGATTGATGAAAATGAAGAATTATCAATTATTATGCATCAAAAAAACCCATCATTGAAAATGATTATTAATGGTGTGCTGGGTATGTGGAATGATATTTATAATAAAAAATTAGATGTTGTACATTCATTTTATTTAAAATATTTTCATTTAGCCATTGATAGACTTAAAGAAAAAATTAACTATAACTATGTTCTTTTAGATGAATGTTTAATCGGGAATCATTATGTTCATACTGACAATGGTAAAGTAAAAATAAAATCGTTGTATAAAAAATTTATAAATAAAGAAACTTTACCATTAGCTAAAAGTTTTAATATTGAAACTAATGAATATGAATATAAACCAATCATATGGTCTAAAAAAAGTGAGAATAGGGAAATCTTTTTAGTTCAATCAGAAGGGTTGAATAAACTAAAATGTACATCGAATGAAATTATTCTCACCCAACGAGGATATGTTAAAATAAGTGATATTATAATTGGTCAAGATATGATGATTTTAGATGATCCTAAAAATCACAATGGTGATTATATTAAATCTATTGAATACATTGGAAATGAGGATGTTTATGATATTGAAGTTGAAGATAATCATAATTTTATTACATCCCTATCATATGATTCAACTGGTATAATTGTTCATAATTGCCAAGATACAAATAGTATCACATTGGATATTTTTAATTCGTTAGGGGGAACCAAAATTATTGTAGGTGATAAATGGCAACAAATTTATGGATTTAGGGGAACTGTTAATGCAATGGATAAATTTATTAACGCCCATGATCAGTTATATTTATCCAGAACATTCAGGTTTAATGATGAAATTGCCCAAAAGGCCAATTATATTTTAAATAATATTTTAGGTGAACCAGAATCTATTATTTCACATTTCCCTAATAAAACTGGTGAAGTTAAAAGTATCTGTCATATCACCCGGACTAATGCAGGAGTAATTAGTCTCTTTTCAAACTTTACAGCAGATGGTAAAGTTGTTAAAACAGTCCGTAATCCCGATGATATTTTTAGATTACCCCTGTCATTATTTTATTTTTTAAGTGATAGAAATAAAAATAAAAGTAAAATTGAAGTTAAATGGTTATTCAACTTCCGGGGTCGAAATGATATTCTTGAATATGCTCAAGAGTCAAATGATATTGAGATGCTAACATCACTACGTATCGTTGACGAATATTGGGAAAATTTAATTGCTATATATGAACAAGCTAAAGCCAACCGCCGTAAGAAAAAATGCGACATTTTATTAACAACGGCGCATACATGTAAAGGTTTAGAATGGGATGAAGTGTTTATTAATGATGATTTTCCTGATTTGATCCAGCGCATTTCTTTTGTAGCTAAAACCATGGAAGATTTTCAAAGGCAAATAAAAGATAAAAGCGGTGTTAGCGCCACTGGTATCCAGAAAGTCATTGAGGAATTTAATCTATTCTATGTTGCAATTACAAGGGCCACTCTGAAGGTGCATATTAGCCTCCCTAATTCAAATATCTTCGGGTTGACACATGATGCCATAGATTCAATGTTAATTGAACACAGGGCCACCAAAGGTAAATGACGGTAGCTTAAATTTATGGAAACGGGGAACCGAAAGGAACCCCGTTTTTTTATAATCGTTCAACCACTTTACTAAGTTGAGTGGTGGGCCTTTTCATAATAAATCGTTTAACGGTATAATATTTATTTAGCATACTTACACTCATATTATTGATTATCATTGGTAATGTAAATGTTAGTTCATTGGTTTTTTTCTAAATCATAATATCATATGGATAATTACTATTTATAAGTTCAGTTGCATCTTCCTTGATAGTTAACAATAGGTAAACTTCATTAATTATTGGGATTTGTTGTTCCATTATAGATAAATCAGAAAACTATTTATTTGAGTCATATGAATCATATGCTATTATAGGAGTTGCTACCGTACCATCAACTCTCTAGTTATTTTCTGCAATAATTTCATCTGAATTAAAATGTGACATTGATATAAAATTGTTACCATATTTAACCATATCAACGGGGCCTTCATAAAAATTCGAAGAATTATTAAAATTTAAAAACGTTGAATTATGTTCACATAAATTAACTAATGTTTTATTGTTTTTATTATGCAACTATACATCTGGATTTAATTCAATATATAACCAACCATTATTATTAAATGTTGATATATTTGTATATGGACATATTACATCTTCTGCTAGATTTAAGTAAGATGAACCATTATAAAGAACCTGCAACATATCATAATTATATAGTTTTGTTTTTTTCGTTAGATCTACTTCTGTTTGGTATTCAGTTTGATATACCATATCAACTGGTAATTTATTAAGTGTTATTATGTTATCTTTTTTTGATAATACTGGATAATATTTTAAACCAGTGATGCTTATACCATTGATATCTAAATAATTAACATTGCCTTGATAATGATATGTATTATTGGTTATATCAACCAATACACTATATAATAAATTATCTTTTAAAAGTTCAATATACCATTTATTATCATTATAATAAACAACATCACTTATTTCAGTACCAATTAAATTTATCGGCAACCCAATATAATCATTGACACTAATATTTGTTCCATCAAAAAATAAATCAAATAAATATGTAGATTTTGATAGCTCTGATGTATTATCTTCGTCTATGAATTGAACAAGTGTCTATACTCTACTATTGGGTTTATTAAAATAACCATTTTCTGAAAATATATATTCTTTAGCTTTATTATAATTATATCCAATATCACTATAATCAAAACCGGTAAATGTTGTTACTAATGTGGCACTATTAGCTATTTGAGAATAATCGATTAAATCATAATACCATCTAAAAGGTGTCTGCTAAAATAAATTTGCGCTTGAAATTTCAGTTGGTGATATATTATAATTATACATTATATGATTCCATTTCGCCAATTGTCCACTATTTATAGCAACTATCGCATTTGAAAATGGTATTACACCATCGTCAATAAACTCCAGAAGATATTGTGTTTGTTTATTAGTAATACCAAAACGGGGATTATATGGTTGCTCAAAATATAAATTATAATAGATTTTAGATGTATCATATAATGAACATAAATATAAATTATATTTAGGCTAATAAATATCACCAATTTCAAGGTGTTCTCTTATTAATGTAGAATCATAATAAACATCACAATAAGATATCAATTTATTAAACTGAAAATGATTATATTGATTGTGAGTAAATAATATTTGTTTTAAGCAATCCTAATTATAATAAACATGTTTATTTTTATATTGAACATATTGTTGCGCGTCTGCTAGTGAAACTTCCCCTGTTATTAAGTTTATAGCTCCTAGTGAACATGTATTGTACTCATTTTCATCAGTAAAATTATTTAGTTCGGTTATTAGATCTAGTTCTAATGGTATATTTTTATTAAGATCACTAACAATTACTGGATATAGAGCGCCCTCTGTCATCGGAACATTATCGGGAAATTTTATATATGCATAATATATATTATAATATTTAGAACCTAATATCGAAACATATTCTATAAAATATTGTAATTCATGTTGAGTATTATCATACATTACATGTAATTGCTTTCCTGATACTAAAAAATCATTCTAAACAGTCTCTTTAATAGGCATTAAATTAGTATTATCACTACTATTATCTTCAGGAATCCCCATGCCACCCGGCGCAGTAAATTTGAATTTACTTTTATACATAGCATCTCCATAGTATAAAAAGTCTATACGATATAGGCCCGCTTCGAGATCAGCATGAATTAAATCTGTTTTTATATAAGCTCCGCTAGACTATATAGTTGTTTCGGCTTCTGTATTTGAACTATCACTGGCCTTAGCTATTGATATTTGAAAAGAATCATCGTGATCTTCACTCATCATTTCTTGTGTGAAATATATAGTTGATGGAGCAAGTAATGTAAAATAACACATATTAGTGGTTTCTGTATTATCATCTACACCACCATACTCATCATAAGCAGGAAGTACATACTAAGTGTCATTGTATAAATGTTGAAGTGGTGCATCCACCTATTCATTTGTATTTTCATTCTATATCTCTGGTTGACTATATGAATGTATTCTATAAATATCAACATAGTTAGTTTGAGATGTATGAACCCCAGATAAATAATCACCAAAATCAAAATATAAATATTTAGAAAATTCTGATGTTGTATCGGGTACGTAAGTAAGATATAATAATGTATTCATTTTTAATCCTTTATTTCTAATGATTTATATATTGTTTTTGTTAATGATGCATATAATGAATTTACAAATTTAAATTTAACAAGACAATATTTATTTATTGCATGTTTTTCATATTCCGTGAATATTATTTGTTTGGTATTAAATAATATTAGTTGCTTTTGTATATTTAAAATCTGAACTATTAATTTTTCCTTTATAGGTTCAATAAGATAAGTTTCTCCATTATATATAAAATCAATAATGGGTTCTCCTGTAGAATTCTCGAAAATAATTGAGCATTCGGTTAAATTAATGGTTTCATTAACATCTGCATAAGCAATTTGTAAATGTTCAATAAAATTAGTATTTGTCAATTCACCAGTATTACCAGTGCCATACCTAGAATGTATATAATGAATTCTAGCAGGTTGGTATGCATTTAAATAAACATGTCTATTGTATATAGTTTCATGTAAATCACCTCCAGTTAAATAGCTACCCATATTATTTGCGTCAGGATATACTTTAATAGATACATTGTCCTATGCAGCTATCTATCCCTGAAATATATCAGTAGAATATATACTAGTGTAATTATGGGTGGGGGTAAGTGAATACTATCCACTTAAATTTGGAGTGAATATAATATCTCTATATACAGCATCCCCATTAAACGAAGATCGTGGGCCGAGTGGATTGAAAGTTAAATAACAATCAATACGCTTTTGTGTACCTATGAAAGGTTTAGGAAATTCTATATTTTCTTGGTATGAATTATAATTAGGCCACATAAATACATGGGTGGAATCATCGATAACCATATCATCATCCATAAATATATCACTATCTAAATTAGTTAAAGTTACTAATTGCATAGCATCATTTTTAATTAAAAATGACTCAATTTTCTTTTTATTTAATCGATATTTATCCGACATTATATCAGTTTTCTAGTTACTAAGATCAATAGATTTAAATATATAATCTAAATTTATTATTCTATTAGTTTTAGTAAATGTTTTTGAAAATGTATTTTTATAATCGAATTTTTTTATATAATCTGAATAATCTGTAGAATTAAAAGTGATTGAACTATTTATATAAATGGCAGTTGTGTCAGTTGATCCTACTTTTGTAGGGAATACATCTTCTGCAACAAAGTTTGTATTATCAGTTGGATGATATGTAAATTTAGAGACTATAGTTGTTATAAAAATATCATCTGCTAATCTATCAAGAGTAGGCTAATTATTATCATAATTACTTAAAACAAATTTATTTGTTATATACGACAGTGAAAAATTTTCCATTAAATAGTACCTAATACATTATTTAAATTAATTTATTAAATTAATTTTCTAAAATAAATTAGGTTTGCCCAATGATCCCTCATGTATCTAAATTGAAAAATATAACCGACTTTACCAATTTTACCCAAGAACAAGTTTTTGAAAAAACCACTAGTTTACTAATGGTCCCTACTATATACAACGAAAACAATCCTCATTATAATACAGTTAATAATAAATATTAGATGTTAATTCACTGTCGTCTAGGGTTCACTGTTGATTCACAATTAGCAGGTTTCATGAAACCATTTTTATCAAATCTTCAAATGGCCTTTTATGCAACCAACCCATCGTTCATTGTATTTTTGATTGAAGATAATAAATTAAATTTCGTTGATATTGTACATGCTAATGGTTATATATATTTCCCAATAAATTTGGAAACTAAACAAAATTTAATTTTAGATGGAATAAATGTGGTAGGTGTTACGGGTATAACTACTAATAGTAGTTATATAAGATCATATAATTTTAAAAATATTTTTAGAGCAGAGATTGAATATACACAGAATAATGTTAGTAATGTATAGTTAAATAAAAAATATAAATGGCCTCATAATGGATATATGCAAAATAGTGTAGACCACGTTGATATAAAATTTGTATAGTATTATGCTATGGCAGATGATATGAACGGAACTCATTCATTTGATAGTAATTATTTTTAGAAAGATTACACTAGTTCCAATGCATTTTGTTATAGCACTGATAATTTTATAAATTCTATTGTTATAACAAAGCGTTATAGTTCTGAAATTTTTGATCACTTTATATTACACCCAACTGATCAAAATTATATAGCGATTCCATATTGTGATTATGTTGGCGATTATAATATGAAATTAGATATACATAATAATGGAGTATGTACCACCTATCAAAAATTTGGAGTAACATCTATACAATAGGTAACTGATAACATTTTTCAAATTGTTAAAGATTATATTTTATATGAATGTAATTTAAGTTAGGATACTGGTGTTTTCTACAATCTAAAACAAATAGAAAATTTAATAACTTATAAAAATGGTAAATTAAAAAACTATACCAGAATTATAAAAGTTGGTAATTATATATTTTCTGAACTAGAGCAATATAGACAAGGAACAACTGATAATTATACAACTACCATCATAGATGATAGGGAGTATCAACGAGGACGAGAATTATATGGGTCCAGTGTTGATACTCCATAGTATATATAGTACACCTCTACGTATGTAAATTTATTACCCATGCCACAACCTCTATATTATGAATTTGATGGATTTATTATTATTCCCCGTAAATCACTAATTATAACATCGGATATAACAACAAATGACACTTATTTAAAAACAATTAGTGATAACACAGAAACCACTGGATATTATGTTAATAAAAACGAAAATTCTATTTTAAGAATTGATAATCCTAGTAATGTTATAATCGAAGATAGTGATGCGATTTTAATATCAGAGAGTGCAAATAGCTCATATTATAAATTACAATCATTTATTTCATTTAGAGAATTGACAGAAGATCCATATATATTACATATAACCAATAATATAGGAGATATTAATGGTGGTTTAAAAAATATTTCATATGATTCATCAAATGAAATAGTTATAAAAATCGATCCAGTTGAATATGATTTAAATTGGGATAGATTTTCATTTGAATTTAATGTAAATTTAAATGAAATCAATAGTTTAATAAAAAATAATAAATTTATTAAATTTTTAAATTCTAATAATAAATATTATATCACATAGAATGGTTATACATTTAACTCACTTACTGAATTAAAGAATAATTTTATAGATATATTAGATACTAATTTTAAATATGATGAAATCACATTTAGTGATTTTACTGATAATAATGTTAACTATATAGATGGTATCGTAGCTATACAAAATAGCATTAATAAAAAACTAAATGCAGTATATAATGAAAATACTCAATTCACTATTGATTATAATATGATATCAGTGATTGATACTATAAACACAGCGACCGACCACACTAATCAAATTTCTAATTTCAAAATTGATTATTTCATAGATGAAGATGGTTTAATTATAGATACAACTTCAGTAAATTATAAATTATATAATCTAAATGTTGATACTGCAAATACATTTAAAATTGTTTGCACGGTTGACACTGAGTATTTAAGTGATACAAAATATAATGCGTTGACACATGTACAATATATAGTAACTGATTTAACTAGTGCTGAATTGGATTATTCTAAAAATGAAATAGTATCAGTCACAAATCTTCAAATATCAAACACTATAGATTTTACCAACACAAACGCTATAACAGATGGTACAGAAATACTAATAACATCTACATTAGATGATGCTACATCATATAATACTGAACTCATATTAACAGATTTGACAATTGGAAATGATGAATTAGTTAATATCAATATATCTTTAACAGATTCAACCATCAGCCCAAATATAAATAATATAAATGTATTCAGTAGCATAACTGATTATGATTTTATAGATGTTCATATTAAAACATCTGATTATTATTATATTTCACATATTGATATTACTGGTAAAACAAACAATGTGTATTCATTGTATTTGACCGCTATTAAAAATTTCTATACATTAGGAAATTTACCCCATAAATGTAAATCATAGATTTCAACCTAGTATGATTATCCTGATGGTGAAACTCAGCATAACTTTTACGGCATTGGTAGTGCGAACACATTCTATAATTTAATGGAACAAAATTCTAATTATTACTTTTTACCGCGTTAGAGAAGTCAATATCCATTTAATCATGCTGACGCTAATAATGTACCGTGCCATGCATATAACATCATTAGATATACTTCTAATGATAATTACACAACCAATGAATCATTAGAAATATAGCCTGCTACTAGAGAAAGTCATACATTTGTATGCGATTTACCAATGTCATACTCGGTAGATATTCGTGATGTTTGGTGGGATGATCAATATGGTATGTATATGGCTCGATATGGTTTAAATTATTGTGCGATGCTTACAGTAGTTGATGATTATTGCTATACTGGTTTATCAGTTAGACCGCCTACATCAAATGACGGGGTGGCATTATTTAATATTCAAAATTGCAATGGTTATGATGTTTAGAGATTTTTTGAAGAAGATAAAACATCATATGATCCATATGGAACTGCTAATAATCATCAACTATTTTATATATTTAATAAATATACGGATGCTACAACCACTAGCATGGAAAAAACTTATTAGGATGGAACAGAAACCACTGGGTTGGATGTAGTATCATCGAGAACAGAATTTGATGCAGGGGGTGGCCAGCCCGTTATATTTACATATCCTATGAATGAACCTAAAGTACATAATACTGATTATATGTCACGAAAAACCAGCGTTATATATATGACACCAACTATCAATGATTATGGAAATTTTTATGAATTAGAACAATATACCGCGAATTGTAAATTCAATCATTTAATTGATTTTGATTATCAATTATCATCAAATGAAATTTCATATTTTCAAGAACATAGACATGATATTCTAACTCAAATATTCACTGAAAAACGAAAAAATGGTAAAGCTGATGTTGGAAAGTGGAATTATAAATATATGGACACTGGATCATATATTTATAATATTAGTAGAAGTGCGATAAATTTAAAATTTATAAAAAAATATGGAACCGTGTCTGTGTATATAAATGATATCCTTTCAGTCGAGTTCGAAACTGTTGATAATTTTGTTAAAATAACCGACATAGTAAATTACTGTAAATCGTGGTTTGGTAATAAAAAAATTACTGTAAATAAAGTTGAAAATATAATAACAAAAAAATCTGGGTTTTGGTGTTAATATGAAAAATTTAACGTTAAATGAAATAATTAAACAATTGACGTAGGATTCTATTAAAAGTGTTTCTACCCCTACTAATATATTATCAGTTAAAGCTAATATGGGTCAACCCGAAACTTATTATGGGCCTAGTACAGAGCCTATAGAATATGATAATGTATCTGCATATTTCGACATGGATTTAAAACTGAAAGGTGAAACACATCAAATAGTTTTTAAACAAAAAAATGATTATATTTTTACAAAACCTAATAGTTCATCCAGTACAACGTTAGTTGATTATACTCCATATAAACTTGATAATTTATATATACTGAATCAAGATGATGACCCAACCACTCATTCAATTGCAATCAAACTACCATTAGATCAAACAACTATCACATTTTCATTACCATATACTGACACAACTATTACCCATACAGATTTTATTAAATTGGATTTTTATGGGGCCTGTAAAACATATTATGCAACATATAATGAATATGTAATATTCCCAATTGAATCTATACGGTATCAATTTGAATTATTTAATTTCGCTACTAATGTATAGAAAACTTTAGCAGATACAACTAATTATGAATATAATCAACCGTTTGATTTAATGACACTAAATCAAATTGGCCTCCCTAATTTAAATAAAAATGTCAAATGCTCAATTATTTTTGATAATAGTTTAGTTGGTGTCAGACCTACTAATTCATTTATATATGATCCGACCTCTTCTAATAGACCACCTAGTACCGATATTACATGGGATGTTTTAAAAACAGATTATGTAATAGAGGATACTACTATAGTTGATGATGAAGAAAATATAAACATTTATCAACATATTAACTCATTTATACTACTTGATACTAATATAAATAATTATAATAATATATTACTAGATAATGACTCGACTGTTATTATTGAAAACGAAGATTATTATATAATAAGACAAAATGTTCCCCCACCCAGATATATTTATACAAATGATTCTTTTATCTATGATGATATGGTATACAACTCTGTAGTTAATTTTAGAAATTATAACGGATTACGCCATGTAAAAATAAATCAACATAATCATTCATGTTCTAAACATAATAATGATATATCAAAATACGCAACAATGGATAATAATACCATGAACGAATTTCTTGTTGAATTTAGTGGTTATAGTGAAGTTGTAGAATTATAATTAATTTATAAATAAAAAGAAGGAAATACTATATGTCAGATAATATCAACTATACCTATGATATTCTAATTTATCCACAAACTAATATAATTTCTGATGTCACTAATTCGGATATCACATGTAATTAGTCATTCAATTTAAAATTTTTAAATTTATCAAATTTATATGGGATGGCGATATATAATCCTATACTAAACAGATGGGATTATATTGAAAATCATGATACCACCGAAACTGAATTTATTATAATAGATGGAATTGATATTGATATGACTGTATATTCATAGTATGATTATACTATATATTTAGATAATGATACAACCGGTAGTATTGAATTTCAAGCGCATTTAATTGATTCTAATAAAAATCAGATAGGATCTATATTTACTAAATCTATAAATTTAAATTTCTTACATAACTTATCATTGGAAGGTTTTTTCGTAACACCTGATGCAACCAATAGTATACTGAGTGGATATATTGCATATAATGGTATAAATGGTACGACTATACCAACCGACTATAATGTTATATTAGAAAAAACGATAGGTATACACAATAAAGGATTAGTATCTGATATGGCATATGAATATAGTAAAACTGAGATATTTAGTATTCCATATAATTCATCTGATTTTAACTTTGATCTTTTAATTGATAATGATAGAAAATATAAAATGATACATGTAATAGATTTATATCTATTGGATCAAAATAACAACAAGATGTCAGAAACATATTCAAATGTTTACACTGTAAATCATTTAGATTGCATCGCTCCAATTCATAAACCAACCCAAACTGATTCTGCTATATCTTCTACATAGGAAGGTTCCGCTTATTTATACGAGAGCGGTACTTCTCTCCCATGTTTTAGTGGAATAAATAGACAATTATTTGTATCATATATGAAACCATGGGATAGTGATCAAACTAGTTAGGATTAGCCTATTTTTTTTCAAGATTATAGAACAAGTAATTTAACAGTAACATCAACATATAGCTATAAAATTGTATCACAAATAACAACTGCATTAGATAATATGACAAATCTTGATACATAGAATCCTGATGATAGAGGTCCATTATTAAAAACAGATGTTACTAGCGTATTTATTAATAATAATAATAAATTTATAGAAACTAGATCATTAGAACCATATGATAATGATTCTATTTAGTTAAAATTTTATAATAAAAATACTACAAAAGAAAAAAATGAGTTCTATGTAGATTGGTTATTATATAAATTTTCCACACAAGATTACGCTAATACTACAAATACATATTATATTCAATATGGGTATGACGCAATTATTGCTCCATACTATTTAAATATTATAGAGTTTGATGATTACACAAGTAGTAGTGTTATGTCATATAATATTAGTAATTATAATAATTCATATTTATATGAATAGAGGAAATTGATTTTTACATTTGATACATGGAATACATATGGATTTGTAGGGCAAGCATATTTTGGATTTAATAGATTAGGATCTATATATAAATATAATACCAATGAAGCAAAACCATTTATGATGAGAGTTGAAACTAATCATAAAATACGAATATTACTTGTACCTCCTATGAATTGTGGAAATTATATAACTTAGGAAACTGATGAATAGTCTGATAAAGCAGTTGTAAATGAAATAGTTGAACCGGGTGTACCATTAGAAATAAGAGAATCTAAACACCATTAGATTGATCCATATGGATATGATAACTAGAGAATTTATATCCATGTATTAGATTCTACCACTATAGATGCATCTACGATGTCAACCATTTCTGTAAATGTATAGTTTAGCCCAATTAAAGATAAAAATGTTTGGGTTTTAAAAGATCGTACTAAAAATAAATTTATTGGTGATTGGGGACCGGACGGAACTTCAACTGCGACTATAGAATAGGTTAGATTGATTGGGGATAGTATGGCACCACAACGTTATTATGGGTGTTCTTCTAAACAGTCTGCTATATTAAACTAGACAAATACTTTACCACAAGCACAATTACCAAATGTTTCATATGATAAAAATATGAACACATATGGTGATATTGAATTTACCATGTCTAAATTCGTAGCCGATACAACGAACACATTATGTGATTTAAATTTTAGAGTATATCCAAAAGATTCCACTACAATACCAGATTATACAACTGTTCAAGATTTGAATATTGGTGATATAATTCATGTTTTTGGTTTTGATATAAATACAAATTATAAAGTAGAGTATTATGTAGTACCAGATGATACATCAATAGCACAAACACCTGTTAATAGTGTATATTTTAAAACTGTATCGGGAATTTGTAATGCTCCTATTGTATCAAGAGATGATGTATCTGGTGTATATACAATAACGTGTGATTCAACTTGTCGTCCAGCTTATGCATTTCGATCAGATTAGGATACTAATTCAGCAGAGGGGTTTGTTCATATACATCACCAACCAAGTTATGCTAGTTTTCCACAATCTAACATAACCCACCCTGATACCGGTTTAAATTTTAGAATTTATACAGGAGCCAGTGTTGCTATGATACAATTCCAAAACGGCTTCTTGTCATCATATTTAAGACCAAACGAAAGAACTGAATTTTCCTGTGTAGGGGCGAGCCTCGATTATGCATCATCGGTAGTGTCAGCGCCATTAAATTATCATACTCAATCACTAATGCCGGGAACACTTTCAAATAATTATCCCGGATATTCTACATGGTATTTATATAGAAATAATCAAGGACGAGGTGATGGAACCCCCAATGCTACTAAAAATTATAAAAAGAATGGAGCGGGATCATTTACAAACATGGGAACTGGATCATATTCAACAATATCTATGTATACCGGGGATGTAGTGGAATATATGCAAAGTGATAATAATGGAATATATGGTAGATCATATAGTTTATTTAGTAAAAGATGGGCATAATTTTAGGTTAATAAAATAATGGATATTGAAAATTTTTTAGAGCGCGATAAAGCGGTTTGGGCATGTAATTTAAATGAATTGTTTAAATATAAACCCAAACGAAAAATAAGTATAGTAAATACTAATTTAGATGAATTATCTCTATTAGATAAAAATTTTACATTTGTAGTATCGTTTCATCCTATCAGCCCATATACATTTGATGCAACCGATTCTACTGGGTCACACTTTGAGCAATCTTTTGGTGTTAAATGTCCATCTACATTTACAAGTGTAGATGATCCCTATTATTTAAATTTGGATGCGTTTGATTAGTAGAAAGATACGACTACTGATTTTTATCCCCTTATAAGTTTAGGTGATACTTGTAAATTCGATAGTACATCATTAGATGCATGTGAATTTTATAACTGTTTCGCATTATTTATTCATGGTAATAAAATACATTAGGTTATAAATGACGCTACTTCACAACCAGCTAAAGTACATTGTACAATTGATTTACCAGATATTGATAAACAAAAACATAGATAGTATCATATAATATTAACACGTAATGATGATATTTATATAATGCATTTAGTATTGGATCATTTTTCTATTTTTTCATATTATGAACCCACTATATTAAATACCATTAGTAATAAAAAAGCATTCATGGAAACATCTAATATAAAAGAATTACCTAATTTTATAAGCGGTGATACCGAAGAAGTAAATATTGAATTAAATACTGAATACAATATTGAATTCAATAATAATAATACTAATAAAATTTTATATTTTACGAATCCTACAGTTCAAGATATAGTACAAGAATTGGTGTTGGATGAAAAAGCAAAAATTGTTGGTGTTGAAACCACAACCAATGGTGGATCTACTACAGTTGATTGGAATGAAGGTTCTGTTGCAATTAGTGGCGTAGATCAATAGGATGAACCTTATTAGGAATTACGCAACATAGAAACATATCAACGCTATTACCCATCTGATGAAATTGGTAAATATCGCATATATAAAAACTTACCAATAGGCGAATATACTTTTACTACTAGTAGTGATGCTTAGGATGAAGATTATACTAAAATGGCATTCAAGACTAGACTAGAAATAAATAATATATCAGATTAGAATCAATACTATAATTTTATTAAAAATACATCAATGATACTTCATACTAATTTTGATATTAATAAATTATACTTAGATTAGAATGATAATTACGTTACCGACTATGTTCAATTAAATGAGAATTTAAATGTGGTTGATTGTGTTGGGGTTGATTCTACAATTTGTATGGGTTATTTAGAACGCCATCCTAGAAATTCAACAAATGATCCATATCTATTTAAAAATTCATTTAAAGGATATATTTCTGAATTTTCTTTTATTAAAGATCAACCATATTTTCGTAAATTTGGTAATATTAAAGAATATAATTCATTTGATTAGTTAACTACTGAAGTTGATTCTACTACTGGGTTTAATATAAGCCCAGCTTATACATTAGTGGACAGTGGAACGCCACCTAATGAAGATTTATATGATACTGCTATAGATAGAATTTCTAACATTGTAAACATTAATAAAATACCATGTAAAACTATATTTAGTTCTAATAGTAGAGTTAATCAATCAAGTACATAGAAATGGGTTGATGATAATAATGATCAAATATCCCCTAACTTAAAATATATTACTAATTGTATAATTGATGATATCATTTTAGTTGACAATGATGTTCTTAATGATTTTGATAATACTTCTACAATTGGAAGTATTCCACATACGTCATATAAAATTCCACAAATGGAATTTCCATTTTTAGATTCTATGGAACCATATAGAGGAAATAATATACCAGACTCTAGTAATATTACATTTTGTATTTTTACATTAGATATTTTCGCAGATTTAATGGATATAAGCAAAACTGAAATATATGATCAAGTAAAACTTTTAATGAAAGGTGACTATACATTTGAAATATATGATGAACATTTATCATATCAAGATTATATAAATAAACATGATTCATCTAATTACATAATAGCAACTGATTTTAATAGATTTGGTGTAAAGAAAAAGTTTATAATAAATAGTTTAAACAATTATATTCAATCACATTATAATACAGAAAACAATTTATATATGACAAAATTTAATATAAATTGTTTACGTGATGCTAGAAATTTATTTATATATTGTCTTAAAAATAGAATGAGTGAAAGTGATACAAAAGTGGTAACTAAATATAATGCCAATACAATCTCGTATTATCTTGAAAATCCTATAGACGCTAATTTTAGTAAATTAACCAGTCCATGGAATTCTAACTTACAAGATCAAGCAGAGGGGATTGGTAATAATGCAATGTATTTACATGAACCATATATGGACGATACTGTAACTAATCCTTATAATTCATGCCATTTTCTTTTAGATGGATTTCATTATACCAAACAAAATGATACGACCCATCACGACTCATTTATTGGTTAGACATTGGATTTTTATCAACCTGATTTAGTACAATTTAGATATGATATTATTATCAAAGGAATTATACCTATCATTAGTGATGGTGGTTGGTCATATGATACTGGTCTAGTTACTGAACGATTAGATTATGATAAAATCCAAATAATTGATCAAGATAAAGTTGTATATAGAGAAGTTGATTTTCATACCTACTCAGATAATACTAATAATAATGGATATTTACCCAGCTCGTTTGAATATGATTTATTTGATAATACAGCAGTAAACACCCCATTCATATGGGATATAAATAAATTTTATTATATTAACTATTCCACTTCAAAAAAAGCTGAAACATCTATAGTTAAAGAATTTAATCCATCTTTAAATACTAGTTTATCACTTAATACTAGATATACTATAAATAAAATAAATTCTAATACATAGCAAATTGATTATGATAATTCCAATATAGATGAACGTGATCAACTTATAATAACATTTGATTTTGTTAATAGTGCGAGTGGAGATTCCATTTATAAATAGAATGTAGCAAGAATGATGAATTATGAGTATGGTTACAATATAATTGAATAGAATATATATCCTACTATAAATTGTAAAAATAGATCAGAGTTTTCTTTAGAATGGGATACATTATATGATACTAAATATGCAATATATCAAAATTTGTATAGAAATAATTATACATTTAAGTCTATTCAAATGACAAATGATAGCGATGATATTATTGCAGATGTTGACTTTATTTATAACATCAAAACATTTAATAGACCATCATTTGGAGACACTACATCATTAGTTAAAACTGATCTAAAAATATATACATTAGACGCAAAAAATCTTAGTCCTGATTTTAATAATTTATATATCCCTATTAATGTTAATTGGGATGGTAATAAACAATAGATAACAAACATACTATAATGGTTTTTACATGCAAAATTTAATTAATACACCCAATTCATTATATTTTAAAGATGTATATGATGATATTATCAATACTACCGACTATTCATCATCAATGGAAATCATAGGGGGAAACTCTATTGATCTGGTTTTTACTTTACAAGATTTAATTGATGCTCAATCTGATTTTACAAATAATATATGTTTAGTTAATAGATTTATTCCAGAACAAAATGAAACAACTTATAATAATTATTATAAATTTTATAATAAAGAGAGTAATGTTTTAAAATCGGAACCTTTTTTAAAAAATAATTATCCATCAGTTGATTGGTGGCCGCGCACACATTTAGATGATGAAATTGGACCCGATGGTACTATTTCTTTTAATAGAAACTATGAAGTAATGCCCCTAAGTGATTTATATTTAAAGAAAGTAGCAATTGCCAATTATTCAACAATATATCCATACTATAACTATCAAGATTACTTACGAACCTATAATTTTCAAACTGTAACTACTAATGTTGATCAGTTGTAGAAGATGGCACGATATAAAAATGTTAATACTTATTTAAAATATAATGAAGGTTGGTAGTTTGATAAAATGTAGGATGTTGGTTTTTATGATATTGCACCAGTAGACTATTATACATCAGATATACCATTAGCTTATGTACAATATGATACTAATATTTTAACTAAATATTATATGATACTTCAAGATACTTTACGAATGTATGCTAATTTAAATGATAATGAACATTAGTTTTGTTATGAATTACCCGATACTAAAAAATTAGTACGAGATAATAAATTATTAGAATATGAAATACAATATACATTTAATGAATCACAACTTATAAATACTATAAGTGGTTATTTTTTTAATATTAAAAATATAAACTTTAGAAATTAGAATTTCAATGGCGGATATTATTCTAGTAGATATATACTACAAAGCGATCCAAGCATAACTCAAATAAGTTTTAATCATGAATTAGTTAATACATCATTTTCAATGTATTCTGATTATATACCAGCTAATAATTATGGAATAGTTTATATAACAGTTTATGGATTTGATGAATTATTAAATGAATAGATTGTTATGGGATATAGATCACTCCGAGGACCAGCAATTATTGATTTTGAAAAAATGGTCCCAATAACCCCACGGGTTGTATCAAAGATTAAAGTTTCCATTCAACAACAATTAAATCTTTCTAATGTTGGAGAAAAGGATGAAGATGGTGATAATTTGGTTTTTAACAATTACACCTTACACCATGAATTAACTGGTGGTATTTTTGATACTGGCGAAGAGGGGTCTAATGGGTTGTAGTCAATCATGGGTGATATACAATATCCAAGATTAACTGCATAGACAAATTTTTTACCGGGATACAACGCTGAACTTGTAACTACTAATAAAACTGCATACGTGACACAATATGACACTCGTAATTTTAATAAATTTAAACCCATATTAACACAAATACCATTTACTACATTTATATCAGGTAGAGTAATTTTAGATAAATTAAATTATTATCCTTACTTATATAATATGAATGTGGATTCTACTACGATTGAATTTGATATTAATAATACTTGTTATAAACATAGTGACATATTAAGTTATAATTCACTAGAATCGTTAGATGTACAGGTTTTCACATATGATTATAATAATTATGAAGCAACCGATGATGCCACTATTGTAGAGCAATATCATATAACTAATATAGGAGATAGACAATCGATAGAATTATTAAATGCACATAATATTAACCATTTTATAAATATAAAAATGAATTTTAATTTAACCTATCAAAAATTATTATCATTTTTATCAGAACTTAATTTATATATTACTGACTATAATAATTATGAATATGATTTTAATGTTCCTGAAAAAAATAATATTAAAATAGTAACTAAAATTAAAACATATGAGTATGATTCTAGTAGTACCAATGAATTAGTTATTGAAAAAGCTAATACTAATTATTGTCTATTTCATAAAAATGTTGAATCTATAAATGTTAATACTAATGTGTCGATTCCAGTTTATATTCAGGTATCTCAAATAAGTAATGGTATTGTTATATAGGAAAAATTTAAAAATGAAGATGGGTAGGTTGATACAATTGATGATATCATAACTATAGATACATTAACTGAAAATGTTGATTATAGTATAGATTTATCAACCATAAATATGGACCCATCAACTGACTTTATTATGGTATTCATAACTGATAATATTTATGATTAGCAATCTAATGATTTTGATTATAATATACGTCCATCTTTTAATTTTAACTACACCATTCCAGCGACAGCTACACTACATCAAGTTGCTGGAATTAATGAACTAGAACCAATACTCACAAATAATAACATTTTTCATTATAAATTATATTACACAAGAAAGGTTTAAATATGTTTAACACTAATACAATTATAAATTTACCAGAATCTAATATATTTGAATCATAGTACACTAAATATGAATTGATTATATCTAATTTAATTGATGATAGTAAATTTATAAATAATGAATATATAAATAAATATTATGGCAATGTTAATAAAGTATTACAAGTTTCTAGTATATATGATAAATATATAAAATGTTGTGGTATTCATACAATAACATCTGAAGAAGAATTTGAATTCTATCAATTATTAGATGGTATCCCATTAACTAAAAAATACTATTATACCATAAATAATATTAATGATATCACTTCAATTGAAAACCGATATTCTGCTAATATAACTTTAAATTTACATAATTTAATATATAATAATTACCTAAAACATAACTTATTAAATAATAATTATCTATATGATACTAACTATATTTCTTCATTAAATTTAGATAATACAGTTAATATTACATTTATATTTAGAGATACGGACTTTATAAATTTACAGGAGTTTGATGATTATATAAATAGTATAAATGGTCAAACTGATTTATTGGGTCATATGAATTGTGTATTGTTTGATGATATTATAGTATATGATATAGTAGAAAATAGTTCTGATATAAAAATAGTAGCTGAAAGAGGATTTAGAAATAAATTCATTTTCGCTATTAATGATAATGATTTTTATATTGAAGGTGATATTGATGCTTACTCATTTAAAATCACAAATAAAATAGATGGGACTATATTAAATAACATTAACTTAAATATTTCACAGGTTCCATTATATAAAAATATCATCTATATTAAAAGTTATGATTCTACATCAGTGATTTATGATATGTGTTTATTAGATAAAATATTTCCAGTTATAAATAAAGACATAGAGGATCAATATTACTCTATGATGTTGGGTAATGAATATTTCTTTAAAGCATATAATTTATAGTCTTCAAATAAATTATCAGATAAAAGAGATATTATAAATTCTAAATTTTATACAGATCAATATTTTAACAATGTATATTATATAGAAACCATTGACACTGAAGGATTGAATGTAGTTAGAGTATAGTCTAATTTTACAGGAACTCCAAAACTTGTACATTCATATCCATTTAATACATTAGAAGAAAAATTTAAAATAACCGCAGTATTACCACATTCATCACATTTACATAATATTAGACGTTATATTGGTAATGCTAATGTATTTAAAAAATATGAAGTAACATTAGACCCAATTAACAATTCATTTAATGATTAGAATTATGTTGATAATGGTAGTACATCAGTACCATTATGTTATCAAGTGCCGGATTCCTAGTATTTCCAAAGTAGTTATCAACATACTGAAGTAGATGAATATGATAAACCTAAATTTGATTCTGACTCGATTTTTTCTGTCACATATGGTCCATATTTATACAATTATAATGATCAGATAATAAATTTTTTCGGAAGCCCTCGGAAATTAGATACCATGGCGGGTGATTTAATTGTTCCATGTTTTGAAGGTTTGGCTCCCGTATGTAGTGCTGAGTCTATATAGCCAGAAGATTATATATCATATAATACAATGAATAACACCAATATATCTAATGTTATGTTGACAGACTTAAATGAATATAGGAATGAGTTTACCTTTACTTTCATGACAAATAAGTATGGATATTTGAATAACTATATGAAGATTGGAGATTTTTAGCAGAATGTATATGGAAAAATTATAGTATGTAATGACATAACCAACTCTATAGATAATATGGTGTGGAATGTAGATATACATAGTTGGGATAACACTGATATATATGATTCTTTATTCCATATTATTACTCATAAAGATGGACATTTAACATATGAGTGCTAGAATGATACTACTTTATTTTGTAGTTTAGATGTAACTACTGATATTAGTAATTGTAATTTAACAATGTATAATGTTATTACACATAAAAAAACCCCTAATTAGACTACTAGAGAAGAAGCTAATCAAGAGTTACCAACAAGAGAATCAATTAAGTATTATAGAAATACAGTTAAATTGGATCAAGCTGATACTACTACTGGTGTATATTATTATACATTAGATGTTAATAAGTAGTTAATGAATGCTAATAGACCTTATTATGCATGGGGACTTGATATACCTAAATTATTTCCTTGGTATGAAACGTGGCCAGTTGATGATATGGTAATTATAGAATTTACTTCTGATGCAACTCAGTTTTATATTGATACTGATAATAATGCAGGGTGGTGGAATACTATGTGGTTATTGTATGAAGGGGAGTATCCTGATAATATGACATATAGTGAAAATCTTCATTACTCTGGTTATACTATTATAGATGATAATGTTAGTATGAGATATCCTATTGTTAAAGGACAAAAATACTACATTGTGATATTACCAACATATAGGACAGGTATACATGATTTTAATTTAGGGGATGCTAATATAATTATTAACTTTTAGAGTGATGATAATTACGAGGAAGAATACTAGAGAGACTTACCATCGCCATTAGGTTATGATAAATATATTGAAGATAGAGGATATAAAGCTCATAATGATAAAACCGAAGAGTATATGAGTTTTGGAATGATTCAGATATATGAACAAAAGCTATCAACGTGGAGATTAAATAAAATAAAGCAGCTTTACCAGCAAAATAGACTGAGAAACACTGCTTTATTTTATGAATAATAAAAAAGATTAACTTAATTATTCGAAATCTATAACGTATTTAATCTTATTACTTATAGCAGAATTAAAATCAAAATCATTTTTAACGATGGCAGTAGATGATTCTTTCATCGCTGCCATTTCTACTTTATAGGCATCGTTATTTAACATATCCAATTTCATAGTATCATCTGATGCAGCTAAACAATTAGAACGTATTGCATGATCCATATCTAACTAGATAACAGGACTATTATATTTTTCTTTAAAATAAAGAATCTCATTTAAAGAGTATGCATAGAATACGATTCTATTGTGGTTAGTTTCCTATATACTTTTATATGGTTCTAATACAGTATCTAAGTAACGATAACAATCATGTTTATTAGTCTAATCAAACCATCTACTAAGTAATAGATCATAGAAAGCAATTGTTATTTTAAACAAAAGTGAAATATCAGCATTCTTACGATTGTCCTATACTAATTTTACAGTATCAAAGTATTCATAGATCTCTGTATAAAATAGATCTTTAATAGTTATATTATCAATTTTAAAGAGATTACGTAGGGTGTATGCTAGTATGTCACTAGTCATAGTTCCATTAGCAAGAGCCATAGAATCTTTAATATAATCTAGGGTATGCTTGGTAGATGGATCATTTAATAGATGATAATCAATAAAATCTTTATCAATCTAATTATATGAAGTAAATACTGGACTGATATCTAATATATACATAAGCCAACGTGTAATAAAATCATATTTATTTACATTAACTGCAATAGATAGATCATTTTTAACCAGTTTAGCTGCGTAAGATTTACCACATCCATAATGGCCAGTAAGAACTATGATGGGATATTTAATTGGGGTCGTGTTCATGGTTATTTGCCTCTGTGTTGATAAGTTTTATTTTTTATATAGTGGGACTCACATTAGTTTAAAATTAGAAAATCAGGCCCATTTTAGAGCGTCCTATTAAAGAAGGTTAGATTATATTGATTAAGATTTGTAGAAGATACAAATTTAAGTCTACCTCTCTGGAGATTTCTTCTTTTATTATGGTCAGTAAGGGTAAGGCTGTCTATTAGTTCCTATGTGTTGGTAATTAGATCTAACATGTAAATCTCTATGGTAATGGGAATGGCAGTGGAATCAAAAGTGAGATAGAAGTTGCTGTCATTTTTTAGAGAGATGTGTTTTGTCCCAGTGATGTGGGTGTAGATTTGGGGGATCGATATTTGTATTAAGCCATCATCATCTTTGTACAAATTTTGGGTCTGTATGGTAATAAACGGTACTGTGGTTTGGTTTGGTTGGGTGATGGAAATGTCGTAGTAGCAATTTATAGTGGTGACAGTACCGTCGAGTAAGTGATATATTTGGTAGTTTTGTGAGTCTATGGTAGTTTTATCAACCTAAATAAAAGTGGTATCTAAAAGGGAAATAACCCCCTGTGGATTTGGGGCAATTAGCTGATTATAATCGAATTTTAGTAATTCCACTAGATATGAATTTACATAGGCTGTGTTATCTATGATGGTGTGTTGTCGTGTGGTGTTCAATTCCTAATTGTCTGTTGTTGATAGTTCGATGGTATCGGTAATGTTTAGTACTAATTGATTGAATGTGTATTCTATTACAATGTCCCCGCCTCCTAAGTCAATAGTAGTGTCAGTATATTGTAAATCTTCATCAAATTGAGTTCTATTTAAAGTTACATCGAATACTTTTTTCTTTAGGATTGAATCTTTCTAATCTTTCTCTAAGTAAGAATTGTTTACTTTAAATTTATCAACATAAAGATACTATGGGAAATCCATCTTAATTATATTATTATCAATTAACCTAACGAATCCATTTTCTGTGTTTGTTTTCTCTTCTATATCACTAACATCTTTAAGTGTATGATAATGATTAGGTAATGATATATAATTATCTACTACGGTAGTATCAGTGAAAAGAAATGTTTTTAATGTTATCTCTACTATGTCTTTGTTTGTTGCGTCATCTAATATTGAACTGTTTATAAATGAATCTAATTTAATGGTTAATAGTGTATTGGCTTGATCATAGATTAGATTATCATAATAAACCATATAAATGTTATTAGATGTACTATCTGTTAATATAGTATAAATTGGAATGTTATATGTTTTAGCTTTTATTAATAGATCGAATAGAATTTCTGCTTGTACTGAATTAGTGAAATCTATTACTATGGAATTAGTAGTCTAATCAGTAGTGCAATCCAATGTATAATTTATATCTAACTGATCTAATGTTGTGGTATCTACCTTAGTATGGAATGATCCACTTGCTTCTTGTTCTTTATCATGGTTATAGAATTCATCGAATACTATTTCTGATAATAATAAACTCTTTAATACATCTGGATTATTTATATCTAATAAGGATACTATTTCATTATCACTATTAGTAATGTTTATTTGACTACCTTCAAAGAATACATCTCCATATATTGCTCCTTCTAGTGGTCTATGTAATGGAATATTTAACTTATTTAGTATATTACCAGTAAATGCTGTTACTTCGTTAGAAGCATTAATATTTTTAAAATGTTGTGTTCCTAAGTGTTTCATATAACGGCAACCTATCCTGAAAGTAATTCTCCAAATGTTATTGTTATCTTATTATTATAGTTATAGTGTACTTCTTCTGGTACTATCTGATTACCATTATCATCGAATATTGTTACAAATGGTACTACTGTCCCACCAGCATAATTTACTTCCATTTCAGTAGCTAATTCAAATTGATCTGAAATTTTACTAGCTCCTCCTGTTGCTGAACCACCTGAACCTAAACCATAAAAGAAAACATCTAATGGAGTAAACTTATTTATATTATTTATCCCTATGATAAAACCATAATATTGTCTTGTCTTTCGTTCCACATCTAATGTATAATTATTTACTACATTAAGCAAACTACCATAACTACTATTATGTAATATATTATCATACATAATAATACCACCATCATCTAAATAAATACCTAATAGATTATAACCTACTGGTATCTGGTCTGGATCAACTGTTACCTATTGAGATTTTATGTATCTTAATTTAGTACCATCTTTAAATAGCTGGTTTATTGGTATATAAATGTTATTCGTATTAGGGTCAAATTGAACGAAGCTATTAGCATTGGTTTTATATAGTTCGTTAATGGTTGATGCTCTTAATATTGAACCTCTTGATTGTAATAGAACATTTAGTTGTCCTTCTATATATTTCTTATCAAATATGAGAGCATTATTCTGTCTATCTAATGTACATAAATATTTATGTAATGATGGTTCTTCTGTTACGTTAATAGTATATATGTTATATTCTACTGACTCATCTTCTGCTATATATAAAGGCTATGTTATATTCAGTATGGTTCCTAATGTGGTAGAATCTAACTGAATTACTTTTTGATTATTAGCAGAGTATTCATCTTCATATGATATTGTTTCTATCAATGTTTCGTTAAGATATATTTCCACAACATATGGATTAACATTTGTTATGTGTGGATTTCTTATTACGATCTTAATTATATTATCCTTAGTGGTTTCAAATGTAATATAGTTATTATAAGTTGATCTATTATTGTTAATGAAATATAAATGGTTTCTTATTTTTATTATACCACCTATATCAATGGAACTTAGATTATAATTGATATTACGGTTTGTTTTCTTTTTATACTGTACATATATATCGGTTGTAGTATTCTTGATAATGTCTTCAAGGTATAGAACATTCTCTAATGTAGATTTATCATTATATGAATTCTCTACAGCGGTAATTAAATTTTCATAAAATACTCTCATATTAAGTGGCCTTTGTAATTTATTATATTAATTTGTGTTTAGTTACTGTCTATAACTACAACATCGGTTGGTATATAATAAGAAGGTTCATTAGAGTATTCATTATCGTAATTATTTTCTATGACAGTTTTATTATATATACCATTTATACTAAGTATTTCCATATCATTTATTAAATAGATGTATGTCACTGATCCTTCTTTATCTGCATACCTAGTTATATGCTGTTGGGGTGGTTTCCACATAGACAACATTGGGGTGTTATTAGCTAATTCAATTTTAGTTATACTTAGCATTATGTTATTTAGAATCAAATCTATAATATCAGGTGATATATATTTACGTAGATAATTTAATTCCCCATCTTTTTTAAATTGTACATAAACATATGATTGTAATTGAGATGTTTTTCTCTAAAACACATTTACTTTAATATCATTTGATAATGTTTCTAATATAGAAGTAATATCATCATAACTAATTGATAATGGATTGGTTCTCTCTGAATTAAATATAGAGGCTTTTAGTATATCACCAGTTGTTGTGGTATTAGTAAAATCGGTTCTTTCTGATGCATAACTATATCTAAAATCAGAAATAAGTGTTGTTGTATCAGTTGGATTATACTAACACGTTGTCATATTAGTCGGGGTATAGTTTCTCATAAGTGAAAATGATAAATCATTATTCATTTTGAAAATTGAATCCTGTACCATATCTTTTATGGTTATAGCCAACACATTTGTAGAATCATTATAAAGTTCTAATGGGGAATATCTTTTGAACCCGTTCTCTACTATATAATTAGTGCTATTTAATAATCTTCTATCCATATCAGCATCTACTATAGTAAACACATTATTATTTAAACTAAATTCTACATTATTAACATCTACTTTAGTAGCTTTCATTATATCATTTGAAGTGTGTTTTATGAATGCCCCTCTATTTAAAAACTATGAATTAAATGTCACCAATTCGTTTATATTTCTTATATCTGTATTATAATAAAATGTACATCCTCTGTACTATCTAAAATAAAACTTATCATTATAAATACGCAACTTTACATCATCCGACTAATTTTTTATTTTCAAAACTAGATATATTTCTTTATATAGTTCTCTTAAAGATGTAAAATAAGTTGAAAATGCTTTTGTATTTAATAGGATCTATAATGTTTTTCCTGATATCCAAGTGTCATCTATATTAGATGATGAAGTAGTGTCAATATCATAGAATGTAGATGTAACAATACCTTCACTATTCGACTAACCTAAATCTTTTAAAAATATATTTTTATAAATTACATTATTAGTGGCATCTATACATTTTATAGTATACTCTGGTATATATTGTTCTTCAACATAACCAACCATTTCCTTTTTAATAACTAAATCCTATCGTTTCCCACCATAATATGTTTCTCCTCCTAATGAATTTAGTATATAGTCATAAACAATATTATTTGTTAATGGGTTTTTTTGCTCAAATAAGAAAATGGCAGATGGATTATCATAATTACTAACTTCTCCACCCATTGTAAAATTAAATTCATTTAGTTTATAAATATATGAATCGGTGCATAATTTATCACAACATAAATTCATATAATCATCAGCTAAAACAATACTAATTAGGGTAGTTGTCAAAGGTTTAAATTCTATATATTTCTAATAACTATTTATTATAACATTTTCAGATGGTTCTATAGTACTATCGAATAATGTTGGATATATACTACGATATGACATATTGAATGTAGTTGCATCAAGTGAAATAGTTTGTGTTATATTTGCACATTCAAAAATATCATTTAAGTCTGTATTGATTGATATTCCATTGATAATATTATCAGTACTATAATAAATATTATTAAGCATATTACATTAAACCCATGTTAATATAAAATCAATATTTCTATATACAACATACCGTTTATCAATGGCTTTATTCTATGGTAATAATATAAAATATACAAATTTAGGAAAATATAAAACGGCCTCTGCACTATTATGTTCTACTGATAATGTATTAAATTGGCCTCGTTCTATAGTATATCTAATATTTGATATCTTTTCTGTAACTTTTACTATTTCAATACCATTAGAACTTTTAATAGTGACATATGAATGAATATCAAGTTTATCATATTCATCGGTTAATTCCAATACTGTATCTAGTTCAGTTAAGTTTATATTTAAAGCTATAGTTGATGATGCTGTTACATCCATATATTGTGACAACGAAACAAATTTATCATCACCCCATATATCTAATACTGTGGTGGTGTCATTGTTTAATAGAGTATAATTTGTTGAACTTCCTAATGATTCATTCATTAACTATGATTTAGCATCAAATGTTTCAATAAATTTAATTTTAAACGGAGATAGTGTACTAGCGGTAGAATCATTTAAAATATTAGAGTTAGCTTGTAATTCATATTTTAAATTTCTAAATAAAATAATATCATTTTTAAAATATGGCTCATCTAAGTTTCTATCAAGATAAACTTCATATGAATTTACTAATTCCGTTATACTAAAAATATTATATTCTACATCATAATCTTTAAAATATAAAATTTCTCCTACATTCAAAAATGCTAAATTTTTTAAATCATTACCCGTTGTTTTATCAAAGTAAATTACATTATTACCAACTTCAGTGTCATATTCTAATAATAAATAAGGACGTTCGTATAATTTAAATTCTGGATAATACAAAAAATCATATCCATCATAAATGATTTGAAATCTGAATGGGGGTATTTCATTTAGATTACCAGCAGAATTCTAATCTGTTTTAACATAACTTGATATTTTGGAATAGTTTGTAGTAGTTTTAGAATCTCTGATCTAAATTTCATTTGGGATATCATTATGTTGCATAGGAGGGATATTTTTAGCAACTAATGACATTGTAGATTTACCACCTTCATTACAAAAAATAACATCATTAAATATAGTCTATACTGGGTTTGTTAAGTTAGATCCCAAGTTTCCTTGTAGTGTTGTTAACATATTATATAATCCTTTTTTTTATTATATTAATTAAAAAGTACGGCACGACATGTAAATGTAGTTGTATTTCTTCCTATATCCTAGTTTACATTATCTAAAATAAAATCAACGTTAATAACCGATTCTAAATCATATATATCGGCTTTTCCTCTAAAAGTAATACTTAGGTTATTAAGATTTTTGTTCATTGCTGCAAAATTATCAGCAATCAATTGAACATCGCTTTCATCATAATAAACAGCATTACCATACCCTACATTTTGAGCAACATCCCCCACCCCCGCTGTTGCTCTAGCAGTAAATACGGGGCGGGTTTCGGTTTTGAGAGGAAGGGCACCACCTGTAAATTCTTTAGAATCGAAATCTTGATTAAGTTCCCCTACTCTTTCAGAATATAATGTTCTATGAGATAAATTTCTTCCCATGGGAACACACTTTGTTACCGATCTTTCTAATCTTTCTTTTTTAACAAATATATTTAATAAATTATTAAGAACTAGTAAATTTCCTTCTTGTGCTATAATTTCTTTAATGGGTTTCATATCCATTCCCATTTTTGAATAATATCCATCGGCTTGACCATCTTGAATGGGGGTACATTTTTCAAATAATTGTTCTCTATCTAATATTGTCATATAGCTAATAAGAGTAGATAGTCCATTCTAAGTAGAAGCTCCCTTTGTACATGGATAAATAACTCTAGTATCATCGTTAATAGTAGCTACTAAACAATCTTCCTATCTAGCTTTAACTATGGTTGTAGGTCTATAAAAAATAGCAGGGTCTACGTATACAGATGCATAGTTATTATGTGTTTTTTCTAAATATGAAGTAGAATTAACACCTAATCCTTTGTTAGCAATTAAAGCTCGTTGAAATTGATTATTTTTATCTATATATGCTAATACTAAAAAATTATTTAAATCTATTAATGATTCACTCTACATAGTAGTTTCCACATCTATTTCATTAACTAGTGGATCTTCACCAAAATACATATAGTCATGATATGTAACTGAATATATACTAGTAGTAAATGCTTTCTTAGTATAACCTCCGTCACCATTAGTATCGATTATTGAATTATGTACAGGAGATGTTGATGTTGAATCTATAGAAGATGTTACTTTAATTGGGACTATATTTTGATTATAATAATCAATTGAATATCCCCTTGATAAATATTTAATTCCGTATATGAATGCATCAGGTGTTCCGTCTGCATACGTATCCCAATCACATAATACTGATCCAGATGCGTATATAGTTGTTCGTTGTTGGGACTTATTTTTATTAATACCATTTAAAGTACTACATGATCTTCTTCCTAATGTAACAGTATTACTTAATAAATGTTTAACACGTTCATATTTATTTTCATAATATTCATCTTTTGAAACAACTCCAAATTGTTGTGATAATGTTAATTCACTAGCTGCTGAATACATTACACTAATTATATTAGGTAAAACACCTGATATTGTTTTTGTTGGGTCATAATAAAATGGTTTGTAATATACATTATCATTTAATAATGAATAAATTTGTGATGTAGGCTATGAACTTTCATATCCAAGATATGTAATATTATCTGCTGGTAAATCTGGAACGGTATTTGATAATTTTTCTACTACATATACAAGCTCTTCAGTAGAACCAGTTGGGTAAAACTTGATCATACCACCTACAGAACTATTTGTTGATGAAGAAAAACCAAGCCCATCCACTACTCTACTACCACCGACGATAGTATAAATAGATAATTTAGTATTTTTTTGTAAATCATATATTATCTGTGTTAGCATTTTTGACATTATCAGTATCCTTTATAAATTCTTCATGATATTCAATACAATCTTCGAATAAAATTACATCATTTTTTGTAAAACTATAACTTTTATATAAATCTATAAAATCATTCGCTATATATTTATCATTATTATATAAAATACAACCATCCCCTTTTACATGATCAAACATTACTTTATTATATGTATCACATTCATATGGGTAATTTGGATCATTACCAGTAATAGGTGTAAACATTTTATTTAATATTAAAATTATTTCAGTATTTAATATAGTTTTCCTTATATGAGGAACTAATATTTCTTCAAAGTCTGTGAGCTTATATATTAAATTTGTTTTAATTACATTACCACATACATATCCCCGATAACAACTATTATTAAAAAATATCATTATACTCCTTATATAAAAATAAAATAAATGTTTTTATAATAACCATTCATACAATTATTATAAAAATCATTAGATGATTGGTTTCCAGTAATATATAGTTTATATTTTAATTTAGAATTTATCATTCTACTATTACTAGATACGTTTATGTTACTATTATTCTAAATAAAATTTATAGGAAATTTATCATTTGTTACTACATCAAATAAAAACCCCAATGTTAAAACATAATCAGTATATGTAGTAGATAAAGATTCACTTTTATTTGCTGGTTGTATAATATATTTTAATATATTATTATTTATCAATTTAATATCAACCATAAAACTATTTAGACTATATTCTGGTAATGTTTTAATAATCTCACCATCAATAACTTTTATCGGTATATTATTATTATTTTTTATATATGAAATATTTAATTTTCGTTTACTAGTTGTATTATTTAAATTATTTAAAACAAATGTTTTGATATCTGAATTATATAAATAATTTTTTATTAAATTTGATGTAAATATTAAATTATTACTATTATCATATATATTAAATGACCCACTTCTATTTATAGCTTCTTTAATAGCACCATTAAATCCAGTAGTTTTATTTAATGTAATAATAAGATTATCTTCATAAATAATATCAGTTAAATTATATCTCTTATTTATATATAGATTTTGTTCGAATGTTTGGCGGGATTTCATTTTGGCCAAACTTTGTTGTAAAAATACATCATTATTTTCAGCTAATAATAAATCATTTTTAGTCGATATGGTATTATTTAATTTCACAAATGGAATGGTATCATCTACTATATAATTACGAGAATTATTATTTATCGGTTCTTCGATTGTGATATTGATAGATTTTGATAATTTTGTATTGGTATTATTATTTAATATCCAACTAACATCTTTGGTAAAATCTAATTGTGACTCGTTATTATTATTTAACGTTTTTATAATATCATCTATCACTATTTTGCCACCCATTATTAATATCTAGTTTTTTAATTAATTTAACAAATATAATATAGTATGGTTATCATTTCATGGATATAAAAAAGCAAAACCTAATCATAAATAAGAACTTTGATAAATACACATTTGATTCCAGTGATGATAATGGGGTCTTTCTAACAGTATCTGATAATATGACATTGAATTCAATTTATCTTATTTTAGAAACTAAGCCAATTGATAGTACGAGTGGTATCACTATAACATTAAATGGTATTGTAGATTTATATCTATTCCCAACTTCCAATACTAACGTATCATTTGGGGTTGGTGAAATGATACAAACTGTTGATAATAATTCAATTTTTATTATTACTAATCATGTATCTGATAATAAATTTGCATTACGATTGGTATGGACCACTAATGGTATCAATTATACTTTAAAAAATAACACACAATCTATAATTTATAATAAATTATTAGAAGAAAAATAGTTCAATTTAAATACCAATAAAAATAAAATACTTAATCAGTATAATAATTTCACAACTATTTTAAATACTGGAGAACAGTTAGGTGATTTTCTAAGCGAACGCTTGTCAGTCATAACAGATTATACTAACGACTACACCATTGCTTTCAATTTTACAACAGTAGCCGATTCATATGTGTTATTATCTAATATAATTGATAAATTTTATTTGAATTTATATGTATACGATTATAATGATTATAAATATATTTATATGAAAGATTTAATTAGTGATATTAATGATTTAAATTATAAACTTACTACTGCTAATAAATTAATAGGTGTTATTAAAACATCAAATACTAAAATAATTCCACATAAAATTTTTAAATTACAAAAAAATACTAATTATACATTCACTGATAATATTTTAAATAAATATACATCATATAACAAAACTTACACGGGGGAAAAACTTTTAATAGTGTTACAATTATCACTACGGGATAAATTTTCAATATATGACATAAATAATAATATTGAAAGTGACTCTATATTCATCATTATATAAGGTTATTTAAAAGATGATTTATAAATTAAAACAAAAGGATAACGCATTAAAATATTTATTAGGTGATATTGATTGGATGGATATTTCATACATATTACAATCTGATAATAAAGCATCTTATAATAATTTGTTAATTTGTATGAACGATTCGATGTTAAATATTCTTTATAAATATGATCAATTTTCACCACAATTTGAAATGGATTGGACTGACGCTGGAACTTCTGAATGTGTATCATATAATATGGAATTTATATCCGATAATATGGTTAAGGTAAATATAGTTCAAAAGTTTGTGAGATGTTTTTCATTTTATAAAGAAACCCAATCTATTAATCAAGAAAGTGGGACCAATTTAAATTCAACTATAAATTATATATCATTATACCCTAATTTATTTTTAGATTATGAAAATAAAAATCTGGATAATATATTATCAACGGAAGAAAAGGATATATTACGAGATTCTAAAGTTTTAAATGTAGAATATAATACGTCAGGGGGCTTTTAGATACCAACTCAAAATAAAGTATCGTCAAAAAGTATATTATATCCAACCTATTTAGAATTATTTACATTTGTAGATACTAATTTAAATTATTATAAAGCTGATTATCAATTAAAAGATTCGATAACAAATAATGAATATACAATCAAACTATTTAGTGATTCTAATCCGGGTAATGATAAATATTCCTCATACGCAAAAACGTTTAATGTAATAAATGATTCTACAATAGTAATGGAATTTGAATTATATATAAATATTAATAAAAATAAATATTTAATTGATATAAATGATTCTAATATAAATTATCATATCAATGTTATTGGTAATAGCACGGTAACTACAGGAACTTTTGATTTAGATTTATATGAAAAAATTGATAATATATTTAATGTAAATGATATTATTTATATTAAGGATATCTATAATGATACTGTTATATTCATCGGTAAAATTATGAATATAACTAGTAATACATTTTCAATATTAAAACAATATTATTATAGTTCTAATCCTTATAAAATAAATAACATGGATCAATATATTGTTAATAAAGTTAAAAATTTAGAAAATTTTAATAATATAAATTATAATAATAATGTTTTACAAAATCTTATTAAAAATAACATATTTGTTATAGATGATATGATTTTCACAACAGAAGATTATTTAGCAGTTAATAATTTAGGATAATTACATGTCACTTTTAGATGATGCTACAACGATCCCACCAATTGTTGATATAAATACATTCGGTCCCAATTGGACACTTAAAACATATGGATCTAAAACTATGAAGTTTAATAGTGATATGGAAATGTATGTTCAAAATGCGGGATAGTCAAAAATGTATAAAAGATCAATGTTTAATATAGCTGCTAATATTGATGGGATCAATCAATAGTTTTCATCTTGTACAGCACCAAACGTATTTGATGTATCTATAACAGTGAACGCGGATGGATTAAAGTTTGGAAATAATGGTTTATTTTAGGAAGAGGAATTTTTTAAAATTATTAAAAATAGATTCTCTGTAAATGTAATTAATAGAATACTAGCCCCTCATGATATTAGCTTAATCAGTACCACTCGTAGTTCAGATGAAGATGGTGAAACTACATTAGTAAATGATAAAGGTTATATTGAAGTTTATAAAAATACATCTTATAGTTTAAGTAATACTTATAGGGTATATTTTCCAAGAGTAAGTAGTGGTGGATCTGGTGATGTTGGCATTAACCAAACTAATACAAATCAAAGTATTATAAATTAGGATAAATTATATTCCATTTCCATTTCATGCCAAGATAAATTATATACATTAAAAGCAACGTCATTAACATAAGGAGATTAAATGCTAACAAAAGTAGATAAAATTGATATTGTTCCAGAAGATATCAAAGAATTATTGATACCAGATAAAGGTGAATATATACCGATTGGTACTAATATATATGATCTTAAACCATTTCCCGTTAAAAAATACTTCGAATTACTTCATTTCATGTCTAAATATTTTACTGAATATAATGAAGTGTTTGCTAATAAAAAAGACCAAGGTATTACTGAGTTTTTCGGTAGTCTTTCAAAACAACTATTAGATACTGGTTTAATTGATGAATTCATGAAAACATTATTCCCGGAAATACCAGATGGTTCTGACATCATATCATTCGATCAATTAAAATATTTATTGGGGGTGATATATAAACTAAATTTTTTATCAAAAAGTCATCAGATCAAGAATCTGGAAATGAGAAACGCAAGCGCACAGATGATGAAAATGTTGGGCTTAAATCTGATGACAAACTAATAGTTGATGATAATATTATTTGGAATAAATATATTTATTTAAATTTAATTCTTTTTATAATTTATAAAACTGGATAGGAAATAGGTTATATATTCGGTGATTATAAAAAAATATGCGGACAAACTAATAATGAATGTTTTTAGGGCGGCTGTATATATTTTCATAATTGTATCAAAACAAACTCATCATTAGATTGTAATAACATAACTACTAAATTAGAAGGATTAACAATAAGACAGATTGTTTTAATATCAATGTTTTTTAGATATTATGAATATGAATTTTTATTAAATTCAAAATATCAAATGACAGATGTTATTAACTGTTTATTTAGTAAAGATGGTAAAAGCCTTAACTAGAAAAATATTTATTCAAAATCATTACTAGAGACTATATTTTCACAAAAAGAAAATATTATTATTAATGAAGTTGATAAAATGCAATCATTAATAACTGATATTTTTACAACTAAAGATAATAATATTAAATTTAATAAATTTAATAAATTACGAAAATATATAAATAGTATTTATTATACACCAGATAATAAATTATATGCATTTTTAAAATTTATTAATGTTAGTTTTGAAGACTTTTTTAATGATTATTATATAAGTAATACCGTATTAACATCTGATGATGATAAACAAACATTTATTAACGTATTAATAAATGTTTATAAATATATAATGGTATTTCCAAATCATACTAAAGTTCATAATGATCCAGATAGTATTAAAATGTTAACTATCCAAGCTAATGCATTAAAACTACAAAACATACAAGCAGACTATTTAAAAGGGCAATGGGATTCTGATCGATTAAATGATTTTACTAGTTCAGATGATGTGGTTGTATATATAACAAGTATCGATTCATTTTATTATATATTTAAAAAATATAATATAACAGAAAAAGATTTTTAGCTTATTTTAGAAATATATGATTATTTGGATGAACTAAAGCTAAATAATGAAACATTACAAACAGTAATTAAAGAAATTTGTAAGATATTAACATATAATATAAAACAATTTTACAAAATAGATTTAGATAATTTATTTTAATTACCAATGTACTACAGACTAATTGATATTAACTATATAAATTTCAGAAGAAATCGTAAATGATGGAATAAATGTATTAAAATAATTTAATTCATCATATGTTTCTTGTTTATATATAATATTATTTACTCTCTAAAATATTTTATCAGATAATTGCCAATTATTAAATTTGTTCTACATAGAATTTAATATGTTTGTTTCAATACCATTAGTTCCTAGTGCAACTAATTTTGCCTGAATTTCATTCATTATTTGAGATTCTGCATCAATACCAATATCATTATAATTTAAAGAGGCATCCCAAGTCTACCCCTTTAACTTATATGATATTGGTTCAATTGTAGGACTTGCTTGATATTTAAAACTATATTTATATCCTTCATAATTCCCACTACATTCACTACCACATACACATACCACTTCTTGATAATCATCTTTCAATCTATCAATTGATTTCAATGATTGAGTTTCAACGTTAAAATATGGCATTTTATATAATGAAGAACTTTTTTTAATCATGTTTCAAATACCTTATGCTCCGATGTTAAAATTTAATAAATCTTCTCTCGCTGGGGCCAACGCTGGGCCTTGGTTGGTTAGGGCCTCTAATGCCGCTAAATTGGCCGCTGCTGCTTGACTTCCGACCGCGCCACTCCCAGTATCAAAGTACGGTGCAAGTGAAGTTGTAGCCACGTCTGGCCGTGTTACTTGCGACGTTGCTTCGCTTGTTATACCCGCGCTAAATAAATTACTTTGAGCGGATGGTACAGTTTCTGTTATAGCAGATGTTTGTTTATTAATTGCATCTGTAAAAGATTTCATACCAGTAACATTAAAATCAGGTTGTGTCATATCACCTAAAGTATTTATAATATTACTTCCAACAGGTGATTGTGGTTGTGATATCGGAGCTATATCAGCAAAAGCCGCATAAGGGTTCCCTGTTTCTGGTAAATTTGACATAACATCAGTTTGTATAGTGTCCATATTAGATTGATTAACTTTTACATTCCCTTGAATATCAATAGGTTGTAACTGTGTCTCGTCTAAATTAGGGATTACTTTAGCTTGTATATCAGGTGATTGATTTTCCCCCCCTAATAATCCTCCAACTTTACCAGCAACCCAATCACTAGCATTTCCTATCAGGCCGGGAACTCTTTCTTGTAGTTCTGCTGCATTCTGATCTTGTTTAGATGTCATTGGTGTTTTAACACTAGATGGATATAAATTTGCAGCATTATCTTCATATATATTAGGATCAATTTTTTTCATAGTTGGTGTTATGGTAGGAACACCTTCTTCTGGTTTTTGTTCTTCAGAAATTATATTTTTATTCTAAGTATTCATGCTAGGTAACTGTGTTAACTTAGAATTACGTAATGGCAATGGTACTGTGTTGGTTGGATTACCAATTGCATCATTTGATAAATATCCACTATCTGGAAATTTATTTTCTGATACTGGTACAAACGATCCATTAACTTCTTTATATTCACTTCCGAATTTATCTTTCCATGGGGTTCTAGTCATACTAGGACCACCAGATGTATTTTGTAATTCACTTGAATGAATTGAATGTTTTTGATTATCTTTATCGACCCAACTTCCTATTTCAGAAAATGCACCTGTTGGTGTATTTGGTAGTTTATTACTACTATCACCAACTGGAGTTTTTACATTAAAAGGAGTAATATCAACAACTTTATCATCATATACATCAGGTTTTGTTTTCTTAGTAGCCGGTAATATTGTTGGTATATTACCAGTTGATCCAATAGTTTCACCTTGTGGTATTGGTGTTATTGAAGTTGGTAACATTTTTGATATTACACCACCTGATTGTATAGATTCTGGTGGAGATGATATTTGTGTTCCTGCTTCTTTCTATTTTGCTTGTAGTGTTTCTTTTAATTTTTCTTTAGCTGGATCATCACTAATAGCAGTTGGTATTTGTGGAACGCCTCCAGTAATTGCTAGTTGTGTTGGTATACTTAATGTATGTCCCACCGCTGCGTTAGTTACCTTATCCGTTAATTTATTATAATCAGCACCAATACCATACTTCTTCATTAACTCATTATTTCCTAATTTACTACCTTGTTGAGAAGCCATTTCATATGCAGTAAGAGCTGTTTTTGCTTCTTCTGGTGTTTGAGCATTTACATAAGCTGATGCATAATATTTCATTTCCTGCATATTTGCATCACGTAATTTTTTTCTATTTTTAAAATCAAATGTAGTTTGTTGAGTAGCAATATCAAATTCTTCTGATCCAGATGCTGATGCTTTAAATGATAATGCTCCTGTTTTTTTAGCTGCTTCCATTCCTAATGCACCAGCTTCACTAATTTGCTTTTGTCCTGTTGTATAACCACCAGATATCTCACTCAATTTAACCATTGTAGCTGTATCAGATAAACCAGATTGCATAATACGTGTCAAACCAGTTAATCCATTTGAATCTCGTTGAGTTAATCCTTCTGCTGACGTAATACCTAATGATGTTGCAACATTTTCAAATGATTTATTATTTTTCATTAGTGTATTAAAATCTTGACCGGCTATATTTTGTTTTAAAATACCACTATTTTTTAATGAACCAATAGAATTTTTCATTTCTTCAAATAATGGGCCGGTTGTTTGTGCAAATTTACCGGGTTCGATACCACCAGCTTGAAAATTAGTCACTGCATCACTTGCTTTTTCAAGAGCATTATTAAACCGTTTCTCAACTGTTTCTTTAGTGGTATTCATTGCGGCGTCCATGGCAACCGATGTTACTGCAACAGAATCCATCGCATTCCTAATATTATCAAATTTAACTTCTTTATATTCACCAGATTCACGTAATTGAGTTAATTTGGCATCATCTTTCAACACACTTTCAGTAGTTTCTTTTCCTTTAAATACTGATTGTACAAGTGCATCAAAATCTTTACCACCAGTTTGTTTAATGGAATCAATTGCTTCTCTGCGTCGATTTAATTGTATACCAACATTAGCTTGTTCGTTTTGTGATAAATTTGATAAACTTACACCTTCATATAATTTTTGATTTTTAGTTAATTCATCTGTAGCTTTTACACCACTAGCACCACCTACAGCACCAAACAATGATCTCACTGCTGTATTTTGAATATCATTATATTGTGCTTTAGCATCTCCTTTAGATGAATTATATTTACCTTGAACTTCTTTAATATCGTCTTCTTCCCACGTCTACATAGAAGATCCAGATGCTCGTAGTTTTTTCCCAACTTCTTTTGAATCCATAGATCCTAATTGATCCATATTAGTTATACCAGCAGATTTTAGTTTATTTTGTAAACTAAAATCCATAGTATTAAATAGTTTATCTCTTTCAGGTTGTCCTGTTTGTAAAAATTGATCCTGTGTTTGTTTAACAACATCATATGGATTAGATACACCAATAGAACTTAATTTATTACCATATGCAGTTTCTAATGATGTATATAAGTTACGAGAATTTTTATTAGGAGATATAGAACCAAGTACATTATATTTAATGGCTTCACCAACTAAAAATGCTTGATTCTTTCCTTTAAACGTTTCCATATCTTGTTTATTACCTAATGGAACCGCCATATTAGAAACTCTATTAACTTCAGAGGAACGTAATATTTCCATTTGGTCTGCATTATTTATATCTGCATTATTAACAGCATAATCAAAACGTTTCGAAATTCTTTTATTATTATCAAGATCACGATCTAATATTGCACCAACTTCTTGTTTATCTCCCTTATCAGATGCAGTTTTTAATTTAGTATTGAGTTCATCTTTAGCACTTACATCGAATGTAGCAATTCCTAAATAATCTCCGATTGCAGATTGGGGTGCAATTCGTTTATCTTGTTTTAAATATGAATTAAGTTGATATGATTTAGTATTACCTAATTGTTTTTTTTGTTCATTTTCAGTATCTATCATATCAATACTAGATTCAGCACCACCAACTTTCAAAAACTAAGGGGTTTCTTGTATCTGCTTATTATCATAAATATCACCAAGTGTATTTACTTGACTCAATTGTGAATTTTTATTAGTTAATGCTAGTTGTCGTTGTACTTTAGTGTCACCCAATTTAGAATATTCAGCAGCGGTTAATCCACCGCCTGATTGTTTAGCATATTCTAAAGTAGAAATGGTTTTATCATAATCAGTTATTTTATTTTCATAGAACGAAACACTATTAGTAACACCTTTAATTGTATTTTGCATTTCTTTAGTATTTTCTGATGTTTTACCACTACCACCAAAATAACTGGTCCCAGCCCATGTAGCACCACCACCAGCCAAAGCAAGGCCGGCCATTGTACCAATACCACCTGTTGCTAAACCAGCTAACAATGAACCACCAACAATCAGTCCTGTTTTTAATGCACCATAATTAGCAAGTGACTTCATTCCCTGACTTGACCGTTCGGTATCAGTTACTTCATTATTTATTTTTGAAAATCTTTTTCGCTGAGTGTCAGTTAATCCAGATGACATTTCTAAGTCAGAATCATATTTAGTTTTATCTTTTTTAATAGCACTATCTGATGCGACTGATGATTTATAAATTTCTAAACCTGTTGTTAATGCTGTTAATGCACCACCCAACCCAACAGCTTTCATTAATGATCCCTGAAGTGCTACTTTTGCTGCTTCTTTTGCGGCAACTGTTTGTGCTGCGGAGGCGGTAGCCGGTGTTACAGCTAAATTTGTAAATGCTTTTCCTAAAAAGTTTTTATATGTTCCATAAATACCCCCACCGACAGCAGCGGCAGCACCCCCCGCCATTGTAACTGATGCAGGAGTAGACATTCCTTTTTCTTTAGCAATTTCATATACTTGTGAACCTACTATAATAGGATCAATAGCTTGTAGTGCAAAACCACCAGCTTTAGCAGCGCCACTTAATATCGGAGTATTTTTTAATGATGATGCAAATTCTGACATCCTTGATAAGCCAGCAAATCTAGCTCCACCAGTTGACATCACATCTGTTACTTGATTTAATAGTTGTCTATCACCACTTATTGTTCTTAGGGCAGCATCACCACGTAATGCAATTTTGGCATCTGATGCATCCATAGTTGATAATGCATTGATACCCCCTCGTTGATATTGTTGAAATTGTGGGGTATTAACAGCTTCGACTAAATTCACTTTATTTGTTCCAATAGCCTTTTCCATACTAGGATCAGTTATATCTACTGTGAAATTTTTTAACGCTCCTTCATTTTGATTTATTAAACGGGACATTCTATTTGCTGTTTTAGCTCCCATTAGTTTATTCATATCATAATTTCCAAGATCAGCAAATAGTTTCTTAGCATTTTCCATTTGTAATACTCTATTAACTAATGGAAATCTTTCTGCTACTGCACCTTGTTGAGGATTTGTATATCTAATAGAACGATCACTTATTCCATTTCGTATTACTCTAGCTTCATCATAAGCAGATCTAGCTCCAGATGCTTCTGTTTTCAAAGCATCTAAATGTGTTTGTTGAAATATACGTTGACCCAATCCATTTCTAGCTGTAACATTTACACCAGATACTTTTTCAAATTCTTGTAATTGTCTAGGTGTGAATTTATTATTTTGAACATCATTATAAAATTGTGATAATTTCATATCATCATTAATACCATTGAATCTTTTCTGATATGAATTTAATCCCCCAGCACGTCGTGCTGTAACTTCATCGCCTGCTTGAAATGGCAATTCACCCGGTGCTAATCTACCTTGTTGTTGCAAATTTCTAATTCTATCAGCAGTATTTTGTTCCATACTATATTTATATTGAGGAACATTAACTAAACGTTTTAACTTAATATGATCTTCTGGTAATAATTGTCTACCTTTACCCGCTAAAAAGTTTTCATCTTCGATCATACGGACGGCTTCTAAATTTCTTGCCTGACTCATTTTAGAAATTTGCGTATCATTAAATCCAGCTTTTCTTAATTTTTCAGTGTGGGCATTTAATATATTGCGTTCAGCATTGGTCATATTAGCAGGATCATATGCCCGTTTGATGGTGTCATCAACTACTCTTTTAGTAGATCGGCCTTCTTTTGGAGATCCACTAGAAGATGCACGTTTATCATGTTCACGTAATATTGATATGTCCACATCCTTCATAATATCCTGTCTTAGTGATACAGCAGCTTTATCTAATTCTGTTCCATGGATGTTAATCATTTTATTTAAATTAGAAGGTTTTACTTTAGTAAATTGTTCTCCTGCAATTCTATCAGTTTGATGTAGATTTGACATGCTACCATATGAATGATTTTTAGCAGCACTTTTAAGTTGTTGTCTATATTGTGATGATAACATATCACCAGCTTGGGTGTTACTGGTTCCCTACATAAAATTACCAGCTTTACCTGCCATTTTACCAAATGAATTATTTTCGATTGCTCTACTCATTAATGTAGGAAGTAATTGTGCTACACCTAATGTAACACCTAATGGTACAGTCATCATTGCAATTGGTGCTAAAATATTCATTGGGTTATCCATAAATGAATCCTTAACTCCAGTTAATACAGCAGACACTACACCGTTAAATGAATTACTCGCAACTCTGGCTATGTCTCCACCTATATTACCAAGAACACTTCCCATTTTACTATTCATAATATCATCTAGTTTCATGGTAGTATCTTTCCAAACTTCACCAATTTCCCCAATTAGAACATCAAATCGTCCTCCAATATCATCCATTGATAAATTAGAAAAGTTTTTTTCCATGGCTGCCAATACTTCTGACATGGGCATAGATTTATATGCACCAATACCTACTCCAGAAAATTTAGCAAAAGCCCCATCAAATTTAGATTGAAATGGTTGAAATATACCACCTATATAATTAGTAAAATCTTTATTATTAGCAAGTGATGAAAATCCTGTTTGAAATACTGCTGCTCCACCTGTAATAGATTTATATAAATCTGTTTTTTCAAATACCTCTTTAGTTAATAATTGTAACGAGTCACCAAAGTTATCTACTTGTTTTGAAAATGTAAATTTTTGTTTTTCTAATACATCAAGACCGACAGCTTTTCCTACGAATGAATGTAATCCAGTAATCAACTTAGCGGGATCTGATGACATTTCACCTTTAGTCATTCCAGCCATAGACTGAACAACTTCCGGTGAAATATTAAATCTCATCTGCATAGAACGCTAATTTCCTGACATAGCTTCAACTAACGAAAACATTGCACCTTCCATACCTTGTTCAGGTACAATAAGTGATAGTCCTGATACAGTTTCCATTAGTTTCTTTTGGAAATCAGAATTTTGTAGATTTGGTTTAACTTCTGGGTATACTGCTAATCGAGATAATGATGATAATACTTGCTCAGTTTTAACTGGATATTCCCGAGCCATTTTCATAGCATTAGTTACTGCCATATTTGATGCTTTATCACCCCCTAATGCAGAAGATAACATTATTTTAGATTGATATAAACCTTCATACATTTGAAATGGTGATTTCATTTGAGATGAAAATCCTTTGATAGCTTCACCAATGCCAGTAAATCCACCAGTAAATGATTTCATTGTATCAAATTGTTGATTTACATCTGTAACTGGGCGAGTTATAGTTTCGGCCATTTTCATCTGCACTGGGAATGATGCACCATACATCATTGAATATTGCATAAATGATAATGGATTTAATGTATGACCTAATTGTAATAAATTTTTATTAGCATCTGCGGTATAACTTTGACCAATTTGTCCACCTAATGTATCGGGCCTTGATGATCTGAAATTACTTTGTAATGCTTTTGCCATTGCAGGATGTTGAAAATCTGTAGGAAATAGATTTCCAAAATCTGGCATAAATGGAGTTGTAGGATTGTAATTTGGTCTTATATTTTGACGTTGTTGGTTTGGACCTAATCTACTAGCATTTGCTAAATTAGATAAACCACTCCCTAATGATGAGGAATTATTAAGAATTGATCTATCTAAACCACGAATTGTACTAGATAAATTTCCTATTTGTCCGATGAAATTATTAAATCCACTATTAGCAGAATTTAAATGAGAACTAAATTGATCTAAATTCTCGATTGCATCATCATGTGGAAGAATCGGTTGATTCGTAATGGGAGTATTTTGATTATTTGTCGCCATGTGTTAATACCAATTAATGTAATTTATTATAAATTAATTAACTTTTAATAAATACACCGCGCTTCTAATCTATGAGTATATCACCTAATATACTTGGAACTTGTAAATAATCTTTTACACAATTTAAATTTCCACCAATACCATTGGCATAATCAGATAATGTCTGCTATTCCTATTTAGGTGGTATTTGTTCAATTAAACCTGCATTCTAATCATATTTATCTTTTAATGCAATGGCTAGTGTATCTAATTTACTATAATATGCCTTTTCAATACTCTAATGGTGTAACTAAACTCCAGCCATTGAATTCGCACTAAATGTCAAAAATCCACTCACTAAATTACCACTATCACCATATCCTCCTAATATAGGGGCTAGTAATTTATATCCAATACAAGTAGAATCCACTCTACTATAATGATCCATTAATGGTCCGATGTCAATCGCTGCATTATCAGATGGTTTAATAATTGATGTTATTGATGATAACGCCGTATCAAATTTTTTAACACCTTCACCATACCAACCTAATCCACTATCTCCTTTTATAGGACATGGATTATATATTCTTGATTGCTCTAAATAATTAGAATGGAAAGCAAAAACTGTTTGAGCAGTTTTAACAATATTATCATATATATCAGTAATCACTGTATCATATGGAGTACCGTTATCCTTTCGTTCTATATGGTTTATAAATGTAGTAACAGAATCCTAACTGATTTGTGTTAATATTGGAGACATCCCAGTAACATTTGGTAAATTAAGATCAAATATATAATTTTTAAATGTTTCTTTAGCTGGGGTAGTTTTTCTTAATGTTTCACAAAATTTATGATGGGTTGTCAAATCTGAAAATTGTGAATAAAATAAATATCTATAAATTAACGCTGTATAATTATTAACATTTGTTAGATATTTAGCGTGTAATCTAGGAAAAGCATTTCTAAATAATACATTGTGTATATTTTTATTAGTATCATTTATTGGTTTCAACTAATATGTTATTTTCTAATAATTACCGCGTTCCTGTAAACATCGTGTGGAATTAAATTGTAATAAATATGGAGCCATCTAATTTGCATAACTTCTCATATAAAATGCTGAATCGTACATATGCTCATGAAATATAAAGTTAGCAATATTAAATGCCATATTTAACTGATACTAATATCGTGGATTGGTAGTATCAGTTGTAGGCATAGATTTTCGTAATTTATCAAATAATAAAAACGTACCCAAGAAAATACCAATAGAATTAGATAAAAACTTATTTAAATAATATGAATTTGAAAAATCATTTTGTTTATCAACTTCAATCGTTCTAAAATACCAATCTAATGATTTTTCAGCAGAAGTTCCTAGATTTGTAGCATCTAATTTTGTTACAGGATGAATTATTGCCCTAGTAGTATTAGCAAATGTTGATGAAACATTAGTAAATCCTATTTCTATGTTCATAATAGAAATAAATGCCATTACTGATACAATAGATGGAGCATTCATTGACATACTGGTTCCTAATCCTGCTAATGACATACTCATTTGCAACGCTTCTTTTGTTATAGCAGACCCCAGTTGAATATTTATCATAGCTGCTAAATATTGCCAATCAACAGTACTCTATGATTCACTTAAAAAATTAAAATATACATATAAAGGTGGGGTTTTTGGTGGTATATATGGGTCTTCCATTACATGGTGTGCATAAAGAAATGACTCAGTTGATTCCCTACTTGAAAATTTATTTGTATATTTTTTATCATTCATATGTTTATACTTTAAACCAATTTAAATCATTTGTTGGTCCATCACAACCAGCGGTTCCGTTCTATACATTAGTTAATAATTCTTTAGTTTCCATATTTGGTACATTTCCAATTGTATCAAATATAGGTTGACCATTCCCATCATATCCAACATGCTCAGTCGGTTTATTAGTATTATCAAGTCTTGTAACTGTTGCTATTAAATATTCATTATCCAATACATTCGGTAATTCTATTACATATCTTACATTTTTAGTGATTGTATATTGTTCTCCATTAAATGTATAATATATAATTAGGGTCGTAAAATATTCTCCTGTTTGATTTGGTATATTAAACCCTCTTACTAATACATTTATATTATGAAGGTCATATTTTTCATAAATTTTTCCTAATAACTTAGTTTCATTTGATCTAATGTTATAACGTTCATTAGTATCTCCAAAAATAATACAATAATCTGTAGGATTTATAAAATTATCAGCTATTCTAAACTTATCAAGTGTTAAATATGAGTTTGCTGCTTTGAAAATACGCAAAGGCATTTCAAATATCATCTTATAATTAGTATCAGATATTATTTTAATAGGATATTTATTATAATCTACAGATCCAACATACACTGGTTTTTCTAGTAATCTAGTAGTCATTGTTTTCTATAGACTATAAGGGAAATTTCCTACCGTCTATTTTTTATCATCTATTGCAACTTCCAATGTATCCCACTTAAAATTATTAAATGCCAATGTTAAATAATTACTATATTCATCACCCGAAAATGATATATTATTATCTCCTTTGGGATAAATTTCATATCCGCCATCTAATTCCGTTCCAATTTTAGCAGATATAATATTATCATATGTTCCATCACATTTAATTGATATATAATGTTTCCTTTTGATACCCGCTGCAATTTTTAATATATATGCCATTATAAATAAACCAGAACTATTAAACATTTGAGAAAAAATAGTAGGTGTGTTCATAACTTTATAGATATCATCGAATAACCAAGATTCCTAATTATCAGATTGTTCAATTGGAGATTCCACTGCTTCTAATTGGATCTAAAAATTAGCATATTCTGTTGCAAATTTACTAACATCATCGGTTATACCATTTACACCAAACGATGCATAATAACCACCAATTTCTTTATGAACAGCATTATTAGCTATACTCATTTCACCGGAATCAAATATATTTGCAACAGATTCAAAAATAATAGGATCTAATTTTTTTCTAATTGACATACCTGACATAACTATATTTTCAAGAGCGATTGGGCGGCGAGTAGCCGGTGATATTGTTAAACTATCTACCATTGTTGTAATGATATCATTTGGATTCGTTGGTACTATTGCAGATGTCCCTACAAATGTATTTGCAATTTCAGAAGCAATAGCTTGTCCATAGTCCTAAAAAAATAAACTTAAAATTGCACTTGGATTAATAATTGGGAAATTTAAATACATCCCAAATTTAGTCATCTCGCTTTTATCGATATTATTATTATTCAATATACTATTAAGTGCAATTGTATTACTAATTGTTACAATTCCTTTCATATTAAATGTAAATTGATCTACATTTGTTTGTTTTCCAACTAGCCATAAATAATTTGGATTGTTATCAAACATATTATTTATGGCAATAGTAGTATCACTTCCTTCCTAAATTATATTACTAATGTATTTATAGTTTAAATCGGTACTCAATGAACACGTCTTGAAAAAGTCAGAAATGACATATGGTATCTTAATATATATAGTACTACCAAAAACTTCCAACTATTTGAATAACTCTGCCAATTTACTTCTATTAACGATAATATCGTATGTTTCATCAATATAAAATTTATAATCAATATCAGTTAAATTTTGTTCGTTAGTAAATGTTAACATTGATGAATTTGTTTTAATAATCCTAACATCCGTAATACTTTTATTTTGTTGAAATGTTTTAGATGCTCCCGCTGCATTAACCTCTATCAAATTTTTAGTATAATCAATTGTTACCAATTTTGCCATTTTATCAAAAAAGTTTAACATAACTCTCATATAATCATCTAAAGAAGGTATAGCCAATTGTATATTTTCTATAAATGTAGTAGTATCAGATTCTACATCAATTTCACTTAAACTATATGTAGCAAGTCCACTTTCATATGAATCTATATAATCAGTGGTATCTATTGTTTCTATAACTGATGCAATTCTAAATTCAAGTGGTGCTAATGAAAATTCTTCATATGTATTATGTATTTCTTTCGGTGTTGGATTATTAACTAAATTAAAAGCTATTTTTTTACTTTTAAATGATGAATTAAACACAACGCAGGTAGTTTTAGTACTACTTGGTTTATCAACATATTTAATTATATCACGAGAATCTAATAATCCCTCTGAAAATTTTTCAAAATTAGCTTCTATTCCTTCTCGTTGACTATCCCAAAATGCATTTCTAATATCATCTTGTATAATTTGTTTAGTTTTTTCAATTGATATTTTTTTATCAATAACCATTACTGTATCAGCACTTGCCTTATAAAATATATAAGGAATAAACTAATCTAATTTTACATCATATGAATAACATCCTATAGTTAAAGCCTGAATATTAAAACCAAATAGTGTTGGTTTTGTAGCAATATTTAATTTAATATGAACATCTATACAATTTGGACATTTAAACCTAATCAACTAGTTAATGTAATCTAATATTTCATCTTTAGAATTTGAATATTTTATGTTAACGAGTTCATTTTCTGGGTCTGCATTATTTTCATAATCAGTAGGAATTCCTACAAATGCATCATCTGTTAATAATAAAACATCAAACTATAATTCTGAAACTTTGACAGTAGTAACATCACTGGAAGATAAACTCAATTCTATTTCTTTTAAATGTAAAACTTCGGTCTGCTATGTATATTCTGGATATATGTCATAATACTCTATAAATTCTAATAATTTTGGAGTATAGTCAGATGATGCAGTGATATAATTTCCTCTATTTTTCAGATCTATTAAAATAGTTTCTTGTCGTATATCATATGTAGTAGCATCAATATTATTAGTAAAATCACTATAAGTATCAAATATTTTATATGTTAAATCTGCATAAATTGGTACGGTTATATTATTGTTTACATTGTGACTCGCTGTGAATATTAAATTAACTTTATATTCTTTTAATAAATTATCAATATTATTAGTTGCTACAACATCTGATATTAAACCATCTAAAATTAATACCCCGTTAGTAGTATCTTTATATGATATATTATATAAATTATTATACTCGAATGTTTCAAATAAGTCTTCTGATAAACTATCAATTTCAAGTTTTATATATACTTTAATATATTTATCAATATTACCATTTATAAGGGCTGGTAATATCTTACGTTGATCTTTACGATTTTTATATGACATATACTATTTATCAAATATTGCAATGTCAGTGGTATCAAAACTAGTAAAATCTTGCATGGATATTACTGAGTTAGAATTTTCCATATAATGATTTAAAATAATAACCTTTTTATTATCAGGAACAAATTGCTACACATCATCGTTTATATCAAATAATGATAATGATATATTTTTATTATATAACAACTGTGGTAATATATTTTCTATTCTATTTGTTTGTATATTAGTGTATGATTCTTTATAAGTAACAACATTATTACCAGTTGTGTCTGTTATAATAGGAAAGTATGATGCATTTATGTTAGATTGTGCGGTAGCAATTAAATCAGAAAAATTTGAAATTATTTTAACTATAAAATTATCACTATATGAAAATTGTTTATATGGAACTGTCTATAAAATTCCATATGAAATATTACCAGTAACAACTTCATTTGTACTACATAATGACATTAAATTAAAAATTATATCATTACCAACAGTTGTAAAATCTGAAATTGATAACGTAACTGCTTTAGAGGTTTCTACATTTGCTACAGTATTATAAACTCTATAATTTAAACTAAAATATGCAAGTTGACTATTTAATGTTGTATAATTAAAAATTTTCAACGTTGTCCACTTTACTCTATTTTCGGTGGAAGGATATTTTTGAGTAATATATATGTTATTTGTAATATAAGTAGACTTTGGTGATGTTTCACCTTCATATAATGATATAGAACCACCAGAATATTGATTAGATTGTGTTAATTGAATTCCCGCTGTATGATATGAAACATTTAATAAATTTTTTAATCGTATTAAATCAAATGTATCTGTAAATTTATCATATAATAAATAAATATATTGAAAATTTACCGGATTCATTTTTTGCATTTCATAAAAATTATATAAATATGAATTACTATTATATGCATTAAATGATGAAATATCATATACCGATAAATTATCAGTTGCATCTATTGAATTTATATAGTTAGTAATGTTATCTTTCATTGTTGAAGGTTCAAATGGAGTAGTCTAATCAGTGATGGCATCTGATATAGCATCCAAACCAAAATGATCATTAACATGTGCAATAGTATTACTTGAGCATATATTCCATTCATTAATATTAGTTAGCATTGGAACAGGAAATGGTTCTATTTTTAAATAACCAGAATTATAGAATACTTTAATAGTATCAAAACTGGCATCTTTAATATAATTGATATTACTTTTAGATAAATTAACTGCTGCTCCATATATTTTAAATCTATCCTGTTCCAAAAATGTATTATCAATTAAAATTTCATTAATACTAGATGTAGCTTTAATTTTGTAATTAAAATCTGCAAATCTTGTATAAGTTGGTACATTTGATAGATCTTCATTTGTAATCATATTATTATATGGTTGCTATGATGACTGTGGTGTATTTAATTTTTTACTAGTAACTAAACCATAATTAAACGTTGTTAATGCTGTATAATCTGATTGTATAAAATTATATATTATATAATATGGAAAAACTGGAGTCGGTAATGCTGCACTATTTGCTATATAATATGGATTATTATATAAAGATTCATACCACGTTGTTATTGAATTTGGGCTACATACTTTTGCCCATGAATGTTGTAATGCTCTAGCTGGTATAATATCATTTGTAGGAATTTTAAATGACGAATTATTAGCTTTTCTAGTATAAAATGTATAAGGTCCAAAACTAAAACAAACAATATTTTGAGAATTAAAATTAGTAGCATCACCATATGGCACTTCCATTATAGTAAGAGCATTAGGTGAATTTATAACTGCACTTTTAGTTTTAACTGCTCCTATAGTATCTAACGATTCTGTTATAAAATCTAATTCAGCGGTATTTAATGTAATATTTCCTACTCGTATTCCACATTTTGTGTATGGTATGCTAGATGTAGCAATGCTATTCATATCAGTAACGGCATAATATAAATCTTCACCAATAGCATTTATTAATGTAATATAATTTTCTTCTTGTAAAATTAAATTTTTATCATTATGTGTTTTCAAATTTAATAATGTACTGTCATTAATATCTTCAATATTGACACATTTCTCCCAATCTGTATAAAATAAAGTTGTATTAGGATTACTCGATAAACCTCCTGCAATTATAGAGTATTCATTATTTATACTAAATATATTATACGCTGATAAATCATTTAATGTGGTATTATCTATATAATTATATAATTCTATTAAAGTTTCATATAAATTATGGCCGCTTAATGTCATCGAAGATTCATGTTTATTATTAAAATATTTATTAAAATTATAAGTTAATGATGTTGAATCTTCTACTGTAGTAGCTATATTGGTATAACCTAGTGGATTATCTACTGAAAATTTTTCATTTAATAATGTATAAGTACTTTTTTGATATAAACTACTATTTAACGCTAATACTTCATTATTTGTTGAATCAAATTTTATATTAACTGGCAATAGTACTAAATTTAATGCTGCGTTTCCGAATTTATTATAATATATCTCATCGTTCATATTAGTGGTAGTAAAATATTTCTATTCATCTAATGTAAAGATAGTATCATAATAAACATCCAACTATTCTGGATTATATGCATCAAATGGAACATTTATTACAGAGTAAGATGATCCATAATGTAATGTTTTCCCATATATATGAATTGGTATCATTCTGTCAGTATAAGTATAACTATTAGAACTATATGCAGATGATCTTATTGTATTCCACGTAAAAACTTTACAAATAACAGTTTGATATCTTTCATATTTAGGTGACTAATATAATATCGCAGTATATGCTATATTAGGATCGGTGTTATAACTTGGTATAATTTGTTTTACATATTGTAATTTATTATTAACCATACCCCACTATGTAGAATATGAGTTAATTGAATTATCATATAGACCATTTAATGTCCGTAAAAAAGTATTAAGATATAGATTTTTATAATTTGAAATGAAGTTATCATATACATTTGTTAGAGGGAAATTTCCGTTCATAAATAGTAACCATAGTTATACATTTTTTTTAAAATTAATTGTAATATATAAACTTATAACTTAGGCGAAATCATATGCTACTAAAAACTAATATCTATAATCGAAATTATTATCCCATAAAAATATATAATCTAACAGAACGAATTTTAAATAAAGATAAAATAAATACATCTGAAGATTAGTATATAAATTCAACTTCGTTTGATAATCACATCGGAGCATTAATAAAACCTTTTCAAACACATGAATAGATTTCTTCAGTGTCCCTAATCGATGGTAATAAAGATTTTAAGGGAGTAATTTATTTGGATTCCACTATCAATACTGATTCAATAGATTATGGATCGTTTGGTATACTAACAGGATAGGATGCAGAAATTAAACATCATTTTGTCACGGTGAAGGTAGATGCATCAGGGAATAGTGCCGCTCGATTATTTACTAAAGAAGATAGGGCTGAACTTAATACTGAATCTATTATTGCTGTAAAATTTAACATGAAATCTATTGAAGATTGGGATATGATTCTTAATCATATCAATACAATTGGTTTTCGTGGATTTACTATTGAGGATTTTGATTTTTTTGGGGAGGGTATTTATTCAACGGGTGTAACAATTCCTCCGGGTGAATGTACTAATCCGATATTTAGAAAAACTCCGGTTTTTAAAAATAGTGAAATTTCTACCATGATAGAAAATATAAACGGAGCTATCTTTAATATATATAAAAGAAATAATGATGTGTAGTTTGATTTATTTTTACCCGGTATGTTAATTGGAACCATATTCGATAATTTAAAAAATAACTTTAAAGATGTTATAAATGCACTTGAAAAAGATCCTGCATCGGCTATAGAAACCGGTGTACCTACCCAATTATATCAATAGCCACTAGGTATGTCGGTTATTTTACAATTACAAAATGAAAAAGGGGCAACACCTTATAAAATAAATTTAAAAATAGTAACACCATTTATGTTCATTGTTCCAGAGCCAGAACAGTCTACTCCTGTTGCTGTTATGTTTCCAGAAACTGCACCTCTCAAAGAATTTTTTATTAATCCAACAGTCGCAGATTTAAATGGTTTGATTAGTTTTCCTCTATCAACAAATTTAATTACTAATCCTAATAGTGTATATAATGCTAAAATACAAATTGTACCATTTTCATTTAATTTAATGGGGATAGATTCGACATCTTCGAGAGATCTATTTTATAAAATAACAAATGTACATTGGAAAGCATGGGATGAAACTGTTGATTTTGGTAAAATTTCTTTTATAACCGATGATTATCCTGTTAAAAAAATAATACCTCAGAATATACAGCTATATAAAAATAATGCATTTGATATTTTCATAGATACTACTGATATAACAGAAGATTATACAAATTCAATAATTGTTGAATATGAATATGATGGAACATCTATGATATTGGAAACATTTATTAAAATAACTCCAGCATTACCACAAAGTGATCCAGTTATAGTACCGGTTGCTAATTCTATTAAATTAGACGGATCTACTAAATTTACTTGCAATTATCCTACAACACCAGCAAAACCATATGATATAATATTCTTTTCACCATTAGGTAGTGATGTTTTACAATTTAAAATTGAAAATATTGGCGAATCTAATGCTATTATAGATACGGTTGAATTAGAAAACCCTTATATTTATTTAAATGATTTATATAATATAGAAAATAAAACTAATGAAGATTTATTAAATATTACCCAGTTAGAAACTCATATCTCGGAGTATGAATCATATCATGGTACAACCAATGCTCTCTATAATAATAGTAATTTATATGATTCGTCAACATTAGTATCACTGTATGATAAAATTTCTATAAATAATTATATTACATCAGAATTAAAATATATAGATCAACCTGTTAATAATTCCTATAAATTACAACCTATTACAGTATTTTTTAATATATATAAATTTAAAAAAGTAAAAGATATGTTATGTGGATTACCAATTTCTATTAAAATAACATATCGTAAACAAGGTTCAAATATTAAACATACATTATATTTATATAATAATGTTAATTTTAATTTAAAATTGATTATGGGAGATATTTCTTTAGTATATGATAAAGATATAGAAAAAACAAAATATGTTAGACCTAATTGTCCACAAACATTATATGTTAAATTATTTAAAAAATTAACATATGATTCATGTTAGCAAAAACATATAACTAACACATCATTCGGGGTGTCTTTAACTAGTGTTGATATTATAAATTATAATGATGATAATAGTATTTCATCAGATGAATATTCAATGACACTGGATCAATTTCCTATCGGACTGTCTCCAGTGCAATCAAATATTTAGAATGGATTTACATATGATATATCACTAATGGAAGAACGATTATATAAATATAAATTAAGAGCCTATACAAATAATAAATATATTCCATATATTGATATTCCAATGAATGTAGTATCTACTAATGTTGATATTGAAGAAGTTATACAATATGATAAAAATGATTTTTATGTTAGAAATAATAAATACTTCTTATCACTTATTAAACTTCAATCAAAAGATAGACTGCTTACTATAACTAATAACTCAAATATTGATCTTGAAATTTTAGAAATATCAACTTTCACATTGAAAGACAAATTTGGTACAAGTAATTTAGATATCACTATAAATAATTATATATCATTGCCGTATATATTAACAAATAAAAATACACTGAAAATAGATGCTACATTTTTAGGTAAAGAATTTGGACATTATAGCTCCTTCATTATTTTAAAAACAACTATGGGTGATGTTTATTTACATGTCGCGTCATTCGTAAATACTAAATATAAAGATGTTTGGGTATTAATGGAAAATGCTAAAGGAACCAATTTTACATCCGCATTAAACGGATCTGATATTGATTATATAAAATTAACTAATTTTGGTGACGATTTTAGTTTATTACAAATTACTAAAATGGGATATGATCAAGATGAATTTTTAATTGAAAATATCGAATCACTAAGACCTAATACTATAAATTATATTGAAAATATATTTGTTCCTACCTCAACCGGTAAAAAAATAGGATGGCTTGATTTTAAAATACGGGATATGTTAGAAACTTATAAATTATTAGATACTGATGATGAATATGTATTTAAAATTCAAAATTCTCATATTTTGGCAGAAATGGTCGGTATATCGTTAGCAGAACATGCTCTACCACATTTTAGTAAAAGTGTGGTAGATTTTGGATTCATTGATTTAACAAAAAAATTAAACTCGATCCGAGTTGACACTTTTAATATAAAAAATTATGGATTAACGCCATTCATTATTACTAAAATTGAAAAAACGAATATTGGTTCTCCATTTGAAATACCACTCATCGATCAACAATTGCCATTAAAAGTTGATAAAGAAATAACGTTACCAGTTTAGATAAATAATAGTAGATTAAATGATAATGATAAAGTATATATGGATGTATTTAAATTTGAAATACAAGATTTAAAAACCAAACGTATATTTAATTATGAAATTATAGTTAAAGTTGAGTTAACCATAACTAATAGAGAATATATGTCATTTAATAGTGAATATATTGAATTTGGTTACTGTGAAATAAATCACTTTAAAACGGATGAAGTTACTGTAAAAAATTTCTCAACTGATAAAGTTTCTGTAACTATAGATTATACAGGGGATAGTGAAATTCAGACTTTAGAAAACTTTAATTTTAATTTATAGCCTAATCAACAATTTAATATACCTATATATTTTTATCCTCATGGTATTGATAATTTTAGTGGACAACTAATATTAAATTTTAATGATGGTAATTATATTAAAAATATTGATTTATTTGGATTGGGGGTCGATTTTAAATCACCATTGATTACTGTTGAAAATAAAATGGTAGATTATTATAAATCATTGAAAAATTATCTAGGAAAGCAGAAATATATTTAATAAAAAAATGGGCTATGATTAATAATCAATCATAGCCCATTTTTTATTATTTTAAATTAAATTCATGTAAAATATTATATAAATTTAGATGTGATTTAATTCCATATACTACATTATTAAATTTGATTTTTATACTTGATATATAATCTTTTACTTCATTTGGTATATCATCTGCTCGCATGTATATAATTAAAGTATAAGTTGATCCCAATTGCATATCATTTTCTTGTACAAATAATTTATCATATGTATAAATACATCGAACAGTAGAAATATAAGTTAATTCCCCTGATGTAACGTTTGTCATATCAGCACTTGTTTCATCAAAAGGATCAAACTCAGTAGTAGAATCAAATGTTGGTAACTATATTTCACATGTTGGATTATCAGTTAAATTAGCTAAAATATCAAATGTTTTAGTATCAAAAATTGGTTTTAATTCATTAAAATTCATGTATTATTCCTCAGTTAATCATTGCGATATCATTTGTATTTGGATTAAATACTAAATTATTTACATTATCGAATGACGAAATTGTATATGCTATATTAATAGTCATATTTGTTAAGTTATAAATATGATTAAATTGTTTATATTTAACTAATAAATCTGATAGTTGTGATTTGTTAAATTTATATAATATCTTATCACTTAATAAATTTTTACTTATTGTTATTGGATTATTATCGCTTGATTTAAATTCTAATGGATTTGTCGATAAACTAACAAGTTTACTATTATCCAAATCTAACATAATAGGAAGAATATTGTAATCCAATGTAGCTCTAATAAAATAATCTGAAAATGTATTATCATTTATATCAGAATAAAGACTATAATAACCATACTAATCTACACCAATTACTTTATTAAAAATAAAAATTTTATCAAATGTAGTCATTAAATCTTTAAAATTAAAAAATGCTAATACATATTTATCTGTATAATCATCTATTTGTAATTTAGATAAATCCAACCCAATTAAAATAGACATTATACTATCAGATGTACAAATTGTAGTATTGTCAGTATCGTATAATGTTGGAGTTATTGATGTTTTTAAAAAATTTATTAAATCATAATCACTACCATAATTTGTAGTATCAATGTCACAAAGAGTTCCAATTGGAACAAATGTATAATCTGTTAATATGGTATCTTGATAAAAATTTAATAATTGTTCTTTTTTTATCTGTTTATATATTGAATCTATTATTTTATAATTCATAGATTTATTAACATTATTTAAACTCTTAGTATTAAATAAATAGTAACTTTTCTACGATATCATGTTAATATAGGTAAAATACAACGTTTTATATACATATGAATCTATAGGAATATTATCTGATACTTTATAAAATAGTGTATCAAGCGCATTATAAACTTGAGTTTCATTTGTACATTGTTTTAATAAATTCAACACTTCACAGGGTAACATGTTAATGACTTGTTTAGTATTGGTAATAGGTACAATTTCGGAACCGTTTTTATATAAATAAAATGTAGTTGTGTATGGAGTAGGACAAACTGTACCATCTAAATATATTGAAATAGCATTATCACTTAGAGTTTTAGTATATTGATATCTATTATTAAAACTCTAAGTTAAACCCTATATATAATTATGTAAATCATTAAAATTCTACCAATCTCCATTATAATCAGTTACTGTTAATGGTAAATCCTGTTCCGCATATGTATTGATATTATATTTTATAGTTAAATCATCGTTATTTATAGGAACCACGCCCCCATGGACAATTTTATAAACTCGTTGCATGAATCCACTGATATCGATATTTTTAGAAATATATAATAAAATTGGTAATGAGGTAGTACCATCGAATCCCTGTATATCAATATATTCAATATCAACAGTATTACCAATATTACTATTAATATTTTCTCCTCTAATATCCTATATTTCACATTGTTTTGTTTGTTGGTTATAATAAATTCTAATATTACTAAAATATATATTTTTAAAATTATTATATGATGTATTATTTAAAAATATTGTAGAATCATTATTGTAAGTAGAAATTAAATAATTTTTTAATGTTGCATTGAATGTATCCAATTCCTATTTTATAGGGTACTTAAAATTATATAAACTGGCTTGAAATCCTGCTGATATATTATTGGGGTCGGTTGATTCGGCTGCTGGTGGGATTTTTAATAAATCAGTAGTTGAAATTGTTGATAAGTCAAAATTGCGTAATGTAAATTTAAGATCCCATCTACAATATGGATTAGGAGTGATAGTTAAAGTTTGATTAGAATAATACCCAGACTAATATTCAATTTTAGTTTTTGATTCAATTGCTGCTATATACGACTATTGATTAAATGAAAAAATTTGATCAGGTAACGCTCCATTTATTTTTACAAATAAATCATATAATTTATTTCGTAATTTATAATTTTCCCCTGTTCCTGCTATGAATAGATATTTAATATATCCATTAAAATTTACTTCAAATACAAACCCACTATATCTTCCTTTATTTTCCAAAGAAACATTCTAATAAGCATAAATTGATTTAAAATCATTACTATTATAAATAGTATTAAATTTTGTTTCTGTTAAATCTTGTTCTTTAACTAGTACTAAATCAGATGAAGTATAATAATTACTAGATGGATAATAAAAATTATCTGTCAAAGTTTTTCTCTCAATTATATTGATCGTGTATAATAAATCATCAATTGGGTCTACTGTTATCTCTATTGCTTTGAGCCATTTAATAACTTGTAAATAATTATTTTGACGAGAAGAGCTAATAACAACATCTGATAGAAATCCTAATGTATCTTCATTAAAAGATGGTGACTATATAACTATAATTTTATCAGGATTTTTAACAGACGTAATTAAATATATAGCAGCTACATTTAATTCATCCAATAAAACCTAATGTGATAACTAAGTTTTTTCAATATTACTTAAATTGACATCATTTAACACATCATCGATAATACCAAATTTAATATTATAAACATATTTAACATAATTATCATTTATATTTTCATCCTATTTATAATATAAATATGTTTGAAATATATAATTTAGCTTTTCTGGTGTTATAAATGGTGATATTCCTATAGTGTCAACGGTTTTAAAATCGATATTTAAATTCGTAGAAGTAAAACTTATCATAATTAAAGTGACCTGTAAGACAATTGTTTTATTTCAATATTTTGATTTACATTCACTATAAAAAGTGATATATTATCATCAATTACTGTATTTTTAATTAACGTATCATTATAAACATATGCTAATTTTTTATCGGATAATTTATAGATCTTAGGAAAAATATAATATTTAATATTATCTATACCTAATAAAATAATATTTGGATAATTTGTTATAGCAACATCAGAATCAATAAATAATACAAACATATTATTTATATATGTTATATTTTTTATAAAAGATACTTGTGTGAAACTATTATAAAATGTAGATTCATAATTTAACTAATACCTATAAGTATCATATACCCTCGTCCCATCTCCTGTTAAATATGAAACATTAAAATCTATATAATCATTATTATTAGATATTCCATTATTTAAAATTTTTAAATATCCAAAAATTGAATATGTTGTATCAATCATAATAATAAAAGGAGTTTTTATATATGACAGTTGTACGTTTTCACTTGATGTTGTTATATCATCAACTTGTAAATCTGCACTTCCTGTATTTATTATATCAAAACTAAAATTTTTTAAAGTATATAATTCTTTCAGTCCCAAATTTATATTAAATTCATTCATTTTAATTCCTATTAAAGTACAATAACATTAAATGTTGATAACATTTTAGTTTTTTCTTGTTTTTCGTTTACACTTTCAAAATAATTATCCAAATTTAATTTATAGTTTATTTTTTCTAAATAATCATCTGGTAAATGTAACATAATTGGCATGATATAATTATAACCATCGAATTTTTTTAACTAAATAGCTAATACCGATTTAGTATCAGAATCTAATTCCCAATTATATACACCTAAAGAATTAAATTTTAATTTATTTATTTGTTTATAGCTTAAATTATATGAAGATGTTACTAACGTGGTGCTAATATTATTTATAACTTTAGAATATTTTACTACATTATTATTTGATTCAAATTCATCAATGTTAATTGTTCTATTAATAAATCCGTTATAAATTGCTTCTACATCATCTGGTGTTTTGGTGGTTGTGTCAGTAACAAGATATAAATCAAATAGCATAAATATCTATGTTGAAACACATAAGTTAAAATGTTGATTAATATACTATTTCATTAAGTAATTTACCTATTATATTTCTGATGCTAGTAGTATTGGGATTGTTAACGAATCGGCTGATTGCCCTACGGCAAAAATTAAATCATTGAAATAATCAGCATTACTTGTTAATGATAGCAATGATTTAAAATTGCTTACATCTCTTAGTGGTTTCTATTCAATAAATTTTCCGTCTGTTATTAATGGTGTTATACTTTTAGTAATAAGTGTCATTGGCATAGTATCAGTTACAGTTGTATTTGTTGACCGGGCATAACCATTCCAAAATTTAAACGATGGGTCTAAATCTATTTTCATATTATTAAAAATGATATTAAAAAACTGAGAAGTAAATTCATTTGGTATATATCGAACTATACCAGAGGGGGTGTTTAAAAATATTCCAAATGTAAAAACATTATTTACAATAAAATATTTAGTATTCATTAATGATAAATCATCAAGATCTGATTGTAATGTTGGCCATTGCTCTGCAAATATTGATGATAGACTTATTGACGTTGTTCCTTTGGTTGTTAAAATTTGAACTAAACTATTATTATGTAATAGTTTTACATTATTAACATCGTCTTTAGTAGTATATATAAAATAATAGTTGGGGTAACTATACCCTCTTGTATAAAATATAAAAATATTACTAAAATATACTTTATTTACATTAGATATTAAAATAGTATGGGGTTGTAAAATCTACCTAATATTGTCATCCCCATCAATAAAAAATTTTCCTAATATTTCTTTAATAATTAAATTAATACCGGCGGCATTTAAAATCGAAGTTACATCGTCCTTAGTATAAAATGAAAGATGTTCATTCGAGTATGTATCATTTCCATGTGATATAGTCGCATGTTTTTTATAATAAGAAGTTTTTAAATATAAATCATTAAACATATCAACATTTGATATGTAATTATTATATTCCTCATCAAAAATTGCTTTAGATAAAAATCTTTTATATACAGACAGACATATTTTATTTGTAGCAACTAATGTATCTCCTGTATATTGGGTTTTGAGGGCAGCAGTTGGCTATACGCTACTTACATTTTTAGGATTAAATACTGGATATGTCACATTATATAATGGCATATTTGAATCAACTGCAACAGTAAGGTCTGATTGTAGATTTTTTAAAATACCAGTAAATCCCTACATATTATAATCATATCTAAACTCTAATATATTATAATTTTTAAAAAGATACCCTACTTTAGACATTGGTGAATATAACATATTAAAAACCTAAGTTGTGTTGTAAATTTATAAATTAATCCTTACGTTATAATTTTACAATCTCCAAATTCATTATTTAATATATTAATTTTAGTTTTTATACTTACGGTAAAAATTCCTCTAAATTTAGGATCATCATCAATTAAGTCGTACACAATGGCATCTACTTTGCCCTCAGACCGACGAACCACGCGCCCTATAGTCTGTATCAGACTTTTCTTTCCCATCAAAGGAGTGGCCATTATAAGCCTACTAAGCTGGGCATAATCAAATGCATGTGAAGCATATTTATAAGTAGCGACAATGACATTATCTTTACTTTTATCGATATCATTTTTTTCAGAATATAATTTAGTGGCCGTTATATTTTTATCTTCTAAATATTTACATATAAAATTTAATTGAACTTTAGTCATGCATATAATAATTATACGCTTACCATCATCAACTTCTTTTTTAGTAATTTCATAAATATTTTTAATCCATTCTTCGGATTCTGTTAATTTAGAATTATAAATTGCGCGTCCTTGATTGAATTGATTCTCCCATAACCAGCATACCCGTTTTCCATACTGATCACCCAATCCACTATTATATTTAATAAATTTAATGGTTGGCATAAAATCATATTCACCATATCTCACAATAACTTCATCGAAAATAGATTTCACTAAAACATCTCGATGATGGGGGTTGTATGGTGTAGCGGACAAACCTAATACATTTTTAGTATTAAATAATAATGATGCAGATGCATATTTATTTCCCATTTTATGCACTTCATCCCAGCATATAAATCCTAGCCCTAATGATTTAAATTTAATATAATTTGTTTTAATATCTTTTTTAACTTTTGATGCTAATGTTTGTGGTGTTGTAATAATAAACTTTTTATTTTCAACATCAAAAATACTACCCTTTATAAGTCCAATATCATCTTCGGTTAGATCAGTATGGGCTAAAATTTCAGCTTTCCACTGTTCCATAATTTTTTCAGTATCAATTACAATCAATGTTTTAAGATTTAAATACGTTGCTAAATAAATAGAAGATACTGTCTTTCCAAATCCCGGCCTAGCATGAACTATACCATTTATATAGCCCTTTTGGTCATATAAAGATATAATTTCATGCATTACTTCTTTCTGTTCATCTCTAAGTTGAGATGTAAATTTCCATACATCGATATCTTCCATTACAAAAGAAGGATCGCTATACACACCAATAGATTTATTGTTTATATAATTTTTTATATTTCTAGGTAAATAAAAATATTTATCATTTTCATATAAAACCCATGGTATGTGTTTTTCTGCTAGTTTATCCTTCTCTATAATACAGAACATATTAATATAAGGTCACAGTTAAATAAATAATTTTTTCATTAGTATCAATTTCTATAATTTTTGAAACATCACTCACAATTCCAGTATCTTCACTATCCGGTGAAATACTCAAATGTAACTGATAATCCTATAGATCGTTTTCATCAATTTCCATTTCTTCTGCGAGCGAAGAAATCCTTTCAAATATTTCTGATAATTCCATTTTATTTTCCTTTTATGTTAATAAATCTTCGGTTGATATTACATCGGAATTCATAATGTCACTACAATAATTTGTAGCATCATTAAACCCAATTATTTTATTAATTAAATTTCTATTTTTATTTTCATATAACTCTAATGCAATGTTTTTTATATCTCTATTATATTTATTTTTTAAATAAATATATAATTTATAATGCCCAATCATATAACTTATGAAATTTTTAGTATCACTATCATTAAAAATTTTATGAAATTCATTTATAAATAGATAATCATCATATACATTACTTTGAATCTTATCTTTATAAAATATATCATATAAATTAGTAATTAGTAAATTTCTATTATCAATTATATCAGAAAAATATTTTTTTATAATACCATTCATAGTGATATCAAATAATTTAATAGAAATATATTTAGATTCCGAATGATAACCCGCCTCATTAAGTAAATATGAAACTGTAGATATATAAAAATATGCAAAAAATTTAAATGGGTATATTTTTTTAACCAGTGTTAATTGTTTTTTTATAGAAGGAGATAGCTTTATATCAACAGAGTTATCGTTTATGATAATTGATAATTTATCATATTCAGTGGTTAATATATAATAATGTGAATTTATGTTACTTTTATTTTCTACTTTTAATGTTTTTATACTATTTTGAATATATTGCACTAAATTGAATACTAATTCATTTGAATTTAATGTATAATTTAAAACTCTTTCATTTGTACGAGTCTGTTTAAAAGATACTCGGCGGGTCTGTTTATTTTTTAATACCAAATCCATATAAGGACAAAATTGATTATCCAGTTCATATTCATTAATATGAATCAACGGATCATCTATTTTACAAGTATTCAATAAGGGATTGGCATATGTAAATTCACCATCCCGATTTATAGCAATCGAATTTTTTAATAATAATAATTTAAGAGTTTTATCATATCGTAATAATATATCAAGATATATACTTTCATTTTTCTTTTTATTTAGAAGGGGCCGTAACGAATCATCATTATATATATAAGATTTAACTATATTATAATTAAGTAATTTTGTTTTTTCTAATTCGGAAACTATAAAATTACTAATATATAACAATAAATATTTTTTATTTATTTTTTTATTTGACATAAAAATTTTCCTTGATTAAAAAAATCTGTATTTTTGTTATATAGTAATTATTTAATATGAAATGTCAAGATGTTATAATGAATAATTTATATAGCGAGAATGAATATTTAATTGGGGTATAAGTAGTTTATATTATTAATAAATTGGACCTCCCGCCTAGATTCAAACTAGGGATGGGGTAATTAAACCCATGAGATTTAGAGTCTCACACAATCGGTCACTCTGTCACAGGAGGATTATCTATATATATCATTTAATATATATCATTAATTTATACGATCATTAATGATATTTATTATTTCATTTAAATATGGTTGACATGTTTCTTCAGTTACTATTTTTTGTTTGGTTATATCTATTACATAAAGATCAATACCTTTAGCATTACAACTAAAAAACTTTTTTTTATCTCGTTTCTTTTGCCGATTTAATTTAGCTCTACCGAATATAGGTTTATAATGAAACACCCCATTTATTTCTAGGGCAACTTTTATCTCTGGAATAAATATATCAAGCTCTAATCCAATCTCAGTCCTATTATTAAATTCAAATTTTAATTTAGGAAAAGTTTTTTTTAATTTATATTCGATCTATATTTCAATTTTTGATCTAGTTGTTCCAGTCTTTTTCATATCGATATCATATTATTTATATAATAATTTAAAAATAAACGGGTCAATATTACCATTTAAAACATCATCAAAATCATGCATTGTATAACCATTACGATGATCTTTTATTATTTGATCTGGTTCTTTTATATATGATCTAATTTGATTTCCCCAACTGATCCCATTTATATTTTTATAATCAATTTGTTGTGCATTCTTTTTCTTCATAAGTTCTAATTCATACAATCTTCCCCTTAGAACTTTAAATGCATTGGCTTTATTCTTGTGCTGTGATCTATCACTTTGACACATAACCACAATACCCGTTTCATAATGGGTCAATCTAACACATGAATCTGTTTTGTTGCGATGTTGCCCACCCGCCCCCGTTCCTCTTAACGTATCAATCCGTACATCATTTCGCTCATCTAACTTTATAGTAATATCATCGTCCAATTCTGGAATAACTTTAACTGAACAAAAAGATGTGTGACGGCGTTGCGCTTTATCAAATGGAGATTTTCTTATTAGTCGATGAATTCCAGTTTCATTGTTTAATAACCCATAAACATTTTTACCTTTAATAAAAATATCTACTTTTTTAATACCTTCATTAGCTTCTAATGAATGTATAATATTTATTATATCAACTGTAAAACTATTAGCTTTACACCACATTAAATACATACGCATTAGCATTCCTGCAAAATCTTCAGCTTCTACTCCACCAGAACCAGAATGAATTGAAAGTATTGCGTTCTTCCCACTAACTTCGTCATTGAAAACTATCGATAAAATATATTTATGGATATTATCTAATATTTTATTTAAATCAATATCAATTGAATAAATTTCATTTTCAGTTAACGCATCTGTAAATTCGGAGTCTTGTAATAATATAAGTAATTCGTTAACATATATAATATCATTGGTTATTTTAGTTAATTTATCAATTTCACAATTTATATTATTAATCGTTATATTTAATTCTTTATTAAAACCATTTAAATGACAAACTTGTAATTCAAATAAATCTTTTTCATTGTTGAGTAATTGTAATTTATCATTGAAATTATATTGTATAATTTTATTGCATAAATTACTAATCTGGTTATATATTAAATTATTCATTTTATGATCGTCCATCCATTAGGTAGTTTATATGGTTTTTTTTCTTTATTTATTTTTGTTAAAATATCATCCGTAATCATCGAGGTGTTTTTATACCCGATCAAAGTCTACATGGCAAACAAAACATCATAAAAATATGGATCATCTTTGAAATTTTTTTCATTTATACTACCATCTGAATTTAATACATATTCACTAAAATATTCATTTAAACGTAATAATTCGTCTAGTGTAAAAGTAGCAGTTATGCCTTTACATTTTTTTATAAAAGATTTTAATAATTCTACATCATATTGTTGTTTCATATATTATATATATCAACCATATATAAAATTTCATAATTAATATATAAATATATTACTTAATGTGGATTTAATATGATGCAAAAACCTTCAAAAAAATTAGAACAACGTAAAGTTAAAGGTACAGTAGTTACCTCTAAAGATGGTGAAACTTTCTTTCGGAAAGAACACCAACGTAAAATGGAAGTTAATGTTGATAAAAATCAACTACTATTATCAACATTAACTAATAAATTAACACGTTCTGATATAGTGTCATCGCAAGCACTTGATATCGCAGAAGCTGGTATATCCCCAAACGTTCTTAAACTTATAATGGATGATGGTAAAGGAAATACTTTACATAGTTATTTTAAAGGTATAACAGGTGACACATTTGTAACGAAAGCTAATATTGGATTTGTTACAGATCTACATAAAATAAGTAAAGAAACAGGTGATAAGGTTAAATCATTTCTTCGACCTAGCGTTACTTTAAATGATAGAAAAACCGAAGAACAATTATCATAGGATGACCATGTTCAAGCCGCTCAATTACCAGACCATGGTAGAAGTAAATATAAAGGCCATATGCTAGATCGTGAAGTAGCAACTGCTGCATTAGGAAAGGCCCTCGGGATGGACCATATACCAGAAATTAGTGTCCGTAAAGAACAAGTTGATAATGCTAATGGAGAACAGTTGGGTTTGGTGGTGGGGGATATTGTAAAAGATTTTAAAAAAGACGACACTAAACAAATTGTCAAAGGAGCAGAATCCCCATTATTACAATTAAAGGCAACTAGAACTGATCCAAAAATTGGGGATAAAGCTATGTTTGATTACTTAATTGGGAACCTTGATCGCCATCAAAATAATTATTTTTTACGCGAAAATGGAAACGGTTCAGTTGATTTTTTAGGGTTTGACCACGGATTATCATTTCCATCCACAAATAAATCTATGGAAAAATATTAGAATGATGGACCGGGTAAAAATCATCCGGGGAAACAAAATGATGTCACCCCGGAATTTGTTGAAAATCTTGGTAAATTTTTAAACAGTCAATCTATGACAGATTTTACTTCTTATATACGCGAAAATGTGGGGAAAAAGGAACACATTGCTTTTATGGATAGACTTTACAATGTAATTGATTCTGTTTTTAAAAAGAAACAATTATCAGTTGGTAAATTAATCGGTTAAGATATAGTTAGAATTGAATTTTTTACAAAATCTAAATTTTCTCTATCATGACCTTTATATCCTAAAGCGTTTCTACATATAATGGTATGGTGTATAATATCAAAAAATGAATCGTGGCAATGTCCACATATCCAAAAATCTGGTTCATATGTTTCAATAAGATTATCATAATCATTATAATAAGCACGAATATAACTGCCTTTGTGATCAACTTCTTTTGTTCCAAAATTGATAGCCCGTTCCGTGGGTGATAAATGAGTTACCACAACCGTTTGTAACCGAGCATCGTTTCTTACTAATTCATCTTCTATAAATTGATAATCATATTGACCATAATTAAGGACATTGTATTCATGTTTATTTATAAGATGAAAATCATTCATACCTGAAAACTTTTCAATTCCATATCCTTGGAAATTTTGCCAACCTGTTGCACCAATAAATAGAATATTATCAATAACGATACTTTTTCTATTTAAAAAATGAAAGTTGGTATATAAGCTATCAAGATAAGTTAATTTTTTATTAACTTTTAACTTATCTCCATGATAATAGTCGTGATTTCCGGTGACATAAATTAAAGGAGTAGGGAAAATAGCCATTGCCAATCGCTCAAGGTCTTTGTACACCCCCACTGAGTTATTAAGATCGCCAGCAATAACAACGACATCTGCCCCATCAGCAATATCAAAATAGTCATCGATTAATTCCGATTTAAATTCTAAATGTAGATCTGATAAATATTTAATAATCATTTTGACACCTTCCAATCTGGTAGTTTAACAATACCTAATTCGTGAGCCTCTTGGGTAGTTAGATGTACTTGGACATCACCACCACCCTCGTTCACTGACCACTCGGAATACCCCTTTTTATCACAAAATTTTAACCAATTAGGGCATGTATCCAAAATTTCTTGTAATGTCATTATCATAATATATTCTCCATTGTGTTATATTAAATAGTATCATATATTATGATCTTTGTCAAGTTAAAATGCCGCTACATTTTTATAGATATCATTGTCTACTTGATTATTTGTTTTTTGAAATGTTCCCTGCATAGCTCCGCCTTCCTCACCTGTTCCTAATTTAAATTTAGCATATTGGGGTTGGTAGATAGCATGAATAACAGTACCATTTCTATAATATCTATGTTTTTCATTAACTAAAATAACTGTATTATATCCTAATTCTTCAAACATGATTTTAACATGCATAGTAATAACAATATCTGCATTTTCATACTTAGACCATCCTCCACCGATATCAGCGCCGGTTGCCATTTCTTCATCACCACGCGCCTTTTTGGCACCATCTCTATTAAACTGGGAAACTGTGATACCACATGTATCATATTTTTTAGTATATGCTTTAAAATCATCAACAATTAAACCTAATGATTCATCAGTTCTTAAATTTTTATTGGATACCATAGGAATCATTTTATCTACATAATCCACCATAGCAGCATATACTTCTGCATCTTTATATTTCAATAACACTTTATCAGTTATGGCTTCTAACGTTGCCATACTGTGCCGTTTAGGTGGCAACTCTGATATAACTAATATTGTATTTTTATCTTTAAGAGATAAATATTTATTAATAATTTCTTTTTTATATTTAGGATCTCTAATATTCTCTTTAATAGTATCAATTGGTATATTTACCATATTAGCTACTATCCGTAAAAACGTTTCAGCCTTTGAATTTTCAAAAGTGAAATAAAATATAATATGTTTTCTATTTACATCTTTAACTTTTTTTAAGTAATCGGCGGTAGCATGACAAAGAAACATAGACTTACCAGCACCAGATGCACCGATGAGAATTGCAATACGTTTTTTTTCTAAAAATCTAATACATTCTAATATTTCAACTACCCGTACTTCAGATTGAACATCAACTGATTCTTCTAATGCTTCTGATATACCATCTTCTTCATTTTCTAAAATATAATCATCATTAATTATACCTTCCTCATAGTTATTAAATACACTAGCTAGGACTTTTTCATAATTTAAATAAGAATCATCTTTATTATAAAAATCAGTATATAAATTAGTTAGACTTGTAATAGAATCATTTAATAAAATATATTTTATACATTTATCAAATTCTATATTAATAGTTGAATTATTAAATTTATCATTAGTTAAATTATTTAAAATAAATTCTATAAATTTATGAGCTTTACCAAATGAATTATTATCAATGGTATTTTCTAATTTATTTATGAGTTCTTGTTTTATATCACCCATCTCCATATTTGGAGTTGTTAATTTAAATGAAATTAAAAATCCAAATATTTTTAAATATACAAGATTTTCTGTTTCAAACACCTTAGATAATATTGAATATGAATTTGTTTTAGTAATAAAAAAATAATTTAAAAAATTACCAATTGAAATCAATGAGGTGTTTTTTCTATCAAGTGGATCATATCGAATAATACCAATTGATAATGACGCTAAGTATTCTGGTGATAAATATTTTTTATCTACTATCATATATTTCCTTATTTAAATAAAATTGAAAATTTACTCATTACTTTAGCAACAAATAAATATTTTACGGCCATGGGTATAACTTCGCCCGGTTTATAGCTGTTACTTATATCATCATCTTCATATCCAAAAAAATCTACATCAGATGCTAACTCAATATATTCATTAATTTTATTATTCAACTCAGTTAGATGTGAATCTTTATTCAGTATAAAATCTATTACTAAATTGATAAAAAATCTATAAGCGGGGATATTGACCCACCCGCTGGTGTACTTTATATCAACTATTTTATTATTGTTTATATAATATACCCCATCTTTTTTATTTAAAACTATTATTTTATCATATTTATTAATTTTTGTAATATTTAAAAATTTATTATAAATAAATAAATCAGTTGTTATATTATTTGTGATTGAAAAAAATTCGACATCATCATAGTTGATTCTATGTAATTGAATGCTTTTAGGAGAATTGTATATATGTTTAAAAAAAGGAATAAATATATAATTCCTAAACGAAACCATATATTTATTCAATTTAATATTATGTTCTGATATACTTTTAAATAAACAACCAAACTCTACAACCCTTTTATGTTTATCAAAAGAATTTAATGAGTTAATATATTGATTAACATTTTCACTTTGTATAAAGTGATTAATGTATCTTAAAAATTCTAAATTGAATGACCTTATATCAATTGAATAAATATCATCGTATATAGTATTATTTTCATAAAAAAAACCACTATTATTTTCATACACTGGGTAGAATTTTTTTAAGTGGTTTAATTTAGTTATAGAATTTACAATATCTGTACAAACAATATCCCGTAGGTCTTTCATCTATTACCTTTAAAAACTTACTATATAATTGATAGAATTCAGTTCAATATCAACACCATCCGCCAATGATAATATATCTGCAACAGTTGCATATTGAGTACGAACAATTTTATTAAGAGTAACATTATATAAATAATCTTTACAATTATTTACACCTGTTTTCTTATAATCTTTTAATAATAAGTCCATATCAACCGGCTCCGCCCCCTCTGCTAATTTATATATATCAGCAGTTTCGGTATTATTATGCTCGATAATAAATTGTACATCGTTTCCCAGAGTAGCTGAGTATGATTTAACAGAATCGATAAGTGTTTGTTTTTCTGTAATATTATATACAACAGTTAAATCATTTATAAATAATGACCGTATAGATAATTTAGCATTATTTTCACTCTTAAATCCAATTGATACTTTGGCGTTGGGGTTTAATATGATCTTTGTTTTTTCTTCATTCCCACCCATCGCAATATAATCACGACCGTCAAAAATGGAATAGCTCCCAGTGATTAAATATTGTACAATATTATTGATAAAATCATTAATTAAAATTGATTTTGCACCATAATTAGGTTTAATATTAGAAATGTTAATTTGTATCTGGGACAGTTCGTCATTTTCAATATAATATAAAAATTCAATATCAAACATCAATGAAGAGCTTCTATCAATTACACCAGCACAATCGATAGGAACTGTATTTTTAACAGTAATAACGTTACCATTTTCAATCAGTTCCCATTCATAAGAAAAAACTGGATTATATTCTGGAATAGTATTTTCATATTTAATAGATTCAAATACAGTATTATAAGCAGTATGACCTAGAATAATATTTGATATATTTTTTAATACAACACTCTTATCATTTGCCATTATTACATCCTTTTTTAATTAAATTTATATTTTTTCAAAAATTCATCCGCGTGATTTTCATATTGTTTAATCACTTCTTGAATATTTTTAGTTGGTTTAGGTGGTGCCGACGCTTGTTTTTGTACATCAGGAGCGGCTGGGGTAGCACCTTTATTGTCAACTTTTTCTTCATCATCATTAGGAGAAGGAGAAGGTGTTGGTTTTTTTATGATATTCTTTAATGTGTTTGGTAATTTAGCTTTTGGTTTAAATCCATTGTTTATATTTACTTGACGATCATGTTTAACTTGAACAATGGGAACCATTCCAAATTTAGCGATAGCATTTTCAATATCTTTTCTATTATGTCGAGTTGATAATTTTTGTTTAGTAACATCGAATATATTTTTTAAAAACTCAAATGGATGTTTTTCACCTATTTTATACATTTCACCATAAATATTTTCGGCTTCTTGTAAAAATTCATCCAATCCCTTAAATTTATTTTTAACCATATCCTTCTATGTTGCATCAAAATTATCAAAATTAAATCCATATTTATCAGCAAGTTTATCAAGTTTATTAACCATGTCGCCGCCCCATGCATGAGTATCAGCGCCCTTGTCTCTTCTCTAGTTTTGAACTTGATCATGATCTAAAAACAGCATCCGTTTAAATGATTCACGATAATTATCCATCATTTCATAAGTAGAAACTAGTTCTGGATTAATATACTTGGATTTGGTTTTTTTATCTGGTCGGTAGTAAACTGTTTGACGTTTTCCCATTCTATTTATAATCATTTTAGATGGTAAACGCCCTTTACGTTTAATACCCTTTTGTCCACCGACTTGTTTTTTACCACCCGGTTTCACTGCTTTGTTAACATTAAGAGAATTATTTTTTCTCTTAATGTTATTTTCACGTTTCAGATCTTCTAGGTTTTTTAAACTTTTATGTTGTGATAATTTAGCTCGGTCGGGTAAAACAAATTTCTTTGCCTTTTCATCTTTGAGCTAGACTTGATTAATTTGTCTGATTAGGCTTAACATATTCCAATTCCCTGTTGGTTATATAAACATTTATAATAAATTGTAAATCTTCATCGGTTTTAAAAGTGAGCATTTGTTGATCTTTTAAAGTAAAACAAATTAAAATAAAATCGTCTAACTCTAACGATGCAAACCATTTTTTAAAATCTTCAAATTCAGGCAATTCGGTTAATTCAATACCTCTCTCTTGAGGTATCCTTTCAAAAATTAAACTAGCAAATAATCGAAGAGATGAATCATATGCCAATAAAGTATTTTTGTTAAACATATTAATCAATTTAGATTTCTCTACCGCAACATTACAATCTTTACGAAATGCCATTAAAAAATCAATGGTATCACTAAATAAATTTAAATCTAAATCATTTATAATTAGATCAAATATATATTCATATTCTAATTGGTTCATTTAAATATCCTTTTTTAAATACTAAATTTTATAAAATTAATTCATTTCCAATTTATCAATAATATAATCAAGTGTTAATAAATGAAAATCATTATTATCCTACCCAACATCAAATGTTCTTTTATCGTGGTGTTTTATTTTACCATGCGTATGGCCGTGTATATGGATTGATCGTTCGTAAAAATCAGGCTATTCAAATAAAGGATAATGAAATAGATTAAATAATATATTTTTATACTCCAATCTATATATTCCATTTTGTAATATTTCAAATTTATTAGTCATGACAATCCCTGATTTTTTAAATTTATCATGATTTCCTAATAATAATTTTATATTACCATTTAATTTTTTAATAATTTCAATGGTATTAGCAATTGACGAATTACATAAATCCCCAATATAATATATTGTATCATTATTGGTTATTTGTGAATTCTATGATTCTATCATAAATTTATTTACTATTCGTACATCATTACCATATTTTATAACTCTTGTAGGATTATATCTCAAAAAATTCACATCATAAAAATGATGATCAGCACTAACATATATCATTATTGTAATCCATTTTATTTTTAGAATTAATTTTTAAAATAATTTTTTTATATGGTTAATATAATGGATAAAAAAATCAATTTAGTTTTAGGAGGTGGCGGAGCAAGTGGAATTGCTTCTGTGGGGGTTCTAATTGAATTATTAACCAATGGATTCAATATAGTTAATATAACCGGTACATCAGCCGGGGCATTATTGGGTGGTATTTATGCAGCTTATAAAGAAAACACAACTGGTAGCCGTACAACTATTAAATATTTTTATGATTTAATTTCTGAAGATTTTGAAAAATTTAAAGATAAAAATTATTTAAATTTTATAGAATTTTATGGAAAAAAGTTAATAGGATTGGGTGATTTTAGCTCGTTTGGATTATATCATGGTAAAGTTTTACATAGTTAGTTATTAGAAAAAACCAGTTATATGACTTTCGCGGATTTAAAAAAATCCAATTTGTACATCACTGCATGTGAAGCAACTACAGGAACTCTTATTATTTTTTCTAAAAAAACTACACCTAATATAAAAATTGCTGATGCTATCAGGGCATCCTGTAGTATACAAGGAGTATTTAAACCTTTTGCCATTAAAGCTAAAACTGTCATGGGTGGTATATTTTTAGATAACTCAATAAAGCAACAATATGATCATCTAAAAGATATTGATCATCCATTATATCAAGCTATTTCAAATGATGCTATGATATATTTATAGGATGGAGGTAATCTTGGTAATATGCGATTAGATATAGCGGCTCATATATGCCAAGACTGCACCAACATTACCATGGTTGGAGTATCATATACATACAATAATGAATTAAATAATATAAATTAGGCTAACTCAATATTATCACAAACCATCAACATCATGATGAACGCTTCAGAAGAATTGATTTTGAAATATATTCAGCTAAAAGAAAAATATAGCAAAACAATTGTTATCATACCTAAATCGGATGTTGGTGCTACTGATTTTCATATTGATATGATTAAAAAAACAGAATTGGTTGATATTGGTAGACAAGCGGTCCGCACCGCAATGCTTCAATGAATTTTCTTTTCAAATACATAATTCTCCCCAATGATACTAAAATTCTGGGGAGAATTATTATTTATTTTTTTCAATAAATTATCACAGAACATAACATCAAATGGATTATACATCAATCTAATTTTCTTTAATAGCAATTCTGTGTAATAGTCATAATCTAATGTAAATATATTGAATAAATCAGCAACCACTTCACTATTTTTTTGCAAGTATTCGTCAGGTATGGTCACATCTTTAATAAGATCATATGGTTTTTTATTTTCTGTTTTAATTGCAGGATATTTTTCATATTGTTTTAAAATTTTAGGTATGAACGCTTCGTTTTTTAACCGTACAGCCAACCACTTACCTTTACCGGTTTTACCGTCCCAGTAATTTTCGCCTGTTACAATATCAAAGTTAATTGTTCCTTTATAGTAACCAGCTACATTTTTTAAATTTATAATTTGTTTACCTACATTAACTGGCAATGAAAAATAATCTAAAACATCATATATATTTAAACCATCTATTGTATAAATATCATCAATATATTTCTTCACAATATTATACAATAAATCATATCGCGTATAAATTTCATTAGTATTATCTAATTTTTTAATATATTCAATTAAATCATCTACTAAATTTTTTACAAATTTATTCGTAACTCGTTTACCTTCAACACCCTTTAAATCAATATCATAATATCGACTACCATCTTCTTTATATTTAATGATTACTGATATATATCTTTTTTTAGCATATAAGATCATAGATTTAATCATATACTCATTTTTAAAATCTGCAATAAGTAAAGGAGATTCCTCTTTATCTCGTATTTTTATATTATGATAATATAAAAAATCCCGTAAATAAACATCATTAATTTCATCTTGTAAAAGATTGATATAATTTTGAGATAACTTCTCTTCATTTTCTAAAGAAGTAGGCATGGTCAAAAATAAACTATCAGTGTCGATATAAATGGGATTGTCGATATTTAAATCATCAAGATTTAATAGATCATCAATAATATTAAATTTTATCATTATAAAAATATAATCCAAATTCTTTTGTTAATATATTTTCAAGTGTTTGAACAATATTCAAACGCTCTTTCTCATACCGTCTTTCGGTATGAGTTGTATCATAAATTGATATATAATTATCCCGCTCATACATCAAAAGTAAATATAATACTTTATGAGGATTTTTGCTAGTTTTTTGTGTAAAACTATGCACGATAGATGCATTTGCTATAAATTGAGCAATTGCATCTTTTTTCAGAGTTGTGGTTATTTCCACATGGGATTTAAGTTCAATGAAGGCCGCTATATCGTCTTTTAATGCAAAAATATCAATACCCTTACTAGACACTCCCTTGACATAAATAAACTAACCTAGCCCATTTAATGCTCTCCTGACATTAGCTTCAAACATCGAGCCAGTTTTTTTATTTTTAACTGCTCCCATATTAACTACCGAAAAAATTAATGGATAATCTTTTAAATTCTTTACTCAGTGGTAATAGCATACGCTGTGAATTACGCACTTGTAGGGCAGTAGTTTTATTGCTCTTTTTAATGAAATGAAGAATTGAATACTCTAGTTCCCGAACTTCGGTTAAATAGTCATTCACAATGGTTTCAAATTCTTCCAATTCAATATTTTCTGTAGTGTCTGGCATAATATATTCCTTTTATAAATTTTAATTATATATATCATTTAATTACCATTCATGAAAAAGGGGAAGAAATTCATATCATGTTGGACATTGGGTTGATCGGTTTGATATTGGGTATACTCAGGTTGATTCGATTCAATATATTGATCCAATTTATAATCAATGGGGTCGATATCATTATTATTGAAATCATATTCTGTATTATCATAAGGATCATCAACAAATTGATAATCATTTTGGTGCTGGCGCTCATGACTATCAATATTATCAAGGGGGTCAAATTCATGATGACAATCAGTTTGATGTTGTTGATGGAACATATAATGTTGAACTTGATCATTGGTTGGATTATCGAAGTTATTTACAACAGATGTTGCTTCGATATATTGTTGATACTGGGTAGGTTCTTGAAAATAATTGGGTGTGACATTATAATTGGATAATGTAGAATATTGGATTTCATCCATTACCCATGGCATCTGATCTTTAACTGCCTCTGCTAATTTTTGGGGGTCTACTTCATTAGCATTAGCTCCCCATATGTGATATAAACCAAAATAAAAAATACCCAACGATAACATCCGTTCTCGAAATGCTTCATTTTGTAATTTATATTGAAGTAGTATAATATCATCTGATTTAGAATTTATACCTTTTCTTTTCAAAGGTATATAATCTGAACTTTTTTTAAACTGAGACTGTTGGTATTGATATTCCCTTTGGCTACTATGAATTGAATTGGCCCAAGAATAAACCAATAAACTACCCATTATGATGATAAAAAATATTACTCCGATTATTAATGACATTATATATTCCTCCTATGTTGAATATATCATAATAGAAAATATAACCTTTGTCAATATAAATAATAAAAAATCGCCCGTGATATATCAATTTAATGATTACCACGGGCGCAATATATGAGTGGGCATGATTGCCTACTATTTACTCGCGTGTTTCTCAACGTATTTATCAAGAATCAACTTCTGAGTGTTTTTGCGTTTCTTACCAAGCATATTGCGTTGACGTAATCCAGTGATTATCTGGTTTACTTGAAACGTTGCGAGACTTCGTTTCTTAGCAATATCAGCTACGGTCATCTGTTCGTAGTTGTTTGCAACATATTCAACATCTTTGATATCCCATTGTTTAGTCGGGATAGCGCGATCTTTTCTGCTGCCCTTTACGGTATCGGATGCTGTTGATGCGGTTGCCATGGTTTTTCGCTCCTAATAGATATTGGTTGTTTAGATGATCCCCCCCTTCTGAGTTCTCACCTCTTATGACTATACAATATTGTAGAAGCGCCAATATGTCAACATATTTTTTCACATTTTTTTATGAATGATCGGGATTCCTTCGTTTATCATAGCTAACAGGTGGTTTTTATTATAAAAATAATTATCCACATCCGAAATAATTTCGATAAATTCTTCCGAATGGACATTATTTTCTAACGCAAAAACTTTAGGATCATATGCATGTAAAAACATATGCGCTGCTTCATGCTTGGCTATATCAAAAATATAGGTAAACGTTTTACTAGCGGGAAAGTATGGTATGAGATCTAAATTTATATACATTCTATATGCGTTTAATTCATCTTCCCATCCACAAAATCCACGGTACATAGTGTCAGAATCTTTGTCATTTTGAAAAATACCAAATAATATTTGCTTACCGTCCATGTATTGATCAATAAATTCATATTCCTTTTTAAAATATTCAGCTATTAAATAACAAGAGGTTGCATATATACATACACTTTTAGTGTGATGTCTATTTTCTTTTATGTTCTTTGTATAATTTAATTTGTCAAGAGTATTGAAGATATTTTCACAATCATCGAGCGTACAGGTAAATGGTGATATTAGATTTTTAACAAAGTAAAATGAATTGATAATGGGGCATAATGAGTAAGAGTTCATGACCATCCTTTGTCGTTGAATTAACTGCTTTTGAATCTTATAGCCGCTAAACATAATCAACCACCTTTCAAAAGTCAATGGTTTTTTATTAATGATAATATAGAAGTAGTAGAGTAATTAGTTGAAAAATTTATTATCATCGTACATTCAACTAAATCGGTTCCAACTATTTCCTTTTTCGAATAATCTCCTCCTTTTACAATAACAGTTGGTTTTATTTTTTTAATAAGATCGATGGGGGTTTTTTCGTCAAATAATATAACTTTATCAACATACTGAATCGAATTGATCATATCTACTCGATCTATATCAGAAAACAATTCAATTTTTCTGTTAGGTTTATTCAATTGGATTGATTTATGAGAATTTATCCCAACTACCAAATCGTAATTGGGGAACAGTTCTTTGATCCGTTTGAATAGGTTAATATGACCGGGATGTATCAAATAAAAACAGCCATTTGTGAACACTTTTAGTTTCTTACTGGGGCACATACTACTCCTTCTTTTGTATAAGTCAACAATTACTTTTTAGTAATTTTAAATATAAAAAGTAATATTTTTAACAGGTGGCATCCAGTGATATAGGGGCCGAATTTCCGGTGCTTTTAGTCAGTATGATGTCAATGGTCATCACGTTTATTTTTAAATTGACACTCAAATTGCCTCCCTCTTTAGAGCATCCTATCTCAAAACTTTCGAGAAATTGCTTGCCACCGTCCAATAATATTGACTGAAATTGGAATAGGTCTGCCTTTTTGGTTTTTTGTTTATTTAAAGCACCACTTGAGATATCCATGGTGGTATAATTAGTTTCGTTAAAAATAACTGACGTATGATCATACACACCATACGTTATGTCCCTAATAACATTCAATAAATCTACATGAACACTGACAGTTAAGATATCATCCACTAACTATTTTAAAAAATTATCAAAATTGATAATTGATTCCATACAAGAAAGATAATTAAATTGTTCCTTTAAATTTATTTTATTTATGAATGCTCTGGTACAATTTGTATCAACCGTTCCATCTTGATCGGCTAAGAAATTAAAATCATAACTCACTTTCAACGATCCACTATATGAAGCTGGTGATGTCTGTGGATCAAGAAATGACGGTTGATTATCATCACACCCTTCAAGTTTGAGTGATATTTCACATGTTTTAGTATCGAATGTGTGCTAAATATCAAATAAATTATATTTGATGGCACGTTGGGTGTATTGAGGTTGGATTATAGTATTGATGTCGTCTGAAATAACAATAAAGTTCACGTGATTAACCTATATTACTTAACTTTATTAATTAATAAGTCTGGTAAACTATTATCAGCTAAATAATAATCATTGAGATCAATAAATTTGAAAGGAACTGTTATTGTGTATAGATTTTTATATAATTTAAATTTTTTTGATGATGTATGATTTGATAATGTCGATATACATCCATCTATAAATTTTTTCTCATTAATATCATTATCTAAAATCAAATATATATTATCATAAAAAAACTTACCGGAATTTAATAATATTTCATATAAAAATTTATAATTTTTACAACATAGAGCTAAGTAATTCGAATCGTTGTTATTATATAATGGGTTTGTGATATATACAGTCATAAGATCAAATAAACCTTCACTTATATACAAATTTTTATGACCGTAGCTATTTATTAAATAATAATAATCCTTTTTATCATTAATGATATTATCATTAGCAAATTTATTTTTTTTATGAGTTAAATCATTATTGATAAAATACGCATACGCAAATTTTCTATAAAAACTATTATAAAATAATTTATGTTCTCTAGTGGTATTAATTTTGAATCGTTTAACTATTTCAAATATTTTAGTATCATCAATAGAAGGGAACCTCTTTCTAAAAAAAGATTGTTGAATATCATCAAAAGACGGTTCAATTATAGCAGCATTAATATTTTGTATAGTAAAATCATATGAATTATAATTGTTTCTTGATTTAATCTTTTTTTCAATACTATTATATTCATAAAATTGAAAATATAATTTCAATAATGCATTTATATACTCAATATTGTTATTATTTTTAAATTCTTTAATAAGGTGATATAAAATGGCACCTTCATTACAACGAAAACAATGGTAAAATCCATTGTTATAATCAACTCTCATATGAGGTTTATTACTTTTACTTCTCCCGCATATAATGCAATTATATTGTATAATATTATTTTGTACAATTAAAGCATTATCAAGAAATTGATCTAATAAATTCTTTACTTCTACAATATAACTTTGCTTATCCATTTTGTAGCATATATTTTTTTACAGTCGTTATTACTCTATTGATATCGTTTGGTGAAGTTTCTCTACTCTCGAACATCAAATTAAGTAAAGAAAATAATATCTCAACCTTCTCAGTATAATCATCATTTTTATTCAATGCAAATTCTTCTACCGTAATATTAAGTTTTTCACATAATTCGGTTAATGATGTACTATCTTCTTTCGAATATTTATTAATATCAAGTAAGTCATCAATTTCATAATCAACTAAAATATCAATAATTTTATAATCTTCTTGTAATTTGTTTTTAAAATTTGCATCCAGCACTATAGAAGGGTCATGGATCTTAAATTTTAAAAATGTATAATTTTCTTTTTGTATTTTATTACAACTTTCATATATATGACTATCTTTCCAAATATGAAATGTGTGATAATGAATAGAATTTTTATTTATAAACAAATCAAATTTGTCATGAATATCATCTACATTTTCATCAATAATTAAAAAATAATTATACAAACCGGTATCATTAAAATTTGTATTCAGTGAACATCCTGTATTAAAAATATATAAATTATTACTTTTTTTAAAAACGGGAACATGGTTGTGGCCATTTATCAAGTAAATTGGTACATTGATATTTTCAAAAGAAGATGCTACATTAAAAAAGTTATTTTTGAATTTATAAATATCACTAAAGTCATTATGTGAATATAAATATACTTCTTTTAAATTATTAGAACGAATATATTCATTGATTTCACTAAAAACAGAATGTTGACTTACAGATTTTCCAATATGAGGAATATATATATGATTTCCTTCATATTGTACATTTTTATACACAGTAACATTATCGGGTAACATTAAAATATCATATATAGAATCATTATTATTGATTTTATCATGATTACCATTTAAAATTACTATCTCTTTATTTTCGTAAATAGATAGTAAATCCTTAAATAGTTTAGAGGTATCATTATTGATAGTGGACGAGTCAAAAATATCCCCAATAAAAATCACCCTATCATATGATTTCGATGAACTTACTTGTTGTAAAAATGGAAAAAGTATACAGCGAAAAAACTCACTGTATACTTCATTTAAATGGACATCACCAACAACTAAATCACTCATTTATTCACATATTCCATTTTTTTATGGTTATACATTGTGACAAGTGACTCTTTGAAAGAATCAAAATCCAATAGGATATTCATCATATACAATACCTTACCGTCAAATCCACTGATACGAGTCACTTTATCAGTTTTGGAATAAACCGTGTTTTTAGTTGGCATAACATTAAACACAAACGACTTATTATGCAGTGTCGATGGTATAACACTCGTATAGTTATCAACCGTTCGAGCATCGGCCCATGATACTTCATCAGAGAACACAAAAAATGCATCGCATGATGGATTAGATTGAATTGCATGATATGTACAATCCCTTAAACTCGTACCATTATTCAACTTATTCATGTAATACGCACATAAATAAGTTGCGATTGAATTCGGTGTACTCTGTAGCTTTCCTTTTCTAACTGCCGTTTTGATCGAATCAGTAATATCATATAATCCAATATCAAAATTATAAATTTTATAATTAGAATCAGTTTTTAAAATAATAGCTAATAAAAATGCCATATATTTAATAGCATATGTCATTGGTAATTCACTATTAGGTCCACATTGAAATCCCATTGAACCTGATATATCAATCAAAAACACTGGGTTATTAACTTCAAAATTAAAGCTAGTTAATACCGTCTGTGATAACACACGATCTAACATATTTTGTAATTTTATAGTTCCGCCCATTGTTAATTGTTTACTATTAACTAATAATAAATCAAATGGATTAGTAAACCGAAATGCATCTGGACTTGACAACGCTGAAATTAAACGTTTTTCAATATTATCATATGCGCTCTCTGGAAATACTGTCAAATTTCTAATAAGTTCATTGATCGCAATTTTATCAATATTCTGGACTAGAAACTTAACCTTGTCCCGTTGTGTAATTGAATCATTCGTTAGTACAGCTACAGCACTATCAGCTTTCACAATTTCATTTTTATCATTAACAACAACTGACAATGATGCCGCATTATTATTTTCAATGATATCTTTATAGAGTTTAGATAGCTCTTGTGTTTTTGGATATGGTTTAAGTACTTTAATCAAATCCGCCAATTTAATATCACGGCTTTTCATTTTTCTCTTTTTGAGCGTAATAGGAGAATATGTTGATAATTTATTACGCAAAATCGTTTTAAATGTACCATCAATTGAACCGATGGTTTTTGCATTCGTAATTTTTTTATAATATGCCAACGAATTGGCTATAAAATCAGGACGAGTAAATACATCATCAACGATAAATTTAACATCATCTAAATATGATTCAACTTTGATGAGCTTTTTATGAATCAAATATGACAACATTACAGTTGGTGATAATCGCAACCCATTTACTGATCCTAAAAACCAAGTTAATGCAAAAACAAATTTCAAGTCCCCATTTTTAATGTTTTGGGAAATTGAATTTTCAATCAATGCTAAGTGGTCATCATTGGTAAGATAACTACCATTCTTATATTTAAACGCAGATGCTGCGCTATATAATTCTTTAGCAGGTGAGATCACAAATGTATTTGCGCCTTCTTGATTACGAGCCTTTATTTCCACATTACGAGTACGTGCTTGGTTCATGATACTTCTCCTTTGAAATGGAATCGATTAAGTTATTTTTTTTGATAAATGAATAATAATTTATTTTTTTATATAGTTAAAAATAATCGTATGTAAACTTAATCTACTAAACTACAAGATAATAAAATCGATAATGATGCTTTATTATAACCAATATAATTTTTGCATATGTAATCATTATCAGCCAAAAACTGAATCTGCTATTTCCTCTGAAAATATATATAATAAATCTATATTAGATACGTCAATATAATATATAATTTCATCGTTTGCAACTAAAAAAATGAATTGAATATCATTTTTTTGAAACATAGTGTTTATAATATCAACATATTCACTTCGAGTCAATTTTTTATTCACTATATTATCATTATATATATCATGAAAAAAAAGAGAAATCTCATTTTCTAAAAAAATATATAAATTTTTTATATCTTCATCAAAATTAAATGACTCCCCCTCTATGTAGAGGGAGCCATTATTATTAAAAACGTTTAATTTCAATCATTTAACCTTTATTCTTCTACTGGGTCCAATTCGTCGGCGGCTTGGCTCGCGTCGTCAATAAAACTAGAAACTTGATCCAAGATTCCCTCGATATCGCTTTCAACTGAAATATCTTCTTTACCTGTCATTAACCGCTTTGACAATGATGTGAATCTATCAATATTTATTTTATTATTTTCAAAATAATAATCCATGATTCGTTTTTTGGCTTCAGCGACAAATGCAGCATCATCATCTGGATACAATGCAGTATAAATTTCATCGATAATAAATTTCCATTTTTCAACCGATTCATCAGTCAAGAACCAGTTATAAAACTCATTTAATCTCCATGATCTCGATTCATCATTTGCAAAATAAAAATAACCACCATTCTTTTTACCAACTAATTTTCGGGTGCGTAAAAAGTTGATTGCAGTTAATACCGAATCATATCCTCCCGTATGAGTAAATTCAAATTCAAATTTACGATGTGGAGAAATAATTTTAGATTTACGTGTGGTTAAAGATGATACATAACCAAAATCCTCTTCAATAAGTTCACTCTTCTTTCTACTACCATATAACGTCAAAAATGATTTATGTTTAACTGCATTACCACCCGGTGGTTCTTTTGGTAAATATTTAGCATTTCCTTCCATTGATTCTCTAAATTGATTTAATGCAAACATTGTTAATTTAGATGAATAAAATTTCAATCTTCGAAATAAACTTGTCAAAGAACGGGCCTGCATACCAATTTTATTATAACCATCTAATTCTTCTGATGCTGGTGTTTGTGCAATAGTATCCCAAATAACAAAAATTTCAATATCTTTATATTTAGCACGAAGACCATATAGAATTTCACCAATTCTTTCAATAGAATCAGGATTAGTTACAATAATTTCTTTTGTATTTTCAATACCTAATGTATGTAATCTACTTTCTGTAATAGATTCTTCTGTATCGAAATATAATACAATATATTTACCTTTAATTGCTTGCTTCAAATACGATGCAAGAATTTGGATTGCTAAAGTTGACTTACCAACCGAAGATGTTGCCCAAATATACTCTAATTGATTTTTAGGCATACCACCAGAACCAATAAATGCATCAAAAATTGGATTACCTGTCAAGAAATAATCAAAATTTTCTTCCAATTCAACTAGTTCATTTTTAAGTTCTTTTCTTAAAACATCCAAATCAACCACGTTAACAGGTTTAACTTTTGGTTTTTTATCTTTATCTTTATCTACTGCCATAATATTATATCTCCAATTTTTTTATTTTTTATTAATAAAGTTAAAATTATTCATAATCTCTAATAGCAACACCAATTGGGAAAATTGGTACACCCTCATCTGAATAATTTTGAAATTTTACAGTATATTGTTTATTTATTTGATCTTGAGCAGTTTTATATGCAGCTTCTCTTTTTATAAACGATCCAGATGGTCTAACATCAAATTCCTTTCCATCTTTAGTTATACATTTCCATATAACAAGTTTTCTATAAATATTATTTTTCACATCGAACCAAACTTCATGTGAAAAATTTATTATTTTAAATTCACAATCTTGGAATTTTTTAAATTTCATTAATGAAAATGTTCTATCATTAAACACATAAAAATCATCAATGGTTCTAATTATTAAACCCTCGAAACCCATTTTAACAAATTCATCATGCCAATGTTCGATCTCATCTAATGTTGTACATAATATAGTAGGTACTCTATAAAAAACATCATCGATGCCATCTTGTAAAAATATATCATCTAATATTTTTAATCGTTCTGAAAATTTAACATTTGGTATAGCTAAATCATATACCCATAATTTTAAAGAGTCAGTATTTTCATTTTTCTTTTTTACTGCTGATATAATCTCTTGAAATGTTAAATCTGGATTATAACCTTCTCCATCGGGAGAATATTTTCCAAAATAAATATCTATTCCGTTTTTAATTTTATCAAGCGCAACATATTCATTTCTCTCTCTCGACCAAACTGTATCATCATTAATATGCCGATATGATGATACTCTAACACCGTTCATTTTTGGTTGAACATAACAAGGTAAAACCAATTTAGATTCAACAAATGTTTCAGCCAGCATTGGTTTTATATATTCAATAGGATTATCTATATCATGGATAGATGTATGCCAATTATCCTCTAACTTATCTTTAATCTTCTTTTCAGCTTTTGTTACTGCCAACTCATATGACGTTTTTTCATTTTTTTTTCCTAAATTACAACCTTTTGATATAATAACAAAATTATTTGTTATTTCCATACCACAGTAACCAGAACTACTTACTATAGTAGCAGTGCCATCATTTCCGTTAATTACTTCAATGGACCATTCTTGGCTTTTGCCTGTTTTGGATCGTTTATATAATTTTATATTATCCATAAAAACCTATTATAAAGAATCGGGTGTAATTAAATCACCAATTTCACTATCATCGCCCATTGATGAATCCATTTTAATTCTATCATTATCAAGACGTTGAATTTTTAATATATTATTAGTAATATCATTTAATATCATTCTTCTATCGGTAATAATTAGTCGTAATAAATCCAATACTCTAACTATATTTTCTTCGTTGCACATTTCGTCATACATTTTTGAATATTCTTCGAATAAACCCGATTGATATTCATACTCTTTAACGGCAACTTCTAACGCAGAAAACACCATAGAAAATGTTAAATTTTTTGACAATGAATCGGTATTATTTGTTCTAATATTAGATATATCATCTGATATGTTTTTAATAGCTAAATCCAAATCTGTATTTTGTTTTTTTAGCACATCAAATAAAATATCTGATTTTGGTATTGTATTACTTTTTAACGTACAATTACCATTTTGTTTCTTTCCGGTGGTCTGTTGTTTTGGTGCTCCTTTGCTCTGTATCGTTTCTAAAATATTTTCAAATTCATTCATTGTTCCACCCATTTTTTAGCAACCTAATGTATAATTTTATAATTAATTTTTTATATAATGTATATATATCAAATTAATATTTGAAACGTTAACTTAAATTATAAATATAAAGGTCAAATCCATGAAATTAAGTAACTTAGAAATTACCAGTGAATTACGTGTAACTCAACCTGCTGCCGGTGACGAATCGGGCCAAACCATTGACATTAAATTTGGGATCGATACTGGTTGTACAGTTGCAGCCGAGTTCTATGAATTACTATTATATGAAATGTTGAATGGTCGTGTTAATGGTGAGGAAGGCGCTGTCACTACTGGTATTAAAGCAGTATATTATGATCAAACTAATGCAGTTTATGCAACATCAAGCGTTGTAAAATTAGATAAAGTTATGACTGAAACGGGCACTGAGTTAGTAGCCGAACCGTTGGCTAATAAAGCAGATTCAACTGTTACTTCATATATTACTAAAGTTGAACTATATTATGTTGCTAATGACGCTGATGTTGCAGACGATAAATTAATTTTCACATCTATCGTTCCACAGAAAACTACATTTGCCGAAGCTACTGGTGTTGGTACTGGTAAGGGTATTGCAATCCCTGCAAATGCTGGAGCCGTTAAAGTTGGTAACACTTTTAAAATTTTCTGGAAATAATAAATAAGCTGTTTAGCTAAAATATATAAGGGCCTACTCTACGGAGTGGCCCTTTTTTTATGTATTTAATATTAACCCAATTAATTATATCAACAAGGAGGTTAATATGAAAAAATGTATCAAGAATTATTCAACAACATACACCAAAGAAGAATATCAATTATTAGTTGATTATTTAACTGCATATAATAAATGTAAAAATATATTTTATAATTTATATTAGAATAGGATTGATTTAATAAATTTACCATATAAACATGAACTACGTGATAATATAGTAAAACAATTAAAAGATAAAACTATTTCTATAGAAATATATAACTTTTTAAAAAATGTCCCTTCTAAAATGTAGAAATGTGCATTATATGAATCGATTAGTAATTTAAAATCTAATTAGAGCAATGTTAAATTAAAAATAAAAAGTAAAATTAACAAAAATATAAATTTTAATAAAGATGATAAATATTACATACGGTATGTATTAACATCTAATAAATATTTACACATCCTGAATTCCAATAAAAAAATGGAATTTATTGATAAATTTCCTAATGTGAATCAAAATAAATTAAATTCATATATTAAACGTCAATTATATATAGAAAGATTTAAAAAACCATATGCTACTGGTAAAAGTTTTACAGTTGATACTAGTTCGCAATTGAGATATATTACAGTCGCTGGTAATTTATATGCATATGTTCCGACTTGTATTAAACAAAAACGAGTAAAATTATTATTAACTAATAAATCTGTTCAGTTATCAGGTGATATTAAAATTATACTTAACCAAAATAGAGTAGAATTACATAAAGCATATGAAATAAAAACTAAAAACACTGGTGGATTTAATAAAATCAGTATATATTTTGGATTTGATAATTTAATTTATACATCATCTGGTAATATATACGGTAAAGACTTTTCATCCTATATTAAAAAATATGCATATAGAATATATAATAAACTAGAAAAACGAAAAAACCTACAAAATATTGATAATCCTAATATTAAAATTAATAACTTAGGTGAAAAGAAATAGTTTATTTTTAAAACAAAAACTTTAAATGAAATTAAAAATCACATAGATCAAAGTATAAATGAACTTATTAAAAATGAAAAAGTTCATACTGTAGTTATGCAACCAATAAATAAATATTTAGTGTATAATCAAAAAAATAATATATATAATATTGATATTAAATACATTTAGAGAATAAATAATTAGATTATTAAATATATTAAGGAAAGACTTGAATATAAGTTGAATTTAAATTGTATTAATTTAGTATTAGTGAACACTGCTTGTACGGCTAAAGCATGTTATAATTGCCACTCGTTGGATACTATTATAACAGATGGGTGCTTTCAATGTAAAAACTGCATGGTCAGTACAAATAAGATTGCTAATACTCTGAGTAATATTTTGATGCGTTACGGCGATAAAGAGATTACTCAAACCACCCCTTATAAAGAGGTGGAACGGTTGTTGGAACAACGTTGTGAGATGTTGTCTTGGTCAACCTAAACTTTAGGCAATAGCCAAAGAGAAATATAAACCAAGTTAATAAGAAATTCCCATGCATGGCCACTATAGTGATATAGTGGCCATTTTTTTATTCAAATAATTTATAATTTAGTTCAAATAAATGTGATTTCATATTTAATACCGCATAATCAATTGCAGCTTTTATATTTTTATGAAAATATAAATAATAATAGATAACTTGACTAAAGAAAATATCCCCTGCACCTGATGTGGTTGGTATATCATTTACTAATGAATAACCGATTGAAATATCTAACATTGTCCATGTATTACGATCATTTTCAATTTTAATATATAATTGAATGGATTTAGTTCCTCTAGTAACAATAATATATTCCCAATCATAATCCGCAAGCAATTCATCTTTAATAGGTTCAAATTCTGATTCGTTTAATTGAATAATAGTTTTACAATCATAGTTATTTCTTAAATTATGAATTATGTCTTTATATAATTCTATTTTATGAGGTTTAGTATTTAAAAATAAAGTTGATATATTAACACCGGTTTCAATATAATCTGATAAACTTTTAGTTGAATGTTTATTGAAATACCCCTTGTCATAATCAATCAATATTAAATTATTAGTTTTATATGGAGTGGTAAAAATTTGGCTGCAATTGATATTTCTCAATTGTATATTATTATCCATATCAAATCTATAAAACACTTCTTTTCTTTTTTTAGAAAAGAATCTAACTTTTACAGTTGGTTGAATGTTATCTCTTATATAATCAATTGGTTGCATTTTTATAATATTAAAATTTTCACAATTTCTATTATTATAAATATATTTTATACTCCTATCAAATAGTTCATATATATTAAATGCATAAAAATTATCATCAACATAATTGATAAAATTAAAATCTGGTAATAAATAATTGATTCTATATTTATTATTATCTTCAACTAATTTTAATAAATTATCAATTAAAAATCCTGTTCCACCGGGATACACATTAACTTCATCATAATATCCTTTAATTGATTCTTTTCCTACAATCTCTTGATTTTGTTGTATATTTTTTGTGTTAATATAAACATCAGAAATCCAATCACCTAGAATTATTATATTATCTCTCATACTCATCAATCTCGTTATTTATAGAATCTAATTGATCATATAATTGTTGTGCGAGTGATGCATTTTCTTTAACTTTATCCATTAACTGTTTCATTATTTCTTTTTTCTTTCCACTTGATATATCATCATCATACAATTCTAAAATTAACTCACTTAATTCATTATACATTTTTTTAACCTATAAAAAAAAGGGGGCATTTGCCCCCTTAGATTTTAACTGTTTATGGAATTATAATCACTTACTGTCAATTACAGACTGCTTCCGAAATACTTTAAATTTCTTTTCCAAATCCAAAGTATGCTTACGGGCACGTTTAGCAGATGCTTTCTTACCCTTCTCGGTCCAATCGTTCAATTCTTTCGTCAGTTCTTCTACCAATGCAACAATATCAGTTGCGGTTTCTTTCGATGTACTCATAAAAAAAATCACCTTCCTTTTCGGTTTACATTTTATGTTTAAAATTTACACTTTATATATATCATATAAATTATCCACACTTGGAATAATCACATGATGAACATTCAATACAACCACCATTGTGTATTAAAATATCTCCACAAACTGGGCATTTTGAATTTTCACTAATAAATGCCCCATCTTTAATATATTTATTCAATACTCTTGATACAACAGCCATAAAGTCACCAATAAACTCACTGCTCTTTTTTAGCTGCTTTACAATAACTTCATGATAAACACCATGACATAATGCCAATGAAATCATTCTAGTCAATGCTTCAAATTCAACATTCATGAACAATTTAGTTATATCATTATAATCAATATAAGTGTTTCTTGAATTGATTCTTAATGTATAACCATTGGTATTCTTAATAACAGTACCTTCTTTAATTGTTTTTGAAATATTAAAATCTTCATTTTTCAAACCTGCAAACAATTCATATGGGCTATCTTTTAACATACCAACTAACACAATCCACTGTTCACCTTTAACCGTGCAATGATGAATTTCACATGGTAATTCTTTAGGTCTGTTTGGTGAACAATTAAATATAATTTCAAGTGGTCGGTTTTTATCAGAACAGCGAGCAACCGGTTTTTGATCTTTATTATATTTATTTTTATGAGTAATAGGATCTTCGAAAATTAAAATGCCTTCTCTTGAACCTTCTCGATAAATAGATAATGCTTTTAATTTTTCTTTATATGCTTGAATGTACAAATCACCAATTTTTTCTACTGGGAAATCATAAGGTAAATTGTAAGTAACTGAAATAGCAGCGTCAATCCATTTCTGAATTTTACCCATCATTGTCATTTTCTTAAATGGGTCGATTTCATATGCTGGTTTAAGCAATTCTATATTAGCCCACTCGTCAACAATTTTGATTACTTTTTTACCAATTTCACCATCTTGATCTAAAACTGATCCAGAGAAATTTTTAATAATATTATAATCATCAATATCAACCGATTCAAAACTATTATTCATTTTGGTAAGAATAATATTTTTAATCGACGTAGGAAGTACAAAATAATAATCATATTCACCACGGGAAATCGCCCGTGTCTTACGCCAATAAGAATATCCGATTAATGGTTCAATACCAGATGATAAACAATCTTCTGGAAATGTAAAAGAAATTGAACCAGTTGGAGCCACTGAAAGTAATGCACCATTACGAATACCGGTTGTATAAAAATATTCTTTCAACTCAGGGAACTCTTCAAAGATACCTTTCAAGAACTCTGTTTCCTTTAATGTTCCATTTTCTTTACAACGAGTCCATGCAGGACAAGGGCCACGATCAATAGCCAATGTACAACTAGCTTTAAATGCGTAATATTGATACCATTTGAACAATTCGTTCATAATTTCGATTCCAGTATCACTATCATATGCACAACCCTGATTGTAAACCCATTGATGAAGATTAGTAACACCTAGTCCAATTTCCCGCAAATCTTTTACAACTTCTAATTGTTTTTCGATTGGCGATTTGTATGGATGTTCAATTTCATATTGTACAACATTATCCATGAATCTAACCAATGAGTATACCAATTTCTGAAATTGCACATGAAAGGTAGGATCATCAATTGCTGGAATTGCTCCCATATTAAAAGATGCCAATGCACAAACACCTCTATTGGGTAAACTTTTTTCTGAACAAGCATTTGTGCTGGTAATTTCATAACCCAACGCTTCTTGAATAGAAAAATTCTTCATATAATCAATAAATTGCAAACCCGGTTCTGCAAATTCATGACTTTGTTTACAAATTAAATCAAATAAATATTTTGCTTTAACTGTTCGGGTGATTCGTTCTTTAGTAGGATCATCTTTAAAATCAAAGTACAACTCCCAATCACCGTCGATTTTGACACACTCCATGAAATCATTTGTTATTTGCACAGATATATTCATGTTCTTTAATGTATCAAGATCACTTTTTACTGTAATAAATTCTTCAATATCCAAATGATGAATCTTTAATGAACCTAATATAGCTGGCTTGCGGCCTTTTTGACCAACTTCCTCTGCTAAATAATTATAAGATTTCATCCAGTTAATGACACCTTCAGAAACTTCAGCACTATTATTAACAATACTGTTTTTTGGTCTAACATTTGAAAACTCTACACCCAAACCTTGACGATGGGCAGCGGCCTCTGCTGCTTCTGATCTAGTTGCATAAATTGAGTTAAGTGTATCTTCTTCAATAACAAATGTAGTACAATTAAACAAACTAATCTTTTTATCGGGATTATTGACACCTGCGATAATTGAACCACCCGGTCGCCAAATACCATCAATTAATGTCTGAGTCCAAAAATCGATCCATGTATCTTTATCATCTTCAATCGATACAGATGCAATTTCAGATGCAATATTATTAAAACATTCATCTACGCCCTGATCTACATGAAGTAAATATTTCGAACGGAATATATCCATTCTAATTTGATCATTATTAAAATACTTTTCAAGTGTTATCATTTATAATTAACCTAAATTAAATAATTTATCAAGATATGAGTAATAATCAACTAAATTATTAAATGAATTATTAATTATATTCTTATTGTCGATATTAAACTGTTCAAATTCAATTTCTGATGAATGTGTATCATTTTCTAATTCATCTATTTTTCTAACTACTTTAAAAATTTTAGAATCCTTGAAATTAGCAATTAAATTAAATTCATTTTTGAACCGAATATCATCAACGATAAAATTAGTTTCTTTCTTATGATCCTGATAAAATTTATTACACCAATGAAATGTATTACGTGATCTAAATATATTAGTACCAACATATTGCATTAAAATACGATAAATATCACCAATAGTCCCATATTCAATTGCTTTTAAATGATCTAATTCATTAACTGTTAATGGATCATATCTAAATTTTGCTAGTTCTTTTTTAAGAGGTTTTAATTCTAAAACTTTACCAGTATAATAATCAGTATTACCTTTATCACAGTCAGTCAATCCTGATATTTCTGTAACAATCGCCTTTAGAGGCCCCGCAAAACTATAAATTGGTATATTTAATTTACTATTTATATATTTTGCTGCCTCTGATTTTCCATGCTTTTTACGCCCACAAAATCCTATAACCATATTTTTTACTCATTTGTTGCTTTTTATCTTTAATATATCATTAAATATAATATACTGTAAATTTATTTAAGCCCTGTGCTCCCAAACCCGCCGCCTCTATCACCACCCATCTGTTTCAATTCTTCAATTGTTCCCACTTCTGTATATGTAATAGGTAATACTTCTGCAATCTTAGCTTGTGCTACTCGATCACCTTTTTTAAAAACTTCACTTTCAACGCCTAAATTATGCCAAATAACAAAAATTTCTCGGCCTCGATAATCAGAATCAATAGTCCCGATTGTATTTTTAAAAATTAAACTTGTTTTCGCAGAAATGCCAGATCTGGGTCTAATTTGCATTTCATATCCATCTGGGATAGATACATATAAACCAGTTGCAATCATTTGTGTTTCATCTGGTCTGATTATTACATCATTTTTACAACGGATATCTACACATGCAGAATTCGGAGAACCAAACTTCATATCTTGAATAGATGCATCTGAACCATCATCATATTTTTCTGAATAGAAATGAACTTCTACATTCGATTTATTACAATTACAATCACTCATTTATAAAAATCCTCATTTTAAATTAAATACTCGGTTTATATAACCTTTCAATACTTCCGCAGTTTCCATATGGATATAATTAATATTAAATTTATCATACAATCTAATTAAATTATTATGAATTTCCATACGAAAATCTGGGTCCATATCACGTATACCATCGTTAATATGGTAATTAAATCCGTTTGGGTCAAGCAAAAAAATATATTTATAATATCTTTTTACATAATGTGAGATTATATCATCTAAATTAACTTCTAATAATTTGAGCGTAGTTGCATATGATAATGTGTCAAATACCGATCTATCAGAAATGACATAATCATACTTATCCATTAATTCAATTTCTCGTTTCATTTGAGAAACTAATATCCAATATTGTGTTAATTCAGTAGCTTCTTGATTAATTTTTAATGGGCATTCCCTAGCTAATTCATCAATAACTACAACATTATAGCCATTCCGTTTCATATCAGCCGCTATTTGATATGCTGTTGAGCTTTTTGATGTGCCGTGGGTTCCTGACACTGCGATTAAGTTTCTTTTCATATACACCTCTATTTTTGATATTTTATATATATCAAAAAAAAACCCACCCTAGTTATTCACTAGGGTGGGTTTTATAAACATATAAGAAACTTTACATGTTTTTCTTAAAAATTACATAATGGGTTTGTTTATTAGTACCAGTTCCGTAACGATCTACGTATTTAGCAAAATAAACTTTACCAATATTATCGTAATTTCTGGTATACAAATCGACCAAATAAACATCTTCATTATAAAAACATTCTTGAAGAGCCAATGGTTGTTTGGATGGTTTTCGACGCTCATATCCACCCACTAAAAGTTGGGATTGAAAATAATCTTCAACCATACCAATATATTTATACGACTTATACTGATCATTTCCAATTTTTACAACTTTCGTAAACTGTTGATTATTTTCATCTGGCATGGGGATGGGTTGATCGGCCACAGTATTAACATTATCTGGAGCTTGTTCAAACTCTTTCATTTTATCTTTAAAGTCTTCTGAAATATACTTATCACCCGACAAAATGATAACACTATGCTCTTGGTCAATCACTGAAATGACTTCATAACCACAAGTTCGAGCCTTTGAATGATTATAATCAATCGGAACTGATACAATATCTCTTGGATGTACTTTAACTTCAATCATTAATGTATTAGGATCTCCACCATAATATACATGTTTTGCATAATCATATGAGGCGATATGTAATCCTGCTGCACACGTAATATTTCTATCAGCACAGACTTGATCACGGGGCATACTCGGCATGGCACCAATTGAATTATCAATGGTCCTTGACCAGATATCCAAGAAATCCTTCGAAATACGCTTGTAAGCAATAATATAACCATCAGGGGTAAGTGGGTACTCACCCGACTCTAAAAACGAATACAGGTCAATCTGTGCATCTTCTGAATCATTTAAACTAAGGTTGTTCCAAAAATTTAATAGATATTCAAATGGTAGATTATTAGCGTGGAATTGAATAATTTTTTCTGTAATAATAGGATTAACTTTTTTTCCATAAGAAAAAACTTCACCATCAACAATAGCAAACTTTTCGTTACTATATTTACTGATTTTAATTTCATTATCAATGACATTAGGTATCATTGATAAATTATTCTTTCTAATTAAATCCAGTACTTGTTGCCCGATTGCAGAATCTATCTCAGCTTTAATAACCTTACCATTGTAATTGATAACAATAGTTTGTGCTAAGATGTGGTAATTTACATTCATTTTAAACGATCTCCATTAATTTAGTTGTTTTTCATAATATACGTTAATATAGTCAATAAAATTATCCATATTAACACTAGTATTTTTTATACACGATAAAAGGGGGTATTTTTCAAACGCCACTGTTATTTCATTATTAAATATTTTTTCTTTACGTTTAATAATATTTTTTAACATATTGGTTTTGAACATATCACAAGTTGTAACTTGTTTATCTCTATTATATCTCCCATTTATTAATATATTATACACTTTAGATTTAAGATCAATTGATTTGCTATCCAATTTATTTATTTTATTATTAAATTTAATAATATTATCAATTGTATTCGCAAATTTTTTATCATTCATAAGTTTTGTATATGAATGCAATCTATTAAATATACTAACTCCATAAGGTAAATCTAATGAAACGTGTATCCGAGTGATATGTTCATTAAAATCAATGTTCTTTTCTAAATAATCTAATATTATTTCAATGGCCCTGTTAGGTGTAATTATTTTATCTTCATAATCCTCTGAGTTTTTAATTTTTCTCCGAACAGCATCAGATATTCTAATAATTTTAAATGTAACAGTTTTTAATAGATTAAAATGTTTAATTACTTTTTGTAAATCTACCGAATAACCCGTCAGCGGTTCACTTAATTCATCAATAAAGTAATCACAATCATCAAAATAATCATTAATATCAACTGATATTAATCGATCAGCGTGATCTCTAATTTTACCGGATAATATAGCTTGGCGTACACCAGAACCATATGTATAGGTTGATTTATATTTTTTAGTGATTTCTGATAATTTTAATACATAATTATCAATAATATTTATAAAATCAGTACATTCAGTTATAATCTCTTCTTTATCTTCATATGGATGTGGTTGAATTATATAAATCCGATTCAAATTAATAGAACCGCTTTTCATATATGTTTTAATTGCATCCCTATTAAAAGTTTTTGTAAATTTATCATTAATGATAATACTTTGATTAATGATATGGCTTATGTTAATTTCATCAAGTGTTTTACTAAACTTTAATATATTATTTTTAGAGCTATAAGTATATTCATTAACTATAAAATATTGTCGAGGAATATCAATATGAAATTTATCATTTTGATTATATGAAATTTTATAATTTAAAAATGTAAATTCCCATGATTTTAAAACAATTAAAGATGATACATCGAATACTTTAATATATTCAATCAAATCTCCCAATGTTTTAAATAATTTTATAGTTTTAGTAAAATCATAAGTTATATTATCAACAAATTTAATAATTTTATTAATAATACATTCTGTGGATTTTTTAGTAATCATTACATTTTTTCTATTAATGGATGGTTTAAGTTCACTAATATTGAAATGAATGTATATGCCATTATTATAGGTAGAAATAATATTACATTTTTCTGGTAAAATAATATAATCAGTCACTGAATTATATATAATCCCATCGAGAACTAAATTAATTTTATTAGAATCAATTGTTAAATATGGAATATTACCAACATTTTTAATACACGATCCTAATAATTCATTAGTATGTTTATCGTGATAGTTAATTGTTGTGTCATTAAATTTATACAATCTATTATTTTTAACAACGGGCCTTACTTCCCAAAAATGGCCCGTCCGGTAAACATATAATTCTGCTCTATCAAAATCTTCGGGTTTAATATCAACTTCAATGGTTGTGCCATTTGATTTATCGGTTGATGTTTGTGATATTGATTCAAGTTTTCCAATCCTTGTTTCCGCCATATAAGCAAGATAAACATATTCAATACCATTGTAAATAGTTCTGACGGTGAATGAATCAGTATATGCCCATCCAGTTTTAGCACCGACACCAAACCCACCCGTTTCAAAATCATTTGTATTTTTAGTACTTTCTCCCAAAAAAACAAAAACATCTTTCACGCGATCAGGTGAAAGCCCTACACCCGAATCTCTAAATTTAATAGTGGGAAATAATTTAGTCGGTAATACAACTTCGATTGGGTCTAATGTGTTACCGTTTTCTCTATGAGAATCACGGGCATTACACATATATTCTTGAATTAAAACTTGTAGGGGATTTTCATATAACTTGGTACATAAAATTTCAAAAACGATAGCGGGATTTTTTATACCGAATTCAAATTCATCGGCTACTATATTAGATCTCTCAATTACTATATTATCAGTATCAAGTTTCATATTCTGTAATTTTATCTACCTTTTGATTATTAAAAATTTTTCTATCCACAAAAAAGAATATACAACCACCAACTAAATTAGCTAAAATAGTTCCCCATATACCAGAACCCACTAAATATAAAACTCCCTATAGAATAGGGGTCGATGCTTGCCATCTTAATAAATATAACAAATATGCCTTTTTGTCAACCATTATTTTATTACCTTTTATACACCGTATTTATTTTTATAGTGTAGTAACACTTCATTAAACCGCAGGGGTGTATATCCTATTTCTTCTACACAACAATTATATGAATTTTTAATAGATAAATTAGTTTTAGAATGGGTATGCCCATAAAATAATTTTCTATTATGATGGGCCGCGTTCCAAGCCGCCATTTGATAATGACACATTACAACTTTTTCAAATTTATTATATCCGATATCAACTTTAGGTTCGTAAATTTGACCGGCAATAAATATCTTTCCTTTACGGTCACGAAATAGATTTTTATTATATAATTTATACAAAGGCTCATCATGATTACCTAATATAATCACAATTTTACCTTTTAAATTATTTAAAAAATCTATGATTGCATTATGATCTCGGGAAAACATAACATCCCCTAATATATATGTGGTATCATTTACATTAACAGTGCTATTCCAATTATCAGTTATGCATTCATTCATTTCTTTTACTGAATTAAATGGTCTATTTTCATATTCAATAATACGTTTATGGGAATAGTGTAAGTCTGATATAATAAAATCCATTATTTAATCCTAAAAAATTATATATTGTTTTCCAATTGTTGATATTTACTATCTAAACCACGGTCCCTTAATTGCATTAACATTTTACCTAAATGATTTTGGCCTTCGATGTTAATACACTTTTTACATTCACAACTTCCCCAATAATTATCATGCCAGCCTGTAGTACCTTCAACCAGCATTGCATCACCCGTCGCTTTTAATTTATTTAATAATATAATATTTTGTGAAAACTTTAATTGTAGTGTTATCCACATTATATTATTTTTAATATCATCCCAATTATCCCTTAACGTTACGAGTCTACTATTTTTTTTAGCATCGCCCGGTGTTTTAGAATTGATTATTAATTGTTGTTCATGGGGGACAAATGTTTTACATGTTTGATAAAAATGTTCAGATGTGATGAATATTATCCCCTTGTATTTTATTTTAGTATAAAAAAAATTACTAAGAAAATAATATTCATTTCTAAAATTATTTATAATGCCAGACATTTATTTTTTGATTTTCCAACTTTCATGTTTTTCATATCCATTAGCAGTTAATAATTCGCTAATCGAAACATTCTTACCAAACTCAGTAACGTCAACAATGAAATCTGCTAAATATCTTCCATACTTATCAGTTTCATTTTTAACAGTTCTAATAGTACCAGAATTATTAACAACCAACGATTCCACAAAACTTTTCGCGCCCAACCCTAATTTTTTCTCTTCTGGACAACTGGGATGAAAAATCTCAGGTGTGTCAATTCCTAATAATCTCAGCCGCTTTTTAACTTTGATATTGAACCCTAAATCAACTTCAACGTCTATTGTGTCACCATCCAGTACATTTATTACTTTCGCTTTATACTCGTACATATAATTTACCCGTTTGTCAACTTTTTATTTTTTAAAACTATCTAACGTATCGATAATATAATCTTTAAAATTATTTACGATTTGTTTCTGGACAGTATTATTCCATTCATTACAACAACATGGAGCAACTTCCCTAAATTTATTATTATATTCTTTGGAATCAATTAACTTTTGTTGAAATTCACAAATTGCGTCAGGGGCCTTAACGTGTATAAAACAAGGCATATTGGGACAATCTGAAATAATGTTTAATGATTTCGTATGGATATAATATTTTGTACGGCATTCATATGGGAAGGGGCCATATAATCCAATAGCTGGCTTTTCCACCCCTTCTCTAAAATGAAACTGGGCGGTATCTACACTTATTGATAATGTTGCATCAAATGCATCAAGAAAAAATTGAGATAGTGATTTTGCTGAAATTATTTTTATACGTTTATCATTTGTCATAGTAATAAAATCATTATCAAACTGTCGTAAATTTCTATCATGTACATAAATATTAACATCATTATCACCAATACACGAAATTATTGATTCGTATATATCTTGAAATCTCATAGATCTAATAATTGCAGTTGATCTTGGATTAACTAATATAGATGGTTTATTTAAATCTATATTAGAAGGATTATTATTTATTCGTTTAGTTTTTAACATAGGTCTACCATATTTAGTATTAAATGTAGTAGAACCTATTACTTTATATTGTAAGTTAAACCAGTTTTCTTTACTGTTTTCAATAATACCTTCGAAATAAATTGGTTTATATTTTTTATTTATTTTAGCTTTCTCAATAGCGTTATTAGCATCATATCTAGCCACAGGTGAAAAATATGAAATAAATGCAACAGGACGTTTGTACCAATCAAATACAGCTTTATATTTTTCTTGTGATACAAATTTTATATTGGTATTTGTGTTATTTAATAAATCAGGTATCTAATAACTTATACTTGATAACGCAATTAAATCACCAATACCACCAGTTCTTAATATAATCGGGAATGTAAATTTATTTTTATTTTGTAAAATATCTTGTAAATTAAAATTATCTAAAACTTCATCTATATTTTTTTCCAATTTAATAATTTTATTATACAATAACCTCAATTCATTATCAGTGGCAGACCTATGGTTTTCTTTAAATATTTCCATCAATCTTTTTTTAAATGATAGCTAAATTACATCTGCAAATAAATACATATGTTTTGGTTTAATCTGTGTCTCTTTGCCATCAATTGACATAGTTAATGTCTCTTTGAATTCAATTATTTTCATTATTACTCCTTACATCATCAATAATATTATTTAATTTACCATAGTTAATATCAACCAATTCGGTTTCAACTTTATTTATGGAATGGTTTTCTAATTGCATTTTTATATATTCTGTCGTAAACTCAATAATATAATTACATACTATTTTTTTACATTCATAACATCCAATATTACCAGAATTACATAATTTAATATGATCAAATTTAACATTTAAATATTTTGTAAAAAAACTTATAATATTTATATTAAATGGGCATTCGTCTATATCACCTAAACTAGTACGAGTTTCGCGGCCAAATGTTTTATATTTGAAAATATAATCTTTGACAGAACTTATATCATCAAAATTTATAAAGTTATTCAATGATTTTGACATTTTTTCTTTACATTTATAATCATATATAACATTTTCATAAATATTAAAAGATATTAAATTATTTAATTTTAATTTGGTGTTAATATCTTTCATTATATTTATATTTGCTCGTTGATCACCAGATACAAACACTACGATTTTTTCATCTGGAGAACAATATAGTAATACATCAAATGCTTGTAGTATTGGATATAGTAAAAATGAAACGGAGTGGTTATTTGAATTTAAATAAATTGGATTAGTTAAAAAATCATTTACATTTGCTAATGAAAAATATTTATATGTAATATCTCTATGGAAAAATCCAATTGAATCATTTTGATAAATAAATTTAATTTTATTCAATAATTCATAATTATTTAAATCATTGAATTTAATATAAGTTTTAAATAATGAAATAATTTTATTTGTAAGTAAATGAGTGTTATTTCTTATAATATTTTTACTAATTGATGAAATTTCTGCATGAGATTCTGCCATTAAAAAGTAAATAGTAGAAACTTCATTAATATTAAATTTTATTTCATCAAACATATTCAATAATGACATGATATGTCCAAGATGTAAATTATCTCCCGTTGGTCGGATACCGTAATAAAAAATCATTAAAATTTACCATTTGTTTATTTTTGTAATATAATTATATCATGAAATAAATATTACATAATAATGAACTAAATATATGATAAATTTACATTTATTTAATAAAAAAGAAAAAAATTATCTAATAGTACACTAATTGTATAATTATAAATATATAGGCGTTATAACGCCTATATATTTATAATATATATTATGGGCGGAGCGCCCATAATATATATTATTTTATAATAAAAAATAAAAAAATTTTTTTGTTTAAAAAAATAAAAAAATATGATATTATATAAATATATAGGCGGAGCCTATATATTATTATATTATTATACGTTTGAAAAACGTATAATAATAATATATTGATAATAGGAACTATTATCAATATAAATATATATTATTATAAAATAATATATATTATGGGCGCTCCGCCCATAATATATATTATAAATATATAGGCGTTATAACGCCTATATATTTATAATTATACAATTAGTGTACTATTAGATGGAATATAAAATTATTATTTTTATATAATATCATATTTTTCAAAAAAAAAAACAAAAAAAATGAAAAAAATAATTATTCAATTAAATCAAATGTTTATTTTATTTTTTTATATGATATAAATAATTTGATTTCACAAAAAGGATGATTATTTTATGGATAAATTTAAAGATTACTTTAATAATTTGAATAGCTTTGTATTTAAAAAAGAAATTATATCTGATATTTCAAAAATATACAACGTTGTATTAACTAATGACGATTATACATTATTGATTAAAAAATTTCTAGCAGAAAATATTATTGCTAAATCATCAAATACTGGTGGTAGATGTGCATATATTTCTAAATCTTTTTTAGATAAAAATAAATTAGATGCTATTTCATATTATAAATCTCAAAAAATAGAATCTCATAATACAACTGCATTTACTAAAAAAAGTATTTCATTTGAATGTGATTATGACGAAAATGAAATTATACAACAAATTTCTTTAACTGAGGTATTTAATGAATTGTAAAATAATCACTAATGTTAATTTACTACAAAATATTAAAAATAAGAATTATGAATACGTTGTAATTGATACAAATAGTTTGACGATAGTTCCTTATCTTAATAGTGAAAAGTATATATCAACTGATAGGATAATAATTTCCCCTTTCATGGAAACTTTTAAATTATATTTAAATTATAAAAAGATTTTACCTAATACTAAATTCATTTTTGTTTTTGACGGGGGCATTTCACCCCAGATATTAAAAATTGCTCCTGATTATAAAAAGAAAAGGAATAGTCGGAGATACACTACTGGTGTAGTTGGAGAAAAGGGATATGATTATAATATAAAATTATTATCAATCTTATTTTCATATTTTAACGAAGTAACTATTTCTGATATTCGCAGGAATGAAGCAGATTTTGTTATTGGATATTTAGTAGATGATTTATCAAAATTTGGGAAATGTTTAGTATTATCCCATGATAAAGATTTACTGTTAACATATAATAAAAATGATAATGTTGATGTTATTTATAAACAAACTGGAACAGAATATAAGGTAACTAATTTTTTAATTGATTGTCAAGATTGTATCAATCATATAATTGATTTTCAATATTTACGTAATACCACTGAGTTATTATATTATAGATCATTAATAGGTGACACTAGTGATAGCATCCAAAGACCATTCGGGTTAAAATCTAAAGTGATTGTAGATAACATGTTTAAAGATGCACTCATGATGGATATTGAAATAACATATGAATATATTATTGATTATTTTACATCGAAATTTAAAAATATGAATAGTATTGTTATTGAAAAATTCACAAACGATTTTAGAAGAAATATTGCTATTATGAATATTTTCAATAAAGATATAATGAGTGATAGTGAACAAATTAAATTGAATTCTTATTTAGATGATATTAAATACAATATAAATGAAAACATTGAAATTAATTCAGTATATGAATTATTCGATAGATATGGACTATACTTAACTAAAGAAGATTTAGACAAAACTTTTAAATATTTGAAGGGAATATAAATGAATTTATTTACAAGCACTATAAACAAAGATACTAAAGATAATAGTAAAGACAATCAAAATGTTTCGTTATCAGAAAATTCAAATGGTGAATCCGCAATTGATTTAATTAACGTGTCATTCGGGGGCCAAGAAGGGGGTATGGATGCAAAAACTCCATCGAGTGATACCAACGACCAGCCTCAAAACTTTTTCTTTGATATGGGCGGTGTGACACTGTTAAACAACGTCACTATTTATTTTAATGCGTTTGTGGAAAAAGGAACAGTAGATGATGCGCTCCGGTTAATCAAGAGGGTGAATCAAAATATTGCATCAATTGAATTAGATTATCCTGAGTTAAAAGATAAATTAATGGTTAAATTTATTATTAATACGGGCGGTGGTAATGTTGTTCAAGGATTAAGATTATTTGATGCTATTAAAAATAATATATACCCAATTCATACTATTGCCAATGGTATGGCTGCAAGCATGGGAATCATATTGTTAGTTGCTGGTAAAGTCGTTAGTGCAACTGAACATTCAGTATTAATGATTCATCAATTAAGTGCTGGTGCTCAAGGAAAATATTTTGAATTACAAGGCCACATGAAATTCTGGACGGATTTACAGGAAAAATTAGCTGAAATTTTGGTTTCTAATTCATCGGCTAAAAAAGAAGATATTGAAAAATTCATGAAAGGAGAGACATACATGCTGGCAGGTGAGGCACTGAAACTTGGGTTAATCAACGGTATTGTAAACGTTTAATTTTATTAGATAAAAAGGGGGAAATTATCCCCCTTTTTTACAATTAATTTTAAAACTGAAACATTTATCGGGTTAATAAAATGGAAAAACTGGCACCTGCTCAAGTATGCACATCACATTGTGATGAACACTTAGTGCGAACAAAGCAGATTGAAATATTGGAGGAAAAATTATCAGTAGTTGAAGAAAATACTAAAACTGTTAATAAATTAGCAACGAAGGTATCGCTATTATTAACAATTATGTCATTCACAGTTGTTTTAGTAACGTCTGCTGCTATTTACACATTTACCGGCCTAGCCAGTTTTAAAGAAACATACGCTGAACATAGATTGCAGTTACATTCAGAAATAAGCAAAATGCATATAGCTGATAAAGAATTTATTCAAAAAGAAATCAAAACTTTATCAGACTCTTTAGATGTTAGAATTTCTGAACTATCAAGAAAAGTTACAGTTTTAGAAACAACTGTATCTAACACCAATAATAACACTAAACGATAACGGATGGTCGATGAACACCTATGAAATATTTTTTATGTTTATTTATAATTTTATTAACAGTAGAATCAATTTCATAGGCATTGTCAGTTATATCACAAAATAGATATTTAAAATTATTTAATAGATATAGTTGTAAAACAAGTGGTTCATCTTTTTGTTTATCGATAATGTCATCGTTTTCTATAATAGTATCAATATTATTATATATATTGTAGTTTACTATATATATGGTAACATTTAATACGAGCGTTATAGCAACTATTATTATATTATTATATTGTGCGACATCTATATATTACTTTTATTTAATTTCAAAACATACTAGTATGCCATCTGATAATTATCCAATATTTAGTAATTAGATGATTAAGCTAGTTCATAAATATTTTAAATTCAAAATAAATAGTATATAGGATAATGTTAATTATAATACACTTTTAATAAATTTTCTTGACGTTATAACTGATTATGTGTAGGTTAAAGATAATAATAATTGCTATAAGTATGTTAATAATGCTACATGTGATAAATTATTAAAACTAGATAGAGCCCATGTTTTTGATAAGAGTCAAAAAGAAATAGCTACTGAATTAGAAGCGATGGATATAAAATATACTTTTACGGATTTATGTGTAGATTCAGATGAGTCAACTAAAAAATCTAAACAAGTATCGGCTTTCTTTGAATATGGTTATGTTGGTGATGAATTTATAGCCATGCACATATTAAAAGCTCCTATTTAGGATAAAGATGTGGTCGTTGGAACGATTGGATGGGGTAGAGATATTTCTATGTTAATATCACAACAATCAGAAATAGAAGAATTATTTCTTAATGGTAAAATTGAAGATGGTGTGAATAAATTTTTAGCCTACCATCAACAATTTAAATCATTAAAAAATGTTATTATTAAAAAATGATATATATAAACTAAATATTTTTTAACAGGAAGGTATTATGAAAAGTTGTAATGTAGTATCATTGACTAGAGTCACATCTATTAACACTCAAAATGTTGAGTATGATAAAGTATTTAATGCGATATTAAGTAATTATCAATTCTTAAATTTTGAAACCGCATTAAACCCTGATATGAAAAATAAAGTTTATGATTTTTTAAAAACATTTGTAACTGATATTGTATATCTTCATAACGAAATCGCACACGATTTGACATTGGATTTACAATATGTGGTGGTTAATAATGAGTTTGAAATATCAGTAAATTTTATTCAAACCGGACAGTCATTAGAATCTAAATTATTCGATCTAGCTATTGAGTATTTTGATAAATATGAAGAGTATATTAATGACAATGAACTTACTGGAACTATTTTCGTTGATTTTAATACGATGACCAAAAATGAAAATCTTCATGTCATAACTAAATATTCAGACGGAACGGTAGTTGATAATGGCAAAGAGAGACAATAATTATTCACAAACAACTGAACGTTCTGATTATAAAAAACCAACTAATATTGAAGAAACATTAGATTTTTTAGAAATTAATGGTAAATTACCATCTAAAAAAGTTATGCCACCTAATATGATCAATGGTAGATGTATTTTATACTACGAACAAATTATAAGTATAAATAAACAAATCGATCAAATAGATTCTAATAAAGAATTACTTAGGTTTGAAAAGTCTAATTTACAAACAAAAATTATAAATTTAGTTTCTATTATTATTGGTTCTGTTATAAAACGATTTAAGACGTTATATCCTGCACATTATAATGATGTATTTACTGAATGTGTAATGGACATATTATTAAAAATAAATAAAAATCATTATGATCCTACTAAGTCATCATTTCATAGCTATTGTTATGAAACTTCTTATTGGTCATGTATAAAATATATAAATGCTAAAGCCACTTATGAAAATTCTATTGTCTCTTTGATACAGTCATAATTAATTTATAAAAAAAGGTATCTTTTATGAATTATAAAATTATCAGTAGTCGATAGATAGGATTTTTTTTATCGTGTATATTTACAACTGTATTATCATTTTGCACATCATGTTCAACTACTAATCCACCCAGTGTACAGGATGTTAAATCCAATGTTATTTTAACCACTAAAGCAATATCATTATATAAAAATTATGATAATATTGAAAGTGTAGTTAAAAAATATCATAGTTCATTTACTACAGAAGAATTAGATAGACTTACAAAAATAAATAGTGGATTTAAAGATATTTATATATCAATTAAAAAATTAACTATAAATATAGAATCATTACAAAAAGTATTAGTAGATTTTACTTATTTTAATACAATGTATAGTTCATTTAAATTGGATTATATAGAAGCACGTGATATCATATTTGCACATATTAATGAGTATGATACGGCGGATCGGAGAACATTGTTAATGTTTGATGCTAATGCTAAGTCAATTGATAAATCTATTATTACATTACAAGAAAAACTAGCAGATAATAATATCAATGAAGCCGATATTACTTTAATATTAAGCGAGTTGGTTGAATTTGCTAATTCTATTTCAATATTATTAAGTTTATAATGGATATTAAATTTGCCAATCTCTACAGTAATAATAAAAAAAGTAAATGGGAAAAGGATATAATATCATTTCCTGTTTTAAAAAATACTGTATATTATCAGACTCGTTAGAATAATTTTATATACAATATAGAAAATGATATTATACACTATATTAGATTTGTAAATAAAGATATAAAAGTTAATTTTTTCTATATTAACAAATATAAAACAATATCACAAAATATTATAGAATACTTACCATTCGATACTAATCATTTTATTACGCAGGAAATAGCAGGAAATTCAGTATTTGCTACTAAAATAAATAATAAAAGATATGTATTTACTAAAATAAATGAACGATGTGAATCATTAGAAAATTCATTACGTGAAGATTTAAAATTAAAGTATATAATTGATAAATATGGTAAAGAATATACACTTGAATTTAAATTATATAATAATGAAACATATTTGGTTAATATGTTTAATGATAAAAATTGTTTACATATAAATAAAATAAAAAGTATTGCTGAACATTTTGATATAAAAACTCCTAGAATTGTACAAGATAAAATATTTAAACAGGGTATAAAACAACTTGATAATTTTTATAATGATTACTATCTTAATCCAAATAACTTTATTCGAAGTTTAAATTATTATATAACATTCTTTTTTAAAAATAATAGAACGATTTGTTATAAATTATAAAAAAATCCCCTAATGGCATTGATTCCATTAGGGGATTTTTATTTTTTATTATTAAGATTACTTATTATGGAATTTGTGTTAATCCATATTTAGTAACAGTTACTCGTTTAATTGGAACCTCTCCTTGACGGAAATTGATTTCAACTTCAACTGTAGAAATATCTGAATCAAATGGATCAGATACACCAAAATAAGAACTAATACCAGTTAAATATGCACCACGGGTTGATACATCTGGATAAGGTAGTTTCTTACGATAAGTGATCGAACGCGAACCAAAGTCATCAGCGGGTTGATCAGTTGATTTAGATGTTACGATATAATTACCAGTTGAGGGAAGTGTAATTAGTGTACCAATAATATAAGCACCATCGGCAGTGGTTACTGCTTCTAAATCTGCTGGTAATGGTGTTACATCCATATCTTTCCAAGTTGCGGTGATTTCAACAGTAGTACTTTTAATCTTTAATGGAGTACATGCTAATTCGGTTACAGCTTCACCATTTGCACCCATATTAGCTAAATATGCAGCATCTTGACCAGTAGCAGCCGCAGTAGGTTTATACTTCGGAACAGCCTCTTCTGTGATCTTTAGGGATACACTTTCATAGCATAAATTGGGGTTTGAAATAATACCAATAGAACAGATACTATATTCATCTTCAAATGAATAACTTTGCTCAATGGTTTTAATGAACATGTGAACTTCACTACCACAGTCTAATTCTCCTTCGCTTATTCTAAAATCTGTTCGGGTTTTATAACCAGAACTAGTACCAAATCTAATTGACATATTGTTAACCTTTAAATTTTGTTAGTTATTTTGTGTTATATGTTACATATGTTTTTATTTAATTAATTCAAATCTACTATTACATGATATATATTAATATACTAAATATCTAAATAATCGGTGAATTATGCAAACAAATATAAACATCTATGGAACATCAACATTATATAATAAAAACCTCCTTTCGAGCTTATATGATAAATTAATTGAAACAATAGATAAAAACAATACGATAAATATGAAAGATAATGTGATTAAAATTTTCTCATTAGAAAATATCGATGATGTATTGGATTGTAATTTTTATTTATATAGTGCATTCTCTCATCAACCCGATAATTTACCCAATGAATATTCATTATTAAATAAGGATATACATTCTATTGACACAATTGCAATAAATATCCTTATAGAATTATGTAATAAACGTGTGATCAGAAACCTTTACCTTTAATATAAATATAATTAATTAAATATGGAAACATGTAATACTTGTAAAAGTGAACTTATAAATGCTACCGTAAATGGGCGGCATGTTAAAATTTGTGAAAATTGTCTACGAAAACAAGGACATATCATTAACATCGATATGAGTAAATGTGAATTTTGTGATATGTGGTTTCATAGAGATGTTGAAAAAAAATGTCAATGCAGACAACTAGATATGGTAATATTATGAAAAGTAAGATTTATTTAAATGATGTAGTTGAAAACACCGAAAGAAAATTTGGGTCAAATGTACAATATTTTTGTTGTGATGTTGAATTCGAAGATGGTAAAATTTTACCCGCTATGTTTACGGCTTCTAATATAGAAATAGCAATTGATCGAGCTAATAAAAATAAAGAAGATATACCAAAGCAAGAATCGTGGTATGCAAAAATATTCGGGTGATTTATGTCAAGAACTATTATTGTATTTAATAAAAAAGGAAATGATTATACAATTGAGAATATAGAATCTCCTTTAGATTTATCATCATTGACAGATATGAAAGATTTGGAGTATGATAAAGATAATACATTGTCTGCATTATTTAAAGAAGATGGTGTATATAAATGGATAGGAATTTTATTCCAAAACAATAAAAAATATTTAGCAACGACATTGGCGTTTGTTAAAATGTAACAGGTTATTGATATGACAAATTATGATGCGTATTTTAAATTATACACAACGAGTTTTTTTCCCGAAGAAGTAAAAGCTGACCCAAATTTTTAGCTTTAGTTTAAAGCACAGGGCATGGCGGAATCTAATCTGAAAAAAGATGCAGTAAGCCCGGTTGGAGCAAAAGGAATTTTACAGATTATGCCAGCCACTTAGAAAGAAATTGGAATTAAATTAAATGCACCCGGCCATGACCCGTTCGATATCGATACTAATATCAAATTTGGTATCTATTATGATCGAACACTATATAAACAATAGAAATCACCAAGACCAATGGTAGACCGTCTATCATTCATGTTTGCGTCATATAATGCCGGGTTGGGTAATATTTTAAAAGCCCAATCTTATGTTATTAAAAATTACGCATAGAATGACCCTAATTTATGGACCAGCATTAAACCAGTAGCTAAAAATATCCCCTCTTAGAAAAGTTCAGAAACACTCGCCTACGTTGACCGGATTATAATGTATCGTAGTAAACTATTAGCAGATCTTAATAAATGATTGACAAATGCTAACAAAAATAGTAATATATTTAAAATAACTAAGGAATTCAAACTATGAACCCAGACGAAACCCAATCAAAAAAACCAATTGTTGCGAAATTGATTGAATCATTTTATAAGAACGGAGAGGAATATACCGGTTATGATTTTGGTATGATTAAATACGATAATGGCGCATATTCATTTTTACCCACTGAAGATGATGAAGCCTATACAAAAGCTGAAAAACAAAAAATATTAGAAGATACAATCGAAGAAGATATTCCCGTTTATAATGATGAAGATGAAGACACAAAAAACATTACAAAAGATGACCCTAATTATTTATTCTATTATGCATCACAGCGAACAAATATATACGGGGGATTATTTATTATGAAAAAAGAGGCCCCTGTAGTTACAACAACTAAATCGGATGCAACTTCAACTGAAACCGATGAGCCGGTTGATGATGACACACAAGAAGAGGTAACACCCGATACAACTACCCCCGTTGAAAAACCCATGGTAGTCACTAAAAAGAAAAAATTACAATAAAATATACCTTATTTTATTTATGGGGGAGATTAGCTTTTTGTGCTGATCTCCCTTTTTTATTGATATATATTATTTATATAAAAGATTTATCACTTTTTAAAACATTATAACTGGTAACAATTTAATGAATATCCCATTATCATACTCCAAATACAGTGCGTTTCTTTCATGCCCAATAAAATATCTTCATCAATATGTTATCAAAACGCAAGTAGATGAAGATATTACATATCCATTGGTGCTTGGTCAATTAACACATTTATTTATTCAATTATATAATGATGAAATATACACAAAAAAACAACTTAGAGATATTGTTAATCATTTAGATGTTTTATATGATTTAGTAACATTACAATATCCATCTTTATATAATAATGTATGTGAAATTAAAAAAATGGATATTAAAAATAATGTAGATAAACTTATTACATTTATAACTGATAATCCTATTGTATTTCCCCACGCATTAAAATTGTTTAATATTTACCATGAGAAGATATTCCCTAAAGTAAACCAGAGTACAAAGTTTATTACTGAATCTACATTTCATAATGTAATGAAATTAAATGATGATTATTCAGTATGCCTATATGGCTCAATCGATTTAATTTTTTTCAATGTAGAGCAATCTATTTTAAAATATATTTATATATCAGATTTTAAAACCGGGAAGGCTTTGTATAGTCATTATTACGATCAACTATTTTTCTATTTTTATAATATATTAAACTATGATACTAAAAACTCTAGTGAAATAAAAAATAATACAGATAACTTAGAGGCATTAACTGTCATCAAAGAGCATTTACAAGATTTTTCTAAAGTTCATTTACTATTATTTAATTTACGAGAAGCAGTGAATGAGAAAAAAATTGTGGCTGATGTTAAGGATGATTATACAAAATTTATAACATCACTAAAAAATAACATTAAAACAGATTTATATAATATACATAAAGATAAAGATTTTATTACACCAAAAGATATATACGAACAATATAACGAATCTCATAAATATGTTATGATTGAAGAATGTGATTCTAAAAATGTTAGTACATCATGTGGGTATTGTAAATTTAAAGAATTATGTGATTATAGAATTAAAAAGAAGTAAAATATAATATCCATAAAGAGGTTGATATATGAAAGAAGTAAAAGGAATTTGTGTAACCCGCAAACCACATGAGTCATTGGAAGGTTTAATTAGTAGATTCCGCCATAAAGTTGATGCGGAAGGTGTATTAAAAGATTACAAATTAAATGTTATGTTTTCCCGCGAAGAACGTGAAAAATTTAAAATGTTTTCTAATAAACGCCGGGTAGATAAAAAAGTTAAAAGAGTTAAAGAAGCGATTGATCGATCAGGACAGAATCTAGCGGTTAAACGAAAAAAAGAAGGAACTATTTAAGGAAGCTAATGATTACAGCACAAAATATTTCAAGAAACTTTTTTAAAAATAAGAATTATGAAGTAATGATTATAGATGTTAATTCATTATTTTTATTCGGTGGTAAAAATAGTTTAAAGGGTATGTACTCCTTTATTGAAACTACGAAACGTGCTATAGGGAATAATAACTTATTGGTGATAAATGTTATTGATAATGGTATTAATCAGAGAATTTTAAAAAAATACCCTTATTATAAAGCTAATAGAATACATTCTATTCAAAGTAATAACATTTATTCCAATAAGTTTACTAGTCAACGAGCATTTAAATATAAAATAACTAGAATACATAAAATTGATAATGAATTTAATAATCATCTAACATTTTATTTACCCGGTGAATCAGATTTTAAAGTTGGTTGGTTATTAAAATTTTTTCAAGAACGGACTCCAATTGAACCATCTGAAATTTTAACAGTATCATTTGATAAAGATTACTTATTATGTACAACATTAAGCGATGTATTATTACGTAGAGTACAAGATAATAAGCGATATTGGTGTTTATTAGATAAAGATACAGATATCAATAAATTTAAGGATGCATTAAATATAAGCCAATTAAATATAAGAAATATTTTTGAATATTTTTATTTTTTAATTATAAATGGTGATGATATTGATAATATTAAACAACTATTAACAAAAGGCAATTCAATTAAACTAATCAATCATGTGATTGATAAATATAATAAATTAAATTTAGAACTATTAAGTAATCACATAAAAGATTTTAATAATGCACTAAATGGTAATGATATATATGAAAATTGCTATTTAGTTGATTTGTTTAATTCAGATGTATGGACAACAAATCAAAAAAATACAATGATATATACATTGGGTAGTTTTTTAACTACTAATAATGTTAGGGTTTTTGAATAATGGCACGGGTACGAAAATATTTAAATTTAACAGATACTGATATAGATGAAGTGATAGAAAGTTTTGGTAGAGTTATTCAAATAGCTGACTCTGATATATTTAAAGAGTATTTAGATGAATACCACCCCCAAGATTTAATAGATTTGAAATATGATGCGACAGAAGTTATTACTTTTTGTTTATATATTTATGATTTCATTTCTAAAAAACGTGATAAATTACGTGTTAAAACAGATTTAAAGTTAAATAAAGACAGTTTGTTTGCGTTGATTTTTAATGACCCTGCATTCAAATTAAATAATAATATACGGTTTTAGTTAAGTGTTCTATTTGAGTTTTGTTTTTCAAAATATGAAATTTATGATCATTTAGAAAACATGGAAGATAACTATAAAATGATGTATGAAAAATATTTATCAGACTATGATCTTAATAATATGGAAACCACGTATTAATTATATGAAATAAAAAAACAAGGTTTTTTATTATGATAATGCAAAAACAAGGAAAAGTTAAACTTAATATTGAAAAAGCGGTAAAAAGTCAACAAATTGTAGCTTCTACCGATGATTCTATAAAAGGTATGAGTTTAGTTGACAAGTTTATGAAAAAAAATTATCTACAATCATCTAAATTTAGTTTATTTAATGAAAATACAGCAGAGATAAATAATACTGCTACTAAAGTATTTAATCAAATAGGGTTGGCTGTTAATGATTTAAAACAAGATCCATTGGCACATACCAGTGTATTAAGACGAGTAAATTTATATCTAACAAGATTTCCAGAAGTGGAATATTTAATTGATATGATTTCATCATCTGTAATATATTCATCGTCATCTAATACAAAAAAAATTCAGTTTATTTTAAACGGTGAATATAAAGTATTAAATACTACCCCAAAGCAATCAATGGATACTACTACATCAGATGGAACAGTTGCTGAATCAACACTTGATGTACAACTTTCAGATGTAAATGTTAATTCAGAGATGGAAAAAGTTGATTCGTGGTATCAAAATTTAAATTTGGATGTAGGTAATTTATTTAAGAAAAATAATATTAAATTATCACTATATGGTTTAATGTCATCAATTACAAAATATGGTTGTGGATTATTTTATGTATATGATACTGTAAAATAGGCGGATGTAGCATTTTATAGCTTAGATGAAGTATCATTTAAAGTTAAAACAAAAGAGTTTACACCTAATATTTTATTAAATGAATTAAAACGTGATGATGAAGAAGCTATTTTTAAATCCACAAAAGATAATGATGAAATTAAACAACTTAATACTGCTCAAGTTGAAATTACATTAAATGAAGATGGAACAAAGCTAAATCCTCAAAATATATATTTTATTAGTGAACGTGGGGTATATGGTAAATCACTAGTAATAAAAATTATTCATTATTTAAAAATTATTGAATTATTAGAATTATCATTACTGATCGAAAGATTATCAAAAACCAGAACAACTAATGTATGGAAAATTGACTTATCTAAAGTAGAAGAAGAAGATATAGCACCAACCATGCTATTATATCGTAATTTATTGAAGAACCAAATGTCAATGAATTACGATGAAAATACTAATGATATGCAACTAGATATTGTTAAAAATTTAGTTGATAATAATATGTTAGTTCCTACAGAAAGTGATAATGTTAAAATTGATCAAATTAAATCAGAGTTTAAACCATTAATTGATGATATTAACTATTATTGGGATAAAATTTATCAATCAATGGGTATACCATTACATTATAGAAAAGGAACTGATAGTAAAGCATATATTAATAATAATATGTTAATTATGCATGATAATGTTTATGCCATGAAAATTAGACATTACCAATTGATCATTAATAATATATTAACATTCTGGATAGAAAATTGGCTTAGAGTTAATCATAAAGATTTAGTTGTTAAATACATTAATATCAATATTCCAGAGTTTGTTCCTATTTCTGAAAGAAAAGATACTGATTTAGATAAAGCATCAAAATTTGTAACTGTGTTCACTCAGCTAGAGCAGATGCTTGGTATGAAAATTAAAGACGAATTTATTTTAAATACATTATTCCCAAATGATCTAATGTCGGATATTGTTGATATTAAAGATCAAGATGAAGAAGATATTGAAAATGATGAACAGTTATCAGAAGAAGAACAAATGACAGAAGAAGAAGCAAACGGTGAAGAGGATATTATGTCACTTTTTGAATCTGGTTTTAATAAATTAACAAAGCAAAAAGAAGAAAAACGTAGACATATTAAATTATTTACCGTTAGAAAACATAAATTATTTAATATTATAAATTATAAACTTAGAATCAATGTTGATTGGTGAGGTATTTAAATGTTTAAAAAAGAAAAATATATTGGTGAATTGGTAAAATTAATCAACGTATCTAATATGGCAGAAATCTAGGGATTCTTAGAAGACTATAACGAATTAACTAATAATATTATTTTACGAAAATCTGTGATTGTGTTAAATAGAGCAGTCGCTGATTTAGCCACCACAATCGATGATATTATCCAATATAAATATAATGGTAATCAAATCGGATCAACAATGACCAGCCCCCTTGGGCCGTTGTTTAATAATGTTGATGATAAATCATTGATTTATTTCAATTTATCTAATTTCGTATTTGTTCCTATTTGCACAAATGATATTACGATGAAATCCGTTGATTGTGAAGATAACGATAATTTAAAAAATATTTTAGAATTAAAAGAAAGTATGGTATTATATATCGATAGTGTTTATAATGATTTTACGCAAATGGCAGATTTTTTTATGTCACAACAAAACCAAAAAGAAAATGATGAGGAAAAATAATGAGTTATTCAAAGAATTGTATTTATGAGTTTGTCACTAAATCGGGTGTTTCGTATATTGGGAAATATATTGATATTGACAATGGTGTTTTAGTGTTTACAGATGTTCTATCGATTGCGATGCGCCCTATCCAGACCCCAGAAGGTCAATACACGATGGCTCCGGCCATGGATTTGGTTGGAATTTTTGTAACAGATGCAACTTTTAAAATCCCCCAAATTGATATTTATTTAATGGAAGAAGTAACTTATAAAACATTTCTTAATATGTACGAAGCTAATTTAAAAATGTTTAAAGATGCCAAATCTGAACACGGCCCGGTCGATAAACAAGATACTGATTTTTCGGTTGTGCGGAAGTAATATATGGCAGATGTAATAATATCTGATAATCCAGAAGATGCAGGATGGACCCATGTTAAACTTAATATTGAAAAAATTAAGTTAAATGATGTAGTTGAACTTAATACCAAGACAGGTTTACGTTTAATAGGGTGCGTGGTTTGTAATAAGGATAATATTATTCGGATTGCTGACCCATGTGAAATAAAATTTGAATATATAAAGAACGAAGATGATGATCTTTATAGATTCATGACTATATTTTATCCATGGAGATTATTTGGTGGTGAAAATTTTGCTCAATTCGAAATTAATGATATATCTAATATATCAAGAGTCGAATCGAGGAAGTATGTTGAAAAGTGGGTAGATGCTTTTAAAAGTTTCGCCCATTATTGGTATGTCGAAGGACAAGAATAAATTATAACAATTAGTGGAGTTACATTAAAATGAAAAACATTTTAAACAAGAGTGCATTTTACAAAAGTAAAGCAGTAATGATTGCTGAAACATCAGTTGGTGTAAAGTTTGGGGAGGCCAATCCGTTTATTCAATTTAAGTTTGCTCCTCGGGCCGATGCAAAAGCACAGGGCCAGTGGGACGATGCAAACTGTTTTTGGGTCACAAATTATAACGAATTATATAATTTTGTGAGTGGTATGAACGCGGTTGCAACTGGTAAACTCGAAAAGTATGAAATGAAAAATCCCAAGAAGGGAGTACTGGTACAAATTCGGGCATCGGCTAATACCGAAAATGGTACTGAGTATATTACATTTGGGTTCTATCGGGGCCAAGATGTTAAAATTAATATTTCATTGCTGAAGAACGGTGAATATGGTGGATTTTTTGCATATTTCAGTAATTTATTAAGTAACTATAATCAGGTTTGTGCGATTGCGTTGCTTCGTAATGATATTTACTATGATCTATTTGAAAAAGATAAAGTTAATAAAGATGGGGCCGGTGGGCAGGGCGGACAAACTCGCCAACAAAGTACCACCCGTCAACAGAGTAATACTAAACCACAATCATCATCAGGTGGTGGTGGGTATCCTGATTTAAATGATACGTCATTTGAGGATGATGCCGGTCCTAGTTTTGGTTCTGACGTTCCCTTCTAATCATGACAAAATGTAACAAATAAATACATAACCGTGATGTAATAAATGCGTTAATATAGTTGATTATATTAACGCATTTTTATTAATTACATAAAGAGAGTAATAATGAAAGAAGTCTTTATAACAGATGAAATGTTTTTAAAAGCGAGAGATGAATCTATTAAGATGGGATGTCTTCGAAATTCGATACGAAATGGAGAAGGTAATATTGTTGGTTTTTTGGGAGAGTTCATTACTCAAATTGCATTAAATTGCATCCATGAAAATACATATGATTAGGATTTAATTTATAACAATTTAAAATTAGATGTTAAAACAAAAGCTACATCAGTTACTCCTATTGATACGTATGAATGTTCGATATCAAATTATAATAGAAAACAAAAATGTGATATTTATATATTTACTCGCATTATAAAGACATATGAAAAAGGTTGGGTACTAGGGTGGTTATATAATGAAGAATACTTTGAAAAGGCCAAATTTCTAAAAAAAGGAGATATCGATCCTAGTAATAACTATATAGTAAAAGCAGATTGTTGGAATGTTTATATTAATGAACTTAGACATATCGATGAATTAAAAACAATAGGTATATGACATGGCAAAAGGAGATAGAAAAGGTTTACCGATAAAGAAAAAAGCAGTTACCCGCATTACTAAAAGTGGTAAATTTTCATCTTATACACAGTCATACCACTTAAATCCATTTAAGAAGCAGTCAAATAAAAATAAAGCAGGAGCAGTACCATTAACTAAAGCAGACAGAATCGCTGAAAAAATGAAATCCAAACCTGCAATTGATAAACGTGCGTCAATGGAAGCTACCTTATCAAATGTAAATCCTACTAATACCATTGGATCGTTGAAAGTTGATAAAATATGTTCAAAATTAAAAACAATTCAAGATGTACAAACATTAACTTCAAACTTATTAGATAATTCATTTAAAACATTAAATGCAATCACTACTAAAAAAGATATAACAAAAATTAACGAACATTCTCGGTTATTAAATAATATACCGAATACAACCGAAGCATATTCAACTGTAGTTGGATCATTAATGAGAAGCAAGAATAGGATGGCACCAGAGGCGTTCTCCTCGCTTATTTTTTCATTTAATGATCATGCATTACTAGAAAAAACTTTCACAAATAGGGCTAAATCTGAGGCTTATATGATAGATGAATTACGTCATGATTGGGAAGTTGAATATACAAATCCATTAACACATGTAACTAATTATTATTCTGGAGATTTGGGGGATAATTTACGGGGTGTTGTAAATAATCTTCAACAAAAAGATAATGATTTAACATATTTAAATAATAATTTTACTTTAACAGATAGGGAAGTTGATTTAACTCAGCGATGGATTGATTTTAATAATGATGAGGCTTCTAAAGGAATCAGTGCTGGTTATTTAAAAAATAAAATATTTATTAAATTAGATAAAAATTTAGCAGCTATGATACATAGTTCTTCTACTCCTGTAACTTTTAATTTATATAATAGTACTATATATGAATTTAAAAATGGTAATACACCATTAAAAGAAGATGAATGGAAAAAAATTAAAGATATTAAAATTATAAATGATAGTAATTTTACATTACATAACAGTTCATTTTATATTAGATTGAGAGATAATAGTGTTTATTTTATTGCTGACATATCAGTAAAAAATACAGGAGATTATAATTTTATATCAGTATCAAAAAAAGATACATCAAATTTTATTGATAAATATAATGATGTAGTATTAAAATCGATCAATACATCTAAATTAAGTGAGTCGGAAATTAAAGATAAAATTTGGAAATTAGACAATCGATATAATAATATAGATAACCATAATAGTTATTTGGTTATATAAAAACTGTATAAATAATGATATTTTGGGTTGACATAATTTATAGTGTATGGTAATGTATGTCAATAATTAATAAACGAGGTATTCTATGTTTCGACTTAATATTGACCATGTTTTACATGATAACATACTTAATGTATTGAATTTTTTCGGGTTCACACATCGTTGCTTTTTTGTGGGCGGGATGGTACGTGATAACGTATTAGGGAAACTGGTGAATGATATTGATATCGTAATTGCTAATGTTTCCCAAAAGGAAATTAGTGAATTAAATACCCATCTTACATTAACTGGAAAGGATTTCCCAGTATTTCGATTTAGAGTGGTAGATTCGAATCAAGTTGAACATGAAATCGAATTGGCAGTTGCAAGAATTGAAAGGTCAACTGGTTACGGTCACAGTGATTATGAAGTATCGTTTGGGGAAGATATTTCACTGGAAGATGATTTAGTGCGGCGTGATTTGACATTTAATGCCATGGCCGTTCCAGTAATGAATTTGCGATACCTTGTAGATTTATTCAATGGTGTACAAGATTTAACTGATAAAATTATCAGACATACTTCAGATGCATTTGCTGAAGATCCGTTACGAGTGTTTAGGGTCGCCCGGTTTTTGACTCGATTTGAGGGGTTTACTGTTCACCCTACCACTGTTGAACTGTGTAGGGATATCAATTTCAAAACTGCATTTTTGGATGCAGAAAGAATTAGTTTGGAATTAGGTAAGCTGTTTAAGTCATCTAAAAAACCCAGTGTTTTTTTTAGATTCTTAAAAGATACTGATAATTTACAAATTTGGTTTCCTGAAATTTTTAACATGATCGGTATTCCTCAACCAGAAAAGTATCATGGGACTAATGATGTATTTGATCACACTATGGAAACCATTGATAATGCAAGTATGTTCACTAATGATTTCAATATTTTAATGGGTGCATTATTTCATGATATTGGAAAAACGTTAACACCTGATGATATTTTACCTGCCCATCATGGACATGAAAACAGTGGGGCCACTCTTGTCAATGAGGTTATTGATCGATTAAAACTAAGCAATAATACAAAAAAAGTTATTTTCGATTCAGTTAAAAATCATATGAAAATTGGTCGAACTCTTGAAATGAAAAATAGAACCGTTTTGAAAATGGTACAACAATTAAAACGGAATGATACATTTCATGATTCAATCGCAGTGTCTCATGCTGATAGATTACGCGATGGTGGGTTATCATGTGATATTATGAAAAAACTTCATTTTGCGGAGATGATATTAAGTGAAAAATTACCACTTGATATTGTACAACGGCTCACTGGTAAAAATGGTGAACAGTGTCAACAAATTGTTTTATCATTTAGATTGAAAAGATTTAATGAGTTATACTGTGCTTAATAAATGGATACTATAATGTGCATAAAGTTATTTTATGTATACGATAGTATCCATTTTTTTTTTAAATAATGATATAAATATACCATGGCTAAAAAAGTAAAACGAATTAAATCTGATTTGGAAATTGAAATTGAGCTATTTTTGAAAAAGAATAGAATATTCACTAAAACAACTAAAATTGAAGTGAATGATAATTTCGTTGATTATATTATAAATTTATTACATCAATTAAATGTTGATAATGAAATTAATAATATAATTATCCAATTTGGTATAAATGAAAAAACTACAATAGAACGTTTCTTTTATACTGATGATAATTATACAATAATGATAACTGAAAAATTATTGTTTGACGAAATCAAAAAACTTGATTATAGTAAATATGATACATTAGATATTTACTTTTTTGATACAAATGGGTTAGAATATGTCTCTTAAAGATAATAATAAAATATATTTATGTGTTGATTTTGATGGTACACTATTTGATCATATATTTCCTGATATTGGAAAAGAAGTGCCTCATGCATTTGATACACTTAAATGGTTAAAATCATTAGGATTTATTCATTTAATATTATATACAATGCGCGATTACGATATGGGCGGTGGTGATTATTTAACAGATGCCTTGTTTGAAATTAAAAAGCGCGGGTTTGAATTTGATAGTGTTAATCTAAATCCAAATCAATATACGTGGTCATCGAGTAAAAAAATATATGGTAATTGGTATATTGATGATACCTCACTTGGGTGCCCCACCATTAATATTAATGGGTTTAATAGGGCATGTGTTGATTGGATTAAAGTAAAACAAATGTTACAACAAAAATTTATTGAAAAGGGATTTTTAGAATGAAATAGGAATTACAATTTATTAAAAATGATAAAGTAGTAGATACGTTCATAACAACCGATATATTAAAATTTGATGCGATTGACGAGTCCTCGCTGGAAAGATTTGTCATGACGCATAATATATATTTAACAAATAGTATTAATGAGATGTATACAAATCCAACCACACAACAGGCGTTGTTAGTTTTGGGTAAAGTTAATATGTTAACCAAATTTGTAGATCGGTATAAAGGATATGATTATAAATTAAACAAAGTGGAACAATTATGATTACATTAAATATTACAATGGACCAATTATTTTCTGAAATTTTACGCAGCGCATCACTTGATGATATTTTGGATACATTAGAAGAATCTGCCAAACAACATTATACTCCTAAAAAATCAGGGAAGATTAAAATAAAGACCCCTGCTGCTTATACTCAATTTACAGCATCACCACTTCAAACTGCATATAATGTAGCTGCTCCACAAAAAATAACACCTGATCATATATTGGAAACTGAAAATGTTATTAATGAAATGATTGATAAATTGGAAGCTGAAGTTGAAGATGGTAAACCAGTTAAGTGTATTTTTTGTGATAGAACTGGATGTACATTAAGTTGTAAAAATTATATTAAATATAAGAATTATATAACATTAAAAAATAAATAATTGGTGAAAATAAATGGCAGAACAAGATAATAGTGTTACATTAGATTATATTCTTAAACTTTACTCTGATGATGGTTGGGATTATAAAGAGTATAAAGATCCCGAAGAATTTAAAGGGGTAATTAAACCATCATTAACCGAATCATATGGCGGCAGTAAACCAATTTTTAATAAAGGTTTGTTGGTTAATATCGATGTAAGTTCAGATGCTGAAAAATCAAATTTATTGTTTGCATATACATCACGCACAGTAGAATCCCTATTAACTGATAGTAAGGCTAATTTACATACAGCCATCGAAAATTCTGTTATTAATTATGATGAATTTCCGAAAAAAGTAGAAGATATTGACAAGATGATTGTTGAATCACAAGAAAAATATAATGATTCAATTTGTGTTATTGGTAAAGTTTTTGTAATTGAAAATACTTTACTTAAAACTAAAGTAGATTTTACTTTTCTTTTTGATAATGACAAGACTGTACCGTTTGATTCTATAATTGTTCGGGATAGTAATGAAGTTATAGTATTATTGAGCCAACAATTTAGAGATAAATTTGAAGATGTTAAACAAGCCGAACATTTAACAAGCATTATATTATCGGCAATTTCTTATATATTAGAACAGTTTAAATAAGGTGTTATTATGAGTAATGTATTGTATGTATGTAATGGTGCTAAATTATATAATTGCACTACATGTGTACATTCAACTCCTCATATAGAAATACTTATTGATGATAAACCATGTAAATGCCCCGGTTGGTGTATTCCTTCCGGGGAGACATGTGGTAAAAAAACACAATGTGAAGAATTGGTGGTAAATTATGAATAATTAGGAAGTAACTATAGATGATGTGGTTAATTTTAATATAAATCATAGAGATTACATTAATATATTAACAACGTTATTAGATGGGAAACTTATTTTAGTCGGTGGCAATGGTGGTAGTTTTTCGGATGGGGAACATTTTGTTGCCGAGTTAACAGGTAGATATAATGATATTACTGCACCCTATCCAGCAATAAGTATGTGTTCAAACGGAGCCGAATTAACGGCATTTGGTAATGATTATGGTTATGACAATATATACGTTCCTTACATTGAGGCATTTAGAAATTTTATGCCTTCTTTCTTATTATTATCCACTTCTGGAAAATCAGGTAACATAGTTACTGCTATAAATACAATTTTAGATACTTATGATAAGCCTAAAATCGCATTATTAACAGGGGCAAATGATACCATATTTGAGGATAATAAATCAGTAAAAATAATCCATGTACCATCTTTTAATGTGCAAAAAATACAAGAAGTGCATATAATGATATTACATAGACTAGCCAATGATATTAAATCAACCCTACTAATGAAAAATGAATGATAAAGTAAACGAGATAAATCTTTTATTAAAAAAAAGTAATTTGAATTTGCCGATTTTTAGAAAAACCGTTTCATCCAATGGTAAAAATGTGCAATGGTTATTAAAGAATATAAATAAACAAAACACGAATATACCAGAAAGATTGATGGAATTATTAAACAATTTTTGGTGATTTTATGAAAATTAAATATTTTATTATTGGATTAGTGGGTATATTGGGTTTATTATCGACCGGGTACACCCAGACTAATACCGGTATTATAAATACGTATTATATTAATGGTCGTACTATAACTGAAGTTTGTATTGATGGCTACGTAGTGTTAATATCAGACAGTGGTTCATTAGTCCAGTTTTTCGGTAGAACTGAATCAATTGAATCTGTTCCTCAAACATGTGAATAAAGGTTTATATATGAAAGTTATTATTGCAGGTTCCCGCGATATTGTTAATTATGACATAGTGTTAGATGCAATCGTAGACTCTAAAATAAACATCACCACTGTTGTAAGTGGGGGCGCTCGGGGCGTTGATAGGCTAGGGGAACGTTATGCAAAAGAATATAATTTACCAATTGAACAGTATATCCCTGACTGGGATGGGTTGGGTAAAAAAGCAGGATATGTTAGAAATGAACAAATGGCAGATAATGCGGATGCTCTAATTGCTATTTGGGACGGTGTTAGCAAGGGAACTGGCCATATGATAAATATTGCCAAACGTAAAAATTTAACGGTATTTATATACCATACCAAATATCTATAAACAATGAAATATCCAATACTTACGCTTGAAATTGAGAGAATGTCTCATAGCATTCAAACTGCATTAATTGACTATAATAATGAAATTCGTGACATAGTTGAAGAATCTTTAAAAAATATTTGCACTCCCGAATATTTAGTATCCCGTATAAATGCTATAGCAAAGAAATGTATTGAGGATACGATTAAATACGAAGTTGAATATTATTATCAACATGGAAAAGGTAAATCCATAATTCATGATATGGTGGAAACTCATTTTAATAATAATGGTGATAAAATTGAACAATGATAAATATATAACACATACGTTTTCTAAACCAGAAGATAATTTTGATAAATATATAACATATGAAAATGATGATTTATTTTATGTATGGGAACGGGATTATTCCCATTAGTTTCATCGATGCTTTACATATGATGAAGCGTTGACAGTTGCAACTCATAATTATAATAAGGTATTTAATAATGATTAATGTTAATAATTTTTTAAAACTCATTAAAAAAATAGATATAAATAATAATTACTTATATAAAACATTAGAAAATACATAGATATTAAATGATTATATATTGCATAAAACATTTAACCCTATAGTATTCATGGGGCAGTCTGAAGAAATTGTTGTTGAAGAATTTTTAGAATATATCAATTATAATATAAATGCTAAAAATGTATTAGGTTGCCACATTAGTGGGATTGGTTGGCCATCAATTCGTAAAATTGAAAAATATTTAAAAGCAGGAATATTATGAATATCACTATATCCAAAAAAACATTCGATGAAGCATATTTAAAAAAAATGTTTAGCATGTTAGATCATATACTTAAATATGATAAATATTCTATACTAATTAAAGAAAATTTTTCATTTAAACAATTTGAACCTTATGTTGCATTAAAAATGACATTCAATAAATTAGAATTTTTAAAAAGAATGTCAGATGTAGCAAGTGATAGTATTATTATTAATGAAGATGAATTTAGATTATTATTTGAATACAATTTTTCCACAGTTGAAGCAATTGATAAATTTATTAAATTACAAATAGAAAAAGAGTTGGAATATGAAGAAAGCTGAATTCAAAGAGAAACAAATGAATTTACCATTTTCAACAGAAGACATTATACCATTTATTTTCTCGAAGAAAAAAGAAGTCAAACAAGTTGATTGTATTGATAAAAAAATTAGATATATTCCTTCTGATAAATTTGGTATTATTAAAAAAAAGGATGAACAAATTGTTATTGAATGGGATGATCGTAATTTTGATACCATCTTAGATAATGAATTTGATCGGGAAATTTTAAAAAAATGTGAGATAGTAAAAGAAATGGATGTAGAAAATCTATATGACTTTGATATAAGTTCATATCCAATTCTTGTAAATAATATAATTATGTATAATGAAGTAGAACCGAAAAAAATCATATTAACCAAATCAACTGCAACTAATTTGGTTAATAAATTAAATATATTTTTAAGAAATTGCAATGACTGAACGAGATAATAAAGCATGGAATTTTGGTACAATAGAATCAGATACGGATCATAAATTTGATAACTTAGTCGATGAAATTGACGATTTAATTAACGAATTACGTTGGTATGGTAATGTAATTGTTACAGATAATACACCATCATTGAAAGCGAGATGGTATCAAGTAACAATTCCATTGATTTTAAAAGTTTCTAATTGTAAAAAACATGAGCTTTTCCCTTAAATATGAATAAACCTACTATTAAATTGACAATTGTTGAATCGGATAATTTTATAACTATCGATTCGGATACTTTTAAATTTTCACTAGGTCGTAATATGTACAATATTAACGATAAGGCTGTTGATGGAATAGGCTGTCAGGTGAATAATGAGAAAGATCGATTACATATTGAAAAATTATGTATAACAATTTCTGATGCGATTAATGATTTTTTAAATAAAAATATTGACACGGAGTAAAAAATATGATAGACCAAGAAGTACTTACTAGAGATATGAAAGACTTAATTATTGATTGGAATAATAAAATTACTGTATTATTAAATAATAACATTCACCCAATTGATAAAGCTACCGCTAACACCTTGATAAGTTGTATGACAAGTTTACAAGCTACACTAGTTCAAAACGGAATATATATTAATCCAAATGAATAAGAATGATATACCAATGACTTCTCATTATTTTGATTGTGCATGTGGAAGTTCTGAGCACACATTGAGGTTTGTATTAGATAGCGACAATAATACAATTTACACCTTGGTATTTTTAAATCAATATCGTGGGTTTTGGAAAAGATTATTAGTAGCTATTAAATATTTATTCGGTTATAAATGTAAATATGGTCATTGGGATGAATGGATTCTCAAACCAGAGGATGTCACAGAAATTACACTATTACTAAATAAAATTAAAAATGATATTAAATGATTTACTTATTAAGTTTTTAAAATGGATAAATACCCCACCTAATCAATCCGATTTATTTTTTGTGCATATACGAGAAATGAAACAACAATTGTTTCCATGTAAACATAAATGGGAAACTCTTAAATATAAAAAGTTTCATCGTAAGTGCGTTATATGTGGTGAATACCAAATGTTGGTATATCATGAGTATGGATCTATTCGAACTGAGTGGATATCATATGATAAATAATGATAATCCAGCCACACCTTTAACGGAACGTGAACTTCGATTCATAAAAACAATAACTGAATTGAAATTATTATTACTCGAAGTTAATAGAATATCAAAATATAGCATCACTTATAATAGTGGTCATTATTGTGAATATCAAACCGCGCTACAATCAATCCGAGATAAAACAGCTAACCTTATAAAAAAACTATCATGAATGATATTATAAAAGTAGTATTTGATGCGTCCGATTCTATTAAAAATAATAGAACACTTAGTGGTGTATTTTATTCACTAAGTGAAGAAGTGGGGGAATTGGCGACGGAATTGGGGATTGAATGTGGTCATATAAATAAAACACCCGGCCCCGATGGTATATTAGGTGAATCTATTGATATTATTGTATGCGTGTTAGATTTAATTAGAATAAAGTACCCCAATGTAACAGCGGGACAATTATCTAATATCGCATTTAATAAATGTGAAAAGTGGAAAGATTCAATTGACAAAACTAAGAAGGATGTAGTATAATGGATAATGTATATAGTGGTATAAATTGTCCATTTTGTGGTGCTGAAATATATGGTATATTTGGACCACATCCAGAAGTTGGTGACTATTTTGTAGAATGTTCAAATGTAGATTGTCCAATAACTGTGTATATTGATGCTAATAATAAAGACGAAGTTCTAACATACTATAAGAGGAGAATATGCGCGAAACCTACACCGTAACACGTGAAGTTAAGGTTCAAGTAACAATTTATAAATGTGACTTTCCCGGTTGTACGTATTCATCTGCAACAAATACAGGATGTTGTGGGGTAGCTGATCTTATGCAATGTGAATTTTGTGGCATTGATATATGTAGAAGCCACTCGCATATATTTTGGGATGGAGATTATACAGCAGGTATTAGTTGTGTACATCCAGAATGCATTGAAAAACTTAATGATAAAGAAGAGCATTATCATGATAATGACGAAGATGATTCTGAATAATGGTATTTATTAATATTAACCCCTTCAATTAAAAAGGCCCCTCATGAAAGAAAAACATCCAATCCAGCCAATTATTGTAACACCCCAAGGTGTGCATCGTTTCAAAGCTAATGAAATTGTACGAACCCTTCTTGATAACGGTCCATTTGACATGAACTCAATTGCATCAATGCCATTTTCCAATGAAGACAGGGAGCAATTCGCCCAACTCATTGGTTATAGCGTAAGTGGTGCCGGTGATCTTCCATATATGTCAAATGATACTTATGAGACTGCACAGCGTATGTCCCATGCATTAGCAAATGGGGAACCACAAAATGCATTACAATTACGTGTAGAATATCTTCAAAATTTAATTGACACGACCAGAGAAGCCCTTAAAGTTGTTGTTCCAGAACTTTTTCAAATCCACCCAGATGATTTACGGAGTTAAAAAAAAATGAATGCATTCAAATTCGAATTAGGTGTTAAAGTAAAAGATGTAATTACAGGTTTTACTGGGGTAGTAACTGCCCGTTGTGAGCATATTACCAGTTGTAATACATATGCGGTCAATCCACAAGAAGTATCAGAAAGTAAACCAGTTGAACCGGCTTGGTTTGATGAAAATCGGATGGAGTTGATTGGTGATGGTATTACATTACCAGAACTTAACAATAGTAAACCCGGCGCTGGTAATTTGAACCCCGATGGATCGCGTTACATCAGAGGATAATATGAAGGCAGAGGTTGTCTATAAATTAACCGAATGTGAAGTAGTATTTGCAATTCGTGATTATATTATAAAAAAGAGTGGAAAAGACGTTATTGGCAAAATGAAATTGGAGTATTATCACGGTGATTCTATTAAACCAGTTACATTTACAGAAGTGCGACTTATTGAAGATATTGAGATACCATAATGTTCCCAATCTTTATTTTTTTTAATAAAGACGACCTCCCTTCATTAGATTTTGATGGTGTTGAAGATATGCTACCAAATTGGTATTGGCCAATCGCAATAGGAACTATACTATTGGGCTTGCTGCTAATGCCAATTACAATCATATTTCATACAGAACTAAATAAATGTTTTGGAATAGGATATGGTATATATTTAAGTGTATTTAATATGGTCAATATACTTGTGCAATACTATACATTTGTGTGTTATGAATTATGTAAAATGTGGACTAATAATCATTTCATATGGCAAATTTTATTTTTAAGTATACCATCCATTATAGCAACATATTTTTTCCATATTAAAATATATTATTTATATAATCTAACTTTAAACTATTTAAACATATGATGAAAGTATATAATTGCCCCCAATGCGGACTAGCAACAGTAACACTTAATGAAGGTTATTGTGATATTTGTTGTAATGAAAACCAGATATATCTCAATAGATTTACTGAACAATTTAACGAATGGAATAAATTAACACCAGAAGAACAGGATATTTTGATATATAATCAGGTAATTAAATAATATATGAAAGACTTTATTTTTGTATGTGATAATTGTGAAGATATTGAACGAACCAATAGTAATTTAACAGGATATCATTGTGATTGTGGTGGTCATTTTTATTTAAAAAAATCTAATAATTTTGAACGAAAACTAAAAAATCACATATGTGATAATTGTAATAACAAAAATACAGATAAATGCTTAACGTGTATACATAATAACTAACATGAATACTTTTAAAAATAATATCATTGAATTGGCCCATTCACTAGAAAAAGAAAGAGATAGAGCCTTTGACCTATGGACTTGGCTACCGTCCCACCAAGAAGCAGTTAAACATCATGGGGACTACTACTGTGAACAGACCCCATCAACTCATGATATCCTTATTGAAGCAGCTATTTATATAGGTCACTTAAAAGCGTTATTGAATAATAATATTGTTTTAACAGAAGAACAAATTAAAGACGCTTCGGAATTTTATGAATGTCCTTGTGGAGAACATAAACGATGAAAGGTAGAATTAAAATAGGTTCGCCTATATTTCAAGATCATCATTTCCTTAAATGGCCAGAATGTCTTCCCCCTGAAAGTGAATATAAAGGGGAAGAATATCAATATATAACAAAACATCCAGACACCATCTTTGATATTAAAAAGGATAATACATCATGGGTTTGTATAGCGGATGGTTATGGAGCATTAGGTAATTATGGTAATGGTTCTATTTATGTGAACGATGAAAAATTTATAGAATTTATTACACCAATTGATATCCAAGCAGAAGAAGAAGCCAAAAAGTATCATCAAATTCTACGGGAAGTATTATTTAAGAACGGAACTGTTATTTTATCATGGCCATTACTTGATCCAGAATATAAGGCCGCTCTTATTAAAACTCAACGTAAATTTATCAATGAAAAAGCCGCATCCATATGGAAAACCCAAGGTCAAATGATATGAAAATAATAAAGATTTCCCTGATTATTTTAACAGCAGCAGTATTAAGTGGATGCGATGGTAGACCCCATCATATTGTACATTCAAACGCAACCATGGTAATATATAATGCTAAAGAAGTAAAAAGAGACAAAGGTATATATGAGTATTGGGTAACAGATGCAACCTCCAATTGGGTATTTTTATCAAATACTAAATTCATTGTAGGCGATATTGTTAAAATTGTAAAAATAAAAGAAAAAGAAGATAATAACAATTGAGGTAATAACAATGTACGATAGAGAAGTATATGTTAAAAATTGGAAACTGATTATGAATCATATATTAAATCCAGATGCAGGATCAATGGATTTACCGAATATTTGGTACGAATCAATATTAAACGAAATTGAAATGTATAGAGAAGTATTATTAGAAGTCAGAGAGACTGTACAACAATCAACTGAATCTATGCACGAATCTAATATGAATATAATCTATGGTAAAATTAATACCCTATTAAAAAGATAATGTTACTAAAAATATTACCATCACTATTATTTGGTTTAGGGTTTGTCTGTTGTTGTATATCATTCGTTTTAGGATAATATAAATGAATATTTATTTTTGGGGATGGATAGGTATAGGATTGATTGTATCATTAATAGACTTTAATGTTTTTAAATATTGGAGATACCCTATAGCAACTCCCACCAAATTAGTCATTATATTTATTGGGAATATAATTAGTTTTCCATTGGTAGGAATAGAGTTAATAGTTAAATGGATATTAAAAGAATAAAGCTTATCATAGGTGGGTATTTATAATAATTGGATAGGACGTTTCTAAATATTAACCCCACTTATTAGATTATATATTATTGAGCCGTAACAGAGAGCACGGGATTTTTCGATAGAATAATATGATTTTGTGTGTATAAAAAAAGAGGTTACAGCTAGGGCGTTGGTTGTGTTGGTGATGGTTGTCCATTGGTGGGCAGTTGGTGGTTGTCCTTTGATGGTCCGTTGATAGGGTGGTGATGCCCAGAGGGTCTACCACGGCCCAGACGTTCGCTGAGATTTTGTCAAGGGGTTTTTTGTATATAAATTCACATTTAACAGGGTATGTATTTTTATGAGAGATTATGATAATGAGATTTCTACTAAAACGATAGGTTTACTTCTTATAATGTCAGGACTATTTATTTATTTATTAGCGTGTATACCTAAACCAGTTGATCAATATAAAACAAATAAGAGTGGTGTATATGGAGTAAAATGTATTGACAATCATTTATATAATATGGTATATATGAATGGTGGTCAAACTCAGTTTTTACTTAAACTAACTAATGATAAACCAACACCATGTGAGATAAATCATGTCCAATGAATCAACATTACATTCTCAAATCTTTGAATCATTTATTACCAATTTACCTGATATGGTTTATGCGATGAAATCGTGCGACCATGGGTTGAATATTCATAAACCAAATCCTTATCATTTAGAAGGGGATGTTTGGACCCATACGTGTATTGCATATCAGTCCTTGCTTTATATGGAAGAATTTCATCAACTGGATACCTATCAACAAATTTTGGCATGTTTGGGTGTATTGTGTCATGATTTAGGTAAACCATATGTAAAGAAAGTTAATGATGTCGGTCGGTGTCGTTTTACTGGTCATGAAAAGCGGTCAGTAGTTGAAACGATTAATATCGTTGATTATCTTGAATCAGTCCATATGTTTAATTCATTGCAAATTTATCAATTGCTTTGTATTGTTTCCGCTCATTCAGAATATTGGTTACGTGATTCCATGCAGGATGTATTTCCTTTATTGAATTATGATGAATATATTTTGGATGTATATAAATTGGTTGCAATGGCTGATCAAAATGGTCAGATTAAAAGTGTTGCTTCTGGTTTCAATGAGGGTAAAAAAAGTATATTTGATTTTGAGTTTGATTTAACAATACCTGAATTTAATGGGTATGATGATAAACCAACGGTATATGTGTTTACCGGCGCTCCTGCATGTGGTAAGGATACCTTCATTAATAGCATGGAGGAAACTAATATAAAAATTGTTTCCTATGATGAATTGCGTATCAGGTTATATTCTGCTGCTAATGATATTGAAGGTATGTCCTCGAATGATTTATATTCGAATGCGTGGAAATGGTGTAATGATACCAAAGTAAATCTTGATAATTATATGTATCCCGAGATTGGTGATATGCTTAAAAATGGTTGGAATGTTGCTATATCCAATACCAATATGACCATAAAGGGACGTAAGAAAATATTTCAACGAATCAATGAATTGGGTGAATATAATATTGTTGTGGTATTTATCTATAGCGATGAATATGATTTAATTGAAAGGGATACCTATCGCAAGGATAAAGATAAATCAGTCGGTGCTCATGTTATTCATCGGATGTATAATAACTTGGAAGTACCAACGCTGGCCGAAGGTTTCATTAATATTATTCCGATCTTGAATCGAACCAATGTGAATTAATTATTATATAATAATCATCGGGTTTAATATAATGCAATAGTATATTCACACGACTAATACTCGTAATGTGTCAGTTTTAAAAATAGGCATTAATAATATTGATAATGAATGCAATATTATTAATGCCTTTAATTTTGTCTTACCAGAAAAAGATTATCCAATGTATATCAATGTGAATAATCTAAATGATTTAACGACGTTTATAGATTTCACGGATTTAAATATTGATTGGATCGTCATGGAATATAATGAAGAATTATTTCAAGACGCAATCTTAAATAATTTTAATGTGTTAGTTATTTTAACAGACCCCGATCAAATGTTAGCGGTGATAGAATATATTCACACAATACATGATATAACTGGTATAGATGATCAGAAAATAGCGGTACTTGATAATGAGTTTACATCAAATGAAGTATATGAATCATTAAAATTTATAATAGAACAACGAGGAATACAGAATGCCAACATATGATTACCAATGTAAAACATGTGACAATGTGTTTGAAATAGATCAGAGTATAAAAGATGATAAATTGATAGAGTTTCTATGTCCTATATGTAATTCAAACCAACCGGTAGTAAGAATTATAACATCTATGAACTTTGTATTAAAAGGCAGAGGTTGGGCAGCAGATGGATATGTAGATACTTATAAACAAACATTAGATCAGATGTGAGTAATATATTATGACAGTTGAAATTATATCACCAAAGGTTGAAGTCTATGACATTAATGAATTATTTAACAGCTTACCAATTCCACCAATAGAAGTTCCTAATAGATGTGGTGAACGTTTATCAGAATACATTGGGAGAGTATGTTATAATTCATATGATAAATTAAAGGGCGACTCTTTTATTAATTTTAATCGTAAAGCAGCTAGTGATGCCCATCGTTCTATATTTGAATTTAATAATTATAAACTATGTATCAATGTAACAGAATCACAATTATTTTCAATCATACCATATTTATCTAGTTGTAAGTATATTAAGTTTCATTATACTTATAATGAGTATATGAAAGAAACTAGATATTATTTACTTAGTATTGTTGGTTCTATCAGATCTTTTATCGAGATACTAGAACAATTTGTATTAGGGGAAGCTGGATCTAATACACCTGTGTGGTTATTTAAATGTATTTATCATATGGTAACATCTTTATCAACAACCGTTATTGATAGTTGGTCTACTATATCCGAAATAATTCATTATAATGACCTAATAACTAATATGATATATGCTTGTCCTTCATATAGTTTTGCAGACATTACCCACTTAACATCATTGAAGAATGATAAATATAAAAAGTTTTTAATTAAAATAGTTTCTGATAAAGGTTTACATAATGAATTGGTACGTCATAGACCAATGTCAGTTATGGCAGAATCTCAACGGTATGTTCGTTATGGTATTGGTGATAATGTAAAGAATCCATTTACTATATGTATCGCTGCACAACATTTAACAGATGATCGATATACTAATAGAGTACGGGCCGCTAGTGAAATGGCTTTTGATTATTATAAAGAGTTACTTAAACTTAATTACCCCGCCCAGCAAGCAAGGGCAGCATTACCAGTTGCCACTGCGATGACATATTTTATTTATTTAGATAGAGAAGAATTAAATCATTTACTGAGTTTACGAGCAGCTAAATCAGCATTACCTATGGCCCAAGAAGTTTCACAAGAAATATTTATTCAAGTAATAAATAAACATTTGATCTAAAAGGTTATTATATGATTCAAGAAATGAATCCTACATATGATGAAGTTTTAATGATTGATACAGATGATAATAAGAAACAATATTTCACATTATATGCTCGACGTAAAAATATTGTAATGGATTCATTGGAAATTATTGAAGATGATTGTATGGTAGCATATTCAGATAAATCCAATGAAGAAATAATTTTACACAGAAGCAAGCTCATTAAATCTGGATATTATAAACCCCATGAATTATATGTAAGAATTATCCCAAACCTCACATATAGAAAGCCTCCCCGTAATAAAAAATAAGATATAATTATAGTATGGGTGTCATATTGGCACCCTTTTTAATTTAACTCTACTATATTCCTATGATAAAGTCAATCAAATTTAACAGTTTAACAATGCGTAATTTTATGAGTTATGCAGAGTTTAGTTTAACAGATCTAGCTAAATATAAAATAATTTTTATAGCAGGAAAGAATGCTCAAGGTAAATCTACTCTAACTAGTGAAGCCCCTTATTATGCATTATTCGGTGATTCATTACGATATAATAAGAATTCACAATTACTAAGCTGGTATTATGATCCTGATTTAAATGAACCATCATTTAGTCAGTTGGGATTATCTTTTGATTTTGGTACTCATGTAAGTAATGTTCTTATCAAAAGAAATATAATTGGTGATGAAAAGTATAGTATTGACGTTGATGATGATCCAATTAAATACTTTGATGAATTGAAATCAATTATTAGAGTTCCTGATTTAAATAAAGAAATAAAAACATTATTAGATATAGATGAAAAGAAATTTTCTATTTTATATTTAAAGAGTCCATTTAGTAGTCCAATATTTGAAACGGATAGTGATCTTCTTTCTTCTATTACTAAATCACAACATATTAATGAATTACGTAAAGAGTTTAATGCAGTTGTCGCTACCCTTAAAAGTGATGTTAATAATATGTCAATCACAATTGAGAAACAAAATGAATTAGCTGCAACCATTAATAAACAATTACAAGCCATAGCTAATACCGATAAGCAACGTGATGATAAAGAACAGTTAGAAAAAGTTATTGATGAACTAGAAAAAATGGAGCAGGAAATTATATTAACAAATGAAATCATTACTCGTAAACGTGCTGAATATAGTAACATAGCAACTCGAAAGAATAATGGTATTGAGTGGACTACTAAAGTAAAGACATATTTAAATCAATTAAGAAAAGATAAAGATCGTTTAATACAATTGACTGAGCGGGGGAAATGTCCTACATGTGAACAATCTATATCAAGAACCCTTTACACTGAAGATTTAACAGATATAGATGAAAAGATACATAAGCATCAAAGTTTATATGAAGAGGGTGCAACCAAATTATCAGAGATAAATAACACCCTGAATACAATTGATAATAATTTAACAGATGCCCAGAATAAACAAAGAAATTATAATGATAAGATTAGATCTTTATCAAATATGAAGTCGCAGTTGAAAACAAATATTAATAATTATAATGATAACAAATCTAATAATGATGAAATTCTAAAACAAATTAGAGTAAAGATTATGGATTTAAATGATGAATTATCATTATTACAAACTGACTATAAAATTCTTGACAGCATATCTAAATTGATGTTAGGAAAGAACAGTGAATATATTAATATTTTCTTTGATAAAAAAATAAATAGTTTTAATATAGTATTTCGTTCTATCTTATCCAAGATGACCAAAGGAAAATATACAGATGTAAAGATGAAATTAAATAATAAACCTACACTAAATGGACATATTGAATATGAATCTTTGTCAACATCAGAGCGTAAGTTTATTGATCTATCATTTGTAATTAGTTATATTGTATATTTATCAAAGAAATTGAAATTAAAAACATTTATTCTTGATGAATTTTTCGATAACTATGATAAGGAAAATATTGTTCATATATATAAGATGGTATATGAAACAGCATATACCCATGATTTACAATTAGTAATCACTACCAATATGGCAGACTATTTATTTAATTACATGGGAGACATGGATGATGTCAAGATAATTGAATTGGATCGATAAACAAGAGGGGACAATATTAGTCCCCTTTATTTATTTCTGTGCGATGACGTAAACATAAGGCACGGCCCCAATATCAAATTGATTGGTAATAATTTTGAATTTAGCAGCGGCTATAATCGCAGTAAGTTCATTATTATCATATCCTCGTTGAAAGACCCCTGCATCTGATTCATACCCATCAAGGTTTGGGATATATGTCCAGTTATTATTACGTTTAACATTACCCTTAACTTCCCCCAAACTACGGGCAGTAATAATCAACCGGCCACCGGGAACCAAATGTTTTTTAATAGTTTTCAACATCTTGGTAATTTCAAGAGGATCTTTTATGTAATTGATCACATAATTACAGAAGATGGTATCATATAATTGATTACGTATAAGTTCGGGATAATAATGAGGGTCAAATCCTGATATCAGAGTGTTAGGTTTCTGGGTTTGTAAATATTTAACATCAGTACCTTTCCCACACCCATAATCAAGAATAGATCCAACAATAACACCACCTGATATCATATCATTCAATGGTTTCGATGGTTTGAATTTAGTTCGGGCGCTCATAAAAGATTGGTCCATATCGACACTCCTAAAGATTATTTAATATTATTTAACTAAATTATAAATCAAATTGTTACTTTTGTCAACCTAAACTTTCTTCTTGACAAAGTTTATATCTAAGTATATTATACAATCAAATCTAACAGGAGGCAATTCTATGAAACTTTCATCAGCGACTAAGTTTAATCTGTTTGTTATTTTTATTGGGATGGTAATATTTCTTATTCATTACTGTTCACCTCCACAACTAGTTGCATGGGGGCAGAGTATGGAGTCTCCTGATTGGGCGTGTATTTTTGAGAATTCAGATCGGGTCGGTGTATTGTGGTATACTATCCCCAAATCAATAACGATTATTGGTTTTATTAGTTTAATTATATTTGCTTTGATAATGAACAAACCACCCGAACAAATCCCCGACATTATATTGAATGAGAAGGGAGTAACGTTAGTTGAATGTATGATGGTAGTATCGATTATAGGGATACTTAGCGCCATTGCATATACCAGCATTGATACTAAACCATATCGCCAGAGAGCGGCAGCTAGGGAGCTTTATGGTATTATTCATTGTGCCAAGATGGAAGCTATTAAACGAAGTTCCACGGTTTCGTTGGGTATTAATAATAATGATTATACAATTTGGTGTCAGGGTAAAAAGATTTTAACAGGTCAGTTTATTGCACCCATCAGTGTTGATAGTGATGATATTGCATCAGGTGGGGTAAATAAAACAGCGCCTCCCAAAGTTATACCCCCGGATATCCAATATAAAATCACACATGAATGTGGGGGCCAATTGGTTGGATGTCAGCCCTTATTGGATTATTTGGCTCCTTTTGCTGGGACTGTATATAAACACTTGACTGAATTTAATTCACGTGGTATGGTTAGTTCAGGTAATGGTACATATAAGATTCATTCACAACAGTCTTATATACCAGTTTATTTGAGTATGGCAGGGGGAGTTTCGATCCGGCCTAAACAAAATGAATAAAGTTTAACTTTTTTACTTGCTTTTATGATATATATATGTTAATATATATGTATTGAATTAATTGAATATATCCGAGCGTGGCGTAATTGGTAGGCGCAAGAGACTTAAAATCTCTCGGTCTTCGACTGTACCGGTTCGACTCCGGTCGCTCGGACCATTTAAATTAATTTAACAGCAGGTGAATATTATGGCTAAAAAATCAGGTGGTAAAGCACCAGCATTACCCGGTGTAACTCCCGGTCCTAAACCAAAGAAAGGCGTTCCAGTAGCGATTCCTAAGACCAGTAATGGGAAGAAACCAGCATTACCCGGTGTAACTCCCGGTCCTAAAGTAACAAAACAAGTTCCTGTCAAGATTCCAGCGACTAAGGGCGGAAAAGCACCAGCATTACCCGGTGTAACTCCTTTAAAGAAAGGTAAGAAGTAATGGCTTGTAAAAAAACAAAAAAAGAAGGAACAGTTATTCCAGAGAAACCCGGTAAAAAGAAATGTAAACCGGAGGAACCAATGGAAAAGAAAAAGGGTAAAATGAAAGAAGTTATTGCCCCCAAACCTTCAAAAGATGACATGAAGAAGAAAATGGAAGAGTTACGCAAAATGAGGAAAAAATAATGTGGACTGAAACTATTTAATTTAATGGGGATAAAAGGTTTCGACAAGGGGATTGAAGTAATTGATTAATTCAATTAGGGATATTCTTTTGGAAGACGCTATCGTATGCGTCTATCTCCACCAAATATTTAACAGCTAGGTAAAAGCAGTGAATTCAAAATTTAGAAATAAACAAGTGATTCGTATTCGTAGATATCGCCAGCGTTTGGCACAACAAGGTTAATTTTTAATAATTAAATCAAATGGAAACTACAGTAAAAGAGATTGGACCCTGTACAATTAGATCAAGCTATCCACTTAATTGTGGGGATTGTGGAATGACATGTTCCCCGGCTGCATTACGGAATGTTATTAAAATTACCAATGATGGCACGGAAAAGAAAATGTTGATGTGTATCGATTGTATAGATGATTACGACCCACAAAAATATATGTAATTATTAAATAATTATTATATATCATAGCCTCCTTCGGGGGGCTTTTTTATTTCTTTTTTTCGTTGACAATAATATCAGATATGTTATAGTTTAATCATCAGCAAGGGGCTGGTATAGATGAACCTCACCAAGGAGAGATTACCATGGCAAATTATAATGAGCAAGGCAACAAACCGGCAGATATCAATGTTGAAGTTGAGTGCCTTTCTTGTGGTAAAGTTGATGTTGTAACATGTTCTCATTACTGGAGTGTTGATGATGAAGAGTGGTTTGTATTGGGGCCAAGTTATAAATATAGATGTGATGAATGTTTACCCGACTATTTAGCGGGACAACAACGTATCAGGGAACTGACATCTCCCTGCCCTCCCCAATGGTTTGATCCAGATAATGCAGGGGAACGGTGGGATGAAGAGTAACGAAGATGACCGGGTGGGGTAGAAACCACCCGGTTTTATTTTGTTCTTTTTTGGGAAATTATAATGATGATGACGGCGAGTAAAATAATTACCCACCTGATTATATAGAGTTCCATATAATCACTATAATCGATTATTGATTGATTGTCAAAAGAGAACGCTTAATGCTTTGCTCATTTTTCCCGCTAGGGGTATGTTCATTTTATTTAATAATTCTATCTGCATTAAATGATCATATTGGGCCGTTCCTAATACAGCATGAGTGGTGCGGATCATACTATTGATTTGAGTATTAATTTGATCCTTGACCTCTTTTTGACGTTGTTTGTGTCGTAGTTCAAGTGATTTCCCCTAATAAGAATCAAGTAATCTCATTAGCTTTCTATCGCTCAATGCTAGTTCTCTAGTTTCTTCAATAACAGCAGCAGTTAATAGTGCGATCCCAGTTGCCATAATAATATCATCATGGTCGATACCTTGGGCTTTCCCTCGTTTAATAACAAATGTTTCCGCTTCATCTAACAAAGGTTTGGGTAATTGTTGTGATTTATAAACAAATTCTGATAAGTGCATCAGTAGTTTATTTCTGGTATTTTTAATAGTGACAAATCCTAGTTTATTAGGATTACCATCATTATCTAAATCAAATTCATATTTGTCGGTCTTAGCTACCCATCTAATATTAGGTAATAATAAATGACTGGCCTCATTCTCTTCAAATTTCTTTATTAAATAAAATCCCCTATTTCTTTCAATCATTATTTTTGCATTATTATATTCTTTAGATAAAACCAATAATGTATCATATACATTCATCCGGGTGGTCTACTCGGCGTTTATAATTCGTTCTTCTAAATCAAATACAATCACGCAGTTATAATCCTTTCCTTCTTCTTGACAATCAACAGAAATAATATAATTATGTTCGGGTTTGGCAAATTCATAACAGTTGACAGATCCACATATCATTTGAATTGGTTGTTGTCCCCTAATAGAAAGTAGTTTATTTTCTTCAAAGTAATTTTCATATGGTAAAATCTAACGCATATCTAATTCGGTAGCAATAGCTTTCTTATCATGATTTAACAGTTGACATTGTTCATCATACCATGCTTGATTTCTCTATGGAATAGTATGCCACTCACCTCTAACTAAAGTAAATCCGTTTTGTTTATGTTCGGCCCCCTTAACCATTCGTTGAAACTATGATCCATGTAAATTAGGGGTAGATAAAACAATGATTTTACCTTTAGTGGCCGCAATAGTAAATAATGCAGCTTTATAAATTTCTTCAATTCCATTGATATAATCCGCCTCATCGCAGATTAACTAAGTAGCAGCATGAGAACGACCAGAAGACCGCCCAGTTGTTTGTGCAATTATTTTAGATGCATTCAATCTACTACCAAGTACCAACTCTTTTTCATTTCGTTTATATTCAGCGCGGCGTAAAAAGAATGGAAGATTATCATACATGAATTTAAGTTCTGTTAATGTATCTTTTGCATCTTTTTCTGATTTACTAAATAATAATATTGTTTTGTTATTATTAAATGTTAATAACTAAACAGAACATGCTAATGCAGTTGTAGTGAATCCTATTTGTCTTGATTTAGTACTGATTACTTTATCATCATTAAATATAGCATTAACCAATTCCTTTTGGATATCATATAAAATAAATTTAATCTTATCACCCGACACTCTACTTTTTAAAATATCTGGGATGGTATCAGGATTTTCAAATTTATTCTTTACCTATATATATTTTTCAATAAAATATTCAACTGAATCTCTACATCGGGCTTTTTCATCTTGAATCTATTGCTAGTTGATTTCTCTGGTTAGTAAAGCCTGTAGATAACCTTCATCGACTTCCGAAAATCGTTTGGGGTGATCCTTTTTTACTAATAATAATTGCTTAATCAATGCATATGTTCGCTTATCTAAACCATGGGTGTTCGTTTTACCATTCATTCAATATATCCTATAATATAGTTTTATCAAATTAATTTAAATATATATTATATAGGTCTATAAATTGAAAACAATAAATGATTTAAAGGATGAATTATCAACGCAATTCGGGTCAATTATGACTGGTATAGCTATAAACGAATTGAATACAATCCTAGCTTTTATATTAACAAGTTTCGCACATGATTTTCCTGAAGTATCATCAAAAGCATATAGATTACCAGATTCAACATCAATTAGAGTTTACCTTGATGAAATAAATGATAATTTTCTTGAAGTTAAATATCAATTACCTTTACAAAGATTATCTCTAATAGCTAGAGCATTTTATGATAGAATATATAGTATGGAAGATTTCTGTACTGATATTGAAGAAGTTTATGCTATTCAATTGACTAATGATTTTATTGAAAAGAATTCAACATATTATGTTCCCCGTAAACCAATGATATTAAGTGATGGAACCGGTGATTATGTTAGTATTGATAGGGATTCTGTAATGGTATTTTTAAATGAAAGAATAGTTGATCCTAATATGATAAAGGAATATGTATATGGTGTTCTTCGTACCTATTCATATTATAAATTTGTTGACTTTATTATTAACAGACAATTCAGTAACTTTATGGATGTGAATCAAAAAGTATTTGATTTAGTATATACTGCTATCAATGATGATATTACATCAGGAGATCTTGAACAAGTAACGAGTGTTTCTTTATCAGGTTTAAGTGTTTCATTTGCTAGTAAACTTACTGGATACTCTAATACATTGTCACAGTTAGCTAATGGATTTAACAACCCTACATTTATACAAGAAATGAATGCAATGAGAGATAAATATCAAAAGGCATTTAAACGAAAGAAAAATGTGTTTTATAATTATGTATTTTAACAGGTCATTAAATAATGCTAACTCAATATAAATATATAATGGATGACCTTTTTGATTATTTAATTGATGGGAAACATTTAGATGATACGGCTCCCGGTTTTAATGGAGTATCGTTTGATTCAACTGCAATTAAAAATATTAAATACCAATTTATTAGAAAGTACGATCAAGTTAATTCAATAACAGATAGTAATATTATTCCTGTATTAGTAGTAGCTCAACCGGATCAATACTTATTAGGGAAAATATTCTATAGGGGTAAATTTAATGATTTACGAACTATATTGATTACTGAAAAGGATATTGATGATAGAGCAATTAAAAAGATAAACTTCTTTATTATACCTCAATTGATGGGTTTAACAGGTCATAATATGGGGAGTATTAATTTTGATTTGAAGATTGATTGGGTGTCAGAATATGATACATATGGGTTTATGTCTAAAGAGATTGATGGTATATTGAAGAAACATTATTTCAGGCCCAACTGTGGTGAATTTCATATCATTGACACTCACACATATGGTAATTTATATTTTGTCCCTACTCAAAGCCGTTATATTAATCAACAGTCAGTATTAAATAGAATTGCCCAGACGTTTAATATTAGATTTTGTTCGATTGTATAATTAAAAAAAGGGGGGTTCCTTTCGGTTCCCCCCTCTCACTTAACAACCCCCACATCTTACAATCTTTTCGATTTCAGATGCCTTTTTAGCATCCCAGTACCGGTCCCATTCCGGTCTAAAGACCCCCCGGTATCGGGCCTGCCGTAACTCTGCAATACTGACATATCCCCACTCGGCCCCCTGATCGTTGCCGATATGACAGAAACCAAACGCCATATCTTCGTTGGGATCATATTCTGTAATGTACCAATCACAGGCACAAACAAACAGATGACCGGTCACGACTTTATCAGCGACAGGGATCTTATCCCCACCATACAAGCGGGTTTTAACTTGTTTGGCGATGGCGGCAGGGGAAACGATGGCGGCGGCAGGTCTTGACATGGCTTTTCTCCTTGGAAGGGTTGGGGTTTGTCACTCTCTATAACTTATTTATAATCTAATCTGGTATCTTTGTCAACAGATATAAGCAGAAATATCATATTTATCAAGAGGGTCTTTAATAGAACCGGCCCCATGTGCGGTCAATACTCCTGTGAACGTATAACCTTCCAACGTGACAGTATACAGCCATTTCTTTTGAATCGGCACACCGTCCACATTATGGCCATATTCAGCGGATTCTATAACCAGATCCGCCCCAATGGCACGAACAGCGGCCCATATGGAATGAACCTTTTCCCAACTATTATCAGAAAAGATCCCCGTTGAATTTTCACTGAGAACTTTCTGAATCCGACGTTTACAGGTTATTTTCGTTGCCATGACAATCTCTCCAGTTGAGATTTAGTTATCTTTAAGTATGATTAACTATAATCCTATTTAAGATCTTTGTCAACTTTTTATTTTTTCCAGTGGTTGCAATGCTAAAATTTGTTCAACCCGGTCTTTACTAAAAAGAAATCCTGTTTTGAATGCAATTTCTTCATTACCATTTTTATACTCTTCTCTTTTCATTTCCTTATTATATATTTTACCATCGATCAAGGACCATACCGGCATTAGTGTATTCTTGAAAATCCTACTCTTATACCACCAAAAGGTTTCCGGTTCATCTTTATGATCAAGAATAAACTGGATAGCTAGTGATTGATATTGAGGGTCCAGATTACCAATTTCAAGGATCATTTTATTAGTCTTGAACATGAATATTTCATCTTTATGATATGAAATATAATTCCTTGCATACAGTTTTTGAAATGTGTATCCAAGTGATTTTAATTTTTTCACATCACCGGTATATCTGAAAAATTCCATGTTTATATCCTTTTGTTTAAGTATGATTAACTATAACCTTATATGAGAACATTGTCAATAAAAAAGAGAAATAAAAACCCGGTCCATTAACCGTGTCAGCGAGTTTTTTATATTTGCTGTAGTTAATGGACCGGGGCACTCCATTCATTAAATTATTCTCTTATTATATAATATAAATATCTTAGGGGGTATCTCGAATCTTATTCATATCAGTGTCCCTCGTTGGATACTAACGGTTATGGTATGGCGACCTGCCATCCTATTAAACCACCCGGTAGGCTCCGGGTTTCTTTGTGCCTATACATCTCAGGGCGCAGATAGGGCCGTGTGTACTAGGCGTTTATTCTAAAGTTTTAAATACTTCAGGGTGTGGCACATTGGCCAGATCATTTATTATTACTTTCGGGGCCATCTCTTAAATTATTCAATTGATACCTCCTTTTAAGTATGATTAACTTTACTCTATTTCCTCAATCTTGTCAATTCTTTTTTCTACTTATTCGATCAGTTATTGTCTAACCGAATGTTTATGATTAACTATACTCTATTGATTAAACATTGTCAACTATTTTTTTCAGTTAATAAATTGCTCTCACTTTATGAGAAGGCACGGTGTGAAGTTCTCGATAGATCCTACCATGAATTTCTTTAATATGCTCTATATGAACCCAACAGAACTTGATACCACTAAAGGTTTCCCATACTTCCCTTTCAACCCCCACTACTAAACGGATTCGTTTAAATCCACCCGTATAGTCCAATAATATTTTACTTTCACCGGGGATCAAATTTTGTGCTTGTGAAGGGGTCATTGGGTTGCCTCTTGGTTTATGTTTATGATTTATTTATAATCTAAAATATAATCATTGTCAATAAAAAAGAGAAATAAAAACCCGGTCCATTAACCGTGTCAGCGAGTTTTTTATATTTGCTGTAGTTAATGGACCGGGGCACTTTATATGTTACTTACTAATATTATTATAGTTTTTAACTATAATAATAAATGTTTTATGGGGGTATCTCTAATCCTATTCATACCATTTCCCTCCGTTTGGGTCTGGTTGTTATCGGCAACGGCATCACTGACGGCCTGATTAGTTTCTCCATATTGGCCGGGTACATTCAATGGGCAATGGAGTATTTACATTTGACGGGCCGGTCTTTCCGGCATCACCCTAGCGGTCGGGTGCAACACTACTTAGATTATATCCCCTATTCGTGGCCGGGGTAGCTTTATAGTTTATACTTCACGGGCCATCTCGAATCTTATTCATTTTTCGAAACCTCCTTGTAGTATTTGGTATCATTGGGTTTGTTTCCCTTTGATTATTTAGTTATACTCTTTTTCGTTGTTTATGTCAATTACTTTTTTTGAATTTTTACAACTCGTTGTTGATATATTGATTTAACTTGTGCATATTTACGTGGTCGATTTTGTTTCGTATACTCTTCACCATAATAAACACAAAACGGCAATTCATTTTTCATACTGTTTCCAATATGATATTTAATTTCAGTAACACAAAGGCGGGTTCCATTATCATCTTCAATAATATCCCCCAAGTTGACCGGGTTATTAGAAAAAGCATATTCCCGACAAAGTTTTTTTTCTTTCACGTCATATTCTTGTTTTAGTTCTTCACGTTGTTTAATAAAGGTTTCACTGTCCATATGTATAATCTCCTTTAATTGTATGAATAAACTATAATCTAAAATACTAACTTTGTCAATTATTAAATTCCATATCGTTTGAATAAATCGGGTAATGAATGTTTCAAATCAATTGCTTTACCTAGTGTTTCGCCTGTTTTAAGGGCTCCTTTAGGTCCGACCTATATATTATGATTCCCGTCTAGTTCCTATTTATCGAAGTTGGCATTACGGGTTTTCCCTTTCGTATATCCCATAGAGATTAAAAGGCGGTGAATCCGTTCTTTAAAAGTTATATGTTGCATATTGATTAACCAAGGAATAATTTATAAATGGATTCGTACCATTTCATTTGATTCAATTTAATATTAAATCCCCATTTATTTAAACGGACCTATAAATGCAAAGGGTTTAAATAGTGGCGTATATGATTAGCTATTGTAATTTTCATGTGAAATTAATTTGGATTAAATAAGAATGAATGGATCAAATCACACAAGAAATGAAACCGATTGATTATATAGCACTGTTTGTTAACAGCGTTCCGACCTACACCCCTATATCAACTCGGCGTAAATAAATTGATATTGGATCGGTTGTGATTTGATCCATTCATTATTATATATATCATATTTTTTATTATTATACAATACTTTTTTTGGTAAAAAGATCTCGTTTGATTCGTTTAATAATAGAGGGTTGTCGATATCGATTTGTTGGGATAGGTCGTTTCTTATATGCAGTGATTGCAAAAGCTATTGCACATACCATCATAAAAGATATCATGTTTTTATTTGAATGACCGGCCCCATATGCCAATGAAAATAATGCCAGTGAATTGTAAAATATGTTTGCCATGGTTTGATCTCCGTTAATGTTTATACATTACTTATAATCAGATATATGATCTTTGTCAATAAAAAATTATTAAAAAAAGGGGAGCGTTGCCGCCCCCCTCTTTCCCCGCCCCCCGGTTATGCTGCTTTCATGAGAGCATCAAAGCAATCTTGTTTAAAGTCGGCCCCAGTTCCCCAAAAGCTATTTTCAAAGATAACTTCCTTCCGGTCCCGGTCTTTACCAACTTTGATCGACTTGACATGATCGGCCCATTCCACAAGGGCCTGAAATACACCGTATCCCGTTCCCTTTACACCGGCAATATCAGCACCGGCCCCAGTTTCAACCAGTTTCAGAACGGCTTCGATTTTGTTTTTCCGGGTTGTGACCGCCTTTTTACTGGCTTCCTTCAGGTCGATTACTTCCCCGCCTTTCTGTACAATCTGCTGGGGCATCGGAAAAATAACGTTACCAAGGAAGTTATCCAGTTCACTGGTATTAAAGGAAAAACTTTTCAGGTGGTTCATGGCTTCCCCGAATTTCAGGTTGTATTTTTCCCGCAATCCCAGTGCCTTTTGGACTTCTTCCAGTTGCTGATCGGCGTTGGCAGTGTGGCGAACTTTGAAAATGTTGCGACTGTCCCGGATCGCCATGGTCATGGTATTATGACAAACCACCCGGATATTTGTAAACATGTTCATAATCGGGCTGGAACCGTCAAAGGAGTTACGGAACAGGAAATACTCCTCGATAGGGTCGCCGCTGATATATTCAGCCGTTCCGTTTTTGGCCAAAACCCAAGTGACCGCCCCATTCCGCAAACTTCCAGCCGTTTCGATTTTGCAGTTGGTGAACATCTGGAACGCTTCGATAAACCGCCACATTTCATCATTTTGATAAATTTCGTACCGGTCGCCAACTGAACCGATGGCAATCTTGATATCATCCCGTACAACAGCGTTGGCACCCTTGATGCGGGTAAAACTTCCGGCGGTTCCCTCGAAGTATGACGGATAAATGGAAGCGGTCCAGTTCAACCCGCTGGTTTCTTTCGCTACCTCAACACTGGGCGCTTCTTCCAACTGAACACCAAGACCATGCCAAGGAACTTCCCGAACGTAAATCATGTTGTCGTGTTCTTCGATCATATGTGCCATTTTGTTTTCTCCATGAAAAGGGTTATTTTTGTGAAACCGTTTATGTTCTTTATGACTTATTTATAATCTAATCTGGTATCTTTGTCAACTAAAATATTTTTTATATTTAGACTATTACTTTAGCATAATCAGGATGGAGTATACCGATAGAATAAGCTAATGATTTTTTAGCCCTACGTCGCGCTGCTTTTAAATTACCCTGATCATATAATTTAACTGCATCAGCGAGACATATTTTAGCACTGTCTTCCGTTAACATATTAACATGAACGTATTTTCTAGCAAGGTTGATCGCTTCCGATGTTGGTTTCATGGCTTTTCCTCCGTTGAATTATTTTCTCTTTATGACTTATTTATAATCTAATTTAGGGGCATAGTCAAGAAAATAATATCATCTGGTTTCATTTTATAGGGGCAACAAAAAACTGGAAATTATGCAGAGTATTACAATAAACTCCACCCCCATTATTTTCAAGATAATCAATCGCTTCCTTTTCAGTATCAGCCCATTTAATGATTGAAAGGGATTGCTTAACATCTTTCCCTTTATGGCAACATTGATATATAGTTTGATGATTTGAATCGATTGAATATAACATAATTAACTCCGTTTGAATTTTAACCAACAGGTTTTTCGCCATTCTTTGGAACATCTAAAACTATCACCCATTACCCGCAATTTCCTGACCGGTGACAATTGTTTGAGAATTCTTTTGGGGCAATTGAAATAATATGGCATCATGGTTTCATCCATTTCTTTCATCATATAGGATTGTTGGCCATAATAATTTTTAGATTGCCGAACAATGACAACCAAACAATACCGATATTTTACCCCATCCAATTTTGAAAAGCGTTCACATAATACATACAATTCTTTAAAACCTACCAACGATGAACAGTCGATAACAGTATGTTTAATATTTTCATTTTCCCATGAATACTGTTTACTGGCCCATTCTTTCCATGATTGTTTTTTGTCTTTATGTTGTTCCCAGTATCCCATGGTGAAACCTCCGTTGAATTATTTTATGTCTTAACTATAATCCCAAATGGTATCATTGTCAATACATTTTTATTTGGGTCATAACATTACTAAAATCAAATTACTCGCAGACATAACGGAACGGGTTTTACAATATTCACACCATCCGTTATAACAATCCGGCTCAACTTCGGTTATATAATCACAACCCGGATTCATACAAATCCCAGTGTTAATAGAATCCAATTGAACTTCATTCATAAATTTATCCAGATTAGTAAATCCTTCATCATTCATAAGTTGCTGCAACTTGGCCAGCCGGGTACTTTGTGACATGGTAGGTTCCTCCTTGTGAAAAGTTTATTTTTTCTTTATGTCTTAACTATAATACCAAATGGTATCATTGTCAATAAAAATATAAATAAAAAGCCGGTAATAATCCATATAGGAAAATTACCGGCTGGGCTTCGGTGTAGTTTTTATACAGGTTAACCGGCTGGCCTGTCTCAAGACTTTATTATACTAATCGATTCAATGAATGTCAATAGAAAATCGATTGATTATTTATTGATACATTCAGGCCCAAAACCGGCTTCGATACTGGCGGGGGTTGTTAATTTACGTCCACATCTTCCACATCTTCCCTCATGATAAACTTGTACATATTCAGGAAGGGCCACATTGAATTTCAACATTTTAAAAAACCAATCAAACCCTTTATATGATAATGCATCAGGGAGAACTTTACTTTTTTGAGTACGGAAAAACTTAGATCGTTGTTTATCAACCATTCCCATATAGGTATAATCATGTTCATTATTAGGCCCGGTCAACACATTAACAAACCAGCATTCTCCGTGTTTATCACCCTTCAGGGTTTTAACTTTGAATGTAAAGCGTTTACCAGTGTTAATATTCTGAACCGTGAATGTAGAATTACCACCGAATACGAATTTTTTAATCTGGTCAACGGTTGCGATTTGGTGCTTTTCCATCAGTGTACTCCTTTAGTAAGTAAAGTTTTTTTCTTTATGGCTTTTTATAATACTATTTTTGATCATTGTCAATGTGAAAATATATGATCCCGGAACTTATCGATGTTATCTTTCAACGTTGCCAATTTCGCGGCCATATCATTTTGCATCCGTTCGATTGCTCGTTTTACCAAATGATCAACCAGCTCTTTTGTATATGCTGCTGATAGTTGATCTGAAAAGGTAGATTGGAGCCACTTTTGTTGGCCGGGGGTGAGAGGATTTAACCGATAATGTGATTCAAATGAAATATTATTTCGATTGGAATGGTTATATATACGAGCTACCAATTCAGGTAAATTTTTGCCACGAACAATAAATGGGTCCGCATCATTATCATATCCCCGGTGGAATTCCCTTGAATAATATGAATCCATTGTATCGCTGGTGATAGGGGTAAACGTTACGGTTTTATGTTCCCATAATGCTTTCAAATTATCAACATATCGAATGACTGGGAATGTATTAAAATTTTCACTGCTGATAAGTTCCCTTAATGAAAAATGTTCTTCTTCAATAGTAGCTAACCAGTATTGAATAGTATCATTGTATTGAGTTTTGATTATTGCTTTGTCCATGGCTTTTCCTCCGTTGAATTATTTTATGATTTAACTATAATCCCAAATGGAATCATTGTCAATATAAAAAATCAATCCCGTTCAATATAGGGTTGTAATTCGTCGCAATTATCAATGAATAATACATTGAATTCAATAACATTATCCCGTGATGGTTCACATTGACAATTAAATATAACTGATATTAATTCGGCAAAGTCGGCAGGTGACGAATTGACCATCTTGTTTATAACGGCGGTTTCTAGTACGTCTTTCATAAAATATCCGGTCCCGGCCATGATACTATCTCCTGTTGTGATGCTTTTATAAATACAACCCGTTGACGATCAGAAAATTTACAAGAGGCGCGTTGTTTTGTATCTTTTGTTTATACTTCGTAACGATCTGGTGAAACTTTTCCCATCTATTCAGCCGTGCCATGGTCACAAGTTCATCGGCAACCCACATCAACGTTGGAGAAAGTAACAGAAACTTTTTTAAAAATTCTGAAACTTGTTCGCCATCCATGGGAACATAAGAAACACCGTTCCCTAAGATAAACTTTATACCACAAGAACACTCAACCCGGATAAAGTCCATGTCGGTTTTTATCTTCTCATATGGGATATCTACCCGTTCCCCACAGTTACCACAAAGATGCATAGCCATAATATTTTTCCTCCCTTTATGTTTATACTATATATGAAAATATTATCTTTGTCAAGATTTTTACCAACTAAATTTTTTAAAATATTATGACAGATGAACAGTTTATTTTTTATGAATAGAGATAAATTTTATAATATGTTTGATATTATTTATTATATGGATCAATCCATGGTATCCCATTGAATACCATGGATTGATTAGAGGGGTATTAAACAACCCGTAGGGCATCTTTCAGGGTGCCATTGACATGAACATTGAAATTTTTATTACTTTTTCCCACCCGCTTACAATCAACATCAAAGATACCGGATGCAACCATTGCCAAGTCAAATCCCCGCATTGTACGGAGTTTTTTGATAATAACGGCTTCGAGTTCTGCTCGGTTAACTTTTAAATCGGCCATGTGTATATCTCCAATAAATATAATTGATTTATGTTGTATAACTTATAATCAGATATGGTATCTTTGTCAAGAAAATTATTTAAAAAAAGGGGGGTTCCTTTCGGTTTCCCCCCCCCCCTTCTTAAAACTTAAATTCTTGACCGTCAACCCGGATGGCGCGAATATTGTCGGTGTTGTATGTGCGGATAATGACCTTGTTTACAAGTCCGCCCTGCTCGCCTTCTTCCTTCTTTTCCTGCAACCCTTCAATCTGGTCTTTTGCGGTTACAACCCCATCAACCAGATACTCAACCGCTTTCGGTTTTTGTAAAAAGATTACTTCGAGATACAACCCGCCTTTATGGAATACAAAGGGGGTGTTGGGTACACGGTTTCCCCACTGGCGCGGCCCCAGTTGGAAATTTTCAGCTTCCATCCCTTCCTTCTGCAACCGGCGTTGTACCATGTTTTCGTAACCGTTGCTTTCACGATTACAAAAGATGATAACATTACCCGATGATAACCGTTTAGTAACGCGGCCCTGTAACGGGTTCTTTTTGCCACCTTTCAAGGTAACGGGGGTTTCGGTAGAAATACCGACAAAGGAAGTTCCGGTAATGTGAGCAAGTGCGGCGGCGATCTGGTCTTTCATGGTAATCTCTCCATGTGAGGGTTTTAGAGGTTGGCCCTTTGCTTTCCTCTATGACTTATTTATAACCTTATTCCTGAACAATGTCAACCGATTTTTTTATTTATTTTTTTTTATCAGTTTTCCCTGTTCATGTCTTCTTTATAATAGAGTTTATGAACATTGTCAACATAAAATTATTTTATTTTTTTTTTCTTGTAAAACATCCTCGATGATGTTAAAAATTTTATCAAATCCGATTCCGGTTCCTTGCGTTGTTACTCGATAAACCGCAACGAACATATTCTTATAATCTTCTTCTGTTAAAATCTCCTTATTAGAGAACTCTGTGAATACATGTTTAAAATATTCAGAATTACCCATTGTTAAAGTCTCCTGTTAAACATGTTAATAACCGTTGTAATTGAATTGATTATATATTTCTTTTTTAATATCTTTTATATATAATAACCGAGTTTCGAAATCATGTAAAGTTGTTTTATATTCAATCGAATTTTTTTCATAAAAATTAAATCGTTTAAAATCGATCATTTCAATTTGTATATCGTTATATATATAATTTAATTGAGATACAATTATTTTTTTCAATTCTGCTATTGCGGATGGGGGTAATTTAGATAAATCTAATTGATTTAATCCACATAGTAATGCCGTTGCGAATTGAATATATAGCTCATATATAGCATGACACCATATTTGCATTTGCTGTTTGGTTTCATTTTCATCAGATACATAATACCAATATAACGCGATGTCACTTTTCAATCTGGTATTCAATGATTGTAATGTAGATCCTACTATGTTTTTAAACATAATAAGATCATCATTGGCCATATTTGATAAATTCAATTCAAGAATCATATTAATACTCCTTTGTTTTTAATATAATCGATCATATGTTGATAGACCCAATCAGGTACATATCCCATATTCGTTTTGGATTGATAATAAAAACCCATTAACCTATAAGAAAATCCGAATATATTATTCATTATACTGGAAATATTAAATCGAAATTGAAAGACGTTTGAAGGAATTCTATTAATTGCTGACGGTCTGTTTTATTAGGTAGGTTATTAAATCCCACCGTATACCGTTCCTTACTATGACCCGGTAAATAATCAGCAACGGGAACCGCTTTCCATCCATAAGGCGGGGTCCATGTTTCCATAGTTAAACATAACATTCCACCCCACCCCATATGATGGAACACTTCTATATAGAAGTTATTAAAAGATGCATGAAAGTTATTATTATTTTTCGGTTGTAAAAGTATTCGTTCCATTTATAATATCTCCTGTTTAAATATTATAATTGTCAGTCGTCTATATTTTCTTTATCCTTTTTAATCTTAGCGTTGTTGAGTTTAGTTGCAGCTTTCAACATTTCTCGGACCATGTAATGGTTTCCATATTGTTGACCGGATGCGGTTGGAATATAGGCCGAATTACAGCAGTATAAATTATAATCAAACTTTGCAAACTTAATCATATCATCTTTAAGTTTACGAGTAATAAATATTTTTGTAAAAGTTTTTTCGAGTTCCGGGAATTTCCTGATCCAGATTTTAAAAAACGGTGTACGGCCAGATACATGAAAATCCCATGTTAAAAGTTGACTCATATAATGTTCAAGGCTACCTTTTAAATCAATTGTTTGGTCTGGTTGTTCGGCCATTAATTGTTTAAAGTATTTAATTGAACTTATAACATATTTCAATTCCTTTTTTAACGCTTCACCATACCAATAAAATTCATTATCAAAATCATAGTCTTCTTTTTTCTTACCATTATAATCACAATAAAAATTTGAACAAATTGCATCATAAACCGATTCATGCACAAATACACCGGCATCATACAGTTTATTATCAGGATCAAGAATATAATCAATTGATTTATGATAATGTCTTTCAAGAAATGTTACCATGTCGGATTTATCGGGAATCACCCGGCCATAGTCGTCATATTCGCCAAGAATCGGCAGCATAACCGGCCTGAACATTTCCCCGGTATTTGACAGTGTATTGTTTCGTGGGCAATATTTATCATCGTGTTTCAATGGGATGAAGTAAACACGATCACCGACCCCAATGGTTACTTTTGAAACGAAACACGGTTGATTATATGAACCCATAATATTTTCCCTCGTTGAAGTTTATAATTAACTATAATACTAAATGGAATCTTTGTCAATAATTTTCTTGGTTTAATAATTCTGTGAATATATGTTTCAGATGTGGAATTATAGGCTCAAACTTACCACTGGCGTGATATCCCCATTGCCATCCTAAACTAAATCCGGTTATAAAATCAGGTGTGACAATAACAACAAATTCTATTCCTTCATGAGTTGCATTCAATTTCAATTCTTTTGAATGAGAATTGAAATGTAATGTGATCCCATCGGGTAGAATATTTTCAACTTCGGCCCGTTTATTAGTTCTGATCAAAAGAGCGATTTGTTGATATAGTTTCATATATATTTCTCCCGTTGAAGTTTATAATTAACTATAATACTAAATGGAATCTTTGTCAATAACGAATTCGATCTATTTGATAATCATTTAATACTTGTTTACTCCATTGACGGGGCGGATTGAATGTGGTTACTTGTTGATATTTAGTATCAGGAAACGATATCAATTCAACTTCTTCCATATCGGCATTGAAAAAATGGATAATATCAGTAAAATATTTTCCATAATAATTACCATTGGGTAAAATTTTATGAGGTTCAAGTTTCATAATCCCTCTGAACACTTTTTCGTTTTCCATGATAGCATCTCCTTGTTGAAGTTTATAATTAACTATAATCCCAAATAGAATCATTGTCAATATAAAAGAAATAAAAAAGGGGGGGTTCCTTTCGGTTCCCCCCTCCCAGCTACTACCCGGTTAAACTCGCTTGAACAGAAAGTTACCGTCTTTGGTTACTTGGAGATACTGGGATGGCTTATTGTTTTTATCGATTCGAAAAACCCCTTCGGTTTCAGGCAGATTGGCCAGCATTTTCGGGAATTTCTTCACTTCGATCATACCCTTTCCCGGCTGTTTGATTGTGTATCGGCCAACGTATTTTGCAGGAACCAGACCGCCCATGATAACCTCTTTCACGGTGCTGGCAGCGGGGCCGGTATATACCAAGAAGGTGCCGCCCTTCTTACTGGTTTCAACGTGAATATCAGCCGGTTTATTCCGAAGTACATCTTGGACAAAGTAGGCCGAAGTGTTCCAGATGTCACCAAAGAAGGAATAAATATCAGACGCTTTGATGACTGACTTTTTCGTTCGCACGGTGTCAAAAATAAACCGGAAAGCCTCATTCTTGGTTGCATGTGTTTCAGATCTTTTCATGGTATTCCTCCTTTGGTTTTTGTTTTTTTGTACTGCGATTTTCTTTATGACTTATTTATACTTTATTTGTTTATCGTTGTCAACAATAAATAACTTATTTTTTCTGGAGCAGGGTTGTATATGGGATGCACTTGGTAATAATTTTATCATACTGAACCTCAACATTATCCCGATTAAACCAATTAACCATTTGTTTAATAATGTTTTCGGCATGTTCCGGCCCCGTGATTGGGTCGATGGTATTAATAAAATCAAGCAGGAGCCCCATCCCCTCCCCCATATCAAAGTACATATTAGGTTGATCAAGATTGCCGATGCCGTCACTTGATACTGATACATCGTCCATCATTTCACCCTTTAAAAGCAGCAAACAGCCAACAACAACGGGGTCATATGGTTTTTCATATGTTTTACAGAAATTGAATCCAGCCTTTACTTTATTATCCAGATAAAATGTTTCTACACCATCCTCCCCAACCCCGTTGAACGCGATGATTTTTTTCAAGATTGGGTGGGTTCCTTCAGTGCCCATACCATCAGCTAGTTTATATCCCCGCTGTATAGCATAGGTGATAAACTCCCCAATGATACTTTTGGCATTATTATATTTAGCCTGATTGGGTTTATCGGTGAATGTCCAGTAATGTGTATGTCCCATGGTGAAACCTCCGTTGAATTATTTTATAATTCTTTTATAATCTAAAATCTGATCTTTGTCAATAATTTTTTTAAAAAAATATTTATTTCTGTTTGCTAATGATTGCCTGTGTAAAATTATTCAATTTATTATTAGGATTGAATTGAATTAAATGTTGTTTATTATATAATGCTTGTTCTATTAAATTATATAGTTGGGATTCATTGAATCCTCTTTGGAATTGATTTGATTTGGTGATATAACCATCTTCAAATTGATTCCAATTATTATTTTTAGCTATATAATCAATATCATTATTGGTTCGAGTTGTAATAATAATTTGTGTTTGGTCGTCTGATAAATATATAATATGTTTAATTATATCGATTCGATGTTGATTGAATGCTATTTTATCAATTAAATAATTACATAAAATGAAATCATATGCATTTTTAGTTGGTAATGTTGATTTATTATATGGATCATATCCACAGCATTTAATCTCATTAAATAAATTTAAATACTTGACATCTATTCCTTTACCACTTCCATAATCAAGGACATTACCGGTTAATTGATTATTAACTAACAATAAATTAACCGGTAATGATGGCTTGATTAAATCCAAAGGTATTTACCTACCAGATATACAGTTAAAACCCCAAACAGGCCACTTGACAATGTTGGTGGTATATAATAAAAAAATACCCGATGCAATATTGAATACAATTTGGTTGTATGTCGAATCGGCCATAATTTGGTTTCAATTTTTTTCATTAAACTAAATAGAATAACAAATACAATGACCCCACTAATCAAGGCCCCAAATATAGGAACCATGTCACCGCTCATAACGGCATCATCGATTAGTTTTTCCGATTGACTTCTATAAACGATAACCGATTGTGTTTGTTGCATATTTCAAATCCTCCTTGTTTTTATGATAATTATTATAACACTGATGAGAATAATAAACCATCTAAAAATATACATTATACAATATTCCCCCCTTATCGGTGAACATGAAAGCACACCTTATCACTAGTTAAACATATAAAGCAATCCTTTCCACAAGATACATCCTCCCCCGCTGTAGCAGGGCAAACAGGATACCCTAATGATACCAGTTTGGCCACCCGGTCGGCATCCCCGAAGTTTATATCATCATCTTCAGTAATGGAATTTATAATATTACAATTGGGAAAATTATTTATTTTTGCGAGTTCATCGGGGAAAATTTTAAAATGTTTTGAGTATCCATAAAAATGTAAAGCGGGAAATTGCTGTACAATATCACACCATTGTAAAATATATTCTGCTGTAAAAAAATCACCGGCAACGTGAATACGAACAGCTTTGCATTTTTTAGCACTGGAAAGCTGATCGATGATATGTTGTTTAAACTCTCCAGTTTTTGCCAATGTAAAATTATTATCCCACGAAAGTTTGGTTTTAGGATACATCCTGTAGGGGAAAAGAGCATAGCAACGTTTCATACACTGGGCGCAGTTCAAACAAGACGCAACCGGGGTGATCGACCAACATAAAATAGACTTGTCAAGTTTTTGGTTGCCTTTTTTTAATAATTTCATAATGCTTTTCTCCTTTGGAAAATGTTTGATGAACAGATAATAACAGTATTTCTGATCTTTGTCAATATCTTTTTTCATTTTTTAAAACTATGTAATACTAAAAATCCCCTGTCATTTCATAGGATATTATCACATTTCTGATCTTTGTCAACTTTTTAAAAAAATATTAAACAACTTATTTTATTATTGACAATGTTTACGTTTTAGATTATAAATAAGTCATAAAGAGAAAAACACTTTCACAGGAGGCCCGCCCATGCACTCAAATATTTTAGATAGTAATTACGACATGATAGTTGACATGATATCCGATGCTATCCAGTTGGATAAACCTTATATAGATGATGATATTATAGAGCTACCTGTTAAACTTCCATTTTCTAAGTGGCTGATCCCTCGAATGGTAGATTATTTTAATAACGGTGGATTATATTCTTCTTGTTATGATGATTTATTAAATGATAATCATATTCAAGTAAATTATTCGGTTATCAAAGCAATTGCTATGAAAGATGGAATCAAGTTTGTTATAAAATTTACATCGGCAAAATAATAATTGACAATGTTTGTATTTAATGGTATTATATTTTAATCAAACTTAACCAGAGGATAACCAATGTCACCCGATCAAAAAACACATCTTGAAAATGTTGAAAAATTGGCCGATGGTATTAGAGATGCAATCATTACCGATTGTTTGTTTCTGTTAAAATCAGGTGGGGTGGATTCTGACCGGTATAATACCGATGAATATACATTGGCAATCATTTTAGTATCTGCCGCCATTGAAAGGAATAAGCATAATTTTTATCCCACTTCTCATGATCATGTTCAAACTACTAAAAATTTAATCAGAATGTAAGGAGGTTTATATTATGTTAAATTCAGATGATTATAAAAATAAACTGGTTTACCCCAACATTAGTGATTACCACCTTCATCATGTTTACAAACGGGGTGAAATTATCTTATCCAATGTAAACCGGCATCAATTGATTATTGATTGTAATTCCCGTTTTCAAAAATCATTTGATTCGGCATCTTCAGCCATTAAACATTTTCAAAATAATGGATTCATTGTCGAAATTAATACCGATACCACTACCTTCAAACAGCAGCAGGAAGTTTATAATCTGGAAGAATGTAAGTTACATGAAAAATGGAAAAATGATTTAAGTGAATTATATGGAATCGATTTAACCAATGATCCAATTGGTAAAATTTTATTCAGTAAAGCATGGGACGAGGGCCATGCAACCGGCTTGAGCAATGTTGAATCATGCTTGGATGAACTGTTAGATTTTATCGATCAAATCTTAAAGTTTGTCAAAGTGAGTAATTATGCTCATAAAGAAATGGGGAGATGGCACTAATGGATCATATAATGCTTTGTCATAAATGTGCAACCGATGGGGGAACAATTAACAATATGCAGGAGTTAATTGTTCCCCTGATGAATGATGAAATCCAAGAAGCAAAGGATATTATCTGGGTATTATTTAAATCAAATAGCGTACATTCTGGACTTCAATATAATAAAGAGGATGAATCGGTCAAAATATTTAAAAAGCGGATCATTGATAATATTAAAGCTATCAATGCATTCTATAACCGGTTCCCCGATTTGCCCAGAATAACGGCATTGAAACGATATAAAAAATCGGACTATGGCTATCCCCGGAAAATAAAAATACTTACCAAATAGGAGACATTACTATGCTTGAATTTTCTACCGATGACAATCATTACATTGTAACTGAAAAGATATTGGGATTTTCTGATACAAAAGTGAAGACTGTTAAATATAAGAAAGATTTATCGGAATTACAGATCAATAATAATCCATATAGACCAGTTGATCAGGTTACAAAGGATTGGTTTATGAAATATTATATGAAACATTTTAAACCATAATTAGATTCCTTTTTAATTTATAATTAATTAGTAAACTGTTAAATTTTTAAGGAATCTATTATGAAAAATAATGTATTTGATATATTACGTGGTGCCGGTTTAAAGGAATCTGCTAAAAATTTTGAATTTGGTAATTTAATGAGAGATGTTAAATTATAGGAAACGGGTTCTCATTTATATATATCAAACTTCCCCGGTGCATTCGGTGATACTCAAAATAAAAACAATCGTGTTTATGATTGGAATTCATTAGTATACGCGGTTGATTGGTTCAATGGTATTAAAGACCAGAATCCATATTTCTGTTATATGTTCGATGGTCATAAAGATGATGATAGTTATGAAAATATTGTTGGCCGGGTAATGCGGTTGCATACTCGATCAGATATTAAATGTGTATTGATTGATATGAAAATTAACAAAGGGAGTAAGACATAGCCAACTATTAGAAATATTATGGCCGATGGTGATCCTATCGGGGCATCTATGAGAATTTTATCTCCCACTGCTATTCATGTTAGTAAGGAGGCATTAAAGGATATGAATTCTGATATTGTTTTCTTAGATAATGATAATGAAAATATTGCCCATCTAATGTCTAAAGATGGTGAAATTGAATATATAACCGGTGAATCTTTCATATAGAGATTTGACATCACTTGGTTCCCTTCATTTAATAATTCCTTCGTAGCAAAACCCTTCCAATTCCAACCACTGTTAAATAAATCAGAGTCTGCTCTACCGGGTGCGCCCAGTTTTCTTAATATAGATTCTGTTAAACTTCAGAATTATAAAGAATCTGCGTCTATATTTACCGAACCAATTAAATGTGTTACGAACGGTTGTAAATTTAGACACACAATGAAAGATTTTGTTGATTTAATTAGTATGGATGAATCTATTAAAACAATTAAAGATAATCCTGAATTATATGATGATATGTTAAAGTTTTCTTATTTGAATTTAGATGCATTTGATTTTGATAAGATTACAGATTCGGATTACCTTAGTTCAACATTAGCAGAAGAAGAAATAACTTCAAAGGATGTGGTACAATAGAAAGAAACTGTTAATAAAATTATAGGCGAAGATAATGTAATTAAATATATATCAGATAGTACAACCTTCGGAGCAATGAAAATTACTAATCTGTTAAATAATACAATCAATGGTCTTGTAGATGAAGATAATATTTTTTATCAATTGATTACTATAAATTATATACATTATTTAACGTTATCATCATTGATCTTAACAGGAAAAACGGGAGTCATTGTTGAAAATAGAGAACAGTTACAAGATAAATTAGAAACAAATATAAATATAAATAACACAGATAAAAATATAGTAGTCGATTTAATTAAAAAAATAAATAAAAATGATATAACTATTTATGATTTTATTAACTCAATTTTCTCTTATATTTATCAATATGTTAATGAATTTTCTAGTAAAACCGCCCCTTTAACTGTTATTAATGAATCTTTAAAAATATTCAAACCAATTAAACAAGCGGGAGTAGTACAAACTAAGTATGTGAAAACAAAATAATATTTTGCTATTAATATATTATATTCATTTTATCGATGTTTTAATAAAATAAAATATAATTAATATATAAATAGCAAAAAGTGTTATTCAATTTTAAATTTTTAAATAAGGGTAATCAAATATGAAGTCGAAACTAATTAAAGAATTACTTACTGTTCTAGCAAGTGTTAAAGAGAAACAAGGTGATGTAACTCTTGACATGAACGAGGACAATAAGGAGTCCGTATACAGTGAACTTCTAATTCCTTTAATGAACTTAACTAATGCAGATGATGTTGCACAATTACATGAACGTTTAGAGTTCTTAATTAATGGTGACATTGATTCAAGTGACTATGCAGAATTGGCAGGGACTTTAGTTAATTACATTTTGGATGATGAAGAGAATGATTCTAATTTTTCAGATGAATTACAGAGTTTAATTGTTAACTGTGTCGCTGTATTAAATTCATTTAATGAAATGAAAACTGGTTCAACTGATGGAAAAGAAGATGCATTTGCAGTATTGAATTCTGAAATTATTGAAATTCTTAATAAAGAAGAAGATAATACTACATCGGAAGAAGGCGCATCTGATGCACTTTCAACTGATTCAAATAGCGAGGCGGCAGTACCATCGGCAGAAGAAGAAGAACCTGTTGTTCCTGTAGAACCTGAACCAGAACCAGAAGGAGATGCTGCTGGTGGCCCTACTCTGAGTATTGTAGCTGCTGCTGATAAAGTAGATGAAACTCCTTGGACTGATGTTAATAAAGTAGAATTAAAGAATTTAGTCAAAGCTGCATTGGATGAGTCAGAAGCAAATCAGGCCGTGGTTGATGAAGTGTTCGCACTTGTTAAATCATATGATAAAGTTTCTGATTGGCAATGGCCGCATCATGTTGTTGTTGATGGTGAAGTACTGTTAAATGCGGGTGGTTTAAAAGCTGCTGCATTATTTTTACTTAAACCCAATTCATCAAAAAATCTTACAACTGATGAACGTACTGCAATTGCTACCCATTTGTTACGGCATTATGATGAAATTCAGATGGAAAAACCAGATAAACTTGCTAAATTAGTTGAAGGAAAAGAAAGCACCATCGTTATCAATATTAAAGATGATGAGTTGCAAGAATTTGGTGAGATGTTTAAAGTAAATGCGGAAGAAATCGGAACATATGTAGGATTGATTGAAGCGTTACTAACTGATTTTGTTAATAGTGGTGTTATTGATATTGAATCTGATAATGCTGAATCTACTGATGGTGTGATCGCTGTTAAATTAAATAAACGTCAGACCGAAGAGTTTATTAAATATTTTGATATTATTAGTGATGACATTGTTAATATTCTATCGAGTGATTTTGATTCGTTATCATATAAACAAACAGATTCAAGTTTAGAAACTCGGTTTAGTGAATCAACTTCTAAAGTTGAAACATTAGAAGACACTGTAACTGAATTAACTAATACTATTGAAACTCAAAATAGTAAGATTGAATTAATGAAAAATGCAGTTATTGATCAACAGTTAAATCAAACAAAATTTCAAGCTATTATTGATTTTATTAAATCGTCTGAAACTGTGGATGATACTGTTATTCAGTTCATTAATAATGTAATCGAAGCTGAGTCGGATCGTGATATTACTTATATGGCTAAGATTGGTAAATCATTTCTTAGAGCATCTTCACAATCAGACTTAACAAAGTTCGTTAAGAAATCAAGCATCATTAGTAAATTTAATGCGGCTGAAGTTGTTGACTTGCTTGATCTGATTGATAATAAAGAATCTGCGGTTCCTAGTGTATTAAAAACTGTTGATAGATTAGCCGATTTGTTAGACTAAAATAAATTGTTTATTTAATTATAATTAATTTATAAACACAAAAAATAACGTATTTTAAAAGGGTATATATAAAATGAGTAAATTAATCGATATTAGTAAAGTGCCACTAGAAAAACAAGAATCATTAGAGATTGCTGGATTCGTTTCTAAGGCTCGGGAAAAATATGACATCAGTGCAATCAAAAGTGATAATCTTAATATGATGTTGGGCAACGTGTATAAATATTTTAAAGTATTTAACGAGTCAAATGCTGCTCAAGTTAGTTCAGACATTGAACCGTTCCGTGATTTAGCTATTTTAGCAACTACAAAGTTCTATACTAGCAACATCTTGGATCAGATTTGTTCTGTACAGACTTCGGATTCTCCATATGGTTTGATTACCTATGTAGATTTCCAATATGCAGATGCCCACGCTGCTGATAGTATCGCTGCAAATGATTCATTGGTTAAACGTTCTCGTACATATGGAGCGCATCCAAATGAACAAACTGCATCACGTAGAATTAAAACTAAAATTGATCAGAAGCCTATCACCGCTGGCGTTCGTTCAATTGAAGCATCATACACCTTGGAGTCTTTCTTAGCATTAAGTTCTATTAAGGGCCAAAGCGGTGCTAAACAATTCTTAGATCGTACCTACTTAGATGTAATTGCTAGTAAGTTACGGGATGAGGCAGAGTTTGCAGTTGTTGATGCTATTTACACTAACGTACAACCTGCACATACATTTGTATTCTCAGTAGATACTACTGATTGTATTGAACAAGAATGTCAGGCTCGTCGGTTCTTGGATTTGATCGAAGAAGCTGCACAAAGTGTTTATGACTTACGTAAAATCTGGCCAAATGTTGTTATTGTTGGTTCGGATGCACTTAAATTGTTAAGACGTGGTGATACCAAAATTATTAATGGCACCATGAAAGGCACCGGCATCCCTTCATCTGTTGCTCGGAATTATCTGGGTGTAATGGATGATCGTTATGGATTGTTATATGATCCTGAATTGTCTGGGGCGCTGTTAACTTAGAAAGACAATTCGACCGAGTACGGCGGATCAGTAGTTTATACCTCCGTTGTACCAGTGGCGATTACACCACCTATCACTGAACGAGATTTAGCAACATATCGCGTAATCTATACAGTGGATAGTGTAGATGTAATTCACCCTGAAATTATGGCGCGAATTGATATTGTGTAATTAAAGAAGTTATGGTAGTTTGAGGGTGCTTCTTTAATTAGAAGTACCCTTTTTTTTTACTTTTTTAGGTGATACCAATGGACCCTTTTGTATTATTATTACATGGATTATCGGGGAGTGGGAAGACTACCATTGGGAAATGCTTATATAAAGATTTATCTAAAAAAATCAATGTTATACATATAGACGGGGATGATTTTAGACAAGGATTATCATCAGGATTGGGGTATTCTTTAGAAGATAGATATGAGAATATAAGAAGATTGATGGAGTTGTGTAAGATGTTATTAAATAATAATATTAGTGTGATCGCATCTTTCATGGCACCAACTGAATCAATTAGAAATATCTTACGAGATAATATAATTGAGTTAATAGAAGTATGGTGTAGTTGTTCTTTGAAAAATTGTGTTGACAGAGATGTCAAAGGATTGTATAATGAGAATGTTCCTAATTTATCAGGGGTGGATCAGGTATTTGAATTACCTCGTAAACACTTGATCGAATTGGATATTTCTAAAACTAATTTAAGAGATTGTGATTATATTATAAAAACATATTTATTTCATGTACGGTTGATGAAAAAGTATTGACAGTTAACTTAAAAAATGGTATGCTGTTAAATATGTGGATAATAATAATTTTTATAATGAAAATTTTAGTTGTTTATGTTATATTAAAAGATAGAAAATAAAATATAATCTGTGTGTAGCTCAGTCTGGTCAGAGTACCTGATTTGGATTCAGGGAGTCGCTGGTTCGAATCCAGCCACGCAGACCAATTAGTGTGCCATCATAGCTCAGTTGGTAGAGCAGCGTCCTTGTAAGTCGAAGGTCAGGGGTTCAATTCCTCTTGGTGGCTCCATTAAATAAAAATAAGGAACTGTTAAATTATGGCAAATAATTTAGGTATTACTGCTGCAAGTTATTGGAATAATAGTACCATTGAAATGCGACAGATTTTGTTTCCCTCTATTCATCCGTTATCACATCCATTAACATTTGCAGATTTGGATGAAGATGAGAAGGAAACAATTCGGGTCGAAGTAGCTAAGTTTAAATAAGGAACTGTTAAACAGGATATATTATGAAAATATTATTTAAAATCAATCCGCACTCATTCGTTGATGTAATTACAAATAGTTCTACTGAATTGTTTGTTGGGCAATTGCCTAAACATGAACTACAAAAGATGATTGCGAAAGTATATCCCAATTACTTACATGAGTATGCAGAACTAAAAGGTACTCGGGAACTAACCAATGATGAATTGGAATGTTATATCAGTTATCATTATGATCGCTGGTCTAATCGCCATCAGAAAACATTAAAAGAATTGATTCCCGGCTTCTCATATGAGGAGATGTATAAACCAAGAGATGAAGGCAACTACGGTTGGTCTTTTGTAACCGATGAAACAAGACAGAGGGTGGTTGATGGTATTGATCCCCATGGGAAGATGTTCTTTCTTTTTTCATTGGATGATAATCCTAACTGGGAAATGCAGGAACGTTTGATGGAATTTATGACAAGATATCATTTGGGATAATAATATGGCCCCGTGCCGGAACTGGTAGACGGGCTCTGGCGGTGGTCACTAAGAAATCACGTGAATGCTTAGTGAATAAACCCGGAGTTGCTTGCGCGAGCGTGAAGGTTCGATCCCTTCCGGGGCCAGCCAAATAAATGAGAGTTCATTATGAATAACAATGAGCAGATTAAATTTACAGTAGGAACCGAAACCATCGATAGATGTGGAGATTGTCCCGGTTATTATTGTAATATAGATGATCCCAACTCACCATTTTGTTTATTTAAGAATGGAGTGACTCCTGATTATGATAAAATTCCTTCAGGCTGTCCTCTTAATGAAATGTATAAAAAAATAAATGCGTGTATCGTTCAATGGTAGGACCGCTGATTTCCAATCAGCAGATCACAGTTCGAGCCTGTGTACCCGCGCCAATAAAACATATGAAACCATTAATTATTTTGTTGACAATATGTTTAGTATTTATTATATTAAGTGGAATGATATTTAAAAAATTTAGTAAAGATATGGATAAAGAAATATAATGCGATATAGCTTAGTTGGTCTAAAGCGCCGTGCTGATAACACGGAGATCATTAGTTCAAATCTAATTATCGCAACCAAATTGTTTGGGGGATGGGACTGCTAGGGGTGGTCATCCGGCTTGCACCCGGAAAATCAGAGGGGATCGTATCCGCTATTCTCCACCATATGAAATAATGATAAAAGAATGTAATAGTCCTATATACGGTGTATATTTTGTTGATTATTGTGTCCGATTTAATGTAGAAATTTTACGTCAAGTTGGTGTCAATAAATATATAAAAGCAGATGATGCATTCCGTAAAGTTTTTTGTGGATTATATACTATTTCTCTTATTAAAGAAGAAACTAATTTTGATTTTTTAATGGGTTGGCCGTTTAAAGATATTAATCAAAATTATCAATATCCTGAAAAGAAATGGAAGAAGTTGCCAATAGCAATTAATCGAGATAAAGTAAACAAATTACTTGACAAATATCCAGAATTTCGATATGATGAATGACTATTATAATTATATTAATAAATTGGTAACAAAAAAGAATAAACCTTTTAAATCGGGTAATAGGATTAATACTGTTAAAGGTATTATACAACATCCAAAATTACCTAATGAATTAGCGTTTATATTTTATGAAGATGATAGTTACGTTGAATGTCGTAGATGTAATTTAATTGAGAACGGTCTGTTAGCTTAACTGGCTAAAGCACTACCCTGTCACGGTAGGGGATGTCGGTTCGAATCCGATACAGATCGCCAGAGTTTAATACTAACGTAGTTGAATGTACTATAGTGCATTTGACATTAATAGTGGGACAATAGTAAGCCTATCAAAACCCACCGTATCTGACCCTTTGGCTCTAGTGGGGGTCGTTAGTATTAATTAAAATTAGAATGTATAAAATGGTTTAGTGATAGCATACTGGAAATGCGAGTATTGATACTAATAAGTATTAATGCTAGTTTGATGGTTCGATTCCATCCACGGCCTTTACATTCGAATGCTCCTTTCGGGTTCAACTCCCGGATGTATGCTACGGTAGCGATTAGATGTCATAATTGATAGCGGTCTATCAAGACATTCGATTGAGGTTCGATCCCTCGGAGCATCATTGTTAAATGTGGTTAATCAATCCAACTCCGCCTATGGGGGCATTGTTGATGCAATGGAAACCATCTTGAGATTATGTGTTTATATAATAAACATTCATTAAAGTCATTAGACGGAGAATGAATTTGCGTTAGCAGCATAACTGGGAAACCGAGTTGGATTGATTTTTTTACTTTCATATAAGGAAAAACATCGTGGATTTTGATAGAACTGGCAGTATCGCACAAGATGCATTGCGTTTAGGGTTTCAAACTACATGTAATGCTGGGATTGCTACCTTATTGAAAATAGATGACATTGCTACCGAAGCATGTCAAGAATTTAAAGAACGACATATTGTTAAAGCATGTGAATATGTAGAGAACTTTGTACAGGAAAAAGAAAAAGAATTACATAATAAATTTGTTGAAAATATGACATGGGTTCCCTACCATGTATTACATGAATTTACTTCTTGGATTCCTTTTCGTACTAATTATATTCAGAGGAAGTTCAAAGATCATGTAAAGTCACAACAACCACGTGAATATAAAATTGTAGATTTGGTTGTTTCAGATCCCATGTTAGATGTAGTAAAGGGTAGATGGTATACTACTATTTCTTATAAGTTTTATGCATCTAGCTGGGAAGGTATATTTAAAGGTGAACCCGAGTGGTTTGCCGCTGAAAAAAAAGAAGTTCATCATGATATTACTACCGATGCCAAGGTATGTACAGTAAAATACATACCATATGATGCTTACGCGGAACGTTATATCCCAGATGAAGTTGTTAGTTTGGCTGCAAAAGCTAAAATTATAGGTATGACTAATATACTTGTAGCTAAACCATCTGTAAATATTGTGATGGCCGCTAATGCAGACCCTATTATTGTGGGTCACATTGGGGAGCAGATGTTTCTTATTGCGATGTTTGGACAAGATCCAAAAGATCATATGTCATTTAATATATAATAAATTATTAGATCGGGTTAATCATGAAAGTTATTGCAACATTTCAGAAACATGATTATACTAAAGATTATATTGAACCCTCATATGATAAAGATTTTAATAATGAAACACAGATGAATGATTATTGGATCAAAGAAAATAATCAATTGTATCCAGTAGCGAAATTAGTATTAATAACAACAAAAATAGTTGACACTGTTTAAAAAATAAGCTGCTTTCATAACTCAGCGGGAGAGTGTCGCCCTTACAAGGCGATGGTCATTGGTTCGAACCCAATTGAAAGCACCAATGAATTATAATGGACTCTGTAGCTCACCGGTAGAGCGCCACCCTGAAAAGGTGGGCGTAGTTGGTCCGATTCCAACCGAGTCCACCATTTAAATATTGACAATGATTGTAAATTGTGTTACTGTTAAATTATAGATAATCACCTCTGGCGGTCGATGTAAGTCCATGTGGTTGTCTATCACTTAGGAGTAAATAAATGAAACAATCCAATGTTACTGAAGGTATGCAGGTCGTTGTAAATACCAATCCTGATGCAGTATTATATACTGTTAAAAAGGTTGACGAAAGGATGGTTACTCTGGTATACTACACAAACAATGGAATGGAATGCCATGGGGGTCAGGTTGATATAAGTCTGATTATGACACCCTCTCAGCGTCAACTGAAAAATGCATTCGGTACAATGTGTAAATAGAAAAAATTTAGTTGACAGAAAATAATATGTATGTTACTATAGTCAACTGAACGTGGTATGTTATCCTAATAAGTTGTTATTATACCCACCGGCAGGAGCCGAACGGTATGGTAATATGGTTGAAAAATTCTAGGCACCAACCAAATGAATTAGCTACTCATTACAAATTAGATAATTGATAATCGTCTACAGGAAGGACGCCACACCAGACGGTGAGGTACGTTGGTTCGAATCCAGCTTATCAGCCACACTTTATAAAAAACATGGACGTTTGGCCGAGTTTGGTAAGGCATCCGGCTGTAACCCGGAAGTCCCTCAAGGGGCGGTGGTTCAAATCCATCAGCGTCCACCATTTTTTTAGAGCTGTTAAATGAAAGATGACAAATGTTATTTTGAATTCTGTGAAAATAAAGCACAATATTACGATCCAATGGATGGTAAAGTGTGTGAAGAATGTATGATCCGTGAAGTAGAAAGCGGTGAATATGAATATGAAGATTATGAATGGATTAAATGAGGAAGGTTTGACAGTGGGGAATAGTCGATCAGTCTTGAAAACTGTATTGTCGTCCTTTGGATAGACATGGGGGTTCGAATCCGCCACCTTCCTCCACATTTTGATTTGTAGTAAGTGATTACATAAGATGCTGAATAAGCAACCAACTTTTAATTGGATAAAATATCACTTACGATTTTTTTATGGCCCCGTAATCGAGAGGTTACAGATAGCTGACTTTCTATCAGCCTACGCAGGTTCAAATCCTGTCGGGGTCAATTCTACAACGTTAACTACTTCCACGTAGTGTAGAATGGTAACTGTTAAATACAGGCTAAACGTTAACGCATTTATTTACCTATTAGAAGTTGGTAATGATAGATTACATATGAATTTAATCAATCTTATAAATTGGCATTTAAATATATCTATCATGATTTTGTAAATAAGGATAATTTTATTATGTATTATACACATCGAAGCGCAGTGGATAATTGTAATACCGGTATGTCTACTACATACTGTGGATTGGAACTGCCTATAACTAATGAATTATTATCCAATGATCCGACGTGTTTATATTGTCAAAAAAAATTATTAATTGATCGGCAAGCAAGTGGTAGTATTCGTAATGATGATCCTTCATGGGTAAAAACTGAAATTATGAAAACGACAAACCTTAGTATCGCAACGACTGAAGAGTTGATGTTGGAATTGGAAAAACGTAAACTTCAAGCTGAGAAGGATGATATTCCTCAACCAAAACCAATTAAATCAATTGATATAACTAATTTGGTTAAAACTTGTGTTGAATACACAAATGAAATTGCTGCAAGTCATAGTAATCTTGTTGATAAAAATTGGATTTATGAAACAGTAATCGAAGCTGTATATGGAAAAGAATATTGGACGTGGTTTAATAAGTATTGACACTGTTAAATAAACATGATATAATTAAAACATATGAACGATTTAATTAAAGCGTTGTTAATTTTTGCTAAATATGACGATCCATATAATCCAACTCATTGTGAACATGATACATTGTTTGTAATGATTGATCCTGAAAAGGTATCAGAGGAAGATATTAAAGAATTAGATACATTGGGATTCTTTCCCGGTGATGGTGCATTCGAATCATTTAGATTTGGTAGTGCATAATAAATAAAAATGGTGATTTTCATCCAGTGGTTAGGATATACGACTGTGAATCGTACAACGTCAGTTCGACTCTGACATTTCACCCCAGTAGTATGGGATCATAACTCAGTTTGGTAGAGTAACCGGCCTTTAACCGGCAAGTCGAAGGTTCAAATCCTTCTGGTCCCACCATTAAAAAATGTAGTATAATAATCTTATGATAGGTGTAACCAATCCGTTACATAATGAGGTGAATTGAAAACCTCGCCTATCGGAAGACATTAAATAAACAGTCTGTTATATTAAGGACATTGATTCCCCGATTGTTTATTTAATAACACATATGATAAAGTATAATGGCTAGATGGACTAATTAAGTCGCCGCCGAACTGACGAGTGGTGGGAGATATGGGTTCAAGTCCCATGATAGCCGCCAGTTTATATTGAAATCCGGGGTGGCAGAGTGGTAATGTTCCTGCCTGTTAAGCAGAGGACCAACATAACGTTGGCGATGGTTCGATCCCATCCCCCGGAGCCATTAACATTCGACTGTAAAAGGTTAACATACCGGTTGTAGCTTTATATTGGTTAATGTAGGTTCAATTCCTACCAGTCGAGCAAATTAAATAAAAGGAAATAATCTAATGATTTGTGACGAACAAACAATATTTGAACAACATGATCGCAGTGAGATGGGTGATCTTGGATTATATTTTGACAAAGTTCGTAGTGTCTATAAAAAGAAAGCAGTCTTTTCTGGTAATTATTCGGGTAAAGGAAAAGTACTAATTTCAAATAAAAAAATAGAAGATATTCCTATTGATATTCAACAAAAGAAACGAAGTGTTTCACTTGCAGATGGATATTTTCGAGATGAAGAATGTGTACCCCCTGATGAGTATACAGACATCACATTGACTAAAGGTTTACCTGACGATTTTAGTTGGACCCATATATCTCATTTTGATATAAGAGTTGAAGATATTTAAATTTGGACGTATAGCATAGTGGTCTAATGCCACCGGCTCATAACCGGTCGATCTCTGGTTCGAATCCAGATGCGTCCACCAAACATTAAAAGAATTGGAGTGTAGTTTAAAGGAAAAGAATTAAAATCTGATTGATTTATTATTAGAAATATAATCATATAATGAATCAAAAGTAAAGTTATTAATTAGGGCACATTGAACTATTAGCGTAGGCAATAAAAACCAATATGGTGGGATGAAAAGGACCATCGGCAATGTGATATTCCCAAAAGATAATTCGAAATTGATTAGATAATGGTGTGATCTGTAATAATAGGTTAGAAAGTAGATTCGAAGTACGTGGGAAAACACCGGAATGCATACGCTAATTGGAACCGGTATTTCGAGTTCGAGCCTCGGCGCTCCAGCCAAAGACCCTCCTAAAAGGATACTACTTTAATTAGTGGTGTCCTTTTTTTATTGACAATTGATATTAAATCATATATAGTTAATGAAATTCAACTAAGGAGTATACACCATGGGTTATAACTCAGTCGTACTTATTCTTAATGATTGTCTTAATGAAATTAAAAAAGATAAAGAGTTTGGTGATAAGGTCGATGATGCAGTAATGAGATTGCATAATGGAAACCAAGTTGATATTAACTCTGGTTGTTGTGTTAATGCTGCCACGGCCATAAGCTGCCAACATGCCGACGTTACTCAGATTATTGCAGTCGGTGGCAACTGTGCGACAGTACTGGCTAATCTGTGGGGAAACCATCATACTGAAGAAGGTAGAGTCTTTTTGTTAAAGAGTCTTGCTGATTCAATGGGCTACCGCGTTGTTAAAAAAGCAGCTAAGGGAGATAAATAATGCAAAGTTATATGGTAATCGCTACCATGAATAATTTATTTAGGCAATTGGTTTGTGATCAAAATTACTATGATTCCGAATCAAAAATCGCCCATACCAACTTTACTAATAATGAAGGTATCTATTTTAAAATTGAAATCAATTCAGTATTTCATGGATATGAGAATGATGGTAATACTCACCATGAAGAATGGGAAGGCTCCTGTTATAAAGATATGCACGTGTTAATGATTTATCCCCATTCAGTGTTTACTCAAGTAACGGAAGGGCGGATACATGGAATCCCTCAATCTAATTGGGTCAATACTAGCAATCATAATTCATGTTGGCGTAGTGGTTGTGATGAATTGACTCATTTAGTATTTGCATGTCATGATGAAGCCCACAAGAATATCCCCAAAGATTATGTACGTCGTCAATACCGGACTGATAATGTTGACATCAGGCTTGAGACTGCATTAGCTGGGTCGGTATTTAAATTCGTGGAAGTTGATTGGAACTATGCACCAGATCAAAATTATTTTAAAATAATTAACTCTGTTACTCCAATCAAGAAAACCATCACCTGTTAAAAATAAATAATTTAGGTGGTATTATATGGAAAAAGCTATCATTACACAACATCAGATGCATATTGAATTCATTTGCCCTAATGTTAAACAAAAAGTTTGTATGATAATTAATAATCCATATGTACAACACCGTCAACATTATTCTGATTGGGATTATCAATGTATTGAAATTAAATGTCAAGCATGTGGTAAATCTCATACATTCGAGATATAATAATGCAAAATGATATTAAACAAAAACTACAAATCACTGCTGATCAATTAGTAGAATCTTTCAGATCAATTAAACCATTTGAAACTTGGCGTATTAAAGTAGATGGTGTGTTTATTATGACCAGTAGTGGTAAGACAGTATGGAAAAAAATCAACCATGCCAAGTCTGCATTGAGGCTACATTTCGACGCTGTTAAATACACCCTAGGACGAACCAAACCAAAAGACATATGTTGGACAACGTTCAATGAAATGTATGAAGAAGAGTATCAAACGTTCCTTAAAGAGCGTGTAGAATTTATCAGGATTGATTAATATGAAAGTATATCTCGATGATGAAAGACCTACTCCAGATGGATGGGTTCGTACATTTACCCCAGTACAAACTATTCAATTACTGGAAACCAAAGAAGTGAAATCATTATCTCTTGATCATGATCTAGGTGACGATGTTAAGATTGGGACCGGTTATGATGTGTTGAATTGGATTGAAGAACAAGTGGTAGAATCGAAGTTTGTTCCACCTCATATTATAGTTCATTCATCAAATCCATCTGCTAAAGTTAAAATGAAATTAGCAATTGAATCAATAAACAAACTATATAAACAACAAAAGGAGGCTTGTTAAATGGGACTTTATATTAATCCTACTGAAGTTACTAAAGAACAGTGGTTGCAGCAATATCATTGTGGAGCACAACGTACCCCGCCTGAATGGAATGAAATTCCTAAAGACCAAATTGTTATATGTTTGATTAATAATGGTGCATTTACTGCCGCTGCCATCTGTTATAATGAAAGAGAATTAAATGATTTTGCAGATGAAAATGATACCCGTGAAAAACTTTGGGTCTTTGTAAAGGAAGATTATGTTCATTTAATTCAACCTCGATTGAGCGAGTATATTGATTAAATAAATTATAATTATTAAATGTAAAGGCCGGTTGGATTGAATTCCTTCCGGCCTTTATTATTTCGTAGAGGATTTAACCGTTCCACTATCAGCTAAATAGAATACACTATTCATTCCATTCACTCTATGATAAGGCGCAAAATCACTAACACTACATCCCGCTTTCCATTCATGTGTAGTTGAATCTACATCAGTATCCCCCACATATGAATAAATTTCGACATCTGTTAAATTGGTTGCATCAGTTGCTGTATCATCTCCGTACTATGGCATTGTAATTTCCTATCTGTTAAATATTATGTACTTAATTAATTCAAAAAAAATGGGATATCTGTTAAAGATACCCCACCCTTATACTATAAATATGTGTTCTGTTAAATTAACTTAATTGTCTACCTGTGTTTCATTGCTCTGTTGTGTTGTGATATAGTCCGCTAACCACGTTAATAGATTAGGGGCGAACGTTCCATCAACCTTTAATTTAATTGCGATTGCAGTGGCCAAATTGATTGAATTAAGGGCTGTTCCTTCTTCCATATCACTTTCGTCGGGTAAAACTAGTTCTATATTTGTTGCCAATGGATTACTAGGAGATTCCCTAAAGAACATTACTGTATCCATTTTGTCTGTCACTACACACTTTTCATCAACTGCCATTTCTACTTTGTGAATTTTCTTTTTCTTTGCCATAATAATCCTATCTGTTATGATTTAATGTAATAATTTTGTATTAAATAATTCTTAACCTTTTTATAATAAGATATAATGTAATCCAATAGTGAAAAGGGTTTAGTCTTCACTAATTGAGAATCAAATAATCTAATTATAACCTCTTCATCAGTTTCCATCCTTTTATAAAATATGGTACACTTATAGGAATTATGCCACCCATAATAGATAATAGCATCTTCCCCATATTTATGCACCAATTTTTCGACAGTATTTTGTAATTTATAAAGCGATTGGTATTTTCCTAAGTTAACTGTTATCTTTTCATTGATATAAATTTTATTTCTTATTGAATGTGTGGTTGAATTCATAGTATAAAATATTAACGACAATTGTATTAGTTAATGAGTTTTCAATTACCGTATTAGTAGAGGGTTTAAAAACTATCAAAGGTAAATCATCAAAGTAATAGTGTTCTTCATTTTCAGAGGTAGTTATATACTTCAACCGCCCATCCAGTTCACATATAGTAAATTCTTGTTGTAATATGCGTTTTATATTTACTCTAATTAAATTATCTTTGAAATTTATGATTTGTTTCTTAATATAGTTTATTAATTGTAATTGACCATCTATATATACAGCGTGATTCACATCAAATTGTGCTGTATATAATTCACAATCAGAATCTTTATAATAATTCATGTTAACGTAATTTCAATAGAATATTATGGATAGTATATTGTATAGTAATGTATACACTGTTAAATCAATTGTCAATTGTTGGCATATTATTCTTTAAGTTTTTTATTGATTAATACTAACTGTTCAAGTATATTGTATAATAGTAATTCAGTTAGCGTTGGTGGTACATTGGTTCCATCTGGATAATGAATTTGATAGTTCTAAATGTTCGGTGGTTTTTCGTTTTTAGATTTGGGGTCCATTATTGATACCTTAATTGTATAATAAATTAGTTCACATTAAATAATTATTATATTATGTGTAGTGGTGCATTGGGAGAACAGCCATAAAATAATATTAGTTATCTGTTAGGGGCATTTTTTATAGGGAGATTTAAAATGGTATAATTATTGGGCCTTGTAATAGTGTCTCGTAGAGTAGATATGGTGTTCTAATAGACGGGGTTAATAATTAATAAGGTTCTTTCATTTATATAATCAAACCTTATCAATTACATTCCAGTTCCTTATCATTTATATAATAAGGTTCTTTCATTTATATAATCAAACCTTATCAATTACATTCCAGTTCCTTATCA